GCCACCTCAAGGGTCACGGCAACTTCATCGTCAACATCGACGGCGGCTTCAAGAACATGCTCGCCAATCTCGACGAAACGAAGAAGCTCGTCGAGGCGACGTACAACGAAGACGTCGGCGGTGCAGGTATCACGTATCTGAAGGCAAACCTGCTTCAGTTTGTCGAGCTGGTCGGCTTCGTGTCGAAGTACGCTCGGCAGCTGCTCATCTACACGTATGCCGCCGAAACCGACGGCCAAGAAGGCTCGGGCATTTCGTTCAACGAATCGATCCCACCTGCGCAGCGTGACTGGCTCAAGGTCAACATGCAGAACTTCTACGTCGCCTTCAACATTGCGACGGTCAGTCCGGAAGAGTTCAAGCGCAAGATCAAGGACATCCCGGACATCGTGGTCAAGCCCGAAGCAGGCGAAGCGCTGTCGGCTGCCATCGGCGACAAGAAGCTCGATCCGTTCAACATGAAGTTGATCCCGGTCTGGCTGAACCCGATCTATCACGTGCGCATGTTCGTCGCACAGTGGCAGACCGAGCGCTACCATCAGGCGAAGCTGGAGCTGCAACTGCTGCAACTGCACAAGCTCCATCTGGAGAAGGTGCGTGCTGGCAAGAGCGATGCGGTGCTCGAAAAGCAGATCGAGTACACGCAGAACCAGATCAGCAAGCTGTCTTCGAAGATCCGTGACATGGAAGAAGAAGCCGGCATGCACCAGCAAGGGGTAGCGGCATGAGCGACTTTCAGCTGAAGATCTATCCACGCGGCTTTCTTGGCAAGCCGCTGGAGGCGCAGTTGAAGTTGAAATCTCGTCCGTTCGAGTCGCGTCTGAACGCACTCGCCGTACGGGTGAACATCTTCACGCCGCAGGTGAATTCCGTGGATGCCAGCCCGACAGTGGAAACATTGTATGGTCAGTGGATCAACCGGCATCCCGAAACCACTTCTTTCGATTTTCGAAAGAAGGTGATGATCGCCGCGCTCGATGCGTTCGGCACCGACAACTTCTATGAGTGGTTTGTCGCGCAGCACGCCTCCCCGGCGTTCGGTGATCTTCACAAACGTTTTCTGGAAGACACGCTGTACTTCCTGCAAAACGGGCGTCGCGAAATTGATTTGACGACGTGGACCTCTTTGATCACGGTAAGCGATTCGGGCGAGCGATCGTCCGAGCTGACCAACGAGGTCAAGGAGTTCTTCGGTATTCCGGATGGCGACCATCAGTGGCGTCGCAGTCAGAATCGTCAACTCACCGAAGTGGTGCAAAAATGGTTGACGCACGCGCGAGGTTTCGATGACCTCGTGGGATCGCTTCATCTTCTGTTCGGGAATTTGACCTGAAGTTACCGTGGTTTTCTTTTAGATACTATAGTGACTTGAGGACACCTCGATCAGTCATGAAAAGGTAGTATCCGCGCGGGTACCTACTGGTAGTTAAACTTCTTACCTATTGCAATAGGAGCTTCAACATGCGACGCATGCACGGTGGCCTGGTGGCCGCAATGGAAAACGAAAAACTCAAGACCGGCGAAGGCGAAGGCGAAAAGGAGCTGCCGGATCACGCGGACTCGCTCGAAACCGACGTCGCGGAAATCAACGAAGACTCGGCTGAAGGCGAAGCGCATCAAGCAGCAACCGACGAAGCGGAAGACACCGCTGCGGCACTCGAAAGCTTCATCGTCGCGCTGGAAGGCTTCCAGACCGACGGCGGCCTCGACGCCAAGGGCGCGATGCTGCTGCATCTGTCCGTCGAGCACCTGCTGAACCGCGTCGGTTCGTCGACCGCCGCGATGGCGATCCCGTCGATGGAAAACTTCGGCGGCACGGGCAGCCGCACGCAAGCCGGCGTCATCGCGCTGGAAAACCTGCGCGAAGAACTCGGCAAGATCTGGAAGGCGATCGTCGAAGCGATCAAGAAGGCAGCTGCCTGGGTCGCCGGCTACTGGATGAAGGTTTTCGGCGCGGCCGAGAACGTCATCAAGCGTGCCAAGGGCCTCGAAGAGCGCGCTCGCCAGACGACCGGTCAGGCGAAGAACAAGGAAATCGAAGACAGCGGCATCGCTGCCAAGATCTTCACGAACGGCGGCGCTTCGGTGGCCTCGGGTCTGGCTGTGCTGAAGGAAGTCACCGGTGCGATCGTCACGCGCGGCGCGGAACACAGCGGCGAAGTCGGCAAGAAGGCCGTCGAAGCCGTGAAGGCGCTGGACGCGAAGAACCTGCCGGAAATCCTGAAGCTGTGCGAACCGATCCCCGGTTCGGAAAAGCTCGCCGATCCGCAAGCGAAGGGCATCGCGGCTGCACCGGAAGGTCTGGCCGTGTACGGCACGAAGGAACTGCCGGGCAACTACGCCGTGATCAGCTGGGTGCCGGCCGGCGAGAAGGCCAGCCTGACCGACAAGACGAAGCAACTGTCGGGCGTCGCGTACAAGACCGTCCAGATCAACAAGGGCGCGAAGGCCGACGGCAAGCTGGCAGTGCTCAGCCAAGCCGACGCTGGCTCGATCTGCAAGCAGGTCGTGGCGATCGCCGAAGAGCTGCTCGCATTCCGCAAGAACAGCTCGGCTCTGGCCGCTGTCCAGAAGGAACTGGCTGCCGCTGCTGAAGGCGTCGCTGCCAAGGCCGGCGAAGAAGCCGACGAAGGCAAGCGCGAGCAACTGTCGGCCGTGAAGTCGATCGCAACCGCTGCGAACCGCCTGCTCGTCGAGCCGGGCGCATCGTTCAGCAAGGTCGCCATCCAGGCACTCGAAGCCTACCTGCACCTCGTCGAGAAGTCGCTGAAGCAGTACGCGTAAGCGTTCGGCTGCGGCATAGTTGGAGATACCCCCTACTCTTCGGAGCGGGAGGTATCTCCTTCTCTCCCCTTTTAAAAAGGTACCAAGAATCATGCGTCGATTTCTGAATGTCGCCATGGAGGAGTTCAAGGGTGAACCCCTCGGCGACGAAAACCTCTCGATGGAAGAAGAGGCCATCATGCTGGACGAGTCCAGCCAATGTGCCGCTGAAGCCGATCAAGACCTGAAGGAAGCCGAGCGCATCGTCGAAGTGGCCAACGCTCTCGAAGACCTGGCTGTCAAGGCCGGTTCGACCGAAGAGCTGTCGGACAACGAAGCGGCGATCCTCGAAAGCGCTGGTGACATGGCTGTCGCCGGCACGGACATCGCTCCGGAAGAAATCGTTCCGGCGATGGAATCGTTCCGCGATGCGGAATCGGGCAAGATCAGCGGCAAGCTCGCGATGGAGAACTTCCGCGAGAAGGCCGAGCGCCTGTGGCAGAACATCAAGAAGGTCCTGAAGGAAATCTGGGAAAAGATCCAGGCGTTCTTTTACAAGATCTTCGGCACGATCCCGCGTCGTCGGCGCGCGCTGAAGGCACTGAGCGAGAAGGTCGAGTCCACGCACTCGATGACGCGTGAAAACGCGAAGTTCACGGTCGGTGGCAGCCGCTTCATGTTCGTCGGCGCGAACGCCGTCAAGACCGCCGGTGCGTACGAAAGCGCGCTGAAGGAATTCACGGCATCGGCCAAGTGGGTCTACGACGACTACGTCAGCCACCTGAAGTCCACCACCGACATCATCGCCAAGGCGCTGGAAGGCTTCGACGTCGAAAAGCCGGCAGAAGCCACGAAGGCAGTCGCGCAAGCGGTGCAAGGCCGCGTCGCGAAGATCCCCGGTGCGCAAACCGTCTCGGGCGGCACGCGCTGGTCGAACTTCGAAGTGGGTCGTGGTCACGAGCTGCTCGGCGGCCAGTCGCTGTTCGCACTGGCTCCGAAGAAGTCGGAAGGTTCGGGCGATCTCGCGATCCTCGACCACGCTCGTCAAGCCATGGTCCAGCTGGAGAAATCCAGCGAGAAGGCAGCCGCTGGCAACCAGTCGATCGAGTTCACGACGATGACGCAAGCAGAAATGATTGCGGCCATCAAGGAATGCGAGAAGCTGCTCGACCTGATGGAAGGCTATCAGCGCGGCAAGGCCAAGGGCGAAATCGAATCGGCCAAGAAGAAGATCTCGGCTGCGTCGGACAAGGCCGAGAAGGCAGGCGAGTCGAAGCGCAACGGCGGCGAAGAAGAGCGTGCAGCAGTGCCGCACTTCCGCGCACTGGTGAACTTCAACGTCGCACTGGCTCGCTGGGTCGAAAGCCCGACCATCCAGTTCACGAAGCTGGCATTCGGCGTCATCAACCAGACGGAAGTGCTGGTCTCGCGCAGCTGCGCGCAGTACAAGTAATCGACTACCCGTCGAGTACGTCGTACCCGAAAGACTCGGCGGGGGATCTCCTCGCCGAGTCTTTTTATGCCGTCGAGTAGAAAGAAACGAATTTTATGAAAATTCATCTCAAGAAGGCTTAAACCATGCCGCAGATCCAATGGCCCATCTCTGATCTGGATCAAACCGTCACGCGTCCGGTCGTGGTGGACATGATCCAAGAAATGAAGAAGTTCACCGACATCCCGGATGAAGTCCCACTGTTCTATCCGGGGCCTAGTGGTAAAACGTTTCAACCCGGCAGCAGCTTGGAGAAAGACGGCAAGACCAATCAGGTGCGGGGTTCGTTCTACAATCAGCTCTCCATCGAAGTGGATGAGCAGTACGAACACGATTCGTTCCTGACGACGCCGGTAGAGCACCCGGAGCATTTGTTTGTCTTTCGAGACGACTATCTGAATCTGTACATCAAGCCGGCTTATTCGGCGATTGATGTAACGATTAACCTGAAGTTTCGTGCTCGGGATAAGACCACGGCAGAGCGCTGGCGTGACCAGCTGAAGATGAAGATCGGACGTGGCCATCTCGTGAATCTGCATGACGTCACGTACAGCTATTTCATCCCGCCTGCGATGCTTGCGATTTTGCAAGAGATTCATCGCCTGCGGGAGAATGTAGCGGGGTATGGTGAAGACTGGTCGACGTATTTTGAAAAGACGGTGACGGGCAAGTTTAGCATCGTCACGGATCAGGCAGGCAAGAACCAAGCATACACCATCAGCGAGACGCAGATGCGGGTGCAAGGGTTCTGGGATTTTGACGGCGCACCTGAAAAGGGCGGCCATGAAGACGGGGGTGAGACGTGGACGATTGCTGCTGCGTATAAGTTCCGCTACCATCGCCCTGAAGTCTGCTACATGAAGTACCCGTTGATGGTACACAATCAACTACTCGATCAGAAGTGGCGTCCGACGGGCACCAACTACGAAGTCGAGAAGCAAGAGCGTGTCTATCAATGGAGTACGGGTGCATTTCGTCACTTCGAGAAGAACTACGAACTCGATAAGATCGCCAAGTACGAAGGTGTCTTCGTACCGGATTTTGACGAATGGATGCCGGATCAAGTCTGGCCGTTCACCCGTCGACTCATCTCGATCATGTTGCAGATCAATACGGCCAATCCGACCTATCTGGCCAAGTTGCCCGACGACATGGATCCGTACACGATGGAGCCTGAAGTCTTGGCCTTCATGTACAAGGAAGCACCGTACCTGATGACGCCGCGCAATTCGATCTTCAACGTCGCCCTCTACCAAGGCACGACGCTGTTGCCGACTACGAGTGCAACGGTGGATGCGCAGCTGAATGTGATCTCGACCTTCCAGCCGGATCTGCGTCAGGATTACCACGTGCGCTTGTCGGTTTTCTATGACATCAACCAGTTGACACCGGATGCGAAACGTCGACTGCAAGAGAACTGTGGTGCTGCAATCAAGATCTTCGACTGGATCGATCCAACGTTGAAGTTGCGCAGAAAACTGCCGGCGTGCATCATGCCGGGCAATTGGCTGCCTAAGCCTGACTTGCAGCAAGTCACCGATGACATCAACAAGGGCGTCATCTCCAAGGGCAATCAGCAGGTCTATGGCGTCATGAAGACCTTTGCGACTGCCTCCATCATCGCCCATCGAGGAAAATAACATGCCGCAAGTCGTTGTTCCGAAGCCGGATGCACCGCCCGAGTTGCAACCGCATCCGCCACAGATCACCTCCGATATGTATCGCGGGGTGACTGTCGATACACGTTACATCCCGACCAACTCGCTTTTGACGCACGTGGAAGGTTCGCCGATGACGGTGAACTACTACGCTCAGGTGCTCGATCGCGATAGCGAGATCGCAGGTCAGAACCCGACGCGTAACCCGGTGCTCCAGCAGTACTACTACATCAAAGGGTTGGAGCTGCGTGTCACGCAGGACTTGCAATGGGTGCAGAACGAAGAGACCAAACAGTGGACCGCCACTGGCGCTGCTAACGTCTACCCGTTCCTCGTGCCCAATCAGGGCGACATGTTCCTGATGTCGCTGGCTGATGGTCGGGAAGGCATCATGCAGGTGACGGATTCCAAGCGGCTGTCTGTCATGAAGGAAGCCATCCACGAGATCTCGTACGAGTTCGTGGAGTTCTCCGATCAAGCACAGTACCGGCTTGCGGACCTGAACACTAAGGTCATCGAGCAGTACACGTACATGAAGGACTTCTTGCAGTACGGGCAAAACCCTGTACTGTTGGACGCCGATGCAGCGAATGTCGAAGAGCTGAAGTTGGCTTTCGACACGATTGCGCGTGAGTACTTTCAGGAGTTTCTCTCCAACGAGTTCAAGACGCTCATCATTCCCGGCCAAGCCTTCAGTACGTATGACCACTTCTTGACGAAGTTCATGTTGAAGTTCTGTACGACGCTGGATGCGCCGGAGATCCAATACTGCCGTCTGCTCAACACCGACGGCATGGACGACATGAAGACACCGACCCTCTGGGACATGTGTCTGCAACGCAATGTGATGATCAAGCGTATGTTGAATGAACGCATGCGCATGACTTCTACGTTGTACTTCCCATCGGACCCGATGATGGAAGGCGTGCATCACTCCGGAATTCAGTACATCGTCTTTCCGGAAAAGCCGCGTCAGTCGTGGGATGATGTGCGCAAGATGCGCGCACCGGTGACGCTGGCTTACTCGCTGACCCCGGTGCCGGGTATCGTGGGCCGACTGGACGATTTGATCGAAGAGTCGAACCTCAAAGGTTTGCCGTATCCTGACTTGCCCCTCATCAAGGACGTGACGGTCGATGACTATTACGTCTTCAGTGAGGCGTTCTACAAGCAAGACACACCCAACATGTCCAAACTGGAAGCTTCAGTGTGGGACATGCTCAATCGTAAAGCACTGAATCTGTCGTTGCTGGTGTTCTACACCCGGACATGGCAGACGTGGGGTGCGCTGGAGCGTTTCTACTACACGCCTTTTGTGTTGATGCTGATTCGCGCCCAGATCAAGTCAATCTGAAAACCAAAGAAAGTTGGAGTCAATCATGAACGAGTTTGTGGAACCGCCTGATTTCGAGCCCTTGAAGGAACCGGGTCCGAATCCATTCACACCGTCCAGTGGTGACACGGGCGGGACGTGGGTGCCGGAGGATCAACAGACCCCCACGTGGCGCATCTTTAACAAGTTGTACATGTGCCGGCTGTCGGTCTTTCAGACTCGTTCGCTTGACGACATCGAGTTCTATGGCGTCCCGGTATCCGGGGATAAGGAGTACGATGATACGATGCGCGGGGAAAACCGTCTGTATTACAAGACGGTCGCGCAGCTGCTCATGTACTTCAAGAACGACGTCGCCATTGGTCTCTTTAAGGTGACCGATGCGAAGCCGATCTACGAGGATTGTCGTGACCACATGGCGATGTGGCAGCGCACGCTGTTGCGTTCGCCGAACATCAAACCGACTCAGGACGTGATCGCACAGCTTCAGCTGTTGGATCGATTTGCGAAGACGGTGTATCCGCATGCCGAATCGCTCTTCACCGAAGAGTTCACGGAATCGATCCTGCTGCGCAGCTTCCGTTCAGTCGGTTTCGGTTTGTCGGGTATCGGTCTGCCTGCGGCGGCCGTCTCACCGGCTCCGACTGTACCGGAACCCCAGCAGGACGAGGGTCCCGCACAGTCGTTCAGTCACGAGTCGTTTGATTTCGTTGATGTGTTTAACCAACGACGCAGTAACTGGCGTGGAGAATAAACGTGGATATTCAGGATTCCGCGCTCTATCGGGAAGTTGCGACCATCATGTCCGACGGCGTGAAGCCTGTGCATTTCGCTTACGCCGCAGTCATCCACGCAAACAACGCAGATGTCAAAGCGTTGAAGTTTATCCAGTGCGACATCAACCGGGATTACGAGATGAACTACACGGACGACATCCGTGTCAAGCTCGCGATTCCCGGTGGTGACTTCTGGGCAGGGATTTACCCGTACATGGACAACTTGGAGATCACCCTCTTCAAGTATCCGTTGGCAGAAGTGGGTGATGCAGGCGATGCCAATCAATCGGTGCAAACCGAGCGATACAAGGCAATCGTCGCGGACATGCCGAATTCCCCGCTGATGACCAACACGGGAGCGAATCAAGACACACGCAATACGCTGAACCTGAAAGATCTTGCATACGTGGAGTTTCAACTGCTCGATCGCTCCATCTACCAGATGCGGATGATGGAGTATGCTAATGGCTTTCGTCAAACGACCGTAGAGAAGGTTTTGCGGGCCGTGATGACGACGGAATCAGCTAAGGTAGTGGTGGACCAGCAGCGCATCAACCAAGGCGTAGAGATGGTTCCTGCGAACAATCAGGAGGTGCGCGAGCATGTCGTGATCCCGCAGGGTACGTCCTTGGTGAACGTGCCTGCATGGATTCATCAGAAGTGTGGCGGGGTGTATAGTGCAGGTTTTGGTTACTACCTGCAAAACAATCACTGGTACATCTATCCGTGTTACGATCCGACGCGTGCAAATAAAACTGCACCGGCCTTGACGATCATCAACACACCGAAGAATCGCTTCCGTGGCATGGAGCGAACCTATCGGAACGATGGAGGTAATCTGGTGATTCTGGCAACGGGCGATGTAGGATTCAACGATCGCTCCAATGCCATGCAGTTAAACCGGGGTAACGGCGTGCGATTCACTGACGCCAGTCAGTTGATCGATAACTTCGCAACCATCAAGGATGGCGTGCCGATTGCGTCTCGCGGCAAGGTCAATACTGAGGTGGTGACGACTGCCCGCCCTGATGGGTTAAATAACGCGCAAACGAGTCCACGCAGGCTCAATGCCAATCCGTTTGTTGAATACTCGGACATGGCCGCGCGTAACGGTTCGATCTTTGGTTTGGTGTGGGAGAACTCGGAGCCGAGTTTGATCACGCCGGGGATGCTCGTCGCGATTCTGTATCTCGATGGCGATGCATTAACGCAAATCTACGGGGTTGTGCTTAAGGCACATACGTACATCCGCATGCAAGGGCAGGGGATGACTAGCTCCAGACACGCAAGTGATACAGCGATTTCTGTGTTTGTGCAGCGCCCCGTTGGGGATGGTTATAATCCTGGACAACAAGGACCCATCCCTTTATCGTAAATAGGAGAGGGCATGAAGTTCCATGAGAAAGTACAGGAGTTGCACACGCTGATTGACAACTGGTACATGGATGCACGTAAGGAGTTGAACCTTACTGAGCTTCCACCCAGTCTCTTGTCCAATCTCATGGGCTCCTCTTCAGGGCGAAAGATTAGCGATAGTCAAGTCGTGACGCCTGGTTTATACCGCTCGCTGGACGGCGGCACAGACGTACAGGTGCTTTCGCAAGACATGCGCACCGGGCTTTTGGTGTTGGAGATGCTCTCGGCTGAGCCGGAGCAAGTGGATGAACGATTCCAGACTATGAGCCCGAGGATTTTTTCCTCGTTATTTGAACAGAACGACAGTGGGGCTTACCAGAAAGACGAGTTGGTGGATATCATCCGCACATCCGGTTCGCTGCCTGAATCCGTTCAGAAACAGCACCTCAAAGAACGTGAAGAAAGCTTTTCGTGGGCGAGCATCAGCACCACCCACGGCAAGATGGCCGAACGCTACACGCAGCTATTCGAATCCGTCATCAAGGAAAATCAAGAAGAAGCTAAGACGGACTACCTGGAGTTCCTCTTTCTGGCATTCGTTTTGGGTGCCCGCTTGGGGTTCTCGCCACGACATGACTTCCGAGCGCTTTACTCCGGGGTGTTTTCCCTTAGCGACCGCACCCTCGAATCGTGTCAGCTCACGCGTAAGTTCTACGATGACATGATGATCGAGACGGAATACGAGGAGTTCAAACTCTTCGATCCGATCCTCGAACAAGCGCCGCCTGTGCTTTTTTACGTGGTGACTTCCGCTAAAGACCAAACGGGGACTGACGGGGTGACTTATCCGAAAGGATGTTTTTTGCCGTCCCAGTCAGCAGTTTCACAGCTTCTGAATAAAAAAATAAGTTGAATTCTATGTCTTGATCCATTCCCGTCTTCGTCTGGAAAATCCCATGGCCGATAGTACAACGCCGTATGCTGGGGAAAGTCCTCAACGTTTGACCGACCTCATCAACAGCGACAACGGGAGCAGTCTTCAGCTAGGGGTAGATTTTACCTTTGGCCCCCCGAGTAACTACTCGGACAAGTTGGGTCGCAATACCAAAGTGTCGATGATCCCCGTGCCAGGTTCCCCGTGGACCCATATCGAGGTGATCCATTACACTCGGTTAGCGTTGACTGTTCTGAATGACCTGCCTTCGGGTTGGGTCAGAGCTGTTGAGATCCAGAGTATCCCGTTCACGTTGAGTGGGATGCTTGCAGCGATCAATGAAGCCCTCGGTCTCAATTTGTCAGTCGCTGAAATCGTGGACACTGTCTATGACAATGCCCAGGGTTCTTATCGATTGCCGATCAACAACGCAGTCTCTCTTGCCTGGATCGATTCGGAGTTCTCGTTCAAGGCAATTTTCCCCGGAGGTGATATTCCGCTCGCGAGTGCGATAGTAAAGAGCGTCCTCAGCGGCTTGACTTACCTCCAACCAAGTCCTTAGTTTAGGTGTGGTTTCACGGCATTCTATGCACCGCCACATCCGGTTTCCGACTTCCTTCTCCTGAGAAATCACCATGGCAAACTTTGTTTCCGACTACACCAAGTCGGCTCAACAGATCATCATCGATCTGGTGAACAACGACAACACGCTGGCTCTGACGCCGGCCCTCGTGACCTTCGGCGCACCGACCGCAGCGACCGTGGGTGGCTCAATCACGCGCGATACGGACCTGACGCTCACGGCAGTGGCGGGTTCGGGCTATACCGGCTCGGCCACGATTCACTACAACCGGGTCAACCTCGCGAACGTGCCGGGCAGCCGCTCGACCGTGTTCCCGAAGGGCAACGCTGTCAACATTTCCGACCTCTTGCCGGAAATCAACGCCGCGTACAGCATCAACATGTCGAACACGGCGGATGCGCAACACCCGGACTTCGTCGACGGCCCGCTGCCGACGTTCACGGGCTCGCCGAACGAGCAGCACACCTTCCAATTCACGGCCGATGCAAACTCGCTCGTGTGGGAAAACAGTGTCACGCTGACCGTCCATGCGAACGACATCCCGCTGTCTTCGGCGATCGTCAATCCGACGCTGAACGGCCTGACCTATACGGCACCGTAAAGCCGCGATTAGCGACTCTCGACCTGGACGAGGGAGGGCCGAGTGCCCTCCCTTTTTATTTGTTTAGGGGCACCTATGTCATTGCTTAACGGGACACCTAAAGAGGTTGTGTTGTCGCTGGTTGCTCAGCATAACACGCTTCCTGTTCCTCTCACCGAGGAGAACCTGTATTTCGGAGCAGCACGATTTGATACCGACGGCGTAACCTCCATACTACCTGTCACGGCTATGCTGGGCGGGGAGTATGTTGGTTATCAGAATTTCAAGTACAAGCGGATCAACCTGTCCCAGATTTTTGACGTCGCACCGATCATCTCGGATGTCGGTGGGCCGTCGCTGTACTCGATGTTGCCGGCTGTGAATAAAGTACTCGGGATGAATTTCACCGAGGACGACATTCTCGATACCGATATCGTCCCAATCAACGCGGGCGAGCAAACGAACATCAACATGGTGGCCAAGTCGAGTTCGGCGGGCTACTCAGGTCAGTTCTTCTTCCGATTCATTCGGCTGCGCATCACCTTCACGAATGCAGTCAAAAGCACCGCACTTCAAACGCTGGTGTATCCGGGCCATCCGGACGTCACGAAGACGAACCTGTCGATGATGATGTGGGATTTTGATTTCAGCCCCGATGTGGTCGCTGGTACGTTGGCACTGCGAGGCAGTACGTGGGCGAATCAATCGGCGGTGGCGACCTTGATGCATGAGTTCGGTATCACCGACTGGCCCGCTCCGGTGGTCAACGGAGTGACCGATTACGCGACCAAGGATTATCCGGGCGCGAACACGGCATTCCAGCGCGTCATTGTGCAGAAAACCGTGAGTGGAAGTACGTACGCGGGAGACGCGCTCTTCCACTACAACCCATCGTAAGGATTTGAAATGGCGCTTTTTCCCGATCCGTTGACCAGTATTCTGGCAGCCATCTCTGCGCAGAATCCGGGAGTCAGTCTGATTGCGTCGCAGTACACCTTCGGCAACCCGACTCCCTACACCGATCCGAATGGACTGACCAACACGTCCATGTCGATCACCCCCAATACGCCGGAGTCACCCTACACTGGTACGGTGACCGTCACGTATTTCCGTTGGCAGCTGCAAGACCTGCTCAATCAGCTGCCGTTACCGTTGAAATTTAACGGCCTGAACACTGCGCTTGCCATGGCGCAGAAGATGAACACCTACTTCGGTACGAACTTCACCGCAAGCGACATCGTCGATGGCCCGGTGACAGTGGCTGGAGATGGCAGCGGCACGCTCACGCTGACCGCACAAGCCAACTCGCTGGGTTGGGTGGGCACCGTCAATCTGCCGTTTGTGCTGGGTAACTTCGATCTCGGTACGGTCATCACGACGACCGCTTTGCCGGGGCTCATGTATCCGGAACGCGACGAGACGAAGCCGTTCGCAGAAGCGTACTCGTACTGGCGAGACTTCAGCCCGCAAGAGACGCTGCTGGTCAACCATACGACGGCCGATACGGATCTGACCGACATCGCTACTGCGCTCACGCAGAACGCAGGCAATTCGCAAGTCGTGTGGACAACCACGGGTCAGACGCGTTATTCGCTTGCAGGCGCGACGATCACCTACAACGGCACCACTGCCGCGTATCCGACCAATAGCGACGGCTCAGCGCGCGTCAATACGTCGTATTCGAACGTGATGACGGTGCTGCTTGATCCGGTGCAGAACATCGGCTACACGGGTACGCTCTTCCTGCACTACAACGTACCGGTGTTTTAATTAAGGAGTGAATGATGGCAAACGTCTTTACTCCGTCCGAGCAGAGGCTGACTGATCTGCTCAACATCACGAATTTGCCACCGAAGCTGTTCGACAACACGCGTCTGACGTACGGTACGCCAGAAGCGGTGACGGGACAATCAGGTTACGACACGCAAGTGTTGGCCACTGCTATTCCCGGCATGGGGTATTACGGTGAGCAGATGGTCTACTACTCGCGCATTCAGCTGAGTGTGCTGGCAGGTCAGGTCAATCTGTTCGACACCGACCCGTTCACGTTGGACAAAATCGTCTCGATGCTCAATGGTCAATTCGACACGTTTTTGAGCACATCGGATCTGCAACCGATGACCATTCCACCGCTTTCGGCTGGTCAGTTCGAGACGATTACGCTGGTGGCAGCCTCGACTTCGATTGGCTGGCAAGGTCAAGTCGACATCGTGATCACGTATGGCAAGCCGCAATTGCCTGCGGTGATTGGCAGTCGTTCTCTGCGTGTGCTGAAATGGCCGGATTACCCGTATCGCAACGGGATCGAGTTCATGTGGAACATCGATTTCACCTCGTTCCGGGATGCGCTTAAGCTCAAGCAGTACGCGCCGGGCACATGGTTCACGTACTGGGGATTTACCGATTACGAAGCGATTGCAGATGTCTGCCATCGACTCGGTGTGCCGTGGTTCCCGGCTCCTCAGTGGAATCAGCAAGTCGCCGATTATGCAACGTCGGCTATCGCTGGTGCCAATACCGCATTCGATCGCGTGGTGGTGATGGGTCCCATCCAAGGTGGCTTGTTTAACAAGTACGATGGGTACATGTATTTCCACTACAACAACTTTGACAAGGCTTGAAAATGGGACTCTACACCAAGACATCTCAGCAGATGTTGTTTGACCTGCTCAATGCGAGCAACCCGTCGATGCCGTTTCCGGTCTCGTCATCGAACGTCAAGTTCGGCACGGTATCGACTGTCACGCCTTCGGGCGGAGCCATTCAGGACACAGCGGTCAAGGTAATCGCACTGCCGGGCAGCCCGTACGTCGGCAATCAGGCACTGACGTATCGTCGCCTGAACGCGACGGTGCTGTTCCGTTCGGTACCGCTGCGTATCGACCTGTATTCATCGGCCAACACTAGCACGTCGCCGTACAAGATGAGCCAGCTGCTGCCGTACATCAACGCGAAGTACGGTCTGAATCTGCAAGCGTCCGACATCGTTGATGTGAACTTCCCGGCGGGTAACACGAACGCCAACGCTGCGTATGGCGTAGCGGCTGGCACGCGCAACGCAGTCGCAACGCTTACGTTCACGACCGCGAACTACGCGTGGTTGGGCAACATCAACGTGTGCTGGGTGCAAGCACCGCAAGATCTGTCCACGCTGCTTGCAACGTCGTCGCTGGAAACGGCACTGACCTATCCGGGTCAACGCGACGTGGTGAACAACACGGTGTACGTGCCCAACCTCGACGTGTACTACCAAGACTTCACCGATCAGTTCACCACGCTGTGGGGTACGCCGCTTGCATCCACCGTTCCGGGTTATAACAACTCGGCAATCGCGACCAACACCAACAGTATCACGGGCCTGCTCAACGCCATCAACGCCCTCACGGGTAAAACCTACACGGTCGGCCAAGGCACGCCGGCAGGTAGTCAAGCGATGGATTTGACGGGTGCCGTGATGACGAAGGTGGACCTGACTCAAGCGGCCAACCAAACCCTGTATCCGGAATCGGATTACAGGTACTACAACAGCATGCTGTACATCAAGCTGACGGCTGGAACCAACACGTGGGGCGCAGGCGACATGATGCTCCACTACAACGCTTAAAGGGTGAATCATGAGTCGATTTCAATGGCCTTCGCTCACAGCTTTGCTGGACGCCATCAACACCGCGAACACTACCGTGCTGGCTTCCTCGGATGTGTCGTTCTCGAACCCGAAGGTGATCACTGGCGGCACATGGCAGGGCATTGCGAGCGATCGCAATACGGCGATTCAGGTGACCGGTAACGGCGTCACGTACAAGGGTAACAAGGTTATCCAGTACAACCGTAAGGACATCTCGCAGCTTCTGAATCTGCCGAGCTTCAAGATGGCGGTGTACAACATCAACACCGTCTGGGACCTCATCCCGTACTTCGCGTACTGGACGGGGATCAAGTTCGTGCAGGGCGACCTCATCAACGACCCGGTGACGGGGTTGACGAACAACGCCGGGCAGATCACGGTGCGTGCTGACCCCAACTCGCTGGGTTGGATCGGACAGGTAACGATGACGGTCACGCAGGGCGGTATCGGCCTTGACACGGCCGTGCAGACCGCTGCGCTCACGGGTCTCAACTACCCGGTCTCCGATGTTTCGGCTCCGCCTGCTTCGGCCACGTACGGTCCGGTGTATCTGTACCCGTACGACTTCTCGGCCAACACCAGCACGTTCCTCAGCTGGACTCCGGGCGTGCTCACGCAAGCCCAAGCCGATACGCTTGTCGCAGCCCTCAAGGCAGTCGACATCGGATCGGGCGCAGCGCTGTGGAACGACGTCGCGTCGGGCAACTCAGGCTACACGGCGTGGAACTTGACGGGTGCAACGATCGTCTCGAACGGTCTGAACAACGCCAACACCATGCCGACCAACCCGAGCTACAAGTATGCGATGGTCCTCCAACTGCGTTCGGATGTGACGGTTCCGAGCGGTCTGTTGTACATTCAGTACAACGATCCGTTCAACCCGAACAACTTCTAAGCGCCATGTCGCTCTGGAGGCAACCCCTCCAGAGCGCAAAACGAGGTGTTGAATGTTTCCATACAAAGCTACACAGTACGACACCTTCATGGCGCTGGTGCAGGCATCCAATCCTGGGTTGGACATTGCACCGCTGACTTCTGACCAACTGCGTGCGCTGGTTCCGACAACGATCACAGCGGATGCTTTTGGGCGGGACACATCCGTGCGCCTGATGGTGCGGCCGAATAACAGCAAGTATTTCGGTACGCAGACGGTTACGTATCGCCGGATCAATCTGGCGAACTATTTCCGGAACATGGTGTTGACGCTTGACGATTACGTCGCAAGCGGTAACCTGCTGGCCGCGCAATTTGTGTCGTCCTTCAACGCGAAGTACGGCACTGCGCTTGTCACGACTGATTTCGCAGCAACAAGTTTTGTATCGGGCTCACTTACGACAGTGCCGATGCTGGGGGCCTCGATCTGTTACGAAGGTTCGTTTCAGGTTACGTGGACCAAGGGTAAGCAGCAGATCGCTTCAGCGGTGAGCAATCCGGTTCTCACGGGACGATTGTATCCGGGCGGTAACACCATGCCGCCTAATAAGCCAGTAGCTGATTTCCTGACGTATAACTTGGATTGTTCATCGATCAAAGCTGCGTTGGGTGGTCTGTCCTCTGGCGGTACGATTACCCCGACCAACTGGAATACCGCGAACAGCATCTACGCGACGATTCTGGCTTTCTTGCAGCGGGCTCGTCCGGATCTGAATTTGAGCGGTGCTGATTCAGCCACCACGGGTGGCTTAGGGAATCTGGTGGCTACCCGCTACACGATCCCCTCGGCAGCGGTGCAAGGCGCTAACAGTGCCAAGTACACGACGCTGGTGACGATCCAGTCGGTGTCAGGGTCGTGGTTCAAAGGGATGTTCTATCTTCACTACAACGCTTAACGGGAGGGCGTCATGAGTTTGTATCAAGCATCGCAAGACGACCTTTCGTTGATGCTTTCAGTAGCTGTTGGTGCGACTGTCAACAGTGCGGACTATACCGTCCTTGGCGTGCGTCCGACTACGACGGCTGAGCAAAGCGGAGTGGCGGGAGGCAAGAACAGCAAGGCGCGTGTGTCGATGAAATCGAGTTCCACGTACCGGGGCTATGTCGATGTGTATTACGATCGACTGGACTTGGGTGCGTTGACGAACTTCTCACCCATCAAAACGGTGGCATCAGCAGGTACGGATATCTCGGCACTGCTCACGCAGATTCGCGATATGTACGGCATCAACTTCACGATGGCGGATCTTGCAGATACACAGACGCAAGATGACGGCTCGGGAACAGGTGCCTCGACTTTACTGCTGCAAGCTTTGTCGACCTCCATCGGCTGGATCAACAGCGTCACCATCAAGTTCGCCCCGCTGCCTGACATCAGTACGGCGTTCAACTCGCCGGTCATGCCGGGCTTCTAAACGAAGGGTAGAAAATGAGCGATCAAACTTTCTGGGCAAATTACTTGTTCTTTTGCGATTTCAGCGCAGACAAGGACTCGCTCGTCGATTTGCCGACGGGCGTGGTGGACGAACATGCTGCTACCATCTTGGCTGCAACCCTTTCCATGCATGATACCGGTGAGGGTCGTGCGCTCTGGACGGATCAGCAAAATCCGGAGTGGGGGTTGGCTGGTGCGGAGATCATCCACAACGGACCGAACGAAACGGGCTTTGCCAGCAACGGCTCGTTCGACCATGTGCTGATGCTCAAATTCCCTGAAACGCAAGTGTATCCGAAGGGCATCATCGCGGTTCAGTACAACGCCGGCACCAGCACGGCTCCGGTGACACCGACGGCATAAGGCGGTTTTCATTCTGAGGATTCTTCCTCAGAGGAATCCTTGGAATGTAGCTGTCTTTTTTAAGAGAGAAGATCATGGCATTGAAAGCAGCTTTTAATTGGGATCACTTGGCTGGCGTCAATCTGATTCCTGGAGCTACCAGTGGGTACGGGACCTACCAATTAGCAGCATGGCTGGACCTCTACGGTAATGGTTACACGCCATACGCCTACATTCCGTCAGTGGGCAATTCACTCATCAGCATTGATTCAAACGGGTGGTTTTCGTTATCGACACCCGCTTCATCGACTCCTTATCTTGGTGCTTTGGAAATTCCATGGGGAATGTTCCTCGACAACACCAAGACAGAAAGCTGGATTGGTTTTCGGTTCAAGGCTACAAGCAATCTGTTCACTGGCGCAGGCAATTTTGTCTGGTTGGCGTCAGTCAACGGCGCTGGACCCACGACACTGATCACGCTTGCCTCACTGGCAACATGGGGTTGTGTGCTCGGTAAAGAGTACTACTTTGAACTGCGATTCTGGAAGAACGGAGCGAACTATCAGGTTGATGTCTGGATGGACGGGGTTTTGAAATCTACCGGTTCTACCTCCATCGGTTCAGTATCCGGCATGCCGTCCAATTTCATCTGGTTCGGCTCTGCGACTCAAACTACCGCCAGTGTCGTTACGACTTTCCTCTTCCGGGATTTCTATTTCTTGGATGCAGACGGTTTGGGGAATTGGGATAGCACTCGTGTGGGCCCAATTCGTACGACTCCGTTGCCAATCTCATCGGTATCCGCACCGAATTATAGCGCTGGTACAGCCGCCCTGACAGGAGGCGCGGCTTTGTCGAGCGCGCAGTCCAAGTTCGGCGGTTCCTCATTGCTCGTGACGGGCGCTAACGACTACGCACTGGTTCAAGATTCGGTTGCGCTCAAGTTCACAGGCGACTTCACAATCGAGTACTTCGCGTATCTCAACGCCTCAAGTAACGGCATGGTCTACTCGAAGGGGCCGACGACGAGTCGAATTCAGGTTTATCAGGGCAATCTGGTTGTGTATAGCGATCAGTCTGTGTCTGGTACGCCGCTCGTTTCATCAGCGGCTGGTAAGATCATTCTGAACCAGATGCAGCATCACGCGATTGTGAAACAAGGCAATGTCTGGACGATTTATATCGACGGGCAGTCGGTTGGAACTGTGACTTCGGCGGGTCAGACGTTGGGAAACAACACGAACTCAGCTTATCTCGGCAACTATGCGGCGTTGGGTTTCCCGCTGAATGGTTATCTGGATGAATTCCGGATTAGCAACGTTGCACGCTACACGGGGAATTTCACACCGCCTGCGAGTGCCTTTACACCGGATGCGAATACGGTGATGTTGTTGCATTGTGATCAGGCACTGGCTGGATTCATGCGCGATGAAGCCCCATCCCCGCAGAGTGTGCTTCAAACCCTGATGGCGAACGGTGTTCCAGCAACGACCCCGAACATCACGAACGCTGCGACGCTTGATCCGCTGAAGATTTCGTTCAGTACGAGTGGAATCGTAGCAGGTTCCAAGATCCTCGCAATGAAGTACCAACATGCGGTAATGAATCAACAATCGGGTAACGGCGTGATCAATCCCTCGCTGGTGGAAGGGCAAAGCACACTTAGCCTGACTCAAGAAACATTCACAGATGCCACCATGCGGTACAGCCGTTCGATTGGCTATGTCAAGACAGCACCTGACGGATCTGCACTGACGCTTTCCAATATCGTTGCTACGCAGCTGGTGTTGACCCCGACGTCGGTATAAGGAGTGAATGATGACAATGCGTTTGGTAATGCCGTTTGATCACGTACCGGCTGCGTACGACGGCGGTGTCAATGTATCAACTTACACTGATTATCCGGCGTTTCAGTTCGGTACAAACGGCGGTGCTTCGCGAGGCGTACTGGCAGACTCCGGGTACAACTGGCTGTCGGTGAAGATTGCTGGCGCGAACGGCTACGGCTACGCTGGTTTTTTGGCGCTGCCAGTGAGTTCGTTGTTTGATTTGACGAAGGCGAGGAGTTACGTCGGCTTTCGGTATAAGGTCACCACTTATAACACGACAGCTGGCCTGTCAGCTTTTTGCTGGGAAGCAACGACCGCGCCTCCCGGCAACGGTGCAACAGGAACGACCAATGCGCTGATCAAGACCACGGAATTTACCTTCACGCTGGGTCAGGATTACTACATCGAAATCATGTTCGATTGGGTGAACCTGACACGCACGGTGTGGGTGGATGGCGTGAAGATCGTGAATGCCGTAGCGCTAGGTTTCACTCCGCTGTCGACGCATCTGGTGGAATGGACCATTCAATCTGGCGGCTCTGCTGTCAACCCCGTGATCCAAGTGAAGGATTTCTACGCACTGGATGACGCAGGTGACGGTGCAGCTGACAGTCAGCGACAAGGTCCGATGGTCTACTTGCCGCTTACCATGAATGACGCTTCGGGTAACGGCTGGACGAGTTCGGATAGCACGACGCTTTTGGCTGACATCAACACTGCGATTACGGGTTCGGGTAACTTGGCTGCCCCGTATGCGCAGAGTCCGACTGACGGCACGCCACTCGACATGCACTTCAATGCGTCCGGCTTGGATCCGAATGTCGGGATCAAAGGTTTGGTTGTGCTTGGTTCGGCTGCTCGTCCCTCGGGTGCCATAGCGTCGGTGAAGACGGTTATGACGGATCAAGCCACGCCTGCGAATACGAAGCGACTGGCAGATCAGACCTTCAGCAGTGCAAACGTTGTTCCTAACCGAACTATTGGCGTCTTGACGACTGCCTTGGATGGATCGACTTGGACACCGACGAAGATCCAGCAGGCCAAGATCAGCATGAATGCGGTCGTTCCGGGGACTTAATCAATGGCAACTAATCGCGCAGCGCAGGCGATCCTGATCACCAAGGATCAGCCTGCCATTTCAAATCGATCAGCGCAAGCGGTTGTCATTACGCAGGACCCGCCTACTGCGCAAATCCGTAACGTACGTGGCTATGCCATGTCGGCCATGCCGGCAAAGGCACAGATACGTAACGTACGCGGTTACGTGATGTCGAACGCGACCAAGCCGCCGCCGACTTCCGTAACAGGCGCAGCTGCTCTGCTCTGGTTGCTGAACCAGAACACGAAGGGCGTGACGTTCGCGTCTGGTCAACTGGTGATTGGTACGCCACAGGCATACAGTGATCCGTCTGGGCGATCGAACACGCAAGTACTGATTACGGCGAATCAGAGCAGTGGTTATAGCGGTAGCATGACCGCCTACTATAATCGCCGAACGCTGCTCTCTGTGTTCAGCAACACGGGCTGGCTGCTTGGGACGATTTCCAGCGCAACGACCATTCGGGCGTTGATTCCACAGATCAATACCGCGTACGGGGTTGGTCTGGATGTGACGGATGTGGTAGACGGGCCAGTCGCAGCAGGTGCAACCAGTCTTGTGCTGACCGTTGCTTCGGGTAGTTACATGTTCAAGGCAGGCGATGTGCTTCAGTTGCCGTCTTACACGCTTGCCTCGAAAACGCCGAATACTGCGCTTACTGGTTTTGATGATGCGGCAGGCAATGGTCCAAAGACTGCCACGCTTGCGTTGTTCCATTTCGATGGTTCAATCGGCTCGCTTTCTCTGGTCGACACCTCTGGTAAGAACACCGCCAGTACGTCGGGCACAGTCGCTACATCCATCACCTCGAAGTTTGGTACGCAAGCAGTCAGCATGGCATCCACAAACGCAGCCATTGTGTTGCCAGACGCGTCGTATCTGCGCTTTACTGGACAGGACGCTACCATCGAAGGCTGGTTCAATCCGGCCAACACCACACAGAACGGCGTACTGTTTGGTAAGGAAGCGTCCTCTGGATCGGTTTATGGCGACTTGCAGTACTACCAAGGCAGTATGCGGCTTTGGCTGGACTCGACCAACTTCGCCTTTAGCGTAGTATCGTCACTGGTAGCAAACGTGTACTCACACGTGGCGTTGGTTTCGTACAAGGGCGTCTGGTATCTGTACGAAAACGGCGTGCTGAAGGGACAAGTCACGGGCGGTACTCTCGGTAACAACAGCAACCCGTTCCGTATCGGCAACTATGCTGGTCTGACTGCACCTTTCTCTGGCATCATCGATGAATTCCGGATTTCGAGCTTTGCTCGTTATACCGGGCCGTTCACTCCTCCGAGTGGACCTTTCGTTTTGGACTAAGGAGCAGATTCTGGACGACCTTCTTCGGAGGGTCGTCTGGTATCTCCTTCGCCTGACACTTTTGAGGGCATCATGTCAATTCACGATTTGTGGACATACGACCACGCTCCGCAAGGTACAACGGATCTGTCGACAGGTTCAGGTAGTCCGGTGTACAGCGAAACTGGTCTTTACAATCAGTACACCGGTAATCCGGGTTATGCGTACAACAACGGCATTACCAACGCCATTCAAGCTACGACCGATGGTTATCTGACCATAAATTCGAATAGCACTTCGAATCCGGGTCTGGCAGTACAAGCCAAGGAAGTACAAGACTGGAGTGTGGCTACTCAGTACTGGGTTGGTTTTCGCACGAAGACATCCAAGCAGAATGCATCGAACGCCAACGTCTTCACGATGTCGGATACGATTGGTCAAGCCAATCCGTCGATTCTGGTGCTGGAATCTGACATGACTGCGGCTGGAGCCAATGTCCTGAATCAGGATTACTACGTCGAAGTCTTTATCGACCGAACCAATCGCGTCTATCAGGTCTGGATCAACGGCGTTCAAGTGAAATCCGGAACCATTGCTGCTGCTTCCGTTGTGAGTGGTGGTAACGGCTTTTACTGGTTTGGTCCGTGGAATAGTGGATTGATTGCGAGTGCTTCACGAGCCTTCCGGGATTTCTACTTTCTCGACGTGGATGCCACGACGCTTGGTCGTCTGGGTTCGATTCGTTCGAACCTTGCTGCACTGTCGGCGGTTTCTGCACCGAACTACACGCTTAACGCAGGTTCAAGCGGCGCGAGTGATGCGTTGAGTGCGTTCAATTACGCCTACCCGACGCCGCCGGTGGCTACGCCCAATGAAACCAACGCTGTAACTGACGATGTGTTGACATCGACGTTTAACACGTCGGTTCCATCTACCACAAGCATCGTTGCGGTGGAATACCGTCATGCATCACAGTCGACCAGCGCAGCGAATCTGGGTGTTGCGTTGACCTCTGGGGGTACGACGCAAAACAAACCAGCTTATGCTTTTGCCGACACGAATACGATGAAGTACGGTCGTCGTGCTGTGTTGGCAACCACCGCAGTGGACGGATCCGCATGGACACCAGCAAAGGTGAACGCAACGCAATTGTTGCTCACTCCGACTAACTAAGCTTTTCGAGGTAATCATGACGATCCGTGACATGTGGACGTATGACCATGCGCCGCAAGGTAGCGCGGACTTGTCTGCTGGAACGTCCCTGTCAGCATACTCGGAGAATAGCAATTACAACCTCTACACGGGGTTGCCGGGTATGCTGTATAAGAACACCAGCGGCACGGGTGCCGTGACCACTGACGGCTTTTTGACGCTTACCACAGCAAGTGGTTTGAATCCAGCTTTGTTCGTTCGTGCCAACGAAGTCCAGAACTGGGGCACCCCGACCAAGTACTGGATTGGTTTTCGTACCAAGACCACGTCACAAAACGGCGCAGCGTGTAACATCTTTGCCCTCACCAGCGACGTCACCAGCATGGCGAACTATGCTGCGTTGTTGCAAGAAACGGACATGACGGCAGCCGGTGCAGCGACGCTGAACACCGAGTATTACGTGGAGATTTTCATTGACCGCGCGAACTTGGTGTATCAAGTCTGGGTCAATGGCGTACAGGTGAAGAACGGTACGTTGAGTGCCGCTTCACTGCCTGCCAATGGCGTGGGTTATTACCAGTGGGGGGCGTACAACTCGCTCTCTGGGGTGACCAACGGAGCGACGCGTTGCTTTCGAGATTTCTATTTCTTGGACGTGGACGCAACGGACACAGGACGACTGGGTTCCATCCGATCTTCGCTTCAGCCTCTTGCAACAATTAGTGCGCCGAATTATTCAGCTTATCATGCGTCGGTGGTTGGGACAGCAGGACTGTCAACTGCGCAGGCGAAGTTTGGAAGTCGTTCTTTCGTGGTTGGAGCGACCGCTGGCTCATGCGCACAAATCGCAGATGTTTCGACTTTGCGACTGACTGGGGATTTTACGATCGAGTTCTTCACGTACAACCCCACTCCAAACAGTTCGACGATGTACCTTAACAAAGGTACGAATGCCTACGTCTTTAACAATGCGGGTTCAATCTGCGCCTCGTTTGATCCTGCGAATTCACTGGTCGTCAATGCTGCTGGCAAGCTCAAAGCCAATCAGTGGCAACACATTGCGTTGACGAAGCAAGGAACAACAGTAACGATGTGGGTCGATGGGGTGAGTGTAGCTACTGCCACATCGAGCGGTACGTTTGGTAATGTGTCGAGTCCGCTGCAAGTCGGGACATGGAACAATGCTACTGATGCACTGATCGGGTTTCTGGACGAACTGCGCATTAGTAACGTATGTCGCTACACGTCAGCTTTCACACCGACGGCCACTCCGTTTGTCACGGATGCTAACACGGTGCTGCTCATGCACTTCGAGAGCACCAGCAATGGTTTGTTTGATTCGGGTCTGTCTGCCTTGCAGTCAATTCAGACACCTTATCCGTCTTCGGGCTCGCCCAATACACCTGTATTGCAAGACGCCCCGACGAAAGATCCGATGACTGTTGGTTTCAACACCAGTTACTTGACCCAACCAAATATTTTGGCAGTGGATTATCGACTGGGGTTGCAAACGCCATATCCGTCGTCGTCTGTTGCGGCTCAACTGCAACAAGGAGCCAACAATGTACCAGCGTCATTACCGATTAACGACAACAGTATGAATCTCGGCCGGCGCGTAGCGTTACTGCGAAGCGCACCCGATAGCGGGAATTGGACGCCGGCGAAGATTGCCGCGACTTCATTAGTCGTGACTCCCGCTTCTTAACTTTTTTGGATGTGGAAATCATGTCTAAAGCAAAAATGATGTACGCCTTTGACCACATTCCGACTGGACAAAGTGGGACAGGAGGTAACGTACCGACGTACGCTGTCGATTACCCGTTTGTGTGGAACGGCGCAACTACAGGTGGTGGTCCGGGTACTGGTGGTACTCTGTCGGATACAGGCGGTGTGTGGTTGGCAGCAAATGGTGCGTACGGTTTTTCCGGCAACTTCTACGTGGGTGGATGGCTCATTCCGGTCAATCTGTTCGATTTGACCAAACCACGCGGTTATTATGGTTTTCGTTTTAAAGCTGCCGGCCCGAACCGCGTGAATCACCCACTAGTCATCATGAACAGCGCCAAAAGCGCCTATGGCTCGGTGATGGTGAACATCAACGATTACAACTGGATCACCAACCAGGAGTACTACGTTGAAGTACTGATTGATCGCCAGAACAATCTGCGCACCGTGTGGGTCGACGGAGTGATGGTGATCAACGCCCAAGTGTTCAGCCAGACTATTCTCTCGACGGATTATCTGTCGATGGGTCAGATTTTGGGAACAGGCGGCTCAAGCGGGCAGTCTTATCAGTTCAAAGACATCTATTTGATGGACGATCCGGGTGACGGCAGTGTATCGCGACTCGGTCCGATCAAAGCGTATCCGATTTCGATTGCCTCAAGCAGCGGCAACGGCTGGGGTTCGAACATCGCAACCTTCAGTGGTACAGCTGGGGTTTCATCGCAAGCTAAGTTTGGCGCATCAGCGTTGACGATGGGAGCAACCGCATCGTCGGCTTGTTCGATTCCGGATAAGTCTGGTGTGAAATCCACCAGCACGGCAGACTTTACGATTGAAACGTGGTGTTTGTCGAATAACAATGCTCAAGTCGGGATACTGTTTGGTAAAGATGGTAGCGCGGCTCCGTTTGCGCACCTCACATACAACGCAGGGACTTGGCAGATGTGGGCTGACGGCAGCAGTGCGGTGATCAGTGCAGCCTCGGGTGTGGCTGTCAACACCTGGATGCATATTGCTCTGGTGAAATACCAGAACACGTGGTATCTCTACCAGAACGGTGTATTGCTGGGTTCGGTAGCAGGCAGTACGTTCGGCAATAACTCGAACAACTTCGTGATCGGGAATTACGGCGGACTGCTCAATCAATGGCAAGGTTCCATTGACGAATTCCGCATCAGTACCAATGCGCGCTACACTGGCGCATTTACGCCGCCGTCCGCTCCGTTCACCACGGATGCGAATACGGCTTTGTTGATGCACTTCGACGCATTCAATAACGGTTATACGCCAGATGCATCGATCACGCTTCAAAGCGTACTGAATACGGCTCTTAACGCCACCACACCGACGATGCCGAACCTCTCGGCGGCAGTGGATGGTACACCTTTGGTTTCTGCACTTCAGTCGACAGCAGACCAAGGAGCAAGTATTCAAGGGATTTTGTTGGTTGCTTCGGGCCAACGTGCTCCAGCATCAGGCACGACGCTTCGCACCACGATTGCTGATCAAGCTCAACCGCCCAACCAGCAAACCCTGAACGCGCTTCAATTCCCAGCGGGTGCTTTTACTTACGGCAAGGTATTGGGTTTCTTGGCCAATGCACCAGATGGCTCGCAACTGACGACAGCAAAAGTGGCGCAACTTAGCCTGTCGTCTGTCGCGACAGCAACCTAGCGCGGAGTGTTGAGATGACAACAACCTTTCGTAAAACAAGTGCAATTGTCTGGACGAAAGACCCTTCGCCGATTAGCACGCGTGCTGCTTCGGCAGTGGCGTTTGCCAGCGATTTAAATTTGATGGTGCGTAACGTTCAAGGTTACGCATTTGAGTCCCCGCAAGCGAATGTGGCTTTGCGCAACATCCAAGGCTATGCGTTTGAATCGGTCAAGCAGTCGTTGAATCTCTCTGTTACGGGAAATCAAGCGCTGTACGCGCTGATCAACAACAACAGCTTGTACCAGAGCTGGAGTGCAAGTAACAGTACGCTGGGTGCACCAGTCGTTGATAACAGCGTGACGAACTGTAACACCAGAGTCAATTTGGCAGCCAAGACGGCAAGCGGGTACAGCGGCAACATCAATCTGTACTACAACCGGCGTCCTATTTCTGATGCGATTAACACCAGTGTCAGTTTGGGAACCATCGCCAGTAACACAGACGTCTGGACGTTGCTGCCGACCATCAACAGTAAGTACGGGACTAACCTCACGACAAGCGATGTGCTCAACGCATCGGTGAGTGCTGGTGCGACCACGGTAATGCTGACGGTGGCAAGCGGCAGTTACATGTTCGTTCCGGGTTCGGTGGTGGCTGCTGGTCTGGTGAAGGATCTGGCTTCGGTTACACCGAGTAACCTGCTGTTTGGTTTCGACAATGCAGCAGGCAATGGTCCGAAGGCAACGAAAACGGTGATGTTGCTGCACTTCGAAGGCGGCAGCATTGTTGACACGTCAGGTAACTTCACTCCGACGATTGTGAGTACCGCTGCGCTGACGACGCAGCAAGCGAAGTTTGGTACTCAGTGCCTGAGTTTGCCAGCCTCTGGATCTGCTCTGAAGTTCGCAGACGATCCGCGACTGCGCTTTACGAGCGACTGCACGCTTGAAGCCTGGGTGATGTCGACTAACAATGCTCAGAACGGCGTGTTGTTTGGTAAAGATCCGTCCTCTGGCAGCCCGCCTACGGAACTCCAGTATTTCAATGGTTCTTGGCGCGTGTGGCTTGATTCTGCCACTGTGAACATCTCAGCAACTTCCGGCGTTGCAGTCAACACCTGGATGCATATCGCGTTGGTGCGCTACAGTGGTGTCTGGTATCTGTATCAAAACGGTGTGCTGCTTGGTCAGTTCACCGGTGGCACCTTCGGCAATAACACCAACCCCTTCTACGTGGGTAACTGGGGTGGCTTGGCGAATGAATTCCAGACTTACGTGGATGAAGTTCGGATCAGTAATGTGGCGCGCTACACGGCTCCCTTTACGCCTCCGGCAACTGCGTTTGCATTGGATTGATATCCAACGTTTCGCTTAAAAAATGTTGTCATCCTATGCGGGATGCTGGTAGAAGGTCCCGTTATTTCGTCTCCTTTTAAGGATCTCTCATGTCAAAGATTGACTCCACCAAGTCAGCCATCGACAACCTGCTCGTTCTGGTGAATGCGGCCAACACCGGCCAAACGCTCCTGAACACGCAGGTCTCCGCTGGCACTCCGGCAGCTCAAACCGCTGACGGCCAAGGTCGCAACACCAACGTCGTGCTGTCGGCCATCGCTGGTCACGGCTACACCGGTTCGCAGACGTTCACCTACACGCGTCGCGGTCTGAACGACTCGGTGCTCAGCCCGGTCGACAGCTACACGGCCACCGTCGGCGTCACCGCCGCTTCGCTGCTCACCGCACTGGCCTCGCAACTGGGCCTGGTCGCAAGCGAACTGCATCTCGAAGATGCAGCCAATCCGGGCACGACGCTGTCGGGCGCGATCAGCAACAGCCCGGCCACGATCAACATCGTGTCGGCTGCCGGCTCGCTGCTGTACGTCGACGGCTCGACCCAGGGCATCACGATGACCTGGAACCAGCCGACGGTTGACCTCGCAACGGCTACGCCGAACACCGCACTGAGCGGCTTCGACGCAGCAAGCTAATCCAGAGCGCTTCGGCGCAATGGTTTAGGGAACAGCCGGGGAGCAATCCTCGGCTGTTTTTATGCCGTCACCGCAAACGCCGCAATTTTATGCCCTTCCCCATCCTGCATTTGGACCTGACATGAAAATCGATCCGACGAAATCTGCATTGCAAAACCTTCTGGCGTTGGTGGATGCAGCCAACCCCAATGGACCGACCAACGCTGCACAGGTGACATACACGAACCTGCAAGCTGCGACCCTTGAAGGCGATGCCGCCGCTAACACCTCGGTGGAACTCGACGGTGTAAGCAATCAAGGCTTCACGGGTTCCCAGACCTTCTATTACGGTCGTCTTGCCTTGGCAGACGAAGCCGCCAGCCCGACAGGTTCGGTGAACATTCCCAACGGCTCCACCAGCGATCAAATTCTGGCGCTGGTCGCCACCTACTATGGTTTCATTCCTGCTGAGATCTCTTGGCAGAGTGTGCCGGTCGCTCCGGGTACGTTGCCGGGGGACACCACCGCAACAGTACAGTGCAGTGGCTCGCTGGTGTATCTGGATGGCACCGCGACAGTCAACCTTCACTGGGAAGCATAAGTGAGCTAAGGAAACTCAAAAATGCAGATGAACCTACCATACCCCTATTTGGGTTTGAGCGCGCAGAGGTTGACTGACTGGATCAATTCTGACAACAGTACGAGTTATCAGTTGGGGGTGGACTTCACGTTCAGTGGTCCGGCTCTTTACACTGATAGTCTGGGGCGAAACACCAAGGTAACGATGCAGCCGGTGGATTCGACGAAGTATGCTTCGACCGACATTCACTACTGGAGACTGCCGCTGACGATTTTGAACAACTTGCCGCAAGGCAATGTCAACCCGGTTCCGATTTCTCAGTTGCCGTTTTCCATCCATGGAATTCTGGATGCGATCAACACCGCACTGGGATTGAACCTGACGCCCGACGAAGTACCGGACCAGACGTTCACCACCGAGCTTGCTTCCTATCCGCTGCACATCAACGATGCCGTGAGTCTTGCTTGGATTGATTCGGACTTTCAATTCCAACCGCAGTTCATGTTTTAACGGTTGCGTGAGCCTAGGGGAAACCCCCTAGGCTTTATGCCCGAAAAGTGAGAATTTACGTAGAGCATCGATAATGTAGATTCTAGAATCTTTCAGTTACATATAACCTCATCGAGTTGGTAAGCCTATCAACTCTTTCTCCATTTACATTCGAACAAACTAGGAGCTAATCATGGTTGACTACGCAAACAACAACTATTCCGCAGGCAAGAAAACCTTCAAGGCAAAGGCATTGCGCTTCATTGGCGTGACGCTTATCTTCGCACTGCTGGGTGGCACGATCGTCGCGGCTGACCACGTCGGTCACTACCTGCAAACGCACCGCACCGGTTACACGGGCAACTGAGGAATCGGCGATGGAACAACAGAAACAAGACTGGATGTCGTTTCTTGCAGACTTCGTTGATCTCGTCAAAAACTTGAACCGTAAGTTTGGCGACAACGAAATCACTGAACAAGAAATACTCGATTCAGTCGGAGAGAAGTTCGTCGATGCGCACAACTACGCGCAAGTGTCAGAGCTTCATCCGAAGATGGTTCATGCTTGGTCGCAATTGCAGGAATCGATCCAGAAGATCAAACTCATTCGCGCCAAGAAGATGACGCAGCGCCAGCGTTATCTGTACCACATGCGGGAACTCTTCCAAGACCCCGCCAAAGTCTGGGATACCAGCATTCCGTGGTCAACGCGCTGGTGGTACAACCACTGCGTGGAGTTGCAAGTAAGGCCGCATTAAACAGTATCCAACATTCGAATAACGAGGAATTCATGAGAATCAAAGAAATGGTCGTGATCGATAACGACACGCGAGAAGTTTTCGTCGATGGCATCAAGTGGCAGCCGTCGCCGGAGTCGTACATGCATCTGGCTCGCTTCGGGACGGGTCCGTATAGCGAACGTCCCATTGAGCCGCAACGCATTCATCCCGGCATCGCCATGTACCGTACGGTTTCCAACATGGGGGTGCGTCGTGCTTAAGATCTTCATCCTCTTCGGCCTGTTCGCATGGTACAAGAGCAGCTGGATGATCGCGCGCTACCTTACGCGCCGGGTGATGTTCAAACACGTAATTCGTGCAGACATGGCTGTTGCGTTTGCACAGATGACCGGAAGGAGAGAATTCATCGTCCAGAATCAGAGGAATCTCATTCTGCCGATCATCGCAAGTTGGTTGTTGTTCATCGCGCTCCTGTATCTGGGAGCGGCATTTACAGTCCAGTATCTTGGGCTGACGTTGTAAGAAAGGCGTCGACACCTATAAGTCCTACAAGTCACACGCCTTCACGGGGCTCGACTATTCGAGACAGTCGGGCTAATCACTCTTAAAAAAAGAAGAACTGTGAAGTTTGGGAGCTATCATGCGAAGCTTATATCGCAGACACATCAAAATCTCGCTCTTGGAAGCGAGTCAAGCTGAAAGGGCCCATGGTTGGGCCAGCACGGAAGACGGAACGGGTACCGAAGTTCGCCACTACTTTGTGTGCGACCAAGAACGCTTTCTCCATCACCTGAAACAACCGGGGATTGCGTCCTTGCGCTTGCAGCTTGAAAAGCTCGGCGTCCATCCGAAAAGCATCACGATCAAGCGGGCCTACAACACGCTCACGTACAAGAACCTGTCGTATCGGCGGGAGCGCGCTGTGAATCAATACGAAATGCCGGTCGCAGCCTGATCGCCGGAGGAGCCGTGGAAACGGGGGTAAGCGGTTCCTCTTCTCTGTCCCCCGGAAGTACCTTAAACATTTTTCGCTCAATCATCTTTGGAGATAACAAATGAGCATCAAAGAAACCATCCTGAACGTTCTCGGCGCTAACCCCAAGAACAGCTTCAACGAAGTCGAAGTGAAGTTCTACAAGGACTGCAATCGTGACGGCCAACACGGCATGGTGATCGTCTCGCACCGCGTGAAACGTCTGGACCACGTCGCTGTCCCGTTCCTCTTCCCTGGCCTGACCGAACCGCCGGCGCTCACCGCTCGTGTCCTCGCAGACATCGAGTCGGCTGGCGCGTCGCAAGGTTATGTCGTCCACTGCCTGCTGCCCGAAACGTACGGTCCGAACCTGGCCGAGGGTGACGATCTGTCTGCCGATCACGATTCGTCGAACCGTCGGCAGATGTTCAGCGATCGCCTCGCGAATCCGGTACGCGTGCCGGCTGTTCAACGTGAACAAGGCATGATGTTCGCTGGTGTGCTGCCGAGCGATGTCGATACGTTCCTCAAGCACTACTTCGCAGCGGACGTCAAGCGACAAGCTGTGCAGCTCGCGCTGAACGGCAAGCAAGCCGCTGACCTGCGCGAGCGACTCGGCGAGCGCGTGGCGCAAGCATTCACGCGCAGCGAGAAGGTCGGCGTGATCTACATCGTCCTCGACCGCATGCTTAATCAGTTCTGCAAGGAGATCAACCTGATGGTCCTTTCGCCGAATGTAGACGAGCGGCCGAGCGGGTTGCCGTTGCCGTTGTCGAAGCTGAAGGAAGGCAGCACTCTGGAGCAGATCCAATCGGCATCGGATCTCGTCGATATGCTCTTCCCGCACGAAGAGTACGACACGCTCACGCAGATCCAGAAGGATGAAATCCAGTCGCGTGTACTGATGTCGGTGAACAACGATACGGCTCGCAAGCTGCCGTCGTCGGTCGTACAAGCCAACGTCGAGCAGATCATCACCACGTTCCGCGAAATCAACGTCGTGTCGAAGTCGTAAGGCGGCGAGGAGACTTCGGTCTCCTCTTTCCCAACACATTCGAAGAAATTACAGAGGGAGTCAATCATGTTGGAACTGTTTGGTCTTGCCGATCACAGCGTGCAAGTCGGCATCAGCAATCTCGCTCTTCAGTCGCACCACGGCACTGCTACCACCACGCAAGGTCGCTTTCCTTTCGTCGTGGATCGTCCGGGTAAGTTGAAGCGCCCGCGCACCAGCACGGTCGAGAGCATCTTCAAGCAGTTCGAGAAGCTCGGTGCACCTGCAACGGAAGTGGAAGTTTCAGTTGGCAATCGTCGGCGCGTCTATCGCATCGAGAATGGCCAACCGAAGCTGATCACGCAATCGTTTTCCGCCTAGAGTGCTGTTCCCGTAGACTGGGCGGGTTTTAAGAGGGTGCGTCTGTCCACGCGCACCCTCTTTTTTTTGTCTTCGATGATAAAACATGGATAAGAAAACTGGCATCATCGTGCAATGCCTCTTCGGAGTGGAAGTCGTCAATGAGTTCCGCAAAGCGTACAAGGAGACCAAAGAAGTCCAGACATTAACGGACTCTTCCATGCGCTCGATGTTGTATCATGGGGATGCGATTCCGCACATCGAGTATGGAAATCTCTTCGTGGTGAAAGTGGGTCGTCCTGTACACATCCTCGGTATGTCGACTCGCTTTGGTCCGGTCATCATGCGCGTGACGCATCGGCGGGAAGTCGAGATCTTGATGAATCGTGCAGTGAGTCATTACTACCACAAGAAGCTGCACGAGATTGGCATGCATACGTCGAACATCTATAACGAGATGACGAAGTTCATGGGGTTGAATTCCGATAAAAGAAAATATCCTGGCGATAAACCTATGGTGAATTTGGGCCAGATGATCGAACGTGAATCGACCCATTGAAACGGAAATCGAACATATATCACTGACGTAGGCTAGTGTTAGCCACGACAATTTTTTCGTACTTGGAAGAAAGAAGAATGGAAAAGAAAGGGGTTTTCATTTCGATGGAAGGACCGGATGGTTCGGGCAAAACTACGAACGTGGGTTTCCTGCGCGAGTGTTTGCAAGAACACGGTTTTCAAGTCGTGACAACGCGCGAGCCTGGCGGCTCTCCGATCGCAGAACAACTGCGCCAGATCATCCTCACGCAGTACATGGAGTCGGATGCAGAATTGCTGCTCTTCGCAGCAGCGCGGGCAGACCACATCAGCAAGACGATCAAACCGGCATTGGCCGGCGGTTATGTCGTTCTCACTGATCGCTTCTGTGACTCGACCGTCGCCTATCAGGGGTATGGGCGCGGGTTGTTGGAGAAGGTACGTGAACTGGAGCAATTCGTTCACGCGGGGTTCTATCCCGATCACACGCTCTTTTTCGACATCCCTTTCGAAGAGTGCATCAGTCGGCTCTCGAAACGAGTCGACAAGCAAGATCGCATCGACCAAGAAGCGGTCGAATTCAAGCGGCGCGTTTGGTTCGGCTACCAGCGGCAATTCAACGATAACCAACATCGCATGGTCCGGATCAATGCGTTGGAGGATCTGTCGGATGTACAGCGGCAGATCCAAAACTGGGTGCATGAGGAGTTCGCTCCGAAGCACCGTCACTTGCAACATTATCCGAGATGATTCACTATTTGTTTCGCACTCCTGATGGCGTCATGCTTTTGATCGTCATCTGTTCTGTCGTCGGTTTCTTTATCGGCCGTACTCATCGACGTTACAAGAAGAGTCTTAAACATCGGACTCCTCATCGTAAGCTCGATGGTTTTCATCCAGCGGACAAGAAGAAAGATTTCTAATTCGCTGGAAGATATTTGCGGTTTCCATCGTACTTTATACGCCTCCTCTCCATCATGCGAAGCAGTATAGGCCAATTGAACTTGATTGACACAGGCAGCAGTGAGCGTAAGTCCTAGGAGATAATCGTGAGTATCACATCGCAGGAGCAACTCGCTCAACGCCTCGCCAGCGAATTGGCTCCACTTCGTCAGCTGAAACAAAGCGAGGACATGGAAGACTTCTATCAAGCGGTCGACTGGGTTCGTGGCAATTGTGCCTTTACGTCTGAAGGCGATGTGGTCTTTCACGGCGGCACGCAAGAAAGCATCCCGGTTCGTTGTCCGAACCTCTCCAAACGCGATCCGTTGTATCGGCTGCTCAAGGCAGAGGCGGAGCGCAACAACACGCACCTCAACCCGGCAGTCACCACTGCCTAAGGAAAAGAAAGATGGCTGACAAGAAGAAATATCCCGGCTGGATTCTGGCAATTGACGCTGATTACTGCAAGCGCTTTTTCACTCAAGGCTTCAACGTCATGTCGCTGTCGCGCTTCATCGACGGCCTGCCGGCCAGACGGATCGACCCGAAGACGAAACAGTCGATTCCTTTCACCGACGACTTGGCGTCGCGGGTATCCATGCGCGAGCGACACCGGCTGGAGTTCGACAAGAACTACCTCCAGCCGCTGAACTACATGGTGCTCAAGCAGAGTCAACCGGTCGGGTTCGCCAATCGGGAAGGCGGCTTCTGTGCAGTCAAGCGCGAGGACTTCTTTTCGACGTACTACCGCAACAAGGGTGTCGGCGAAGACCGGCTGGCAGACAAGATGTCGGTCGGCTGGGGCGGTCACAGTGAACGCTTCAGCGGCGTGTTCAACGAAGTCGGTGCACTGGACTACATCCGGACGGCTGGCAACAACATGATCACGGAACTGAACGAGGAGTGTCGGCTCCGTGTGCCCGGTACGATCAGTCACGAGATCCCGTTCGAGCAAGTGCTGATCGTCTTCAAGGGCTTCATCTGGGACATGTCGGACGACGTCGGCCAGCATCACCTCGCGCTCGTCTGGGAAGTCACGGTACCCGAAGGTGTGGTGCTGGAATCGCGTGAAGACGAACACAAGCTCGGCCCGTGGTGCAACCGTGCTGAACTCATGGCTGACAAGAACAGCCGTGCTGACAAGTACGAGAACTGGTCGAAGATCGTGATCGATCAGATCTGTCTGGACGGTTGGGATCTGCTCGGCACCGACAAGGACTGGATCTCGAAGGCCAACGCAGAAGCCGCTTATCAGACAGCTGAAGCGGAACTGATCGATCAAGACACGGACAACCAGGCCAAGCTTCCGGACGATCTGAAGCGCGGCGACTCACGACGGATTGATCCGGTAAACGAACCGGCTATCGATTTGCCGAGCGCAGAGCGCGTGGTGATGGGTCTGGATCTGGCTGAAGCAGGAGGCGATCAAACGGTCATTCACGATCCGATCTCCGAACTGTCAAATACCATCGGTCCGAAGGCGTAATCCGTCGACGTCAAAGAGAGTGACTTCGGTCACTCTCTTTTTATTCCCTCGATTCATCTAGTGTCGGTAACATACAGAGGACATCATGGCAGAAGTCAGGGCAATGAATAAGAAGCTGGAAATACTGACGGAAGCAATTCCGTTGAAAGAACGGCTGGACATGGTTAGCGATTTCAATTATGGTAGATTGACGGTAGCAGTCAGTACCTACGTGAGCGACGCCAAGAAACAACCCATGATGGAGTTTCTGAAATTGATCGCAGATCTCCCGGATTTCATCGCCAACAAGTTGGAAGAAATCGGTACACCGGCTTTCGTTTCTCAAGAAGCCACGCCGTTCAATCAACCGTTGGTGGAAATGGCACCGGTTGGTCGCGAGGAGTTTCTCAACGTCTTGCGCGATCAGATCAAGAACGAACTCCTCATGCCGAGTTCGAAGAATGGCGTCTTCGGTGGCAACATGCACTCGAAGCCGTACTACATCAAGGCGAACCGATTCAATCAGTTTCTCATCTCTTCGATGGGTAGTAGCTCGTGGCCGACGTTGCTGCGATGGGACGACGGCCCGGAGCCGGAACAAGAACTCTGGGCGATGATCCCGGTTGAAGGGTACTACATCTTCGCGGGACTGACTTCGCTCAAGATCCACATCTGCATCTGGATGGAGCATGCAGTACCGCGAATCAAGTCTTGGGAATGGGAAGAAGGACAGAGTCTTCCTGTTGATCGTCAAGAATTTCAAAAACGCATCGAACTGCTTTAAGGAACCGCAATGCAATTCATCATCAGCAAGATCCGCATCCCGCTCGGCGACGAGCACATGGTCACCAGTGTCAAGAGCGGCAACCTGCTCGAAATGACGCGGCATGAACCGGGTGCCAATCCGACCGACTCGATCGCAGAGATCAAGCTCATCAAGACCGACATCGAAGGGCAAGTCGTCGACGCGTTCAAAGCAACGACGCGCGAGATCGAACCGGCGACTTTCGGCATGGGGATGTATAACCGCCTCACCGAAATCGACAACGCATCTTACGATGTCGAAAACGTACCGGCAGGTTACGCAATCGGCATGATCTTCTGGTCGACAGAAACCGGCGACTACCAGCTGCGTCCGTCGATGATCGCTCGCGGCAAAGACTGGCAAGCCATCATCGAAGTCACCCGTACGGCTTCCCAGTTGAAAGTCGAAGAAAGCGAAATCATCGACTGGGAGCGCATGTCGCGCGCTGATCGGATGGAGTTCGTGCTGCGCAAGTTCTCCGAGCTACTTGACCAAGAGCCGCTCACGAAAGACGAAGCACTTCGTATTGCCACGCATCGCCACTACAAGGGCGGTCTGTATCGTGAACTCGGCAAGATTCGCAATGCCGACGACGACGACGCCGCATCGCGCGTGCTCTATCTGCATCTGTTCCCGCACGAGAACAGTGCATGGCATCGTGACGCAGAAGAATTTCACGGCTTTCTCGATACCGGCACGCAGCGTTTTGCACCGATCGAAGATACGTTGCCGTTCATCCTGAATGACGACGGCTTGTCGACGGAAATCAAGGTCGTACTGCGTCAACTCGACGACAGGCCCGAAACGGGTAAGGTCTTCTTCGGCGGCTCGGATGTCGACAAACATCTGACCGAACTGAACGAGCGCGCTCGCTCGGAACTGCTCATCGGTGAGTATGATCATCCGGAATACGATCAAGCCGATGAGCGCCGCTGGTATGCGTTGCAGAACGAGCGCGCGTGCTGCCGCTTCATGGGCTTCTCGGTATCAGACGTCACGACGCTCAAGGGCAAACGTGTCAAGGCGCTGGTCGCGAAGGTGCAACCGTACGGCCCGTTGGCCATGGACTTCATGCAAGCCATGCGTACTTCGATGGTCGGCTTCGGCATGCGCGCCATGTGCATGGACACGGTCGAAGATCTGGGCGATGGCAAGCTCGTCAACTATCGAACGGTCGATAAGATCATCACGTTCGACTTCGTGAAGAAGTAAAGTGACGTGCGGGGGATTCGTCCCCCGCCGGATGAGGAGGCTCTATGGGCTTAGATGTGTCGCTGTATAAGTGTCCTAACCTCAACTACGCGATGAAGATGGAGCAGGCGTATGAAGCGGCTTTAGATCAAGTCTACGAAGAGTGGAATGATTTCTGCAAGAATCATTCACCGACACAGCAAGAAGAGGATGAGTTCAACAAGAAACGAATGGCATTGAAGGACAAGTTCGAGATCGAGGGCTACAACCACAAGAGCCTCGAACGGATTCGGTTTGATTCGAAGACGGAGCCGGAGCATCTCTTCAAGATCGGCTATATGCGCTCCAGCTACAACGGAGCAGGGATCAACTCGGTAGCGAACGTATTTGGTCTGCCTGATCTGTACACGATCTTCGAGATCGACAACGAAGATTACTTTCAGGAACACGACTGGGACACCATTTACCAGAACGTAAAGGACGCACTGGAGAAGTGGCAAGCGCATGCGAGTAGTCCGGCTGGTAAGTATTGGGTGCATACCTTCCGTCCGAGACTTAACAGTAGTAAACTCAGCACTACTGGCCAATTGATTCCGGAAGGCATCACCAGCGAACACGAAGCAATTGAGCGTCTGAACGAGAACTACCTGAAGAAGAAGGAAGAGATCGACAAAGACGAATGGCGCTTGTCGGGATGGACAAGCCATAAAGGCGAGTTTTATCCCAAGCCGCTGAAAGTCGCTGCTATCGTCGCTGGTGCTTGGAATCCTGAGCAGCCGCTTCATTTTCGCAATATGCCAGTAACGTATCTGGTGTGTGAGCGAGAAAACGAGGATACCATTCAGTGGTACGTCACAGCGCTCCAGATCGTTCAAGAGATGGTTGAATGGATTCTGGAGCATCCGGATAAGGATCAGTTCTTCACAGGCTGGTCAGGTTAAGAAAGGAGGAAGCAATGTCGATCTGGTCGGAAAGTAGATTGAAGTGGGAAATCGAGAATGGTCCGTTCTCGTATTTCAAAAAGTTCAAGGAGGAGCACGAGTCTCGCCTTAAAGAAGCGAAGACTACCGAAGATACCGAAGCATTGGAGCTTGCCAAAGACGCCATCGTGTCGATACCGGCACGTTACGTTTGCTGGAACAGCGACAACAACATGCCGATGGAACTGGATGGTCGATTGGTCAACAGATACGGTGACGGCCAATTCGTTTTCCGGTGTGACTTTGCGTTGCCTACTCCGGCGACCAAGACATATGCAATGCTGTTCGGACTCGACGTCGTCTTCGTACCGTTCTTTGAGTCCGAATTCTGTCTTCTCGATGTTCGTTCCTTCAGAGGCATCTTCGAGTGGATGACATCCAATGTTCCGGAAAACGAGAAAAGCTCGCTACCGGAACAACTGGAGAAGGAACTGCGTGCGTACCAACGTTACCTTTCATTCGAGGGCTATGACACGGAGTAACACCATGGAAGAAGACGAGGTCAGAAGACCGACTCACGATCTGTTTTGTCGGCAGTGTATCGCAGACAGTCCCAACACGCATGTATCGTGGTTTCTGATGGCCTCATTCGCGTACTACTTCCTGAACGAGTCCCTCATTACCGATGCGTTGTACGATGAGATTTACCAGTGGCTGGAGAAGAACATCGAACAAATCGATCACGTCCACAAACATCTCATCGAAAAGGACATGTTCTCAATTGGCAGTGCGTACTACTTGAGAGAATATCCGAAGATCATTCAGGTATCGACGCACAACTTGCTTGATAACTTGCGCTTAACAGCAGCACCGCAACCGAGGGATTTATGGAAAAGGAAAACCTGCCCTACGCAGTAGTGCAGCGCTTGCGACTGGTTGACATCTTGCTCGACCAGCAGGGCTTTATCAATCGCGGAGTATTGATGGAATACTTCGGGATTTCGATGCCAGCCGCGAGCAACGATCTCGGACTGTACAAAGAGATCGCTCCGAACAACATGACGTACGACTTGTCGAATAAGGCGTACGTGAGAACCGAAACCTTTCAACGGGTCTGGAAATGAAATTCATCTTCAACGATCGCAATCGAGCGATTTGCGATGTGTTTAGCCACGCATTGCAAGGTACTCTGCCCAATCTCGAAGTACGGCATTGCAACTTCGAAGCCATTTCGAAGGACGATTACAAGATCCTTTTTACCCCCGGTAATTCGTACGGACAGATGACCGGGGGTTTCGATTTGGCAGTACGTAACGTCTGGCCGGCTGCTGAAGCCTATGTTCAAATGGCAATTAGCGAGTCCCGAAATGGGATGTTGGCGGTTGGTGATTACGTGATGGTTGGCTTGCATGCGGCTATGTCTTTGATTCCGCAAAAGCGCCTCATCTACACGCCGACCATGCGCATCCCGATGGTGATTGCCGGTACGGAAAACGTCTACTGGGCGTATCGCGCTGCCTTCCAAGCATTAGAAGGAGCGGCGCGCGGGATGATCTTCACTGATGAAGACGCTGTGCTCATCCCTGCTTTTGGGACGAGTGCCGGTCACATGGACCCGCTCAAAGCTGCGATGCAGTGCAGGCTGGCATACGAGCACGTCCATCGTCCGCCAGTCGAAGTAACGAGCCAGCAGATGTTTGCTGACCATCAAGCCATTGCTCAATGGATCTGATATGAAATTTGCCATTGCACTGGAGAAGGACGATCCAGCTAGGGCCGACATCATCACGCCCGTGTACGGCGTGACGATTCCCGATCTGCCCGGTTGCCACTCGTGGGGCGATACCGTCGAGCAGGCCCTCGAAAACTCGAAGGAAGCCATCTTCGAGCATGTGCAGATCCTGCATCAGTTCGACGAGCAGTTCAGCCTCAAGCAGCAACCCATCGCCAAGCACCGGCTCAATCCGGAATTTGCCAAGGCAGAGTGGCATGAGGTCGAAGTCGATCTGTCTCAATTCGGACGGTAACATGAAACAAGCTGACGTTTTGGACGCGCTGGGTAAGACAGTCGTTGTCAATTCCCGACGGGATCTTGGCATCGATCCTGACATGCGTCGCATCATCGGTCAGGAATGCGAAGTTGTTAAGCAGTGTAAGAGCGGCCTTGTGCAGATCAAGCACGGCAAAAGCTTTTACTCTGTTCCCCTTATCAATCTTGACTTGAAAATCACTGTAACGTTCGATGGTTGGAGTAAATGTGATTCGGGTATGGGGTGCGTAGAAACGGGCGTTTGCTATGCAATGGCGCATGGCGAACCGGATCAATGCGGCATGAAAAAGGAATAAACATGGAACAAAACTATCTGAATACGATACAAGACGTGCTGGATAACGGCACATGGCAGAAAAACGAACGCACGGGGGAATTGTGCTGTACCCTCGACGGCGCAATCACGCGCTTTGACATCAGTCAAGCGTTCACGTGTGCGGTCACGACGAAGAAGCTCGCGTGGAAGTCGATCACGGGTGAATTCTGCGGCTTCCTGCGTGGCGTAACGAGCGCTGCTGACTTCCGCTCATTCGGCTCGAAGGTGTGGGACCAGAACGCCAACGAGAACGCTCAGTGGCTCGCCAATGCCTTCCGTAAAGGCGAAGATGACCTGGGCGACGTGTATGGTGCGCAATGGCGCAGATGGCCGGCATATAAGTTCTTTGACTGTCATCCCTCGTCCGGCGTCATCAAGAAGATCGAAGCCGATGGTTGGGTGTATCGCGGCCAAGTTGGCGAAAACATGTCGCGTGATGCCGACGAATTCAAAACCGAAGGGTATCTGTGGTCGAAGGAAGTCGACCAACTCGGCGAGTGCATCAAGAAGTTGATCCTCAATCCGTCCGATCGCCGGATTCTCTTCCATGGCTGGAATCCGGCCAAGCTCGACGAGATCGCACTGCCGGCGTGTCACTTGCTGTACCAGTTCCTGCCGAACGTCACCAAGGGCGAACTGTCGCTCGCCATCTATATCCGCAGCTGGGACACCTTCCTTGGCGGCCCTTTCAACATCGCTGAAGGCGGCCTGCTGCTCGAACTCGTCTCGCGTCTGACGGGCTTTAAGCCCAAGCGTGTGACGATCTTCTCGGGCGACACCCACGTGTACGAAAATCATCTGCCCATGGTCGAGGAACAGCTGAGTCGTAGCCCGCTTGGTCCGCCGCAACTGGATATCAATGATCGTATTCCGTATTTCAACGCTACGCTCACTCGCTTCAAAGACGAGCATGGCGAAGAACTGCACGATCTTGATCCGTTGGAATTTGACAAACGGGCACGGGAACACGCAATCTCGGTTGCGATCGAATGGCTCGACAAAGTCGAACCGACGGACTTTACGCTGCCCGACTACATCCATCATCCGGAACTGAAAGCACCCATGGCGGTGTAGCTCTAAAAACTCATCGGCTGGAGCATTATGTGGAAGGCTGCAAAGTCTTCCACTCGTACGAAAGCAAAAAAGGAGACCGCGATGTCGGCTGCTTTGATGGGGGTTGTAGGTGAAACATTGGGGTTGATCCAAGAGAAACTTTTCCACGGACATTTCGACGCATCGGAGCGCGAAGAAATATACGGGGATGCGAGGGAGCTACTCTTCAACAACAAAATCCCGCCAGAGGAATCCAAGCTGCGCGCGAAGTCGCTCGATGAACTGGAATCGAGATATCCGGAACTCGTGTCCTATCTCATCTCCGGCAAGCTAACTTCGGTTCGTTGGTGCTAATCCAACAAGGGGGTTCCGAAAGGAACCCCTGATATGCTGTTAAGTGGTAGAACTTGGTATGTGTTTTTAATATGCCAAGGCATGGTTTGTAGCTGTATGTTCGAAGTGCAACCAAAGGAAAGACAAGAAATGGCAAACGACGCTAAGAAAGCCGCTCCGGCAAATAAAGAAACCGCAATGGGTTCGGCGCTGAAAGATGCACTGGCTAAGAGCGGGGGTCTGAAAACCGTACACACGAAACCGACTTCGAAGAAGAAAGAAAAGCCGTACAAACAAACCTACGAAGAAGGCACTGCACAAAGCGCAGAACAGACCAAAGCCGCATCTGCTGAACCGCAGAAGGTCAAGAAGGGTGAAGCACCGGATGCGAAGAAAGCCATCACGACGGTGGCTCGCAAGATCGCCAGGAAGGTGAGCACCAAGAAGCCCAACGCTCCGGGTGTTGCCAAACCGACCAACGCTCCGGCTCCCGAGAACAAGCCGGCTGAAAAGCCGTACTCGCCGTCGGTGGTCAAGGCGTACAAGGAGCAACTCACGCATGAGCTGAAAGCGCTCATCCGTAAGGCTGACGATGCGGGTCTGCTCATCCACATCCCGATCGTCAATGGTCGTCCGTTCGTAAAGTTCCACGACAAGGCCACCTACAAGCCCAAACAACCAGTCAAGCAAGAACAACAGCAAAAGACGGCATAAAGTCGACAGAGAGGAGTCTTCGGACTCCTCTCTATGACATCATTTTATCAACCACCAGCATGGTTTGAGGATAAGAAGCAATTACGGAGATTCTAAATGCTGGCACATGACGAACACATTAAGCAGTGGACGCAAGAGAAGTACCGAATTGCCTCTGTCGCGCTGGATGAGCCAGTGAGTCGGCCACCAGCCATGATGAAAGAAGGAGTCTATTACGATCTGATGGACTTCTGGATTGAACGCGCTCGCGTGCGGGCTTTGTTGTGGTCGCGTATGCGCGCGCAGAACTACAACGTCTACATGGCGAACCTGAAGATCGCAGAAAGCCTTGAGTATCGGCAAGGCGAACACGGTTTGCTCGATCGACTGGCGATGTCGCATTTCCAGCGAATCTGGTTCACCGAGAATAATCCCAACGACATGATGGAAAAAATGAGGGTGATTCAATGAAGCATTACGAAATCAAGCCATACATGAATTACGCACGCAATCTGCAAGAAGGCAGCGTGCGCGAGAACGATAAAGGCATGATTCGCACCATTCTTGAGCGCAAAGGTTGGCTCAAGCGCAAGCTCGGTCTGTGCGTCATGTATCCGACGCTCACGATTTCGAACCGTTACCCGAACCACGTGTTCTACTACGGTTATGCTCGCACGTTTATGTCGCTGTGCAACAGTACCTCGGAAGAGTACATTCTGGGCGTGGCAGCGTACGACGAAGCGTCTGGACTCGTGTGGTTCTCGTACCCGAAAGCTCGACACCACAATCTGTTACACCTGATGGCTGAATACGGTTATTCGGAAGCACAGGTTGCCAATGTCAAGCAAGGCTTTCTGACAACGAAGGGCCGTTACGTCGATCGTGAGCAAGCTTTGGCTATTGCCAAAACAGCGAATCAGTTGATCAAGAAGACTGATCCGCCTCACAAACTCTTCTCGGAAGACCTCTTCACTGGTGGATTGACGCTCGTGAAGTAACTCGGGTAATGGTGTGCACGTGACCTTTCTGAGAGAAAACGATGAGCACACCTCCGACCACCATCAACAACGAAACCCTTGACCAGATGTATCAGGACGCTTGTGCTGATACACGAGCAGTCTGGAAAGCCATTGACCAAGCACGGCGCAATGGCACACAAGTCTACGTCGAGATCCATCCGGATCGCGTAATCGTCCAAGGCTTGAAAGCGATGCAGCGTGTCTGGATTGACGCTCCCTCTGCGGTGGATTATTCGGGTTGGGTACCGTCCACCGTTCCGAGTGAAGGCGAAATCGATCCGGATAGCGGCGGCACGCCGATGCAGGTGCATTTCGCTGAACCCAACCCCAACCAGCCTTCGTCTTAATTTTTTGTCGACTTGGAGTATCAGATGAGTGAAAGCCCCAACCTCAACAGTTCGGCTGTCCCCGCAGCACAGCGCGCCGGACTGCTCGATCCGAATGATCCGATGAAGTTCTCGGACAAAGCACTGCTCGACCCGCCGTCTTACGTGCGCAACTTCGCACATGCGGTCGCTGGCCATGAAGCACAAGTCATGCAAGAAGCGCAAGTGGCTACGGTATTCACCGACTCCAACCAAGTCTGGGACGTCGTGACGCAGCTGCTCAACCAAGCCGAAGCCGCTGGCTTCGAAGTCGACGTGTTCGAAGACGCCGGCCAGAAGCACTGTGTGCGTGTGGTGAAGTCTGGCGCAAAGCGTCTGGTGGTGCAGTCCTCCACTACCGGCCAGACGAACAAGCCCGCTAATCCGGCGTAAGGATACCCGTACTCTCGAACTACGTGCAAACCCTCGTGCGTGCGTAGCTTTTTGGAAGGGGACTTCGGTCCCCTTCTTTTTTTGTCGACAACCAGGAAAAGGAAAGAAATGAACGGCCAACCCCTTCGCTCGGCAGCAAAGGAAGCAATCGAAAAAGAACTTCAGAACCTGAAGCGTCAAGCCATGTTGGCTGGTTTTCGTATCGACGGTTTCCTGACCGATCCGGTCGAAGATGCCGTGGCTGAGGAATCGATGCTGGTTGACGCGCGTCAGATTCTGGAAGACACGTTTCGCGACAACGTCGAGATGGCAGACATGCTCGGCTACAACGTGCGCGTGGACCGCATCATCAACCCGTTGGATACGCACAAGCCGAAGATCGAAGTCGTGATCTGGGGTAAGCGTAACAGTGATGGCGGTTACGATGATTAAGATTCGGGATTTCCAGCGGCGTGTACTGGAATGGTTCGAAGCTTGCTTCAGCGCGCAGATGGCGAAAAAGAGAAAGCGTCGGCTTTACGCCTTCTTCGAGGAAGCCAACGAACTGATCCAATCCGGTGGCATGACGCGTGAAGAAGCGCATGCGATGGTTGACCATGTGTTCAACCGTGAACCGGGTGAATTCTCGCAAGAAGTCGCCGGAGTATTCACGACGCTGTGCATGGTGGCGAATTCCCACGACATCGATCTCGAAGACGCCGGCGAGAAGGAACTCGCTCGGATATGGGAAGCTATTCCCATCATTCAAGCCAAGCAGGCGCAGAAGCTGCGACCAAATGACGAGGGTGAAGATGGTTGAACTCATTCAAGCGGAATTGCAAGTCGATGGCCGTGAAGGCATGCGGTGTTACTGTGTGTCGCTTCGCTGGAGCAGCGGCGTCAGTCACTCCATGGTGATCTTCGAAAGTGAGTTTCCCAAAAAGGCGAAACAGATTCAAGACATCATGGATGCAACAAAAGACATGACGGTGTCGCAGAGGTTGAAGTACATCGGAGAACGAATCAATAACGCATAAGGGGTTCACATGTGCGAACCGAAATTGCTGTTTTGTGGTAGCCGTACCGCAATCGGGGACTGTGGTGTCGAGGAGATTCACATCGAGTGCCGTTTTGCAGACGGTCAGAAACGTGCAGCTGTCAAAGTCGATGGCGAGTTCCCCGAACTCGCAACGATGATCGCCAAGTTCCTGAACGGCACTACTGGTATCCCGAACGATACCGCTCGCCGTCTTTTCAATCAAATCGATACACGGAGCGATAATGACAACATTACCCGTTGAAAACTATTCCCCGGAACGCGGAATCATGGAAGGTTTCAAGAAGATGAACTACGCGGTGATCGATCACGACACCAAGCAGACTGCCTACCCGGCGTGGCAGTTCGTCGATCCGGCACCCGAAGTGCTGCCGGAGGTCATGAAGCTCTTCCTCGTCAATGAAGCTATTCACGGGAGAATGCACGGGTTTCTCGTGACGAGCGAAGACAGCCTGAACGAATTGGCTCCGGCTGAAGTCTTGGTCGGCAAGACCTTCCCCAAGAGCGAACCGCTGCATTCCTCGCAACTGCGCATCCTCAACCTGCCGCAGGAGGAACGCCTGCGTCGGGTGCTGGAAGCCGCCGAGGACTTCATCGCCGAAATCACCCAATAAGGAGAATGCCATGCGGGTAATCGGAAACGTGACTGCGTATTACTCGAAAGATGATTACCCCAGTCATCACTACCTCTGTAACTTCCGAGTGAAGAACGTAGACTTCACCTCGATGGAACAGATGATGATGTTCAGCAAGGCGATGCTCTTTGGTGACAAAGAGGCCGCTCACGAGATCATGTCCACGCAGAACTGTCAAGCGCAGAAGATGATTGGACGGCGTGTCAAAGGTCTTAGGGGCGGGAAGTGGGACGACGAAGACAGGAAACTCTGGGACGAGAAGTGTGACCAGATTGTCTTCATCGGTAATCGTGAGAAGTATCGCCAGAATCGTGTTCTCTTATCGTTGCTTTTGTTGACAGGTGACACGATTCTGGTTGAAGCGTCTGTACGCGATCCGATCTGGGGCTGTGGCTTGGATGAGCGAGACGATCGCATCGCTGATCCGAAGAATTGGACCGGTCAGAATAGACACGGTCAGGTTCAGATGCGGGTAAGGCAATACTTCAAGGAACATCCGGAGGCAAAGAAGTCGGCCGATAATGCTGTGCTCTTTAACTTCGATAAGGACTAGAAGTGGAACCTTGCAGCTGCGGTTTTGTGAACTATCCGGGGGCTTGCTACTGTGGTAAGTGTGGCAGACCTTTTGTGGAAAAGCCTCAACGGTTTTACTGTCGGCAATGCGCGTGTGAGCGTAAGCAGAAGGTCTGTCAGAAGTGCGGCGGTGAGTGCTTCACGCCTACGCATGACTGGGAAGAACCGAGGTTGCCTGACATCGACAAGATTCGCGCGCTTGCCAAAGAGATCGGCTACGCTATTGGCGTTCATGGCACGCTTGAGCGAGACTTGGATGTGATTGCGGCTCCGTGGACCGAAGAAGCACTCAAGTACAACTGGCGAGAAGTGATGGACTACATCGCCAAGGGAATGAACGGTCGGGTAGTAGAGACTAGCTGGAAGCCTTTTGGCAGACGAGCGTGCACGATTCTCGTCGACGGCTGGTACAAGGACATCGACTTGTCGGTGTGCCCGATTCTTATTCAGAAAGGAATAGAAGAAGATGAAACATCTGGTGGTGTATCACAATAGCTGCATGGACGGCTTCGTGTCAGCATGGATTGTTTATCATTCGCTGATTCGTCGGGGAGTTGTGGAGGACGACATCGATTTCCTCGGTTCGGATTATAACGATCCGATTCCGGACATGACGGGTAAGAACGTCTACATCGTCGACTTCTCGTGGTACGACGTCGAAGGGCTGCTTAAGGAAGTCGCGAAAGCCATCGAAGTGAAGATGCTCGACCACCACAAGGAAACGTACAAGGTCTGGAAGGATGTGGTACTTCCGGGCAACATGACGTACGTGTTCGAGTTGCCGAAGTCAGGCGTGGGAGTGGTGTGGGATTATTTCCATCCGATCATCAAGCCTGTAATGCCGCCGCTTCTGGCACACATTCAGGATCGTGATCTGTGGAAATTCAACATCCAAGGATCGCGTCAGGTGCATGCTTTCTTGAAGTCCAAAGGCTTCTTGCTGCGTGAACCGAATCGTGAGCTTTTTTTGAACAAGCTCAAAGAGTTTGGTGCGCAATACGCTTGGCTTTCTGCTGATGCGCTGAAACCGATTTACACAATCGGTGAGTCCATCATGCAGGCAGAGCTTGTGCTGATCGAGTCGATTCTGGAGCGCAACATGGCCATGGCAGAGTTCACCTGCTATGGTCTGAAAGACGACGATTCGGGCGACATGGAGCCCAAGCAACGCTACGCCATCCCGGTGGCGGAAATGCCGTATGAACTCGCCTCCGAAGCGGGTAACCTCATGGCGCACAACGCGCCCTTCTCGATCACCTACGAGACGGAATGGGCACTGGGTAAGCGCAAGTTCTCGATTCGTAGTCGTAAAGGCTACGGAGTCGATGTCGGTGAGATTGCCAGAGCCATGGGCGGTGGCGGGCATGAAAACTCGGCTGGCTGGTACGGTTCGATCTGGCTGGACTTTCCGTTCCGTATTACCCGCAAGTGAGCACGAGGAGGCTTCGGCCTCCTCTTTATGCCGTCAAGAGCTTGGCCATTTTATGACCAATTTAACCGGGACTCACCATGACCAGTATTACTGATCAGACCGCTTTGATGGTCGCAGCCATCGAGGGGTTTAAGACTGTTCTGCCCGGTGCGCTTGCGGCTAAGGCTCAAGAAGCAGAACAAGCAGATGCGACCAATGAACTGCAAGGTCAAGACTTTCCGACCCTTTCCACCAGCCTGGATGCAGACCTCACCTCGCACGTCAATAACCACAACAACCCGCACGGGGATACGGCTGATGCAGTCGGCACATATCGCACGACCGACGTCGATACGAAAGTAAAGGGGATTATCCCCAGTGCGAGCTTGCCGCTGTCGCGCTACGGCTCGCTCAGCTATTTGCCGCCCGGTGTGTCAGGTTCATTCGAAGGCGCGACGATGAATTTCGAATCGCGTCGTTACCCCGGTATTCTGGAAAACGACGGTACGTTCGTCTTTTTGCGCAACGGCACCACTGGTTCGGTCATGGGCGTGTATTACGCTTACGTGAAAAACGCATCGACCGGTACACTGGCAACTCCGACTCGTACCAACGCGCGATACCAGCCAGCGTACTTTCCGGCTAACACGACAGCGCGATATGTTTTCAAGTCAGATGGCAACTGTATTCTGGGTCGTTTGCAAACTTCCGCAGGCGTGCTGAGTGATTACTTCATCTCGCTGACCAGCGGTACGTTTGATGCCACCAAGCATGTCGGTGCAATCATTCCGGCTGCAAGTTTTCCGGCGCTGGCGAGTGGCTCGGTCAACATCGAAGCGTTCGTCGGAAACAGTAATCTGTATCTCGTAGTCACTGCTGATCCGACCAACAACGCCAATCCGGTGGATTTCCAGCTGTGGTCGATTCCGTTGTCTAGCATTCAGACAGCCAATGGCGGGAATGTTTCGCCCACACAAATCACGGGTTGGACGACAACGGGTTTTGGTGGAACTTTCTCCGCTACGACAAATATCCGAGTGGCGAATAAGTTCGCATCGTCGACAGCTTTTGATCTGCCGATTGTTGTCTACGATACGACCACGTCTGCTGGTTTCGATTTGTTCGTGGATAACGATAACGACGTCAACACAGATTCGGCTCAAGACCCGTCTACGGGAAATATCCGAATCCGTGTAACGGGGTCTTCGTTTAGCAACACGTACAGCTCGGGCAACACGCGCGTAGTTCCGATTGCTTTCTGGATCAATGTCAATCCGTCGGCTAAGACGGCAACATTGGAAGGTCCTGCAACCACACCGGGTGCTGTGACGTATAGCGGCACCACTCAGGCGTATGAATTCAGCGGCGGAATGTTCCCCGGCACTGCAACTGGTTATCTCCCTGGTAATTATCAAGGAGGCGGTCCTACCTGGGTGTGGGCACCAAGTGGTTATTGGTTCGGTATCCGGGATTCCGATCCGCCTGATTATGGCGCGAATGTTTATCGCGCTACGACCAATGCACTGTACGCGAATCGTTACGCAGCGTTGGCACCTTCGGCTGGTGTGAATTCCAATACGAACTCGGGCTTTACGCCGATGTACGGTTCGGCATTGGGTGGTCGGATGCTGGGGACATGGCCTCTGCCAGGCGGGTACATGATGGCAGCCAGTTATGGCCCGAAGCAAGACGGGACGTATGAGTGGGGGCCGGTCCTCATTCAACCGGGTGCTTCGGGATATACGTACCAATCGCAATACAACGGTACGCTGTCGGGCTTTGCACCATCGATCCTGCGCACTCGTGTGACAGACATGGGACTGAGCATCGATACTTTTACGGCATTGGTGTCTGAGATCTCGGCAGCTGGTGCAGTGACGACGAGTGGTGGTCGCTTCTTAGATGGTTATAACACCGTGGGTCCGGTGTCGGTCACAGTGTCAGGGAACGTTCTGCAATCCTCCGGTGCAGTTGTGATGCCGACCTCGGTACCCGCTAACTTGAAGGCCGCTGCATGGTCTTTGCTTGGCGTCGCTACTCCTCCCGCGTCGAACATCGAGATTATCATCCCGCAGAACACGGCGATTCCTCCCTTCGGTTTGTTGACTTGGACGGACTCAAGCAAGAGACTTTGGGTGTGCTTGCTGGAACTCTCGATCACGAGCGGTTCGCGTACTGGTACGATCAACTCGATGAGTATCATATCGAACTCGTCTGCTCAGCAGACCAACACGGGTACGACCATTCAGCCTGTGAATGCATCGATCCTCTACACGGGGGGTTCCTGCTGTATTTACGAAGGCAGTGATGCGTACTTCGTCGGGTTCCTTTCGAAGGTATACCTCATCATTCCGGGTACGGGTGCTACGCACAACATCCGTTTCGCTATTCCGAAATCGACTAATCGTCCTGACTGGTCGACACGGAATGTCCAAGTTCAAGGTGGCTCGTATAGCACCTCACACTACACGGGCTACCCAGGATTGGGGTTTGGTGAAACGGATCAGAATCCGACCAGTTCGGATAACTACACCAAAATCATCCTGAGGGCAAAGTGCACGACGCTCGCGCAGTACAACGCGTGGTCAACGATCGGGACGACGGTGTTGACTTCGCAGGATGTGGCGCAAGGTTGGCTCGTTTATTTCACTGACATCACGCCGGTGATCTTGAATGGCCAGTACTTGCAAATCCAACCTGCAACGTTCAATCTGACCAGCACCAAGACCAATCCCGCCAACAGCACGTTCTACGTGTATGTGACGGTGAATAACGGCGTGGCGTCGTACGTAATTAGCGCAACCGCTCAGGCAGAAACCGCGAACAATATGTTTATCGGGACAATTGTCACAGGCGCAACGTCGATCACGTCGATCAACATGCAGAAGGTCAGTCGCATTGATAAGTATCGTCTGTCGACGACCTCCCAAGGTTCAGCTATCTCCGTGAGTTCGGGCACACCGAATGCGGCGGGTCATCTGAACTGGACTTGATTCTTTTTCTGACAAGGTGGTTTATGTCATCGATTTCTGATGCAGTCAGTGCGCTGAACACCTCGCTCAATGCGATGGTTCCCGCGCTGGCCAATGCAGTGAACCGCAAAGTCGCACAGGCGGCCTTAGCTGACAATGCCTTGGCATTGAATGGTCAAAGCGCCACCCAGATGATCTCGACTGCGGCGGCTCACACCGACGCTCACGCAGCGCTCACGAACAACCCTCACCAAGTCACGTACGATGAAGTGGGGGCCTATTCGAAAGCATCGATCGATTCGTTGATCGCGTCTTTGATTCCGTCTGGTATCTTGCCGCTCAGCACGTTCGGCAAGGTCGACGGTTCTGCCATTCCGGTGTCGGTTACGGTCAACGGCAACACGTGCAGTGTGTCGTTCTCAGCGAACATCCCCGCCATCATGGCAGGGCAGGCGTTCTCGCTCCCGGCACAGGTGCTGAACTACCCGTCGCCGAATGTGACGATGCTCATCTACCTGCAACTGATAGGGGGTGTGCCGTCGTACATGTATTCGACTGTGGCTCAGCCGGAAACCTCGACCATGATGTATCTGGGTACGGTGACAACCAATGGTTCGGGTCAAGTGGTGCAAAACACCATCGGGCACGTGGTGCGTATCGACAATTACCGGATCTCCACGCTTTCCGCAGGTGGTGCGATTCCGGTCTCGGGGGGAACTCCCGATCAGACAGGGCAACACCTGCTCTGGCAATAACAGGGAGGAATAATGACAGCGATCTCAGATCAAGCCGCATTGTTAGTGCAAGCAATTGACGGGTTGGGGCCGGCCATTAAAAACCGACCCATCAACCAACCTGCCATGAAGATTGAGCTAGGTAATAGCGCTCAAGCCAATGGCGGAAGAGGTATCGATAAGGGTTCGTATTTTCAAGTCGATATGTCGATTGGTCAGACACTGCTTAACGGTTTGACAGCAACAAACAACGCCGACGGAACGGTGACGTTGCCGGCTGGACATTACGAGGTAACAGGCACGATTAAAATCGTGGCAAATCCGGCTGGTCAATTTGATCTGCCGCCTCAGTTGACGCTGGCTACCGGGAATTCACCTTACTCGTTCCCTGGTGTCTATCAGACGGACGTTCAGTATCTCCCGCAAGCTAAAATCAGTTCGACGACGTCGGGTTCCAGTTTTGGGACCATGGCAATCTCCGGCATCATTGATTTGGCGGCGACTGACAGTCTCTGGTTGAGATTTTCGAAGATCGCAGACGCAGGAAATGCAGCGAATTTCCTTTCACTCCAAGGCTATCTGAATTACATCAAGCTCTGATTTGCTGGTTCTAAAAAACTACTGACACAGAGCATGCTGTAGTGAGGTAAGAGCCCGTGAGACAGAGGAACACACGACGCTTTCAGCCCTCCCTTCGGGGAGGGCTTTTTATTCCCTAATAACGAGAAGCACCATGCATGTACCTGATTACGTCATTCTGGATCTCAGTCAATCTTTGCCCCAAATGACTGAGGCTTTGCATCGTTCTTACGAACATCTGCCGGACATCTCTTCCGGTATGGTGGAAGAAGAAATCGAAGATTCACTGCTGAAGATCTTCCAGTGTCTGGAGCAGCGCGACATGGCCGGGGAAGCACTCAAGGATCTGTGCGTATCGCAATGCCAGCACGACCTCGAATTCGATCAAGGACAATACTGCTTTGCAGAGAGGATGCACGCGGTTGGCACAGAGGCATTGCTCCAGTTTCATCAACTGGGGATGTACTACGGAGGAGAATTCCTTCCATTCTTTTACAAAGAAAGGCTAGGCGGCCATGCAATCATTTTACAGCGTGTGGGGCACAGGGGCGAAGACGATCTCTGAGCGCAGCTTCTACGACACCTTACCCGAGAAGGTGATCGTTGAACTACCGCTTCAAGTCCTCATGGAGATGGAAGGGTTTGTTGCGCGCTGCTGCAACAGTTATGGCTTCATGATTGAGGATTTGGTTGACGAAGCACTCGTGTGTACGAGTCGCAAAGAGTCGGCCGAGGATGAACTGGAGGCGTGGATTGATGATGTCGGTTTCGGGATGACCGAGGCTTACGGGGATGCGATTCCTCACATCGACTACATGAACTCCATCGGTAAGCTTTTCACTCATGTGAAAGACACAATGGGGCTGCTCTACACGCCCAGTGGGAATCACTACTACGAATTCTTGGAGTGGCTTGATCCCAAGTGCAAAACAACCGTTGTTTTGGCTAAACGCCGGTATGTGGAATAAACCGATTCTAAAACGTTTCGGTTATATATAACTTTCCCGAGCTGGTAACCCAGTCAGCTTGATTCATGCTTTTGGTTCATTGATTAGGTATCGGGGGCCTAATCTCTTATTGACCATCTCCGACAATCAAACCAATGAAAAAGGAATAGAAGAACCATGAAGAAGCAAGTTATTATTTCCACTGTTCTCCTTAGCTTGATTTCCGGTACGGCTTTTGCCAATTGCGGAAACGGGAACAACAACGGCAACGGCAACGGTTGTAATGGTGCTGGCACGCCGGGTCCGGTGGGACCACAAGGGCCGCAAGGTCCGCAAGGCATCCAAGGCGTCCCCGGTAAGGACGGCAAGGATGGTGCATCTGTGACGGGCGTCAACATCTCCGGTACCACGGTGACGACGACGCTCTCCAATGGCTCGACGGTGAACGGCACGGTTTCCGGGCTCGCCACCACGCAAGACCTGAACAAGGTCGATGCTAAAGCCACCGCAGCACTGGGTCTGGGTTCCAGTGCACTGGCAGCTGCACAAGACGCTGATCGTGATGCAGACCGCGCGCAGGCTACCGCCAACACCGCGCTGTCGAATTCGAAGACGGCTCTGTCGCAATCGTCGACCGCACTGAGCAATTCGCAGACGGCCATCAACACGGCCAATGACGCGAAGAACATCGCTCAAGGCGCAGACGCGAAGTCCAACACGGCAATCGGCATCGCCACCGGTGCAGCTATCACCGCAACGGGAGCAGCCATTGTCGCAGGTCACGCCGACAACGTCGCGGGCCAAGCGCTCTCGGCGGCCAAGGATGCGGACCGCGATGCGGATCGCGCCCAGGCAACGGCGAACGCAGCAGGAGCAGCTGCCGCGCACGCGCAAGGCACAGCAGACGTCGCGCTGGCCGTGGGTGGTGCAGCACTGGCCCAATCGGCCGCCAACTCGCAAGCGATCAAGAACGAAGCCGCTGCTCGCGCAGCTGGCGACGCCGCGACGCTTTCCTCGGCCAAGTCGTACGCCGATGCGGGTGACGCAGCTACGCTCAAGGCTGCGAATCAACACGCCGATCAAGCAGCAACGGCAGCGTACGTGGGTGCGGTGGCAACATCGGCCGCTTACACGGACGCAGTCGCTGGCAAGACGCTGAATTCGGCGAAGTCCTACACGGACAAGCAAGTCGGTGCCGAGTCCACTCGTGCCCAGAACGCTGAAAGCCAGCTGCAAGCGAACATCAACTCGGAATCGAATCGCGCTCAAACGGCTGAAGCCGGCTTGAACACGAAGATCGACAACGAGACGACGCGCGCCCAAGCTGCGGAAAGCACCCTGAGCACGGCCATCACCACCGAATCGTCGCGTGCACGAGCGGCGGAATCGACGCTGAACACCAAGATCAGCAACGAAACCACCCGCGCAACCACCGCTGAAGCTGGCCTGCAAAACCAGATCAACGGCAACACGCAGTCGATCAACAACCTGAACAACTGGGCCAACAACGTCGACAAGGGCGTGGTCGGTGCAGGCGCACAGGTGTCGAGCAACAACTCGGTGGCGCTCGGCGCGAACTCGGTCGCAGATCGCGACAACGCGGTGTCGGTCGGCTCAGCCGGCCACGAACGCCAAATCACCAACGTAGCGGCTGGTACGGCCAACACGGACGCGGTGAACGTCGCGCAATTGAAGTCAATGGGTCAGCAGTCGTATGCAGCTTCGGCGGCTTACACCGATCAGCGCATCAACGGCGTGCAACAACAGCTGAACGACTTCCAGAAGGACACCTACGGCGGCCTCGCTTCGGTACTGGCCATCGCGGGTCTGCCGCAACCGACGCAACCGGGCAAGTCGATGATCTCCGCCGGCGTGTCGAACTACCATGGTCAGCAAGGTTTCGCCGTCGGTGTCTCGCACATCACTGGCGACAATCGCTTCGTGCTGAAGATGGGTGTGTCGACCAGCACGCGTGGTGAAGTCGCTGCACAAGCTTCGGGCGGCTGGCAGTTCTAAGGTGTTGCAGTAAAGGTGGTGTAGAGCGAGGGGAGCATTCCTTACTCTACACCACTGGCTTCTCTTTTTTCACCATGATATTCGAAGGAACAATAATGAAAGCAATTAGCACGAAAGGACTCATCCTGCGCATGGCCCTTGCCTTCGCAGTCGTAGTGGTAGTGTTGCAAGCTTACCCGGCACATGCCGGTGAGTTCAGCTATCCGGGACAGAATCTCGGCAAGATTTTCCAGCAGGGCGATATTGCTGCCCAACAGAACAAACACCTCATGCCGAACCCCATCGCGCCCATTGGTCGGGTTCGTTATCACGAGCAGCATCAAAACCTTTCTCAGCAACCGAACGCCGATCTGATCGAGCAGAACAAACCGAAGGAGTAAGTATCATGAGCGATACGTTTAGCCCGTTTGCACCGTCGCTGACGGATGAAGAGAAGATTGCACGTGGTCGGGAAATCTTCGAAGACATCATCAAGAACGTCCCCAGTAAGAAGGAAACGATCCCGATCCTTGCGTGGGTGATCGTTGCAACGTCGGGTGAGTTGCCGATGATGTTCTTCAAGGAAGATAAGACATGGTCGGGCGATGTCAAAGACGCCAAGCAGAGCACGATCGATGAATGCGTGGCGAACTACACCCAGATCACGCAAGAACAGAATTACCCGTCGATTTATCAAGGTGCAGAAACCAAAATCGACATCCGGCCTCTGATTGTGGGTCCGGGCGGCATGGTTAAGCTGTAAGGTGAGGGAGGGGACTTTCCCCTCCCTTATTTTTTTCCACAAAACTAAATAAGAGTACGGGGTTGTTAATGGAGTCCACTGTGAGAAAAATTCATTTTACCATCATGGCAGTGTGCGCTGTTATCATGATCGGGTTCTTTGCATTATCGGCTCGTGCAGCCACTCAAACGGCCGTAGGAGCCGCTGCTGAGAGCAAGATGATGCAATGCACCTACGTGGGCGATTTCGGTGCTGTAGCGGCTGATGTTCGCAAGACGAGTTCGAACTACCACATCTATCAGGTGAAAGTGGACTCGATGGTGCAGTCACTGCGCGGCCAGTACAAGAACGCTTGGGACATGGCAGATCAAACCGGTCGATATGTATTTCTTAACGGCCATGTAGATCCTCTGACTGCGAAGGAAGTCCTCTACGACGAATGCATGCATCACCCGGAACGCTTCCGAGTGGTGTATTAAGGAGAACAAGAATGAATGAACGACAAATAGCAGGACATATCGCTTGGACACGAACCGTGAAAGGCGACATTCGTTTCATGGTCATGGACTTCAACAAAATCTTTCCTGACTGTGTGTCGTGGACGGATCAAGTTGGGGAAGCAACTGTCTTCCAGGATACGGTGCAGCCTAACGCATACTTCGAGCAGTTGCGCTACGGCCCGACTCGGCGCTTTATGGGCAAGATCTTTCCGCCGATTGCCGTGGCTGTGGCGTTGGATCTGGACAGTGAAGTGGGCGAATTCGAAGGCTGGTTCGGCGTAAGTCCTTTTTACTTCGAACCCAGCATGCGTGACGCGCAGCGCTTTACCGTTCAGACAAAGATCGATCCTGATCCGCAGCACAACACCAGCAACGAATCAGCGATTCGAACTATTCCGGAGTTCGTCGAGTACATTGTCGAACACGCGAAGAAAGTTGGGGAAGGAAACTATCTGGTCATCACGCGCGCTGACCTGATTCGGGATTTCAACCCGCGAACTCAATCTGGCGATGCGCGCCGCATCATTGAAGCACTTCGAAGCCATCCGCAGGTTAAGGTGCGCGAAGCTTCGCTCAGTGTTGCGGGTGTGCGCATCGAAATCGAACATCAAGGAACCTGACATGCATCTTCAACTCATCGTTGCTCACGTCGAAGGTCTCGAAGGCGATAAGAGCCAACACCACTACTACTCCGTCCAAGGCTACGATACCTTCTGGACGACCAAGATCACGGAAGCGCGTTTCTTCGACGGTGAAGACCCGGCTGAAGCGTACGGCGTGTTCGACGGACTGAAGCGTCAAGCAGAAGTCCACCTCGGTAAGGATCTGAAGACGGGTGAACCGATCCTCGATCCGAGAACCAAGCAACCGATTCACCGCATCAATCTGCCGCTGCATTTCTTCAACCTCGCCAAGCTTTCGCTGACGAAAGACCACACGTATCGGCCGGATGCGAAAGTGTCGGTCTACATCGTCGATGCGAAGTTCGACTTGGAGCCGGCAGGCGACTTCATCTCGTTCAAAATCCAACATCCCCAACTCCCTAAGGAGGATTAATGGCATTCATGATTGTCGCGGTCATCCGCGCTGATGTTGATTCGTGGATCTCGCGCTACCTGAATAAAGAACAAACCGGCTGGACGGGTTTCGAACACGAAGCATTCGACACGCACAGCTGGCCGATTATCGAGGGAATTTACAAGCCGCTGATTCAAGCAGCGCAGGACAACGCCATCACGGGCCGCGAAGTCCCGAAGCTTCTCAAGGATGCATTCGATCCGGCGAAGGGCGGGCAACTGATCATCGTCGAACGGGTCATTAAGAAAGTCACTACGCACAGCGTGACCCTGAAATAAGCTTTCGTTGTACTGGCCTTTTGGGAGGACTTCGGTCCTCCCGTTTTTCCCCTTTCACTACTTTTTTTTGTATCTCCCGTGGTTGGTATGCAAAACCCATCCACCACTGGAGAACTACAAGTGATCAACGCAACGCTCGAAGAAATCATCCCGACCGACAACATCATCCCCATCGTTCGTGAAGAGAACAAACACTGCTTCTGCGAACATACGGAAGCGCAGCTGGTCCGTATCGGCAATGAGCAGACTTCCGAGATCGTCAAGACGAACTATCTGAAACCCGGCAGGTACGATATCCTCGGCCTGGGTATCACGAAGCCGCTGCTCGAATGCGGTCTCCTGGACATGACCGACGGGATCGATCCGAATATCAGCCTCGACACCGTTGTGCTCACGTATCTGTACAACGGCGTGCAAGTCCCGATCGTGCACCGACTGCGTCGCCTGAACGAACAGAACGAACTCGAACTCGCGCCGTTGACGACGTTCAACTTCTCGCCGCAGGGCAATTACCGCGAGGTGAGAATCGACAGCTACTTCACGATCCCGTTCGTTTTCAACGACAAGGAAGTCTCGGTCGACCTGCACGTGGTCGGCGATGTCAACCTCGAACTCGGTCATGCGACCGTCGTTGGCCGGATTTCCCAGACCGAGAAGACGCCGGACGAACTGCGTGATTTCGAGTTCGTCGGCTTCAGCCTCGATGCGAAGCGCACGAACCTCAATCGTCGTCCGGCATAAAGCCATAGAGGGAGTTCCACTGTAAAAGCAGTGGACTCTCTCCTCTTATGCCGTAACTGCGATGAAGAAGATTTTGATCACATATTACATCCTGAGTTCAAGCGGAACTCCCTTAACTGGAGAAAAATGGAATGAAGAAACCTTGCAAGTTGGCTATCCTGAAACGTAGCATCGCAAAGCCTGACTTTGTGACACAAGACTGTCAGCCTTCATACTGGGGCGGCCTTGTCAATGGGAAACCCAACTGGGTGTTTTTCGAATCGAACGCACTGCTGCTCAACAGGCGCGACGCGACGAAGGATTTGCTGGAAAATCCTCAGTTCGTCGAAGCCAACCAGATCAGCTGGTGCGAGGCACTTCACGAGACGCATTTCGAACTCGTGGAACTCATCGAGAAGACGAAGTCGTTTGGCTGGACAATCTGTCAACTCGAACAGAACAGCAAGAAGAGGTACTACTTGTCTGCGATCAATCTGATGGAGTTGTCTGACAATCGCTACAAATTTGTCGAGCATCCGAGCTTCACCATCATTCTCGATGAAGAACAAAAGAACGATGTCATGACTGAACTCGCAAAGATTTATCCTGACATCCAGTTCAAAGCAATCGAACTCTTTACCGAATAAGCTGACATTACAAAAGGTAAAGACATGGAAAAGAAACAAGCATGGCGCGTAAGCGCTTTGGTGGATATTGGATATGTAGTCGGAGACACGGGACGACAGCATGTGGCGAATCACTTTCAGATGGATCGTAAGATCGTTCTGAATGCTTCGCTGGGTACTGTTGTGTCGCCTGAAGTAATCGAAGCAGCCAAGCGGGCTATTCAAAACCGCAGCTTCGATTCTTTATCCAACAGTGACGAAAATTACGGGGTTGTGGGTCTGAAGCGCTGGGACCCGCGTGTTTTGACAATCAGTTGTGTTGCAGTGTTTAAGGACGCTGGAGAAGAAGAATGAACATGTTGGCTTTTGTGCTACGGGCAAAGATGGTGACCAAGACCGGGGTGTCATTGATTACGTATCTGGACATCGATCCGGATACGAATGACGTGTTTCTCGTTGATAGCGTACAACGAGCGGCACGGCTGACACTGGAGGGCGCGAACCGTTGGTTCAACGACCTCATGAAGGAACCCCGTCGCAAAGACGGCGAAGAGATCCCCACGCTGTGTGCGGTAAAGATGGCGCTGCTCGAATTCACGGATTCACGTGAGTTGGAGATTCAGCCGATCGAGTATCTGCTCTCCAGCGGCAAGCTGATGCGCTGGGATGCACCGGTGACGCGTAACCTGAAGACCCTGTCGTGGCCGAAGGAGAACGCAGATGTCAACCACAGATAAGCCAAAGAGGCGCTACGTCAAAGCGAAAAAGCCCGACGTTGTTGCGCCTTCGGCTTGGGCTAGGGTGTTGGAAGCCCGTAAGTACGGCAAACTCCTCCAAGACTTCATGCTGGCATGGATTGCAGAATGTCGGGTCTTGGACGAGTACCACGAAATGATGCATTCGTTGTACGGAGAGAATTACAAGTACAAATATTTCGAACCAACGAGCATCGTCGTGGAAGCCGCAGATCAATTCGAAACAACTGGAGAGCCTCATGGCTGAGAAGAATTACTACTTGCGTCAAGGTGAACTCGGAGCCGTCATGGGTCCGAAGACGATGGTCGATGAACGCAGTCCGGCATGGAAGCGTCTGTTTTCCATCAAAGTCGAGCGGCCCTATGTCGGTAGCCCGACTGTCGTCTTCAACTTCCGCTCGATTCAGAACGCCAGCCTTTTCACTGCGTTCGTTGAGACGGGTCACCCGTTGGTCGAGCGTATTGCACAAAACCCGGAATCGACTCCGGAAGAAGCTATCATGCTCTTCTGGAACAATCTGGTAAATGAAGTACCGACACTACCGGAAGAACCGGCGGGGGATCGCATCTTCAAGCTTCCGCTGGTAGACGGGACATGGGTGCTGCTTGACCTGACGAGCGTGCAGCGCGGCGTGCGTAATCCGGAGAACGTCCTCTTTTACTGGTCGGTGGACGGCGAAAGCACGGCGCAAACTCGTGCTGAAGCGCACGCTGTCTTTGGTCAAACGAATCCCGCTGCTATCAGCGAGAACAGCAAACAGATCAAGGACGTGATCGATGCATTCTTGGCATCCGAGCACTTTCCCAAGGGCAAGGTGATTTCGCCGGTGGTGGCGCATGTGGAAGATTCTGACGATGGCTCCAAGCTCATCGCGTACTTCCCGAGCGCACCCAAGGAGGAGTACGAAGTGAAGATCACCTCTCCCACGGGCGAGAAGTTCAAGGGTGTTCTCATCATCGATCCGTCGATGGCACCGTAAGGAGAGGCGTTGTGGGCTACTGCATTCCGACTGCTTACCCGCCGCACGGCGGTAAGCGCAATCAAGAGTTCCTCAATGCGATCGCAGCAAAAGTCTTCGCTGACCTGCAAGGACGGAACTTGCCCCGGCTTTCTGCGACTCTCATCAACAAGTGGACGTACACAGATCTGCCTTGTCCGTCCATTTCAACGGAAAACCCGGAGCTAAACGCAGTTTTTATCGACCACAATGATGTTACGGATACGGTGTTCATGATGTTCCGTAGGTCGATCGATGCGCCGTCTCTCTCGTATCAAGGGTTCTTTCCCTTCGGCACGGACATCAACGACATCCCGTTGATTTCCCTCTACTGCGGTCTGTACCTGACGCTGGAGTGGGATCGGACGTATCGTCAGGAGTGGTCGATGCGGGCGATTCTGGATAAGTATCCGGATGTGAATGTCGAGGATTGTTGCACCAGTCGTGACTTTCAGCGCTTCGGCTTTGAAGTGTTGGGCTACGATCCCGAGGTCTTCCAACCTCCCTTTAACATCTTCACGCAGGATGATTACTAACGACCTGTACGAAAGTATCAGGGAGATCATCAAGGATTGCAAGACCCCGATGATTCTCCCGACTGGCTTTACTAGGGAGGCGGATGGAGTGTGGCAGCTTTCTCCGCCTACTGAAGTTGAGCGCACGACGCTGGTGATTAAGATGCTGAAAAAGCGTCCGATTACAGGCGGTACGTGTTTTGTGATCAACTTCGAAACCATGGAACTTAAAATTCAGGAGAGCAGTAATGATTGACAAGAATATCGAATATCCGATGGTCGGTGTGGGTAAGCTGGACGTCGAAGATGGTCAACCGAAGTTTGTGCTTTATACCAATGTGACGGGTGTGCTGGAGACACCGCTGTACTACTCGAAGACTGGTGTTGTCACCACGATGAACGAGCACATCATGCGATTCTGGACGGCAAGCGAAGCCATCGGCCTTCGTGCTGCGTTCACCAAGGTCGCTGATCAGGTGGCAGCCACGGGGAAAGTCGAGGACAAGGACGATCTTATCCTCTGCTACGCGGTTGGAGAAGTCGGTAGTGGTTTTTACTACTACGGGCTGAATGCAGGTGGTTCGTTCATGTCGCGTGACGTGAAGGAAGCATTCACCTTCAAGGAACCCCAGCAAGCCGAAGATGTGAAGCCGCATTTCGCGCAGCTTTTCGAGGTTCCCACGCAAGAAGCCGTCGATCGCATGCGCATCGTCACGCATGCGTCGCTTAACACCATGATTGCGGCGCGTGAAATGACCGAGAAGTCAGCTCAGCGTGCGGAAGAAGCGGCCGTCGAGAGCGATACGCAGTACCTGATTCGCTTTATCGATCCGAAGCAGGAAAACGACCTCGAAGGCGACATCACTGCTCCGTGCTGGGTGCGCTACTACTGCGAAGGCACACTCGTCGATGCGATGGAAGCGGCCGAATGGTTCGAGCGCTCGGAAGACGCCATCGATGTGTCGGCGCAATTGCGTGAAGCCGGCATGTCGGGCCAGTTGTACGACGCAAGCGAAGCACTCATGCTCAAGCTGAAGGTGCTCGGTATCATTGGTCAGTCGCCGTCGACCAATGGCGTGCAGGTGACGTTCCGTGACAGCGTGCTCATTCAGGTACTCGCAGTATCTGGCATGGGTGGTCCGGAGAACTGGAAGTGGAATACCTTCTTCCAAGACAGCCTGCGCTGGGTGTTCGACGAAGAAGTCAGCCCGGACGAAGACGAAGAAACCGACGAAACCAATTGATGCTCGGGGACCCTTAGGGGTCCCCTATTCTCCCTTAAAGAAATAGGTAAATCATGGTCAGCCCCCTGAACAAACAACTCAATCACGCAGAAAAGAAATACGCCGTTCGTTTCGGTTGGTATCGCTACGAAACCGAGCAAGACAAGGAAATGGAACTGGATCGCTTTAGCGAGCCTCCCGTTCAACCGTTCATGTTCATGAACTACGATCCCGAAGTCGGTACGTTCTTAGACGATTCACTGCAAGACGCCCGCGACCTCTATGATGTTAAGCGGATGGTGAGTCGCTTCATGGCCGTCGGCTTGCCTGCGACGCTGCGTGACGCTGATCGGATGGAGAGGATCAAATTCGAAGCGATGACCGACGCAATCACGATTGACCAAGATGGTCAACTCTGTGTGAATTGGCATAACGGCGAACTTTTTATCGAGGTCGTTGAGATCTATGAGAACGACATCGATGACATCAAAAACGGCGAAGAGCTGTACGAAGTAACGAAGGTGCTCGCCCGTTGGGAAGTACTGGCAAAAGCAAGCGAAGATGCGTTCTTCCCGCCGTGGGAAATGGACAAGAATCACCAGAAGAACAAGGAAGAAGCACAGCGCATTCAGGACGAAGAAATCGTCAAGCCGTTCATCGACGACGAACGTCTGCGCAATTGGGTCGCTGCTCTCATCAATGCGGCCAACGACATGAAGCTCGAAGCGCACCACTTCAAGATCTTTGGCGTCCTGCACGAATCGGGCCAGATCACTGCTCGCATCTGCTGTCAGCCGGATGCTCCCTATTCGGGCGATCAAGTCGTCTTGTTCAACCGATGCGATAACTTCGAAGACCTCACCACGGTCGGTCAGTCGGCCAAGCTCGGGGAAGTGCGCTGGTTCTTCGAGACTCACCATTCCACTCAAGCTCTGGAAGACTTCGACACGTGGTTTAAGAGCAAGAACAGTTAGTTAAAAGAACATGGTACCGCAAACAATCCTCTTAGAGTTTCCGGATGAGATCAAAACACTTGCACTCACGTTAGAGTCGTTTCACTTCAAGCCCTCGTTTATCGAAGGTTTGTTGGAGGACGTGGTGCAGTGTCTGAGAGATCGTTCGGAAGCTTATTCCAAGCTAGACGAATACGTAGAAAATGTGCGAGGTAAAGAAGGGGACTATGTTGCGCGGTACGTCGACAGAATCGGAAGAAACATTTACCACCAACTCCTCGACATCAAGGCGTACTTCTCGAATGGAAAGCTGCCGTATGTCTACGGTGAATTCCAGACGGACGTCTACTTGTCGTTGGAGTTGCACTGGGGTAACTAAGAAATGAACGAACACAAGTACCGAATCTCGCTGTGCAAGAAGCGCAGCAACGATCGCTTCCTCGGGGTGAAAGAAGCTCCGAGCTATGGCACGCGTGCATTGGGCGGCAACATGCTCTACCACTGGTTGCCGGAAGGTGAGTCGTACCCGCTCGACCTGACCAAGGAAGAAGCCCACGAAATCATCGAGAAGATCCTCGCGGCAAAGATGCCGGACAATGTACATGACTTTGATACGTGGTCTATCCTCAAGATGCAAGCCTGTCTTGACACGACTTGTTATCAGCCGGACGAGGACTACGAATGGAAGATGGATGAGTACTTTCATCCGGTCTACATCGGTCTGCACCGCACCGATATTGGTTGCGACGAATCGCAGTGGGGACTCCAGCTCAACCAATCACAAGTACGGGGGTACTGACATGAGCTTGCTTCCCACTGGCAAGGAAAGCTGTTCGGAAACGGGCTGTCCGTTGTCGTTCTGTGATTGTCCGTGTCATCGCGGCATGGGTGTCATGCATTGCATGCCGTGCTGCCGCATGGAAAAGTGCGAGAAGTGCGGCAAGACGTTCTTCAACGTCACGGCTAACTATTCCAAGCTCGGAGGTTAAGATGGCAGTTGGGTATCCCGATACGTACGTTATCCTGATGTTGTTTCGTCGTGATCTTCTTGCTGGTGAGCGCGACAAGCCCATCGAAGAAATCACTTGGGCGGATCTTCGGGTGACGAGAAAAGACGCAGAACGCTCGGACCGGGTTGACTTCATTGACCTGGACGGCACCTGCCGGACGTTGAAACAACGCAATCAGCACGAAGAGTTTCCTAAGAAGGCACGTTCGATTGTGCGTCCGGAATCCTTCGATTTTCTTAAGGTACGCGACGCTATGCCGTGGTGGAATGGCCTTTATTGAGAGGAAGCACCATGTCACGAGTACCGATCAAGACGTGTGAGCGCGCAGACTGTCCGAACAACAAGTGCCTGTGTTCGTGCCATGGCGTTGCTTTTATCGACCACATGTTCGCTTGCTGTGAAACCATACAGTGCAGTACATGTGGCGAGAAGGTTGGTGGTGTTGCGGCTGACGGCGGCGTCTACTACAAGGAAGCATCGCCGGTCAAGAATCCGCTGATCGAGCAGGCAGCAGTGGATCGCCATGAGCGTCCTCTGCGCACGCGCACTTGTAGGGCGTGCGATTGGAACGTGAGTTCGTACAACTGCAATCCTACCTTGGTCGCTTTGCGTCCGGAAGCGAGTGTGTGGGACTGGTGGTACGCCTGCGATAATGGCAACTGCGAGCATGCGCATGGCGAGGGATACTTCCAAGCAACACCCGATTGGGTGAAGATAAACTAAAGGAAAAGCAATGAGCATCAAATCAGATCGCTGGATTCGGCGCATGTGTACGCCCCCGGATGGCACGTGGGGTATGGGTTACAGCAAGCTGCCGGTCAACAAAGTCGGCGAGCAATATGTGGTCCGCGAAAACGGACTGCCGCTCATCATGTGCAATCCCAACATGCGGGTCGAAGACTGTGAAGAGTTCACGCCGTACACGGATGAACAGAAAGCGCAGTTCAAGCCGATGATCGAGCCGTTCGAAGCCGGCCAGGTGAAGGTGAAGCATCGGTATATTCATCCGGATCTACCGACGTGGAAAGCTGATCTGGAACTGGCGACTCAGCAACGCGGATGCGGACCGGATGTCGATGGTGACACCGTGTTGGAAAAGATCGTGTCCTACGGTACCTCTTCCTACGGCTACGATCTGCGATGCTCGAACAAGTTCAAGATCTTCACCAACATCAACTCCACGGTGATCGATCCGAAGAACTTCGACGAGAAGAGCTTCGTGGACTTCGAAGGCGACGTCTGTATCATCCCGCCGAATTCGTTTGCCCTGGCATCGAGCGTCGAATACTTCCGTATTCCGCGCAACATCCTGACCGTGTGTCTGGGTAAGTCGACCTACGCGCGATGCGGCATCATCGTGAACGTCACACCCTTCGAGCCGGAATGGGAAGGCTACGTCACGCTGGAATTCTCCAACACGACGCCGTTGCCGGCGAAGATCTACGCCAACGAAGGTGTCGCGCAAGTACTCTTCTTCCAAGGCGATGAAGTGTGCGAGACGTCGTACAAGGATCGCGCTGGCAAGTACATGAACCAATCTGCGGAACCGATTCCGCCGAGGACGTAAATCATGGATAACGATACTTTCCGGGAGACTTTGTCATGATTGAATTCCGACGAGATTCGACGGGTAAGATCACGCAAGTCGACGGTGATCGCGTGCCCAATGATTATCGTGAACCGGATTTTGCGGAACACGATAAACGACTAACAAGTGTCCACTGCTGGCTGACTTACATCACGCCTGCGATGCAGGAAATCTGGCCGACGTTTTCGGATGAGCAGAAAGCCATCATTGCAGTGGGCGCACAGGAAACGGCGGATGCCGAAGACTGGGAGTAAATGGCGTCTGCCATGGTCGCAGCGAAACGCTTGGCTCGGACTCGCGTCCCGAGATTGATACGGCTCTCTTCCAGAAGAGCCTGGGTTAAAAGTAAAAGCAACAACAACCAGTAGTCCAACAAAGGAAAGTAAGAAAATGGGATCGATCCTCTTTTTGGTGTTTCTGAGCATCATCGCTTTTACCGGGGTGTGTTTCTTGACTGCGCTACTCAAGAAGCGACCTATCGTCGCAATGGGACAGGAGCGCATTCCCCGCAAGCCGAACTTCTATCTGGCGGGCATCGCAGCAGTCGTGGTCTTCCTCGTTGGCTTGGCGCTTGCCAGTTTCACGCAGGTACGAGCCTCCAACGTCGGTATCGTAACGCAGTTCGGGGAAGTGATGACCGATACGCTCTCGGAAGGCCCGCACTTCGTCCGTCCGTGGGAAGTCGTGACTTCGGTATTCGTCGGTCTGGATGTGACCAAGGCGGAAGGCGCGCAAGCTGCCTCGAAGGACTTGCAGACGGTTCACACCGATCTCGTGGCGAACTTCCGTGTCGACCCGCTCAAGGCGAAAGCACTCTTCGAGAAAGACCCGGCGCTCAATTACGTGGGCAACTATGTGAATCCGGCGATCTTCGAAGTGTTCAAAGCGGTGGTTGCACGCTACACGGCTGAAGAACTCGTGACCAAGCGCAATGAAGTCTCGGAAGCTATCGTGACCGCGTTGCGCACCAAGCTGGGCCAGTACGGCTTGATCGTGCAAGACATCAACATCACGAACTTCAAGTTCAGCAAGGCATTCGACGACGCGATTGAAGCGAAGGTGACGGCAAGTCAGAACGCCGAGAAAGCTTCGCGCGATTTGCAGCGTATCCAGTTCGAAGCTGAGCAGAAGGTCGCGCAAGCCAAGGGTGAAGCCGAGTCGATTCGCATCCAGTCCGAAGCGATTCAACAAAACGGCGGTGAAGCCTACTTGCGCATGAAGACCATCGAGCGCTGGAACGGCGCACTGCCGCAGTACGTCGGCGCAGGTAATCCGATGTCGATGTTCAGCCTCAACAAGTAAGCCTAGCGGTGCTAGGGGGAGCCGGGTGGACACCCACCCGGCTTTATGCCCTCGATTTATCGCTTTTTACTGGGTTAGTCGATTGTGTGGAATAACTAAGGAGTGAATCATGTCCGATAAGAAAGAGTACTACGTAGTGGACGCAGACGCCTTGCGGCGGATACTGAACGCTTTGAATGGTCCGAGCCATTACATCCGGGAATTGCAAGTGACCCGCAATCTTCCTGGCTCTGAACCCAATCCGATCGATGTGATCGAGAAGCAGGTCAAGATGCAGGAAAATCTTCCCTCTGATGTCGATCTGCGCGAAATGGAATTCGGGGGCAACAATGTAGAGACACTGAAGTTCGCTATCAATGCGCGTACTGCTTCGCACAGTCCTAATGCAGCAGGATTAGCGCTTAAGGCATTGGAGCCGATTTACTGCAAGTCTGGCGGTTGGAAACTTCCGCAAATCGATTAGTCGACCGGGGTCTTCGGACCCCTTTCTTTTTTTGTTTCAAACGGATTTCAGTCACATATTACTCCTTGGATTAACAGGAGTAATTCAAATGAGAAACGAACTAATCTACAAGCTGATTCAAGACGTTTTGATTGCAGCAGAACACACACCGGTTGATCTGACGTACTTTGACAAGCATCCGGCAACGGGCATCATCTTCCGCCGGCAAAGAAGAAAAACCAGCCCGACTATCGTCAGCTGGCGTGAAGTTTCCATTCGCGTGTATGCACCTTTACCCAATGCACGGCGCGTCTTGTGTAACGCGAAGTACTCGGTCAAAATCCTTGACCGCAGTCCTGATGTAAGTCCCAAGAACGCTGCACTTGAAGAAGACATCTTCAAGCGTGAATACGACTTGACAGAAGATCACGATGCACTGGTGAAAGCCATCATTGCGTATCTGAAAAGAGAGAAAAATCCTACCTAAGAACAGCAGCGGAAGCTTAAGAATACCTATTTACATTCGAAGGAAATAGCATGAATAAGATCGAACAATACAAAGAACTCATCGAACAAATCGAAGCGTTCTTCAAGTCGAAGCTGGATGGGAAGTTCTCGGAATGGAGCCTCACTTACAACAACCATCACGGATGTTACGTCAAGCTTAAAGACGAGCACGAAGACTTCATGCTGCATCCGAATTCCAGCCACAACGTTCTCGGCTACAACGTTCTCGCAATGGCAACATGGGTGCAGGGCGAAGCAGATCGTAGTCGTGCGGTGGAAGAAGACCGAGTTTGGGAACTCCACTACAATGCGAAAGATAACAGCCCGTCTGTTAGCTACGCTGCGTCGACTCTACTGGGCTTGCTTAGTGGGTTAGATTTCGTCAATCTGACATCGGCTAATGCTGAACCAGTTAGCGCGCTGGAAAGTATGCTTCAATCGCTGCTTGTTGGCGAGTACGCTGACCTCAGTTTCCGGTCGATGACGCACCAACTGACCGACACCATGCCGCCGTGCGAGTCGTTCGATGAACTGATAAAGGTTCTCAGCATCCAGATGGACGAGTTTTCCACGCCGGAAGAATACGAGCGTTTCAAACAAACGCACTCCGAAGTGGAATTCACGTGGTATCCGAACACTCCTGTTGGCTGTCACACTGTGCGCGGCGTTGAGTTGTACTCGGTTCTGGCTGCTGTTTTTGAATAAGGAGAGAGCGATGAGTGCAGTAAGCGAAGTAAAGCCGTGGATTGAACCGTGCGTTGTCTTTCTCTGCATGGTTCACGATCTCAACTTTCCCGATCCACGTGGTCCGGACTTCGGTCGATGGTATCTGAGTGTCGGGGAAGATCTGACCATGGAAGATGGCACAGTGGTCGGGTTCGATCGTCGTCTCGAATATGCCATGCCGATGACGCTTGAAGCGGCGAATGCTCGGCTTGAAGAAATCAAGACAAATCCCGATGCGATGTGTATTCTGACATCGACACCTCCCGATAGGGAACCTCACCCCTATCACTGGGAAATGTTGATGTACAGTCATGCAGCTACGATACAGCCGTAACAAACTGGTCGGAGAAGTAACGGCATAAGGGGAGGCTTTCGCCTCCCCGCGCATTAGGAGATCTTGCTGATCATCCAGAAGTCTTCTGCCAGATTGGGGTTCAACACGTAGTCGAACGGAAGCGTGAAGTAGCCTTTCATACCCCAGCTTTCACCCCAGCTGTTACGAACGATGAAGTAGCGATCCTTGCGATCGTACCCTACGATCAGGACAGCGTGACCACCCTGGCATTGTTCGTTTTCAGCCGGCATCGGAACCTCACCGGTCTGTGCCACGGCATCCGACTCGAAACTGTCGTACACCATGATGCCGAACACGATCGGAAAACCAGACGCGAGTGCATGCAGCAGATCGTCTTCCGTTTGCATCACACGACGGTATTCGACCGCACGATGATTCAGACCATCGGTGTAGGCTTCCATGGAAGGCTTGAACTTGAACTTCTTGGTGTCGTACGGCCAGAGCGTTTCATCGCACGCGCCGTACTGGACGAGTGTTTTGATGCCGTCACGGATTTGAGCACCGCCGTCTTGCCCGATGTCTCCTTCGAGCATGCGTTCGTTGTAGTACACGAACAACCGCGACAGACGAATCGGTTGTTCGCGCTGAGCGTTCTCAGCGTATTCGAGTGCTCCAACGATTGCATGGCCCGTACAGCAGCCAAGATCGCCTTGGTCTTCAACAGCAGAACAACCGGTACGCAGGTCGACACGATCGGGAATTGTGATCGGTTCGACTGCCTTGTAAATGTGGTCTCGGGAATCGTGCTTGTCCTTGGCGTGGACATACTTGCGTTTCATGTTTCACCCTTAGTTTTTTGAAGTGGGATACTTCATAAAATTCGAATTATTTTTTATCTAGAAAGGAGTCTTTCATGAGCACAATCACGTATGACGATCAGGAAAAGTTCATCGACTGGATGAACATGTCGTGCGCTACGCCCGACATATTTCGCAGCATCCGTAACTGGGTGGTGCAACACATCCGTGAAAGTATGGTCGAGCATCCGGAGGGTGATCCGGGTGTGTCGTATGTCCTCACGCCGGGCGAGATCGTTCTCTCGGATCAGTCCAACGCAACGGGCTACGAGTTCGAATTGCTGATCTCGTACAGCCGTACCGACATCAGCCGCAAGACGTGCTACTTGCTCGTCAACAACGAAGGCAAGATCGCCAACTTCGTCTACTTCGAGGACGTGCTGTCCATCAAGAAGGAACAAGCGTAACTCGCGATTAAAAGCTAGTGCGCCCGGAAAGCGTATGGGAGGTATTCCATGAAAGTTGGCAAAACCATTCTCGGCTTTGACGCACTCGAAATCATTGCGAGGACTTCGAATGATTCAGCAGGCTTAAAGACCTTGCTGGCGAATCTTGCAATGGAAGAGGTGGAAAAAGCCAAAGCAAGGCTGGCAGTCGAATCCGGCATTACGTTTCGTGCGATGTTCGTCGAAGAGATGGACTTCGCAGGCAGGCCGTCTTTGACGGGTTATCTTCTCGACTACAAAGCAGGTCCTGCTCAGCCGGTTGATGACCCGTCCATGTATCACTACGCGCATTACTTCATCGAACTCGATGCAAGTGGCGCGTACGTGCAACTTTACCGAATCGACAACTACCCTGATGAGGAGCAGTGATGCTTATCAAAAACTTCGGCATGAGTGCCAAGCGTGCAGATGCCATGCTGCAACGAATCATGAGCGACATCGAGCGTCGCGCGGCGCTGCCGCAACTCGATCTGCGTTACCTGACGAGCGCGATGAGCATCCCCGTCGGCGGCAACATGGTGCCCGTGCCGTCCATCTCGGCATTCTTCGAAGATCGTGGTTTCCATGCCCTCATCCTCGAAGAAGATCCGAACGCAGAAGAACTGACGATCATCCTCACGCATACGCGGCCGAACAACGACGGCGTGGCTGAACGCGGCTTTTACACCACGTACAAGGCCAAACCGCAAGCGGCGGTGTTCGTCTCGTTCGACATTCTCCAGTTCTTCCTCGAACGCGTCGAGCACCTGAACGTGAAGGACGCAGAAGACGAATGGGTGCCGAACCCGGTGCTGCGCAAGCCGCTCGAAGTCGAGAACCTGCTCAAGGCTGCTTATCCTGACCTGCCGCAGGAATACACGTGGAAGCTGAACCTCGAAGCCAAGAAGCCGGACAACCAGCCGGTGGTCGAGTTCCATGCTACCAATCCGCAAGGAGACTCGAAGTGAGCGACGTATTCGAGAAGAGCGGCCCGGAAGTCCTTTTCTTTATCCGTGACAACCAAGTCAACCCGCATCTGCTGGAAAACTTGGCTGCACGGGTGATGGCGTTCGAGAAGGACTACGAAGGACAGCTGAACCAAGCAGTCGCATCGACCACGCATTTGCGTCAAGAAACGATGCGTACCGCTGAAGGTGAGCACGAGGGCTTTCTACTCACGGTCCACTACTACAAGGAAGCGGACCCGAAGGACGCCTCTGTCTGGCACACGCAGTACTGGTTCTTGACCCAGAACGAAGACAAGCTTTTCAATTCGATCTGGGAACTCGGTGAAAACGCAGACGCATCTCAGCAGGATGAATCGTCGATGAAGATGATGGGCTACGGCGGCCTGCCATTCAGCGGACAGCGCGCTACGTACAATCAGTCGGCACTTCAGCAGATCCGTGAAGCGCTGCTGCAAGTCTCAGGGCGACACCCGGTGCTCCTGAACGAAGAAACCGGACTCGCGATCAAGCCGCTGCATCGTAACGGTGCCAACGATTTCGAGCTGGCTTTTCGTGATTCGTTCATCTCGCTGACGCTCAATTCCGAAGGACTACGCGTTATTGTGTTCTGGCACAACGAAGGACGTGATCCGTTCGGCGACAAGACCACCGGCATTCGTTTCACGGTCGATCAAAACGATCCACTAGCGACTGCCAAGATCGTGCGAGAAGTGCTGAACGTCTACGTCGAAGTAGTACCGGGTTTCCGAATCGACGTTTGGCCGGACATCGTGCTTTATCAGGCTAAGTCGAAGGAGCCGCTCGACGTCATCCTGAAGGACGAAGAACGCCCCGAATGGCAACGGTTCCCTGAACTGCCGTAGTACGGGTAAGTAGCACGATTTTATGGGAGACGACTGACCACCGCTCCCATTTTATCCACTTTTCGGGGCTAAGTTAATGAGCAGCAAGGCCAAGGTGTTCTTCGATTCAGTGTTGAACGAAATGCGTTCGAGCAAGGTGTCTCGTCTGAACGGAATGGTGAAGACGAACAAAGTTGAGCGTGGCGGGAAAAACCAAGAGACGATTGAAGTTTCGTCCTCGGCTATCTCGTTCAAAGATTCGGTGACCGGTACAATGGAAATCACCGTGCTCGACCGACCACCTGGCTATCCGCATAAGTCAGGCGGGGGCGTGACGTTCTTCGTTGAACCGGGCGATAACAATTTCAAACGCATTGCTCGGGACATTCTCTTCTGGATGTCGCTACACAGTACGGGGTTCAGGGACAAGATCGATCCGCGCTCGATCATCGACGCGTACAAGGATTGTCAGCTTCCGACACTTCAAAATCAACATTGGCGAACGAATCGTCAGACGGTTGCTTACGTCTAGACGATGCTATGACACTAGGCAATATAGCCTAGGTCTATGCGGGAGAGACCCTTATGAATACGAGCTATTTGGTTGGGATGTTGCTGGTGTTGTGGGTGGCAGGCGTGCTGGGAGCCATGTACTTTTCCATGGTACGCGCCACTGTCGGACTGACGCAGTTGCATGTGTTTCGCATCCGCATTGCGGTGGCGACCGGTGGACTCGTTTCCATTCTGGCTCTCTACCTGAACAAGATGTTGTTTTCGTGAGTCTACGGGGGGCCTTTGGCTCCCCGCTTATGCCCTAAGGAGGACAAGAGCCCAAAAGTTGTTTTATACGTACTACAACCATATTCTGGGGTAAGTCCCCCCTAGAATCGATAGTCAAAATAAGAGACTCGCAATCGCCGTAGATTCCGGGACATGAAGAAAAGCAGTTTCCTTCAACCAGAGCGAGGTTTTTAAGAATGCGAATCAGGAAATCGAGACTATTGATGACCTTCGAACAGCTTTGCAAAGAGTTGGAACAAAGGTCATTGCGTGAAATTGACGTATGTGCGTTTCACACGCGACTCATGGACAAGACAGCGTACGCGCTGTCGGTTTCCAAACAAGGGTTGTTTGTGGTACTTACACAGGCGGAGTCAGATTCTCCGAAACACGTCAAGTTGATCACGCTGAAGTTGAGTGGCGGTGAAACGGCTTACAGGGCAAAAGTCCATGTGATCCACGAGAACGACATCCAGACGATGGCGTTTATCACCACATTCTTCTTCTACGAAGGAATCAGGCCGGATGACCTATCTGACCTGTATAAAGCATTTCCTGATTTGGACGATTATCGGCATGTGGTGCAGATTGACTCGAAAGAGTTGGATCTAAGCGGCTTTCCGATGTAGAGTCGTCCCTATTGGGAGAATAACAATGCAGACGCAAGAGAAGATAAAAAAGGCGGTCGGGTTCTGGCAATACGTGAAGCAATCACCAACGGATGCGTGCGAAATTGACCGAGATCGCGCAATGGAATACATCCGTTGTAACACGTTAAATGTCAACACCTTTAAATTGGTAATGCTGGGGGCAAGCATTGCGTTCAATCAGGCACGCAAAAAGGACAAGGATGTACTCGGCTTCTACGCGGATTTCGTAGCGGATGATGTCTACAACACCGAAGGAAAACCCTTAGGTGCTGTGACTATCAGGGCTGAAATTCGCCGTGAAGAAGTGAGTCCAAAGGCGAAGGATCGTTCATCGTTTTACGAGTTCACGTTACTGGTTAATCTCGACGGCAAGATTGTCGATGTTGACTATCGAAAACTCCAAAGACAACTCGCCGCCAACCAACAACCTATGAGAGGTTATTGACATGCTAGGTTATATGCGGAACAGAAAGCGGATTGTGCAGGGTGAAACCATCGCTCAACATAGGCCGCGTACAATCCCTGAAAACATTTACATGTGGGGTGGTTCTTTCTGGGATGCATGGAAGAAACAATCCAGTCCTCTCGCGCAGCAGCAATTGGATCAGATGGTGGCTCAGTTCAAACGTTCGACACGGATGTCTGAATTGCGCTTTTACCGTTCTGGTTCGGTTTTAACCATTCAAGCAGGCAGCAGTAGCTTGCGTGTTGAGATGCTTTGGGAAAACGGACAAGTCGTAGAGGTAGTCGACTTGGCTCGCTCAGAGCGCTCAGCGAAGAATGCGTATCGCACGTCACAATCTTCCCTTTAACAACCTTTAGGAATAAGGTTCCAAAATGAAAACCCTGCAAGGACTCGTCCTCGCAATAAGCGCACTCACCGCACTGAGTGCTTCGGCCATCACGAAAGATGAAGTGGTTCGTGATGCAATCAAGAAAGGCGCAATCGTCGTTGTGTGCGACAACGGATTGTGTAAGGACTACAAGACCCGAGAAGTGGTAGGCGAGGGTCAAAATGGAATGTACCTCATGTATCCGAAAGGGCATGAGGAAGAAGAAAAGCAAACGGCGAGGCTACTGGCCAATGCCGAGTGAGGTGTAGGAGAAGTCTTTTTCGGACGGGGGCGATTTGCCCCCATTATGCCGTTAGGACCAAGTGAGGAATAACAATGACACTTCCAGAAGAGACGGAGACAAGCAAGGCAAGGATCGGTAAGACACCGCTTGTTATCATTCTGATCGCAATGGCAGGCGCAGCCTTGTTCTTCGCTTACCAGTTGGCACTTTTACTGTATCCAGCACTTCGCCATGTAGATTTATTGTAGGGCTGTATGTAGTAGTGGACAGTACCTGTTCCTTCAGTTAGTTTCAATCCGAATAGAAGCAGCCGCGTAGATTGGGTCTACGTTTGGCACTAGCTCGCTAAGCTAGGCAATACCTTGCCAAGGTAATCTATTTGGAGTTAGAAATGACCACTGAAGTAAATGTGATTGAAGCGTTGTTGGGACAGGTGCTGGTGAAGGCGGAAAAGATTGAAGCGGGAGATGAACGATGCGACAACGACCAGTTGGTGTTTTGGCTGGCCGATGGTCGCGTCTACATGTTCACGCACGATCAAGATTGCTGTGAACTCGTCTACATCGAATCCATTGTTGGTGATCTGAATGATCTGGTAGGGGCTCCGTTGCTGATGGCGGAGGAAGTTGTATCCGAACCGGAGATTAAGGATTGCGAAGCAGGCGACGATGGTGAGACATGGACGTTTTACAAGTTTGCTACCTTGAAGGGCTATGTCGATGTCCGGTGGATTGGTTCATCGAACGGCTATTACTCGGAGTCGGTAGATCACGGCTTCTTGGATATCGAGGTGCAAAAGCAGTTGCCGTCTTCTTAACCCTGTAGGAATGGAAAGCACGCTGGCGTCAAGCCGGTGTGCTTTTTATGCCGTCATTTTGTGTAGTCTTTCTTTTTTTGTCTTCATCTACACAAACTACGGGGGCCAGCATGTGGCGTGGCTTTAAACGATTCTGGCACGACCAGATCACGACCCCGAACGGCGACATTGATCCTGCTCGCGTTTGGGGGTATCTCATCATCGGCTGTGGCGGCATGCTCTACAACTTCTTCGAGTACTACGAAGTGGTGATCAAGGGCCAGCCGTTTGATCCGAATGCTTACGCTGACGGCCTCATCAAAGTCGGCACAGCGCTGCTGGCAGCCGCTGCTGGTATCTGGATCAAGAAGGGTGCAGAAGCGCCTTACAACCCGACTGTAGCGGCTGCTAACATGCCGGATGATCCGGGCGTGCAAGCCGCAGCAGGCAACCCTGCTGGTACCGATCCGCAAGGCACACAAATGACGCTTGACGGTATGAGTGCCCTTGCGCAGGATGAGATCAATCAAGCGCAGACACTGGCTGACAAGTTCAAGCAACTGTGGCAGTCGGTCAAGAACATCTTCAAGTAAGGAATAACAATGATCACTGCACGCTACGTCGCATTTGTTTTTTTGTCCTTGTTCATCACGGTTGTGGCTTGGATCATCTCCCCGATTCTTGCCTGCCTGGTGAATGAGGAAGGGAACTTGCCGAACTGGCTCTACTGGTTCCAGACTTTCGACAACACCTGCGATGCCGGCTGGAAGGTGCAAGGCAGTTACGGCACCTATCTGAAAGATGGCGCGGTACCCACGGGATTTACGTTGTGGCGCTATCGCTGGTTCTGGCTGTGTCGAAACCCCGCGTATGGTTGGGATTACTTCCCGTTGGGCATTGAATGGGACAAAGATGACTGGACTGTCATCAAGTGGTCGACCCAAGATGCCAACCCGAACTTCTATTACGCCCGCTCGAAGCAAGGTTACTTCAGCTGGGTGTACATCAACGACCACATCCAACTGAAATTCGGTTGGAAGTCGTGGGGACTTTTTGATCGTGCGACTGGTACATACACCGATGGCCAATTCGGTCCGGAGAAACGCCAGCCGTTGTGTTTCACCATCGTTCCACGCTTCTAGGAGAAGATCATGCCGTCGAAAACGCCGGAGCAAGCCAAGTTCATGCGGGCTGCTTGCCATGACAAGAAGATCGCGGATTCGCACCACATCAAGCAGGAAACTGCTTGCGAATTCGTCCGGGCAGATCAGGCACAAGCACGTGCACAAGCGAAAGGCCAGAAGCCTGCTCGCGAAGGCATGACCATCAGTCCGTCGGCTGCCGTGTTCACCACCGGCTACGTGCATCCGACGGGCCAACCTCCCTTCAAGGTGTTCTAATGGCTTTTCCGATTCAGTGGTATCTGTTCTGGTCCGTCATGCTGCGGTCCTGCTGGGGGTTCTAAATGGCTAAAGCCCAACTCGATTCTCAAGCGGTCTACATGCCGCCGCGCGGGATGCCGCTTGCGCAAATCCCGAACTTTCAGGGTTATCCCTGCACGATCATTGGCGTCGGTCCGACCGACCGAGTGAGCGCAGTGGTGAAGGCTCCGGCAGGCACGGGACCCTACACGTCGTATGCGGTCGAAAACGTACCGTATTGCGATGCGGATACCGATCCGTCGCAGGTACCCATCAAGGGCGGTTACGTGGCTCCGGTCGGCTTCACACCGCCGAGCTATACGCCGCCTCCGGTGACCAACGCAGCAGGTCAGGTGATCGTGCCCGAAACCATCTGGGCGAATCCGAATACGACGCCTTCGTCGACGGCGTTGAATACGCCGAACACCATTCCGCTGCCGTAATTCTGTAGGGACTCCCTACACAACCCTTTCCTGAGGAAACAATCATGACCGTTGCAGTCAACAGCGCCGCTCTCTTTTTCCAGCAGTTCAATCACGTACCGGACAACAGCCCCTCCGAAGGGCTGAAAGCAACCGTGGTCGGCGTCTACGACGGCGGCCTGCGTGTGGACGTGGTCGTGCGCAAGCCGGCCACCGTACCGCAAACGCCGGATTCGATCTGGACCGAGCGTGCCGTTCCGTTCGTGGCTGACGGCGCTACGCCGCCGGCGACGGGTTTCTTCGTCACGCCGACGGACTTCACCTTCCCGGCACCTCCGTCGGGCAGCTAAGCTGGGGGTCCGTCATGTATGGCAAGCGCATCTTCTCCGATGAGGAGGGTCGGTTCCCTTGTACCATAGAGCCGGGAAGTTACGGATGTGCGACGAACGATCGCATGAAAAGTACGTTTGCCGCATGGTGGAATGTCTGTACGCCTGATGGCTCGGTGGTGCAACTCGATCCGAACAAACACACGGTCACTGAACACGACGACGGCAGCATCTCCGTGTGGCCTTCCATCACGACCCGTGAGTGGTATGGCTGGTTGATTGCCGGTGTCTGGACGGAACACCATCCGATCAAGCATTAGCGTCCGGGGAGGCTTCGGCCTCCCCGATATGTCCGCAACAGGAGAAAAGCATGTATCGCATGCAATCGGGGAAAGTTGTCATCAGTGGTGACTGGCGTCCGTTTCGAGACGCTATCGAACGAGCGATGAAAGAGGAGGGAATCGAAAAGGAAGTCGTCGTCCACGAAGACGGACGCAGCGAGAGCATCCCGACGCAAGTCTGGAATATCGGCTGTCTTGCCATTCTCAGCTACTTGGAACAAACCAAGAAGACGTGTGGGGATTGCAAGAAGGAGTTGACAAGCGGGGACGATATCCGTTGTCTGGATTGTCGCTGGTTGATGTGTCCTGCGTGTGCAGAGAAACACTTCTGGCCCAATGGACGACCCAAAGAGAGCCGTCATGCTTAAAGGGATTCGGGTCTATGCGAATGAGAAGGGCTTGCTCGATCGCGAGCAGATGCGACAACCCGGCGCGTATGGTAAGCCGACGTTTGACTTCGTGAAGAAGTACGGACCGAACGTCTTTCGCATGACGTGGTGGGAAGTGACCTGTCCGGACGGCAGTGGTTGTACTTTGAATCCGGAGATCCACAGCGTCACCATCATGGAAAACGGCAGCATCACCGTCTATCCGTCCATTGTCACACCGTCGTGGCACGGATGGCTTGAGTGCGGTGTGTGGCGACACGTGAACGAAGTTGCGAACCAGGTGGAGCTGGCTCGTCTTGCTAAAGAGGTAGGAGAGCAAAATGGGTTTGCGTCAAGGTAAGACCATCTACGAGATGCGTGAAGGGATGTTCTATTTCGAGTGTCCGGGTTGTAAGTACGGTCACGCCTTCTACACCAAGGATGGACCCATCTCGAATGGGGTGGAGCAGTTGTGGCAATTCAACGGCGATCTGGATAAACCCACGATCATGCCGAGTCTGGATGTGTGTCGAGACGACCCGACACACCGCTGTCATTCGTGGATCAAGAACGGGATGATCGAATTTTTAAGTGACTCGCATCATTCTCTGCGAGGACAGACTGTCCCGATCCCCGAACTCGAAGATTAACACTGGAGAAAAATCCATGAGCAAGGTCCAACTCGAAACCTCCCTCGGCAATATCGTTCTCGAACTCAATGCCGAAAAGGCACCGAAGACGGTCGAGAACTTCCTCGCCTACGTGAAGTCCGGCCAATACGACGGCACGGTCTTCCATCGCGTGATCAACGGTTTCATGATCCAAGGCGGCGGCTTCGAACAAGGCATGAAGCAAAAGCCCACGAAGGAGCCGATTAGCAACGAAGCGAACAACGGCCTGAAGAACGACGAGTACTCGATCGCGATGGCGCGCACCAACGATCCGCATTCGGCCACCGCCCAGTTCTTCATCAACGTCAACAACAACGACTTCCTGAACCACTCGACCCCGACGCCGCAAGGCTGGGGCTACGCCGTGTTCGGCAAGGTCGTCGAAGGCCAGAACGTCGTCGACCTGATCAAGCAGGTCAAGACCGGCAATCGCGGCTTCCACCAGGACGTACCGGTCGAAGACGTCGTCATCAAGACGGCCACCGTGCTGGAAGAAGCTGCGTAAGTCGTGCGTTGTTCTAGAGGAATTCTGTGTTGAATTCCTCTTAACCACCACAAGGAGAGCTTTATGTCGGATCAACCGACTCTCGCAACACTGAAGACGACCAGTCCCGTTGGTCCGACTCATCCCGATCCGGCCAACATTCCGGCTGCGCCGACCGTCGGCGATCTGGAAGTACCGGTTCGACTGCGTTCCTTCGTGAACTCGGTCGTCGCCAACCCGGATCAGCCGTTCACACCGGATGCGGATTTCATCCCCGTCCTTCAGCGTGCCGTGAACATGCTGGAAAAGCGCGGCTTGACTGCGCCGTGGCGTCGCAGCTATTCCGGCTCGGGCGAGAACAAGGGCTGGTCGGTCTACGCGGGCAACGATCTCATTGCCTACCTCGGCGGTGACGATACGTTCGGCCAAGCCGTTGATGCGATGGTGCTTGCGCACAACAAAGCACTCGGTTACGTGGAGTAATCCATGATCGTGCGTAACAACGCACTATGGCGGCGTCGTGCATCTAAGTGTCAACCGAAGATGTACGGCGCTACCTGTCCAGTCAACTACGACTGGAAGTGCAAAACAGTTAGGGTGGTGTATTGGCGGGCTAAGCGAGACCATCGCAGACACTGCATGATCTCACCCGGTAAGTACTGAGGAAAAAAATGAGTGATGTGATCCGCTATAAAGACGTAGTCGTCAGTAAAGGCTCAGACCTTTACAAAGCGATCGAAGACAAGAAACCTCTGGAGGCGGCTCGCATTTACTGGGAGTGTGAAGTCGAATTCCAGAAGTACTGGAAAGACACGTCTTGGGGTAAGCCTGCTGGTCTGGCAGAAGCTGAACTCAAGAAGGTGCAAGATCGCATCGAGGAAGAGCGGCTGAACGAAGAACTCCGGAAGAAAGGAGCTAGGACATTGAAATGAATCTCGTGCTCGTTGAACACAAGTCGTCCAGCTACGGTCCGCGTACCTTCCACAACGCGAAGTCAGCTGATCTGACAGTAGCCATTGCGATGGATTTCACGACCTTCGGTGAGAAGTTGACGCATAAAGCCGCAGGGGATGATTACCTTGCGATTCCCTACGAGATGGATTCCGTCACAGCAGCACGACTTCTGTATCGGGAACTCTTTCGTCGTAAAGCCAAGGTGTTGAATGTAGCTGGAAACGGTATCTATACATTCGCCAAGCATGGACACCAGCAGCATTCGATCAACATGCATCTGTACTTCATCCTTGGCCTGACCAATAAGCATTACCCGATCAAGAAGATCGTCTCTGGCGGCCAGACAGGGATGGACATAGCTGGAGGCATCGTCGGGTGCAAGCTCGGCATACCGGTCGAAATGACGTTTCCTAAGGGCTTTCGGCAACGCGATGAGCGCGGTGTGGATAGCGAACACACTGAAGCGGAAATCCGACAGCAAGTGCTCAACGGCATGAACCAGTTGGAAACTGTTTGATTTCACAGGATTTTTTTAGTGCACGATGCATGTTGTGCGAGAAGACATCGAGAGGTGTTTTCTGGGTAATACCACTGTACGGCTGCGGTGCAGGCGCACGGGCGAGGGGTATCCACTCCCGGACGGAGAGTCTGGCAGGCACAGACTTCGTTGGGTTCGAATCCCAACCTTGGCCTCAGCGACAGCAGAAGGATTGTGAGGAAGGCTCGACTATTGGTGAAGTCAACAGTGCGACCCCGCGCACTGTCGGGTGGTGCATATTGGCTTATCTATCTCCGGGTAGACCCATGGCATCATCCTGTACAGGTTCAAATCCTGTCCTCAACCTCGATCTTATCAGACGACTTAAGCGGTGCACTTTGATCCCCGTATCCGCGCTTTCACTCCTGAACGCCTGACCCAATACGGCTGCCACGGATTGAGGTGCACCGGCCCTTAAGTTGTTTGAACGAATTCCAGCGCAGTGCCTTCCAATGTTCATTCGGGGACTGCGAGCGGGTCATCCTACTGCGCTGGAATAACTGTACTTAGGTGGGCGGTTCTTCGGGGTGGTCATCCCTTTCTTCGAGCGAATCGGTTCCTCGGATGACTGCCTTCTTAAGTATTGTATGTGAGAAGTTTTGGAGATGTGGTTGAGTGGTTGAAAACACCGGACTGCTAATCCGGTACACCTCCTTGAGGGGTGTCGTAAGTTCGAATCTTACCATCTCCGCCATTTTCAAGAGTAGTAAAACCTCGCCAACGGTAATGCCGGAAGCAGTACGTGTCCGGGGTGTTCAATTCACCAGCGAGGTCCAGTTTTCTTGTTGTAGATCCATGTTAGCTCAGTCGGTAGAGCGGCGGCCTGTTAAGCCGTAGGTCCCTGGTTCGAGCCCAGGACGTGGAGCCAGTTTCATGCAGTAAGTCCAGAGATCTGTAGTACCCCAGGCAGAGATGCCACTTTAGGAGAAGTAGACCATGTTGTACTTGAAAGCGATGTCAGATGAAAATCTCGCGGATACCGATCCGATGAAACACTACACGCTGCACCCCATTCCGGATGATTCAGCGTTGTCGTTTGGTGCAAGTGATATCCGTGAAAACGGTGTACGCGCCAGTTGGTTCACCAACCGTGGTTTGCAAACGGTTGAACTTACCGGCAACGCCTACGTGCTGAACGCACAAGGCAAGACGATTGCCAGCCATGGCATTCCTGGAAAAGCTGTCTGATGAGCCGTTCGAGTCGGCAAACTGAATCCTTAACCTAAGCCTCCTCAGCTTTGGTGGATTTCGTTGGGTGCAAGGCCCGCGAAAGCAGAGGATCACATCCCAAGCTCTTGGAAGGACCTCGGGATGGTGAGCATGATTGCATAGGACGTAAGGGATACAACCGCTTTGACCGGCGGTTTCTGTCCGGAGTGCATCAACTCTTTAGATCCTCGAACTAACAGCCGGACGCGCGAGCGTCAAGTTGTGACCTTCTAACCGAAAGGAGGAAGGACGCAGCCTGTAAGAACCTATCTAAGTGAAAGCAGACACTCGTGGACTGACCTCCGCGTGAGGTAACGACCGGTCAGGATCGTTATCGAAGATTTAGGTATCTTACGGGATGCGGAGTTATGAACCGACATCGCCTCCTAGCCGGGAGCGCCTGGGAGGGAATCGCTTGGTTCCCTCCCAAACAGCCTCTATCTTCCCGCAGCTTCGAGTCACACCACTATTCGTGTTCGGCAAATCCGAGCGAGTTGGGGCAATGTGCCTAGGCTGCGGGAAGATGTGGGTTGGCTGCCTGCGTCGATCGAAGCGTTGAGAGTACGGTGGTTCATGGGAGAGGGACGGGGAGGGAGCGGCGACTTCCTCCCCTTTCCTTTTTATGCCGAAAAGAAACTGGAAGGAAACCAAGAAAATGCGCTATTGGCTTGACACGGAGTTCAACGGTTACGAAGGTGCGCTCATTTCACTGGCACTCGTTCGTGAAGACAACGAGTATCTGTACGTGATTCTGCCCAGACCGGCGAATATTACGGACTGGGTGAAAGAGAACGTGATGCCGATTCTCGAAGCAGTTCCGCAACGCGTGAAGCCGAAAAAGCTCATGCATTCGCAGCTGGGTCAAGCAATCGAGACCTTCATGAAGGGCGACGAGGATCCCGTCATCATCACGGACTGGCCGGACGACATCACGTACTTCTGCGAGAATATTCTGACAGGTCCGGGTACGATGATCAACATCCCGCGTCTGTCGTTCCGCATGCATCGGGTGGACGCGTATCCGAACACGATCTTTGATCGAGAGTCGGGCATGGCAGCTGTGCAGCACAATGCTTATTGGGATGCGCTGTCATTGATGGTCAAGTGCATCGACGAGAACCTCGAACAAGGTCCGGAAGTCTGCCCGATTTGTGGATTGAATGGTAAGCATCCGCACAAAAGACTCAAGGAAGCTTTTCTAGGAGACTCGAAGAAGAGTAAGTAATTACTCCAGCACCCCTATTATATGCGAGAGTAGCCCCGCCTTTCGCGATCACGGTTTGTCTGTCACCTCCTTTCTGGTAGATCGACTCTGATTGCACCTCCATCTTTAGGCCGGGCCTTAGGCTTTCGCAAGCCGGAGTCGTTGTCCGGACGCGCTAACTTTCCGTGTAGGCGCGAAGCCTGGTTTCCGACATTACCTGCGATAGCGCGTAGGCGTCGGATAAACGGACCGGGTAGAGCTACGCTAGGCTCTATCAAGTTGTACTGCCGGTACGCGGCCTGACGCTTTACGCGTCGCTGGGCCATTGCGGGCATTCCTTGTTTCAGAAGGTTTGTACCCGCGCGCTGGTGCCGTGAATGTGCAGCCTACAATGCTTCTTTGCCCAAGTGCGCATAGGACAATGATGCATTGTGGGAAGTACATTCGAAACGCAAGACCGCAGTCGATTTCTGACGACTCCACTCGCTACGTGAAATTGACAAATCGGACTCGGTTTTGCTTTCTGTGCTTCGGTGTAGGGGGAGGCTTCGGCCTCCCTTCTATGCCATCAACCAATGAACAAGGATAAGAAATGGATCTTCTCTACCATGCCTCGGCATTCAAGCAGGATGAACTGAAACCGGGCTTTCAGCATTCCGGTAACAAAGTCATGTGGGACCAGACCGAATCGAACATCTGGCTCTACGCGACGACGCTGCGCGACGAAGCCATCAGCATGGGCTTCGCTTCTGCGGTGGAGAAGAAGTACGACGTGATTCGCTACAAGACCGACGGCAAGAAGATTCACTTCGGTCATGCACAAGACGCTGACTTGTCGATTGACAAGGTACTGGACGTTACTGTTTATTTGTACACGATCCAGTACGACAAAAAAGATGGCTGGGAGAAAGTGAACAACAAGTTCAACGGCATGGATCAGGAATACAAGACGACTCGCATGATCAAGAAGAATATCTTGAAGCGAGAAGAGATCAACCTGGACGAGTGGGTGAAAGATAAGCACATCACCTTCGCACAGGAGAGCCTGCCACTGCCATTATTCGCGAAGTGGTAATCTAGATTTTTTCAGTCACATATAACTTTCGCGAGTTGGTAAGTAGATCAACATTTGTTTCGGGGTAGGGTGCAAGCTCTATCCCGGAATATGCCCTAACTACATTCGAAGGAACTATTGTGATTGACGCCAAACTTGAAACCATTCTCGACAAGGACGAAGAGGATTTCAAAATCGACGACTTGATCTACATGGTCCAGTTGTTGCGTGAGGATAAATCCCTTGTTGAGTATTACAAGAAAAGACGCATCGAGTTCAACGGGGACAAGAACGTTCTCGATAGCTCCTGCGACATCTCATCGGAAATTCAGGCCATGTTTCCTGAATACGACGAAGATAACCTGGAAGCAATCCAAGGATATCTACAAGACAATAGCAGTCTCAACTACCTGCTGGTAAAGCCGACGGGTAAGGACCAGGAAAACTACAGCATCAAGGGATCGATGCTTCGGAAACTGTACGCTGCTGGAATTCAGTTCTCCGTCGATTTCGAGTTTGTTCCGCAAGAGGATGATCATTATCCGGTGGCACTTCTCGAAGTCGAGCATTTCATTTTGCGCATCTAAATCAATTCGAAGGAACTAAGAAATGAATTTCGTCATTGTGGACAACACGTTTTCGTTCGAGCAAATCCTGAACTTCCCGTTTGCATTGGGAAGCTTTAATCGGGCATGCAAGAGCAACGAAGAAGCCATCCAGCTGATGATGGGTCATCGCATCCATCGGGCTGAACACAAGGAGCGTGAAATCCTGCGTGAGCTGCTCAAGGAGCTGAAGGCGCAAGAGCTGGTGGATCGTCTCGATCGGGTGACATATACCGACGAGATCCTGATTTATGAACCGAGTCCGGTACGTGGTGAGGTAGAAGACCTGATCGTGCCGGAATTGACGGTTCGCTTGCCGGATGCATTCGGCGAAGGCGTCGAAGAGACGTTCAGTTTCTGGGAACACCCGATCATTCGGAATGTACCGGGCTTTACGCTGCTCGGTCGCTACTACGGCTACCCGGAATGCTGTATCGAGACGTTCATCGAACGGGTTCATCTCGGCATGGCTCATCCTCACTTCACAGTGATCGGGGAGCGATCGCAAGGCTATCCGTGCATCGTTTGCGATAAGCACGCCGAGATGAAGTCGGCTGAAGTAGAGGAGATTGTCAACAAGAACCGGCACGCATCCTATCCCGTCGATAAGCTGGCAGGACCGGCTGCTGCGGATCGTCCGTACCAACAACTGCACTACTTGCTGGCTTTGCAACAAGGCAAGCTCACCAAGAAGTATGACATTGGAGATTGACATGCTCAGGTTTATACTCTTCGCCGGTTTCTTCATCTGGATCGGCATGCTGGTGGCGAAGCATTCGAAAGCCAGCTGGATCGACAAGGCAACTGGGACCAAGGAAGATCCCAAGGAGTAGTACGAATTTACCCCGTCGGTTAATCTGATGGGCCGTAGCGTAGAGCTACTTGTAGCGAGTGGTCTGTTGATACGTAATGGGCGACAACAGAGTAGCACGGGAGACCAGCTCCCTTCCCCTAACCACATGACATTCGAAGAAACGAGAGCATCATGAATCAAGCAAACGAATCACTGTAAGGAGGGTTCATGAAGTTTATCCTGCTCGCACCGAGTCCGGAACCGAAGCACGAAACGGCGCATTATCGGCCGAAGACGTTAGGTGAACATAAGCTGGCGTTTCTGAACGCCAATAACGCACATGGCTGGCCGCAAGACGAGGTACCCGCCGAGATAATACGACGGCGCTTTAAATCGTGGAAGCAGGCGTATAAAGCGCTGCGTGCGCAGAAGCTCCATATGCGTCGGGTTGACCGGCAGCAGGAACTTCAGAATAAGCAACGCCGGATGTGGCGTACGCTGGATGCACTGGTAGGCGCAGACCTCAACACACTGCTGGGTTCTCAACTGGCAAGTCGCTGTTTATCCCAGTCGCAACTGACGCTTGCAGCGACGGATTACTTTGAGCGTCGATGTGAATTACTTCAGCTGCTTCATCAGAAAGAAATAGACGAGACGTATGTCTATTCGATCGATATCGAGGATTACTTGGATATCCTCGATCGGTCTAAGTAATGTAGTACTAAACCGTAAGAGGTGAGTGATGGGTGTCAAGATTGAAGTGCTGTACACGAAGGACACACCGTTCGTTGACATGATCGCGCACCTGCGCGAATTGATCTACGACGTAGCGCAGCAAGACCCACGCCCGTTGACGTTCATCCCAGTGCCGTTTCTTGAACGTGTTCTTGAAACGCGTTCGTTGACGGTGATCCACGATGCAATGGATCAACTCACGGATGTCTTCACGCAAGAATGGCGCGGAAAGGACTGGTCGATCGTCGATGGCTATCCTGATCCGAACGACCTGAAAGCCGTACGCTGGATGAAGCAGACCAACAACCTGGATGCAATCTGGTTGTTGTGTCACGAGCTGCTCGCGCAACCCAAACGCAACATCGACACCTTGTCGCGTGTCTGGCATCGACGTGAAGCCGAAACGCTGATGGAGTGGATCAATAAACGTACTCCGGCCAAGAACACACCGGAAGACATCGAGTCGATCATCAAACTCATCCGGGACACGGCAGGTGAGCCGGATAAAGCCGAACGGCAGCTGTACGACGACTTGCTCGCTAGTCGTCCAGTCTCATTGGAATTGCTTTCGCAAAAGCAGCAACCGAGTTCCCCGATGGACATCGCGGCAGCGAAGGTGCTGAAATCGCACCACGAAGCCGGGACGCTCGATTCGGTCACCGATGCGCAGCTGGAGCAGCAGGTGAACGAGCAGTATCTGAAGGATCAGGAGCAGAAGTAAATTGCAGGTGTAGTACCGGGGGTTAGCCATCTCCGTTGTTTTAGGCCAGTAGTAAATCTCTTACATTCGATCAAGGAAATAGATATCATGGCAGCTAAGAACCAAAAACAACGTAACTACTTCAACGAATACCTCGAAGCCGCGATGGAACGCGTCAATCGAGCCAAGTCGAAGTTCTTCGCCCGTCTGACGATGGAATACTTCGAGAACCTCGCGATCGTCACGATCACCGTCGGTGAACGCCAGCAAATGGCGTGCTTCGTCGATGACATGCCCGTCTTCACGTACTGGCTCACGAAGGAGCAGCGCACGCCGCTGGTGGCCCGTATGTACAAGCAAGGCATCAGTGGTGTGAAGATCGCGCAGTTCCTCAAGCTGTCGGCATCGACGATCTACAACGACTTGAAGTACATCCGCGAAGTCTCGCCGTTCAAGATCGAGAACCGCACGATGCTCGCTTCCTACAAGAACGCGCGCATCATCCCGGAAGGCGAGCTGAAGATCGCTGCGCTGAACTTCCAGGCGCAGATGCTCGACATGAAGTCGGTCTTCGCTGAAGCGCGCAGTGCGACGATCCAGTAAGGCAGTATTCGCACGGGGAGCTACGGCTCCCCTGTTCTTACTTAGGGCGACACGCGCCCTTTCTTCGGATAAAGACATGGTCACGGTTACGGTATATCCACCACAGGAGCAACCCAAGCAACTCACGGCAAATCACCGCCCTGACAATTTGGAAGAACACATGTTGGCGTTTCTCAATGCCAACAACAACCACGGTTTCCCTCTACTCACAACCGAGGAGTCGGACAATCTGGGTAATTTGCTTTACGACTACGCAACACAAAACCGAACGATCAAGAAAACGGATGCTGCGCAAATGGCAGTGGAGATTCGTAAGCGTTCGGGTAAGAAGATCAAGTTCATGAAAGCCTACGAGGTATTGGCTCGTTGCTTTGGCTATTACTCGTGGCGCAATGTGTTAGGCGCTGCCAAGGAAAATGGTGAACTGGTCAATCTGAATTACGGCAAGATGACGCTTGCGGACATCTTCCAGTTCGATGCGGATCAAGAAGAACAACTGTTGGTAGTCAAAGGTGTGAATCATCCGGAGTTTCTCACCTACCAGCGCCTTGCAGGTCACACCTGCAAGAACATGCCGGACATGGTCAATCTCTTTGCGCGACAATGCCGCACTGAAGCACTGGCGATGAATTACGAGATTGCCAGAGAGATTGGACTTAAGCGATGGTTCGGCGTGGAGAACATGGAAGAACTCATCAGCTGGATAGCAAGACGGCGTTTTCCTCCAGCCTTTAACCTCGACACGTTTGAAGTGAAGGAAGCAAAGCTGCGAGATTATTTGCGCAGTCCAATCTTCAGGACGCGTGCAAGGCGTGATGACATCATGCATGTGCTAAATGAATGGTGTCAGAGCGATTCAATTTCCGAGTACATCAAGCAGATGCTAGATCACTTGTGTTGTGGTCGCGGGGATCTGCCGTACTTTGCTTTCTTCACGCGACAATACGGCGTCTGCGGGATAGAGTGGAATAGTTCCGGGCAAGATCAGGGAGAAGCGCACAGTGAGCGCGGTGGAATTGTTCTCTTCACGGAAAATAACAAGATCACACAAGCGTATCCGATGAAAGAGTTAGATCTGAGAACACGCGGCATTTGGATCCATTCAGACCAGCGTTATTATCAACAAGTCAACAAAGAGTTGCAGAAAGCCCGTAAGCGGTAATTCTCATGGGGGGCGTTTGCTCCCCGCTTATGCCATTAATTACATTCGAAGGAAAAATCATGAAAAACAAAGCTACGCATTCGTTCGTTATCGAGCAGTACGTCGAATTGAAGCGCGAAGAAGATTTGTTCATCACGGGCTTCTACTATCCGGTTAGCGTCGTTCACGATGAAGCCTCGGCAAAAGCCATCGTCTATAAAGCCGGTTACGTGGATTCGAAGATCGGTCAGGACGGCTGGATGCCGCTTCTGCGTTGCAGCGAAGTGCCGATCATGCCGAAAGAAGAGCCGGTGCCTAAACTGGAAGATTTGGGTTTCACCAAACGCATCCTCCGCATCTTGGCGGCCGATGGCATCTTCGACTTCAGCCAGTTGTTGATTCATTCGGCCGACGACCTCATCAAAGGCCCGCACTTGGGTGCGAAGTCTTTGGCAGAAATTCGCACCAAACTGGCGGAGAAAGGATATCGTCTTCGCGGCGACAAAAAATAAGAACTCCCTCTTCTTCGTATGAGGGTAGTCAACCTTTTATGAAATTCGAATAAATTAGGACCAAGGGGTATCACATGAGCGCCGTTGCTGTGAAGTGGAGTAATGTCGAATTGCATGGCTTCTGGTTCGTCACCAACTTCTTGCGGGAAGAAGGACTCGACGACTTCGGAGTAAAGGCGGTCATGGATGACCTCAACATGCAATACGAAAAATACCGGAAAACGCAAACCGGTAGAAACGACTTCGGACCGGACTTCAAGTTCGACACCGAATATAAGCCGTACATCGGCAGGATTCAGATGATCGATCCGGTCACCAAGCACTGCTTTGGTGAGACGCATGTCTGTTTCGAAGACAACGGTGGAGTCTCCATTCTGCCGTTCTGACCAACACGGGGCCCGGTGTGAAAATCACCGGGCTTTATGCCCTTAAGTAATCTTGGAGCAAAAGAAATGCAGCCCAACAGAAAAGCAGTCTTGTTGTCGGATGAAGAAGCCTGTGCGCGTTATGGCAAAATCATCGAGATGGTCCGTTGCGGGTCTCGGTTGCTCGCCGCTGACGTGAAGAAGTATCTGGATGAGATCTGCTGGGAACCCGAAGTTATTCGGGAGGCTCTTAACAAGGCGGCCGACTCAGCTCAATTTCCTTTCGGACGAGCAATGTTCATGGCCACGTTCACGGCAGGGTCAACACTGGCGCTGATCGCTACCGCTCACGTTGATCGACAACCTTCGCCGCTCTCGCTGACCTTTATGCTTAAATTGGAAGAGCGCGAGAATGTGTTCAAGGTAAGCAAGCTTCTATCGTACAATCCTCCCCGGCCGTTCGCACCTCAATGGCAAGATCAGAGCAGGGGGCAGTTCTCCCATCCTCGTCTGGGTGTGATGGAAGCCGGCTACAACCCCGGACAACCTTACGGTCCCGGACCTAACGGCTATCCGGGCTTCCGGACTTCGGTATTCAATCCGGGTGTCGGTTTTGTCAAGCAAAGCCAGATCGATCTGTTGGTGACTTCTTTCGAAGAAATCAAGCCGTACTTCGAGATCCTCGAAAAGCGTCACTTCGACACGCAACACGAGATGGCGATTTTCGAAACCATCATGCAGCGCTCGTGTGGTCCGGATCTGCGAGCTTATTGGCGCTTCAACATGATCGGTCGTTGGGATGAAGGGCAAGACGCCGGTGCTCGACTTCTGCTCGAAACTTACGAAGTGGGACACGAGGGCGAAGAAACCAAGATCTCCTCGTATCAGACGGCATTCGGTACTTACCTCGACGGCATTCCGCCCGGACACTCGACGATGCAACCTCCGTACTCGTCGATCTAAGTCGCACTGTAGAAAGTTTCAGTCACATATAACCTTGTCGATATTGGAAACAGTATCGATCCCATTTACATTCGAAGCAATTAGGAGAGTCAATCATGCAACAGCAAGAAAACCAGCAAGAAACCATCGGTCAAGCCGCCATCAAGATGGTAGCAGTCGAGCGCTTCCAACAGCGCCAGAAAGTCTTGGAGTGGATGCTCCAGGAAGGCAAGCTGCCCGAGACGCGCGGCTACCTCTTGTTCCAACCGGGTCTCATGATCCAGCGAGGAGCCACGCTCCATCAACTGCAAGCTTCGCTCGATCAGGCTATCCCGGAAGTCAATCGCGAGATCCGGGAAGCGGTCCAGAAGACGATCGCGGAATTCGCTGCAAACAACGCACTCGATCAGGTATCGATCGAGGGCAAGGTGCTCGGCTATACGGATCACCCGGATGGCGACTTCCGGGCCGAGATCCAGATCTGGACGGACTATGAAAGCATCCCCAGTCTCGTCCTGACGTTCGCGCTGCGTCTGAGTTCGGAGCGTGGTCGATCGTTCTGGCATTACACCGGGTTCAAGCCGTACCGGGAAGAATGGCCGAACATGATGCTGGAAGTCCCGCAAGATGCACCGGCGGAAGAATTCCCGCGTGTCGATCCGGAAAAGATCAGTGCTCCGCCGTTGGGGGCGATCTTCATGTCGCGCGATCAGCGTCTGGGGATCGAGCCCGAAAGCAAGATCACTGCGCCGACCGAGTTCATCATGGGCGAACCCGAAGTCGCAGTCAAGCTGATGTCGTCGTCGCAGGTTCCGGTGGAAGAAGACGGCATGGTGTCGCTCTTCGGGCCTAGTCCGCAGCGCATGGCTGAAATCGCAGCGGGCAATCGGGAAGAAGAACTCTCGATGGGCGAGAAGATCAAGCGGTTGATCGCTCGCGGGCATCGCATGTCGGATGCCGATCTGGCCATCGGCGGCAAGATGAAGGTCGATGTGAAGACGCGTGCTGACGCGAAGCACTTCCTCGATGAAGTGTTCCGCAACGGCAACCTCTGGCTGTACAACCAACTGAACGCGGCGCTCGAAGCCAACGAGCGCAATCTGGACTTCGTGTTCGAGTTGTCGATCAACGGCAACTGGCAGGAGTATCGTGGTCCGATCGAAGCCGATGTCAAGCTGAAGGCTTACTGGTCGAAAGATCCGGTGCGTGTGCACAAGGTCTTCTCGATCAATGGCCCGGTGGAAATCGGCGTGATTGTTCAATAAGTAGTAACACGGGGCTGGGGTAATCCCAGCCCTCTTTTTTCCTTAAGGAGACCATCATGAAAAAGACTCTGCTTTTCCTCGCAACTATCCTGTCGGTATCCACCGCACAAGCGGGCATCACCTGCGTCTACACCAAGACCAAGGTTCTGTCCAACGGCTACCTCGCAGTCGAGCATCCGATCACGGTGTATCGTGAACCGAACACCACGTCAGAATCGAAGACCATCACGGAGCCATCGGCGTACTACGTCACTGGCAAGAAGGACGGCTTTCTCAAACTGGCAGATGCTCGCTACTACGAGAAAGATCCGAACTACGCTTTCTCTGGCTGGGGGAAAGTGAAGGACTTTGACTCAGTTGCGTTTCGCAACTGCACGGTGGTTGGCCAATGAGGCGCGGGCATAAACGGGGGGCAGTCGCCCCCCGAAATATGCTGTCCTTCTTTTTTTGTCTTCACGCAGCTTTGGCACGTGTGCGGAACTTCTCCAGCGACTGAACGATACCGTCCATTTGCTTGATGTCGTTTTGCTGGGCAATCTGCTGACGGCTCAGACCCTTATCTGCCAGCTTAAGCGACATGTTCCACCGCACTGTCGACACCGCATGCGAGAGATACTTCGCACTCGCATCGAGCGACTTCCAATAACGTTGGAAAGTCAAATCGACCTTCAACACCACTGCCAGAAGACCATGCAGCTCCTTGAGCAGCTCTCGCCCGTGCTTGGCGATCTCGCCTTTGAAGCTGGTGTCTGCGCCGCTCTTTTCCTTCTTACTTTCCTCGGCAAACATCTTCTGGGCTTTTTGCGCTTCTTCTCGCATGTACTCCAGCTCTTTGGCCATCTCCGCCCGGTCACGAGCGTAAGCCATGATTTCCGGAGACGAAACGGCTTGCGAGAACGTACGCAGTGCTTCGTTGATGCCTTCCGGGAACTTCACATTGCCCGAATCCAACTGGTGCTGCTTGGCAGCGAGCTTGTTCAGTTCCTGCACGAGTACACCATGCACACGACGCGGATTGGCCATCAGCTGCATGTAGTGCTGCTTCAATGCCGGGATGTGTTCGTCCGGGTTGGACTCCTTACCGACATCGCGTTCAGCAGCTTTGACGAGTTCCCGATACGCATGGCGTGCGTCTTCAAGAATCGTCATCGGACGAGACTGATCCACCACTTTGAGCATCCCCATCATCGCCTGGGTGTATTCACCCGTCGACAAATGGTCCATCTGGAGCGCGTTGAGCGGCGGAATGTAGCCGACGTGGTCTGCCACATGCGGCTTTGCACCGTAATCTTCCTGAGCTGGTACAGGCTTCTTGCCTGCGTTACGCTCTGCCTTCTTGCGCTTCGTGTAGTGCTCCAGCCCCTGGAGAGCAGCTTTCAACTCAGCCGTCGCTTCCGGACCAGTCTGTGCGCCACACTGCTTGGCGTGCTCTAGCATCTCCTGCTTGATCTTGACTTCATCGATCATAGTGACCGAAGGCGTCTTGTCATCGTGCCGGTAGAAGAAGTGATGAATCGCGTACGTGATGATAGCCACCACCGCGCCAGCCATGGCAGCCAACATCGCGGCCAAACCCAGATTGATGGCTTCCATCGCCATTTCGTACTTCTCTTCATCGCTCTTCTCACAGAAGCACAGATTGCCCATGGTGGTATCCCCCATGGTCGAATCGCACTCCAGTGCCAAGTCCAACGAGAGAACCTTCTGGCTCTCCAGTGCAGACTTGTAGGTGAGGAGTTTGCCGTACTTATCTTCGGCATCCTCCATTTTGTTGAACTTCACACGGACTTGAGCGAACTGATCCATGTCGCTTGTCATCAACGAGTAAAGATCGTCGAATGGTGAAATTTCGATTCCGCTCATTTTACCAATTTGCCCAAGAAGGTTTAACAGGCTCGTCGTATTCCAACTTGCCGCTCCAATCTGCTTCCATTCCTTCCATCTCTGCGAAGTTCTCAAGCGCCGCACACTGCTCTTCGAACACCCACTCCGGCAAGAACTCCGGACCCGGATACAACGGACTCTGAGTCAACGGATAGTTCTCAATCGCAGCATTGGGTACAGGACCGCCACCCAAGATCTCATTGACTTGCTGCTTACTCCACGCCATGATGTCGTGTGAGCGTGTCGAGATGTTGGGCTTGTCTCCCGTATCCAACTTCACGTTCCAGATGTGCACGGGACTGTCCTGACCATTACGATCAGTACGTGCGACGGCTTGTTCGTACTCGTAAGAGCGAAATGGCACGTTCATCATGATCGTGTTGTTCGCCATCACAAGCGGCACTGCTGTCGAGAGCGAAGCGAAGGTCGCACACAGCGGGTTGACGTCCGGATTCTTCTCAAACGTCCCTACGTGAGCCGCAAGGTCGTTATTGGTTGCTCCGTACACCAGAATCGGCCGGTAACCCAGCTTCTTCAACTCCGCATTGGCTGCATCCACCACCGGTACGTAGGACGTGAAGATGATGGTCTTCTTCTCGGCCTGATCGATGATTTCAGCAATCGTGATCGGCACGTACTCATCCTTACCGCCCTTGCTTTCCTTGACTTCGAACCACTTGCCACGCAGCATGTCCTCGTGACACTTCACGCGTGCCTGGCCCAGTACCTTGCCCAAAGCCTCACCCTGCACCTTGAGCATGTAGTACTTGATGATGGAACGGATGTCCTTGAACTTGTCCCGCATCTCCTTCGGAAGAACAGGCATGATGACCTTCTTCTCGTAGTGATTACAGAACGCACTCATGTCACGCATTTCCTTCGGGTCAAAGCCTTCCCGGATCTTCGCGATGTACGACTTGTACAGCTCGTACTCCTTCCACTTGTCTTCCTTGTGACCTACGACAGTCGCCACCAGCTGAGCCGTCACGCCTTTCTTGGGCAGAGCCACTCGCTCGAAATACGCCAAGATGTCCTTGTACTGTTTCTCGTACGACGACATGTTGCGCTGGTAGTACGCCACTCGTTCCTTGACGAACTTCACCATCTGTTCCTTGATGGCTTCGAGCGTATAGTCATCGCCGTTATCCATCTTGACGGCGACTTTGTGCGTGTGCACTTCGTTACTCACCACACTACGCTTGGAGACGTGGAAGTGCACATTGCCCATGCGGTGATGCAGGATGTCGTTAGCCGCACTGGAAGACTTGCCGTAGATGGCCTGAAAACGCCGCTGAGCGTCTTCGTCGAAGAAGGGGTCTATCGTACTGAACAGGGGCGTAGCTTCCCGTCCTACGGCCTTAATTGGCGTCCCAGAGGACCAGATCACGTGATTGCTGCGCGTGTAGCGGCAGATCTCGCGGAAAGTCTCGGAACGCAGCGAGTCGTACTCGTTCAAACCGTGCGATTCGTCCAGTGCAATCATCACGTTACCGCTTACGCCAATCTTTCTCAGATGGCTAAGCAGCTCAGGTAGCGCGTCGAAGTGACAGATCAGGTACTTGTCCTGACGTGTCGGTGCGCGATCCATGAGCGAATGCCAGTAATGCGGCACCCGCTTGAACCGCTCTTCGAAGGTGGCTGCCCAAACGCGCTCGACTGCGTTCTTCGGACACACGCAAATGAGAATGTTCACCCCCAAGCACAGCGACAAGCCGATACACATCAGCGTCTTGCCCGTACCCGGATCAGCTCCAAGCAAATACCCTTTCAGCTGGTACTTCGGCACCACCTCGTTGTAGATGCCAAAGAACTCCATCTGATGGTCCATCATCGTGACGTTGAGTTCATTCAGATGGGTGTAATTCAGGATGTTCGGATGCTCTTGACGCGTGGACTTAAGCCACGTGTTTTCAAACATCAGGTCGTAAGCACGACGCAAGGCGCGGATGTTGTGGCCTTTCTTGTGCTCAGCGATAATGCGGCTGAAGATGTACGCCACATCCACAGCAAAAAACTTGTTGAACGACACCTCGCTATTGGAAATGTGCGTGAACACATTGTCCGCGATCTTGCGTGTATTCCAGATGTCGTAGATGGACTTTTGGACGGTGTCACCCGGCAGTCCGGAGATGGTAATCAGGTCCCCTGATTCTCGTACAGAGATGAGTCCGATCAACCTTCGCAGGCTCGCAAACATAGAGACCTCGTTAGTTGGTGTTAAGTAAGCACAAGATTTCGGAATAAAAAGGCTAGAGGCAGGTTTCCCCGCCTCTAGCCGGTGCTTGCGGAACCATTACAAGGCTGTCTCAGTGAGGTTGCTGCACGAGTGCCGAGAGTTCTTTCAGCTTGGTGCGCTGGACCTGCTCGACGGAAAAGATCGCTTCGTCGGTGAGTGCCAGCTGAGCTTTGGCCAGTGCTGTCAGAGCCCGCGCCATGTGAGCACTGGCATTCGTACCAAAGCGAACTTTCACACGATGCCGAAGCATTTCCAGAAGTGTGACTTCCGTAACACCGTGCTGGCCGAATCCCGCTGCTTGCGGATCAAATTGAAATCGCGTGATGCTGCGCTCGCCCCTCCCCTCGACGAGTTGATGTTCGATCACGTATTCCTGTCCGGCGGGCACGCTCTCGCCTCGGACTTCGTAAAGCGCTGCTCTGTCGTCCTCGTAAATCGGGACGTCTTCTTTGGTCTGCTCGACTTGCGTGCTCATGCTTAAAACCCCGTAGTTAAATGGTAGGCGAAGATGGATTTTCACCACCGGCTCTTTTCCGGCTGCTGCTATGCCCAAACCCGAGAGGCGTGCTCACCGGCCCAGTACCGCGCACACTGGTTCGCTATCGCCCCTTGATCAGCTGGCTTCGAGGATATGGCGTGCAATCTGCGATGCATCATCGTGCAGATACTTCAGCAGCGCATTCCTCACATCATCCGGAAGATATTGCGAAGCGATGTCCGACTCGATCTTCCACGTCTCGATCGCATGACGAATCGCCTGCAAGACGTCTTCTGCCTTTTCGCCGTGTCGGATGTTGAAAGCGAGGGAAAAGCGTTCCACCTTCCCATCGCACACCACATCCACTGCGTACAGATCACCCTGTTCGAGCGGTCCACGGTAGAAGCCGTCTTCGCCCTTGACGAAGTCCACCCGCCAGAGCTTCACGTTCTTCATCTCGAAGAGCAGAACTTCCGGCGGATGGCACAGTTCGTCGATGTGAAAGATGCAGGAGGTCATCCCTCGCGCCTTCGGTACGGGAAACGACTTGGCTTCCATCACCGGTGCTGGTTTCGGTAACTTGTCAGTCATTGATGATGCTCTCCAGAGTCTGAATCCACTCACCGTAGACCATGCTATCGATCAGGGGCGTGTCTTCTCGGTTGCGCTTCTGCTCAAAGCGGAACTTCAGGATCGCCGCAAGCGCTGCATCCGTGATGCCAAAGGGACAAACAATATCGTCGTTGAAGTAGCGCTTGAAATCCATCGGCATGATGGATTGATGGTTCGGGTGGTCCGTTTCGATGATGATGCGCTCACCGGGTTCCAACTCCATCTCAGCACCATCCACGTTCACCTTCAGGATGGTCGAGACGCGAAGGTCGTCTTCTTCGTAGATGACCTTCTCATTCGGCTTCTCGGCGAAAGCGCTCATGATACGTCTCGCCGTTTGGCCGCAGCGATGGTTTCCTCAACGTCGCCGAGATACTCCGCTGCATGACGCCATTGATCGTTTCCGGTTGCAGCGTGCTTCAATTGCATCCGGTGTCGAAGAACTGCGAGTAGGGCTTCGTCCGTAAAACCGAGACCCCCGCTGCCGGGTGTAACTTGGAAGTACAGATCGAATTCCTTGGTCTGCGCTTCCCCGTTGAACGTGACGGCGAACATTACACCAGGTGCCAGTGCTTTGCTCGGACGGATAACCACGTTGTCCTTCTCGAAGATCGGAAGGTTTTGGTCGAGGGACTGGGCGCTCATGCTTTCAGCTGCCCTTCCACGCCGCGCGCCATACGTTTTGCAGTACGCTCATTGAACATGAACAGGTTGAATGCGCGCTTCATGTGCGACAGCGCCAGTTCGTTTTCTTCGCACGGGAACTTCGCGTTGAGCGTCGACGTCCGGTGGATGACGATCGCCAGCATCGCTTCGTTTGTCAGACCAGTCACGCCTTCCTGCGGGATCGGACCGTCTTGGAAGAAGATGAAGCGCGTTTCAGCCTGACCTTCCTTGTTGGTCCAGCGCACTTCGTAGTAGTGGCCGAGTGCGAACGTGTCTTCACCGAGGCCGATCATCTCGTACACCGACAGGCCGCTCGCATTCTTGTAGACCGGCGTCTCGTTGTACTTGAAATCGACACCATTCTTCCAGTTCTCGGGAATCGGTGCGTACCACGGATTCATGTTGAATTTGATCTCTGCCATTTCTTCTTCTCCAGAACTATGCTGCTTGGGCCATCATGTCAGCAGGTACGCCATCCCAGAACGGGAACTCCTCACCCGAACCGATTGGACCACCCCCCACTTTCTTGAGCGAACTGTCCGGGCCATCGATGTCCGGACGCAAGCCACCGATCTTGTGCAATTCCAGCACCAGGTACTTGTCCACTTCATCGAGCACCGGCATACCGCGATGCTTGCCACGCATAATCGTCAGATACGAACGATTATTCATCTTCTCGATGTGGATGTAGAGTTCCCCATCCACTTCCTGAGACAGCCGTCGACAACCATCCCAGTAGTTCTTCTCCGAGATGTCCCGCACGAAGTCGGTACTGCCTTGCCGGATCAGGTTCATCGCGTCTTGCGAGAGCTGGTGCGGCGTGATCAGCAGAATCTTCTTCGGTGTGCAGAAGTTCTTCATGCGACGGAACAAGTCCCGAATGTCGTCGCCTTGCGCGCCTTGCGTAAGACCCTTCTTGTTGATGAGCGACAAGTAGTCGAGGAAGAGGCAGTGAATCTCGTAGCCTTCTGCTTCGAACTCCATCACCTTGTTGATGATGTTCTGGTAGCTCCACTGCGTCGGGTCGACGTACATCACGCGCAGCGTGTAGCCGGTTGCTTGCAGGCGCGTCGTCACGTAACGAGCGATGTCTTCGCTCGTCATCGACTTCATGTGTTCCTTGGTGCACTTCTTCCCGGTTTCATTCTCGTAGAGATGCTCGTAGATGAAGCGCATATTCTGCTCGGCCGTATCTTCGAACGTGATACGCAGAATCATCGGCCGTTTGGTCGGGTCAGTCAGAATGGGCGTGTTGTACAACGGGATCGTGTCGAAGATCGACAGATTCATGCCAGTCTTGTATTTGTGCTGGAGCGCACCGATCACCCACTCTTCGCCGCGTCGGAAGCCGCCTTGCAGCATCCGGTTCAATCCTTGGTATCCGGTGCGCATCACACCGACACCCAAGTCCATTTCTTTGACGTTCTCGAACGCCTTAGCCACCGAGTCGAGGTTAGCGAAGTCCACATCCGATACGATCGCAGGATCGCGCAAGATATGATCGATTTGAAACGGGTCCAGCTTCGCCATTGCGTCGGCGACAAATTGACGAAGATCAGCAATGGAGTCTCGCCGGAACGTGAAGGTCGACGAAATGTCCTTGATGATCGCCGCGAGTTCCGACTCGCGGAAGTGATCGTGGATGGTTTTCTTTTTTGCCGCAATGAGCTTCTTGAGCTTGGATTGCGGTACTTCTTGCGAAATTGCTTTCTCGAACGCACCGAAGAGTTCGGTGTCGTCTTGCGTATCGACCTTGAGTCGAACCAGCAGGTCTTCCGGCATGTATTCGTGATCGACAGCTTGATCACACATCCAGACTGCTGTGTTTTTAAGTGCTTGAAGGATTTCTCGACTGTGGTCCAGACCAATCGAGACTTCGGGAAGTTTCGCTTCGAGAATGATCCGGCGAACCAGGCCAGACGAATTCTCAGTCTTCGTCTCAAGCTGGCTCTCCAGATACAGGAGCGTAATCCCGGTGGTCAACAGCAGCTTATGGTCCATTGTTGGTGCATTTCTATGAGTAACAAATTCGGTTACGGGATTCTCTTACATAGAGATCACGACCGTGCTTATTTTTAGTAGACGGAACTTTCCTTAAAGAACACTCAGGAGTGTCTTGTGAACCAAGCCAAGAAAGTCGTCCTGATCCCTCACTGGATTCATGAGACACTGAACCGACATCAGTTGCCCATCAGTGAGGCGCTCAATTTCAACGCCTTGCGGCGGATTGTGTCGGCCAATGACATGGCGGGGTACATTCTTCTGAACCGTCATGCACACCATGTTGGTGTGGTGGATCCCAAAGTTCAGGACCTCGTGGACCTGCCCTCGGTTCTGTACAAGACGGTCATGGCAGAGCACATGTCCTACTTGTATGAAGTGGTGTGTCCCCTTTCGGACATGCCGCAGATGAAAGAAGATCTTCAAGATCGTCTTTTCTCCCCGGACTCGCGTACGCCTCAGTACGAAGATCCGTTCAATATCTATGACGTATCCCCGGAGTTTGTGGGCGTCGTGATCAATCCCGGTTTCTTCACAGGGGAAGCAGGGAGCGACCAGCATGTCTTCGATTTGCTGGAAGCTGTTGTAAAAGCATTGTATGTGTACGCACCTTTGCACGAAGTTGCGAGCACGCCTGTGTTTCTTCGATATCTCGGCCTGTTGTCCAAGAAACGGATTATGGTCTGAGGATCACATCCCCAGAAGCATTTTCTTCAAAAACGCACTAAGAGGTAATAATGTCATCTCTGACTCTTTTCCGCAACAAGGCCCCGAAGACGCAAGCGGCTCTGACGGCGCTCGACACGTTCGTCTCCAGTCTGAAGACCGAGATCGACGGCGCTGGTGGCCGTTTCAAGAACGCTGAAGTCGGCCGCGCTGCCGTGTCGATGGAATCGTTCAACGATGTGGTCGCAGGCGAGATCAACGACGTCGTCGAAGGTCTGGAAATGTCGCTGGAAAGCATCCTCGGCTCGATGGACATGCACCGTCAGTCGAAGGAACATCCGGACGGCATCAACTCGGTCCAGTTCGAAGCCGCTGTCGCCGCCGGTATCATGGCGTCGAACGTCGAAGCCTCGCTCAGCACCTCGTACTCGGCCGAATCGCTGCGCGTGCAGCCGGACAGCGCGTACCGCACGACGAAGATCATGAACGTCCATGTCTCGGACGGCGTCGAGAAGCGCCTGGCGCTCGAAGCGTACGACGAGAAGGACAACAAGAACGCGATGGTCTATTCCGTCGCGTACAACATGCAAGCGGCCAAGCAGGACGCGTTCGCTGAAATGTTCTTCCCGACGATCATCGTCACGCCCGACCAGGTCGGCTTCACGATGTCGATCCGCCTGATCAACGTCTACAACGAAGTCCGTCGCGACATCAGCGGCAAGAAGTCCGACAACTTCGGCAAGCGCAACATCGTCCAGGCCGTGATCGACCCGACGATCCTGCGCAACGACACGACCCGCATCTACCCGGTCGTGCGTCCGGATTCGCAGGACAAGTTCGTCGCTTCGGCGCTGGTCGCACCGCGCAACATCACGCTGGACGACGGCCAAGTCGTGACGACCGCTCCGCTGGCGATGCAAACGGATCTGTCGCTGCTCGGCCTGTCGCAAACCGACGCGCTGCTCCAGACCGGCATCCTGGACTCGACCGACGCGATCGACACGGCCATCGGCCTCGACAACCTGTACCTGCAAGTCGGCACGGGCTCGTCGGCTGAAGTGTTCAAGTTCGCAACGCGCCGTCTGCCGCTGGCGACGTTCAACTACGCACCGCAAGGCAACTACCGCACGATGCTGCTGAACTTCAGCACGCAATCGCTGAAGCTCGACGGCAACTCGACGAAGGTCGACGGTTCGACCTCGACGGCGCTGGCCATCCTGAAGACCGGCAACTACACGGTGCGTCTGGGCACGTACGTGTCGGGTCAGGTGAACTGCGAACTCGGCGACACGAACCTGATGGCCTCGAAGGTCGCAGTGGTGTCGGTGCGCAACGCCGACGGCGAAGCACTCGATCTGACGACCGGCGACGGCAAGACGATCTCGGATCTGTTCGCAACCGCATCGTTCATCGGTTACGATCTGGAAGCACGCCGCACGAACAGCAACCGTCGCGAACGCGGCCAGCTGCTCGACACGACGTTCTACAACCAGGTCTACGCCGTGCCGCTGCGCGCGCCGATCACGATCCCGCGTCCGCTGACGATCGGTGACGCGAACGATTCGAGCGACCTGGCTGCGCTGATCACCGCGACGCACGTCCGTACGACGAACGCCGCGATCGACACGCTGCTCGAAGCCGCGAACGTGCTGGAAGCTTACGGCAACAACCTCGACCCGCTGGGTACGGTGCCGGACATCCTCGGCGTGACGCGCTTCCTCGTGAAGCCGTTCTTCGAGCGCACCACGATCGACGTGGCGGCTGTGATGAACAACCTCAAGTCCTCGGATCGCCCGATGGACCTGAGCGCGGTCATCGTGAACTACATCCGCGACGTGGTGTACCGCATGTACACGGCATCGGGCTACAAGGCTGCTGCCGACGCGCTGGCTGGTGGCATCGGGCCGGTTCCGACCGTCATCATCGGCACGGACCCGACGATCGCTCGCTACATCAACGTGACGGGCGACCTGCGTACGCTGGGCGGTTCGTTCAACGTGCGTGTCGAGTCGACGCTGAACACGAACATGGCAGGCAAGATCGTCATCTCGTTCGGCGAGTTCGGTACGGGCAAGGAAGGCGTGCCCAACCCGATGCACTTCGGCAACATGGCATGGAAGCCGGAACTCACGCTCGTGCTGCCGCTGCACCGCAACGGCGCGAACAGCAAGGAACTCACGGTTCAGCCGTCGTTCCTGCACGTCGTGAACCTGCCGGTCATGGCGATGTTCGACGTGGTCAACCTGTCGGCTGCTGCAACCGACAAGATCGCTGTGGATTTCCACACGGTCTGAACGCAGGGCATGGTGAGCGTGCATGACCTCAGCGGCTTTCGGCCGTACTCGGGGTAGTTGATCGGGGAATGAGGTCGTCTGGGTAGGAAACTGCCCAGACACGTTCACCCGAGCCATGCAGTGCCGATCCTGGATTCTTACGAATCCCCTGTAGTTCCGTTGTAAATGCAATTCGCGTTGCATCGTAGTCCACTTGTAGTACCGCCCCTTTCCGGGAAACCGGAAAGGGGCTTTATGCCCTTACCTCGATCGAAAACAAAAATAAACATATATCATCTCCTTGGCAGCATTCGTAGTGTCGTTTCTAAGAAGGTGATTAGCAAGAGAGTGGTCTATGACTTCTTCCGCTCAGATCGAGGTGCCGTCTGTCTGGGGTGAGCCCAACATCAGTACAGATGGCGTGTTGAAAACCGCCAAGCACAAGAAGTATTTTGAGGTGAGGACAGCACCACTGAACTTCACCTCCCAAGATCTGACCATAGGCTATCGGAATGGGCTAAAGATTAACTTACCGAAGCAGTGGGATCCGGATCACCAATCGCAGCTCGTCGTCAGAACTGAGTTGATCATCTCCAACTTAGTAGAAATTAACCTGAACCATCTATTAAGTGTGGTGGACGAGCAATGTTCATCGGAGATGAAGCTGATCAAAGCCAAGATCCAGCTTCCAGACTCCAGCAACCCGTATCGGAGGGAATTCGAAAGTACGATTATTACCTTGGACTACTCGATCTCGATTCCAGAGCTGAAGAGCTTTGGCGGGAGCGTGTACTTCCACGATCTGGATCTGATGATCAGTCAGTTACCGGTGGAGGAAGCACCGGATCATCCGTATTCAGAACGCGGCATGGCAAGGCAGCAGTGCATCGATGTGAACCGACATCATAACCGCTTTGGCTTCTCGATTGAGATCGTGGACAATCAGGGCGTAATTGGGGAACGGTACATCAATGTCGGTGGACAGGTTTCACGGATTCCAGCAACCGTCAACTTCAAGAAGATGGACGGCATCTACATCAGCTGGAATCAATCAGTCAAGGGCAGGCTGGATAAGCCCGATACTCAGGTGCGTTGCTTTGAGCCGGCAATTGCCGACGCAGAGTTCAGGCTCTTTAAAACCTATGGCGAAGCACTAAGCTATGGGAATGGCGATGAAGCCAGGAAGAAAGAGCTTGCAGACATCGAGTTTCAGACTGCAAGTATCAAGGCAAGAGCAGCGGCTGAGAAAGCCGAGCTAGATCGGAAGAATCAACAATTGGATTTCGACCTGAAGCAACTTCAGCATCAGTTCGATATGTTGAAGGCAGAGCGGGATGAAATCCTCAGTCAACAATCTCATCGCATGGAGATCGAGAAACAGAAGATACGAGACTATTACGAAAGTAGGTCCTACGATCGCAAGGACAGCAGTGAAGTAGTAAAGTTCCTTCCCGCCATCATCACTGGCGTCGGAGCAATTATACTGGCGATCAAAGCGTTTTTCTGATAACTGGCCGGAACCAACATTCGAAGGGTTGCGTCCAAATCACTCAATGGAGAGTTTAAAATCGATCCCTCGCTGGCAGCATTAACCGATGCCGACACTCCACCCATGAACGAACTCGTCGCGAACGGAATTGCAGTGGTTCACATGCAAGCCGCCGAGAAATATATCGACGATGTCTGGTGTTCCGTCGCACGAGAGTTTCCTCCCGAGTTCAAGTATCTTGGTTGTGAGCGCGCTCACTATCGGGAGGAGTATTCGGAGACCATCCGCAAGCGCACCGTACGAGCGACGTATGACGTGGCGCGCTCGGACTTTTACATGATGAAGTTCTATTTCAGCTTCAAGGGGGAAAGGCTGAAACCGAAGTACATCTATCTGCCGTACGTGTCGGAGAACTGCACGATCCACATCAGCAACGGTCGCTGGTTGGTGAGTCCGGTGTTGGCTGACCGTGTGATTTCGATCGGCCTGAACTACGTCTTCGTGCGGCTGTTGCGCGACCGGATGACGTTCGAGAAGCTCAATCACCATTTCAAGGTGAACGATCAACGCGAAACGGTGTCGATCGTGTGGTCCAACGTGTACCACAAGAACGAGCAGCACAAAAAGCTGAAGAACCCGCTGAAGATGAAGTCTACTTTGGCGCATTATCTCTTCTGCAAGTATGGCTATACGCAAGCCATGGAGATGTTTGCTCATACGCGACCGGTTGTGGGCGACCACAATACGATCACGCCGCACGAGTATCCGCCTGACCAGTGGGTAATCTGCAAGAGCAATCAAACCCGTCCGAAAGGCGTCGGGTTTGGTCCATGGATTCCGTCGAATCTTCGCGTCGCGATTCGTCGCGAGGACTTCGATCGCAGCCCGATGGCGAAGAACTTGACTGCGGGTCTGTTCTACGTCGTGGACTATTTCCCGGATCAGTTCGAAGATCCGCGATACGTCGACGACGCACGCTGGATGATGATCCTGATGGGTCAGATCATCTGGGCTCCGTCGATTCCGTATGGACGACTGGCAAACGACTGCGCGGCGCACATCGCGTCGCTGGACGACTATATCGACAGCATCATGATCGATAAGTTCAAGGAGATCGAGAAGCCCATCACCGATCTCTATCAGTTGTTCGCTATGCTGATCGAGAACTTCGATCAGTGGTTGTTTGATGGGGCGGATAAGGTCAACAGCATGTATGACAAAGAACTGAACGTGATCGGCTTCTTGCTGGAAACGTTGACGTTCTTGATCGTGCGGCTGAATTTCCGTCTGAAAGCAGCAGCAAAGAAAGAACTCAAGCTGCGGGACGTGGAGAACGCATTGCAGGCAGTCAAGCAAGGCGCGCTCTTTAGTCTGACCAAGACGTCCGGCTGTTTGTCGACCACGAGTAGTCCGGGTGACAACAAAGCGTTTAAGCTCACCACGATTCTGATTCCGCAGACAGCATCACAGAAGGGAGTGGGCGGTAAGGATCGCGGAGCCATCAATGATGCGACGAAACGGCTGCATGTTTCGGTAGCTGAAGCGGGGGGCTATTCGAACATGCCGAAGTCGGAACCGAGTGGGCGTGCAAGGCTGAATCCGCACGTCAGGTTGTCCGACAAGGGACTGGTGCTCAGGCACGAGGACCTGCGCGAAATGCTCGATCGCACTCAGGCCGAGATTAAACGCTCGTAAAGAAACCAAGCAAGCAATAAAGTTTAAGAAAGGAACCGAAGATGTATGCTACCTCTCTGCCATTCGATCCGACCCGGCCTACCCAGCCGGTGATGCAGATCGACATTTATCGGCCACCCTTCGTACCGGATTATCAGTGCGAAGAATGGCTGATGCCGCATCGCCCGTACATCGCAGGCGTGTTGATGGCTGAGATTCAAGGTGGTGCACTGCGTCAGCCGCCTGCACCGCTGCGGATCTTTGCCTTCAACCTGTTTGCCGTGAACGGTTGGCGTAATGAAGAATTCGCCGGCATGTTTGGTAAGGCGTGTGACTATATCGCATTCACCATGACGGTGGAGCGCGGTAAATTCATGCGCGTGGAAGAAGCTGTACCGAACCTCATGCCGACGTACGTCACGCTGGTCGTCGCAGAAAACGCTCAGATTTTCCAAGGGCTTTTCGGCTATCTCGATCAGGAAGCTGCTCAGCATGTGCAAGTGGGGATTGCCAACATGGTGTCCCTGCGTGACAAGCTGGCACGTTTTCGATCAAGTAACCCTGTCTGGGGTTATGGGCAACAACAGCAGCAAATGATGCAACGTCCGTACATGCAACCGAACCAGCCGATGATGGATCCGCGCGAGATGTATCGCCAGTCCATGCAAGGTCAACTCGGCATGGTCGCTGGGGGTGGAGTCGCCACCATTCCTCAGCCGGGTATCGATCCTCGCCTCATGCCGTCGTCGTATCAATCGACGCCCAGCTCAAGCGAGAACATGTACACGCGGATGCTCGCAGAAGAACGTGAGCAGCAAGGCGTACCTGCGCAACAAGCACAACCCTCTGTGACGGACCTTCTTGCTCCGCCCTTCAATCCCAGAACTCCCAAGGAACAACCGACCATGCAAACGCAACCGGATCAACTGACGTCGGGCCAGATGCTCGACGATGGCAGCAAACTGTACTCGGAAGAAGACGGCATGCAGTTCTGGCTGCCGTCGGAAGTCCAGCCGTATCGTCCCGTCTATCACCCCTCGACGCAATTCCGTCTCGTGCGTGTCATGCCCGACGGCGCGGCGTTCATCGAGGTCCACGACAAGGCTAACATGGAATTCAGCCAACACAACCTGCCCAACGAACTGACCAGCACGTTCGGCAAGAAGCGCGATGGCGTGCAGTACGACGTCTCGCGAGCCAGTTCCGCCTTTGCCAAGGGCGCGCAAGAACTGGCTGAACGCATGAAGTGGTCGATCCAGTCCACCCAGCTGGGCGACACCGATGAAGGTCGGCAAGCCAAGGAACGCGCCGAAGAACCGACGGCAATCGTCGTCACGCACGATGCGTGGTACAACGAAACGTCCGAAGTCATGGCGATGGTCTATACGGGCGTGGCGCGTGCCGAGAAGGCCGCAACGATGCAGGAAGCGCCGGACGTGTTCCGCTGCTTCAGCTACATCTCGGAGCCGGTGATCTGCGACAAGGATCAATCGGATCTGCTGCGTCGTTTCTCCGACTCCCGTACGTGGCTGGAACTGGCGGGCAAGGTCGAAGAAGCCCTGAAGGACGGTGACGTCGGTCTGGTGGAAACGGTTTCGCGTCGTGCGATCATCACGCTCAACCGCGTGCTGGCGCTCTCGCTGTCGATTCCGCCGGATACGCTGTCGCTGGCCAACGACGGCTTCGACGTGGCGACGATTCAAGAGCTGGAGGACTATCTGGCTCAGAACTACTCGCCGATCTTCATCAACGCGTACAAGAAGCAGCAGCGCAACTATATCGACTCGATGTTCCAGACCATCGCGCCGAAGGAAGCCGAAGACGAACTGCGCCGCAACATCATCGACCCGGTGAAGTTCCCGGAAGGCAAGGCTCCGTATCTGGCCCTGCTGACCAGCTGCATGTCGTTCACGACGCTCGACATCTACGCGCACGATCTCGACCTCGAACTCGACGCCGACACGGGGTCGCTGCTCACCGAAGAGAACTCCGGCGACGTGTATCGCGTGATCGCCGAGTTGTTCAACTCGCTGCCCAAGGAGCACACCTTCAACAAGCATCTGTTCCAGACCAACGACGGCGTCCTGCTGGAAGTGGTCAAGGGCGATCTGGCTGATGGTGCGTACATGCTCTCGCGTGTGCATCAGATCTGGTTTGGCTAAAACGGCGTAGTGCCACAGAAGTGCCTTAAAGACAGCTGCCCGAAAGGGTGGCTGTCTTTTTTTGCCGTCGAGAGGGTCATTCGCTTATTTTTTTGTCTTGGGGAGTGTTGTTATGACGAACCCCCATCAGAGAAAATCATGAATAGCGAAACGAATCTGGACATTTTGACCGAAGCAGTAAAGACGGCTTTGCAAGGAAGAGAGATTCTTAACGTCACCAAGCAAAGCCTTTTGAGGGGCTATTCGTTATCGAGCAGTGATAGTTCGAAACGCACTTCCCCATACGGCCGCTATCAAGTCCATATCGTCGCGCAACGTGACAATTTGAAAGCCGTAGCCATGTTCATGGATTATGGCATCAAGGGTACGGGAGCAAGCAGCACTCGGATCGGCGTGACTTTGGACAATTTCACTGACTTGGCTACTCAGGTCGGTTCATTCCTAACTACAGGAAAGCGAGGATAGCGATGGAACTCGTTGCAAATAACAATCAGAAGGCCAGTGAAGTCAGTTATATCGAGGATGTGAACGAAGTTGCCGGGGTAAGCATCTACCACCTCGTAAAGCGCATCTATCAACGATGCGTACAGAAGGGATTCGAAATCAAGGCGCAACAAATCGACGCGATCGATTCACCGGTTTCGGGCAAGTGGTGCTACACGCTCATTGGGCTACGGCACGAACGACTTCCCAACACGGTCACGCGCAGCGTCATGATTTCCGAGAACGCGGAGCAGGAAACCATCGTCTTGCATTATCAGAACACGGATGCAGCCGAAGGACCTCAAACGCAGCAAATGCAGTACTACGATGTTAGTCAAGCGGTCAATGACATTGGCTTCTTTCTGCTGAAAGGACGACGGCGGAACATCGAAGAGCAGCTGGCCAGTCAGCTGATTCACGATCAAGCCCAATGGGAAGACCAGTCGCAGTGACGGCATAAAGGGGAGGCCGAAGCCTCCCCGAAAATATGCCCTCTCTTTTTTTGCCTGTCGATCAGGTGTTTTCACCACCGGCCGGAGGATTGCCTTCTTCCCCTTCCGGTTTGTTTCCACCTTCACCACCAGCGGCCGGCTCTTCTTCAGGCGGATTACCACCCTCGCCTTCACCACCTTCGCCAGGACCACCCAGACCCGGTTCTTCACCAAATCCAGTGCTTTCACCACCCGGCGTCTCTTCGCCCGTACCGGCTTCACCGCCAAAGCCACCACCACCCGTACCACCTGCGCCAGTCGCATCGAGTGCTGCATCCGATGCATTCTTGATACGAGTAAGCTTGATGACGTTTTCGGTGAACGACTTAACCAAGCCTTCAAGGTGAGACTTCTGAGCCTCGAAGAGGTTAAGTGCGGGCACGCCGCTTTCGTCTTGCGTCGTGAGTTCGGACAGCTCCGTGAAGATGCCGTTTTCTGCCATGAACTTGCGCAGGAAGTACGCCACCACCGACTTCTTGAGCGCATCGACTTCGGTACTGATGTTGCCCACGAGGTCTTGCGTGAAGAATTCCGACGCGATCCACGCATCGATTGCCAGTTCCAGCCCTTCCTTGTACTTCTGGTAGGCGGTCATCTGGTTTTCGAGCGTGACCATGTTCGGCTTGGGCAGCGAGGCCCACAACGTCGAGATGAACTGGATCAGGAGCTGTTCCACCACGAAACGCTGCTTGTGGCCTTCGACGCTTTCGGGTTGCGACTTCTGCGCTTCCTTCTGCGCAGTTTCGTTCTTCTTTTCTTCCGGCGTTGTCACACCGTACGGAACGTTGCCAGCAGCCGGAGGCGTTTCCGTCGAGGGAGTAGCTTCAGGCGTAGCTTCCGTACCTGCGTTCTTGTTCTGAACAGCCTTCTTGGCGGCGGTCATGAACTCGTCATGGTCGTCCTCGTTGGTCTGATCCTGAACAGCCAGCTTGGCCTTCTCCTCGTTCTGAACCGTATCGCGCTTGTCCTGACGCAGATGTTCGTAGTTGTCATTGAGAATCTGACGCAGATCATCCATCAGGTACTGGGACGCCCTCGCGTACTTGCGTGTGTGGTCCGCAAGCAGCTTCTCGAAGTTGTCCTGATGCACCATCACCCGCTTAGCCAGCAGCAGGTTGTTTTGCACCAGCGAAGTTGCAAACTCAGCATGGAACGCTGCGTCGATGTTATCGGGCGAGAGACCCGTGAACATGATCGCTTTCTTGTCCAAGGCATCGGTGAGTCCGGTATCGGGCTGTGTGTACTCCGATTTCTTCTCGGAGAACTCGATGTCCAGTGCCGGCACACCGGGGTGGTTCTTGAAGGTGAATTCAAGGCCCGATCGTTGCAGCCAGTCGACCAGATCCGTCGGCGAGTTCATTCCCAGCGGGAAGTACTGCTGACGGCTACGCACGATTTCATGTGCAGCAATTTCGATCGTCTTCTTCGGGTCCGGATCTTCCGGATCGAGGTTCAGATCAACCTTGGTACGGCCAATCGAATTGCGCACACCCGCCATCGTCTGCGCGAACATGAGCATGGCGCGCATCGAGTTGAGCACCTTCATCTCGTCGAGCAGAGATTCCCCCACGCCGTCCGGGCTGAAGTTGAATGCGAAATACGTCATCAACTCGATCGGGATAAAGAGCAGCTGCGTGTATTGCTTGGCGAGCGTACGCGAGAGCATGATGCGGTAGATCTCGTCACGCCGTGCCAGCGCCACACCGTTGCCATACCAACCGTTGCGCAGTCGAGCCAAGAGATCTGCTTCCACGATCTCCTGATAGTAGCGCACCGAATAATCGGTCATGTGGGCGTTCATCGACGGGAAGCCCGACATCATCGACTTGACCTTGTTGAGCATGGCCGACGGGAACGAACCGTTGCTGTTCAGGCGTGCGGTCAGTTCTTGGTAGTAGTCGTTCTTACTCGTCCGGCTCACCGGGTTGCCGTCTTGGTCGATCAGCACGAAGAAACCGATCTGCTCTTTCGGGTTACCGGGAATGAACACCGGGATTACCGACTCCGAAGGCAGATGCAGCACCAACGGATTGCCGATCGTACGCCGCGTAAGTTGCTCTTGCGTGCGCAGTGCAGTGATGGCGTTGTGGCCGTACTGCTTGTTCTTGTAGACGAGCGAAGTCAACTCACGATCGGTGAGTCGCTTCATGCCCTCTTTCTCCATCGCAGTCGACATCGCGCTTTCGAGCGACATGAGTCGGTCTTCGACGCCGAGCATCGATTTTACGCGAGTTTCACGAACTTTTTGATTCAGCTGCGGGATCTTAAGAACGTTGAAATTGTCGGTGACATGCAAGTAGGTATCCGGATGCGGCTTTTCCATGATCCCTTCGAACGTCACCCGGCCGTCGGTGGTCTCTGGCACATGCGTATTAAACGCTTCCAGTGCCATACCAGGACCTTTGCGCTCATGCGTCGGTCCAGTTTTCACCGACGGACCCAACACACCCAGATTGCGCACCATGCCGGTAGCCGGATCGATGTGGTCCGAGAGAGCTTCCATCGACATGTGACGCGGTGAATTGATCACATCGTCGATGGAGTTTTCCGGGATCACAGCGATCGGATAGCTGCCCGTTCGGCCGAGAATGTCCGTCAAAATCTCGGAAAGCTTCGACTGAATGTTATAGTCTTGCTCAAAATGCTGCCGAACGCGTGCAAGCATCGCTGCCTGAACATGGGGCGGCATGAGGCCCTCTGCCGCTGTCCACGTCAATTCTGTCGTGGTCAGATCCTTCGGAGACAGAATCGAGCTGACCAGAATTTCGATGGCCAGCTTCATGTCCGGCAGGGTTTGCATCACGGTCTCGGCGTCGCCGATGTTTTGAGCCGTGTGCTGGGAAACGTTTTTGAATGCGTTGATCTGCGGAGTCGTCGGTGCCCGTTCGCCGTGGTTGTTGTAATTCGGAGGAAGCGTTGGACTCACCATCTTGCTGATGGTAGCTGCCAACTCCGGATCGGCTTTAACCATGGACAACGCAGGAACCTTACGGCCCGAGTTCGCGAGTGCAATCGTTTTCTTGATCGCGTCTTTCATTTAAACCTCGTCAGCTTAAGAGGCAGTCGTTATGGCTTCAACCAACTTCTACGACCTGTATATTCAATCTGTGGTGCAGCTGGCTGAGACTATCGTCATCAAATCAGCTGACACGGCGGATGGACTCAACCAATATGTCATCGAACAGAAGGGCGGGAGTGTGAACACGCTCGACCCGACTACGTGGAAGTACTACCTGAACATCACGGGTGAGTACCATTCCACGGACACGATGATGACCGTGACCTCAATGGATACCTTGGAGCAAATTAATTTCACCAAGGAAAACCTGAAAACTCATTTGGCCACGGCAAAGGGCTATCAGTACGGCACGCGCAGCTACCAAGAACTGGTGGCTCGCTATCCGGATCAAGAGCTGCTGATTCTCGGCGTTCTTTATCCGGCCGACATGACCATGGCGGTTGAATCACCCGATGGGACGATTCTTGCCTACCCGCCCAATCTCGTTGAGGCAAACGAGTACTCCCTGATCGACAAGCTCCAAAACTGGATCTATTCGTACAAGGGTCGCTGGATCAATGTGCAGTACAGTATTTCTGATCCGCTGTACTCGTTTGTCCACCACGGGATCATGTACCTGATGCTGTTGTTGCAGATTCTGGGCTATCGCTTGGAAGCCTGCAAAACCAACGAAGCGCATTCGTACCATGTACGGATGTATCTCGCTTCGCATCAAGGACTCGATCAGTACCTCGATTTCATGACGACGAAACAGGCACTCTGGTTCTACCGGAATATCTGTTACATCGAGCGCAACACAGGGCAGCGCCAGATTTTCGATTTGCTCCTTGAGCATATCATGACCGAGCGCAATTTGCCGCTGGCTGAATACCTGATGAAGCATGACATCAGTAAGATGCCGGACGACATGGACCCGACCGTGACGTTTGTTCGCACGCCGCTTAACATCGGCAATGTGGACTCCAACAACGTCGTCGATCTGGACCAGATGCTGACGAAGGAACAAGGCATCGCACGGGACAACGCAGCGTACCAAGGCGATTACGAGCCGCTGATTCTGGAGAAGATGCGGAACTCCAAGTCCAGCACCCTGATGTCGAAAGCATTGTCGTCGGAGATGGTGGACTATTCGAATAGCTCCCCGTACACGCTCTCGGACATTCTGCTCAACCATTGGCTGTGGTTGGCCAGTAAAGGCTCGTACAGCGCGTTCGTTAGCGCCACCAATCCGCAAACGGGAGAAGCTATTCCCATTTCGGTCAAGGACGCCTGGACGCTCATGTGGTATTGCTGGATGGGCTCGAATGGGATCGATCTGTCCAAGTCGGTGATTCCGGCGATGTTTGCGCAGCGCGTGCAACGCATCCCGACTCCGACGACCACGGATCTGCTGAGCGTAGTCGATCCGAAACTCGTGGATGTGACGATCGCACAGAAAGCGCTTTCCATGCAGCCTTCGATTGTGCCGATCCTCTCAACCGAAGCGTTTTATGAGACGTGCGTACAGATCACCGCAGCTGCAAACATGCAGCTTAATCTGGTTGCTTTCATGGAGCACAAGGATCGTCGTGCTTATGTGGAAGGCATGGTCGAGCGGATCTATTCGGATAACGTCGTCTACACGGCTCCTCCGGATCAGACCTACGCAAGCTGGTTCTCAGAGCGTAACCTGAACCTATCGACCTTCAGCAACGACCAGCTGAATCTACTCTATCTGGACCTCGTGAAGAAAGCCACCGGTCTGGATCTCATCAATTCGCAAAGCTTGGCTGCACTGCAAGCAGCAATGGTGAGCATGTTCAAGCGGTTGTCGAGCTATTCGGTGCAGTTCCTCGCCAAGATCAACTCCAGTCCGATCCGTATGGTCAACTGGCCGATCGTTCGTGTGGGGGACGTGAAGGGTAGTGGCTCAGCTGAGTACTACATGCCCGACAACACCGTTGACGTGATGGATGAAACAGTCGAAGGCTCAGCCCTTTGGGAAGTGGATATCAATCACCCGCAACCGCGAGAGAACTACCTATTCAAGATGCATGTGACAGAGCAGATTGAATTGACTGCAAAACCGCATCTGGGTCAAAACGCGGTGCAATACAACTACAACGTGAAGTCCGTAGTTGGCGTAAAGCTCTCGACCCCGCTGCAACCCAACGACGTCGGTGTCATTCCGGTCGTAGGGACAGACGCATGGCTTGCCTTGCCGCCTGAAGAGCGCTATCAGTTTGCTGATGTGTGGCGTAATAACAATTACTACTACACTCCGCCGCCTGAAGAACCGCTCGATGTGGCTATCTTCCGTCAGACCTTGAATGGCTTGACGTGGATTGATCGCACGCCTCCCCGGTTTGCGACGACAACCGATCTCGATGGCTTAGCCGCCTACGATGCCCGGATGTTGACGTTGTCTGATTTGGATGGTTTCAAAGAACTAAATCAGTGAACGTCGTGTTTGATATGAAAACCCCAATTTTAAATTGGATTGTCTGGAAATAAACAACAGGATCTTTCCATGGAACAAATGACGCGTACAGTCTACTCTGCTGCATTGCAGACTGCGCTGTACATGAACCTGCCGGTGCCGATCAAGCCGAACTCGACGCTCAACGAGCGTTTCTCGGTTCAGCAAGGGCAGCTGCCGACCATCGACAATCCGCCACGCGCTCGCTACTACTCGCTCGGAAACGGTGGTCACACCTTCACGGTTGGTGCGGACATGATTCCGAAGCCCGAACCGATTCAGCACCGTGCAACGGACGCTGCGGCCTTCAAGCCGATTCCGTTTGTGCTGCGTCTGCCGACCAACGATCTGTCGCCGACCGATCGTGCCAAGTACGCACTGCGCCGTGCTGAAGTCTGGCAAGGGCAGACGTACTTCGCGTACTACCTGAAGCGCATCGACTTCACGGGCGTGACGGTGGACATGCAGTACAAGACGGTCGACAGCCAAGGCAACGTGACGACCACCGAGTTCGTGCCGGATTCGTCGAACCTGAACCCGACGCCGCCGGCGCTGTCCTCCACCGGGGTGAACCTCACCACGGGCGACTACGTCTCGGCCGATGCACGGGTCGACTTGTCGCTCTCGGCAGCGGACTGTCAGGAGCTGCTCAACGTGGCGCAAGTGATCTGGGGTGATCCGCGTTACGCAATCGTCTCGGAAATCCTACTCTGTTCGGGCGTGGACCAAGCCGTGCAAGCTTCGACGGGTATCGGCAATGGCTCGTTCTCCTTCATGGAGGCGATCGCTTCGCAAGTCATGACGTTCGTCTCGGGTTTCATCCCGGTCTCGTTCATGAACAACGGTGCCGACATCAACCTCGACGTCGGCGCGACCGAGCCGCTGCTCAACCTGAACGGTCAGAACACCGTCTAAGGAGGCGAGCATGTTGACGATGCCGGCTGATACCAGCCCGTACGCGTCAATTCTCGCTATCGACCCTGGTACGGAAACCCTCGGAATTGCGTGTATTGAATTCGACTGCGTGTCGGGTGAGATCCACGGTTCCGAGGCTAAGACGTTCAAGGGCTCGAAGATGGCAAAAGGCAGTTGGGTAGCTGAGGTGCATGGGGATCGGTTTAGCCGCATCAACGCGCATCGTCAAAACCTTGCACGCATTTTGAATGCCGTGCAACCTGCCTTCATTGCCTCCGAATCTCCGTTCTTTTCTCGTGCGCACCCGCAGGCGTATGGAGCATTGACGGAAATCGTCTATGCGTTGCAATTGACAATTTTCGAGTACGACCCTTTACTGGAAGTGGAGTTCATTGATCCGCCTTCAGTGAAAAACGCTGTGGGAGCAAAAGGTAACGCCGATAAAGACACAGTCCGTGCACACGTGCTGGACATTCAAGAACTGAAGTACGCAGGACGCATTGCAATCGATCAGTTGGACGAACATTCGATTGACGCTTTGGCGGTTGCTTACGCCATGTTGCAACGAGTCCGCACGCGCTACTATTGGTTTAAGAACGGCAAGTTAAAACCAATCTGAAAGCGAGAAAGACCATGCCAACCATCCCGAATCTGAAATTGATCGTGGCCGGTATTTTGGTTGCCATAGCTGCGATTGCAGCCGGGGTGATCTGGTATCAGCATCGAGAAGTCGGTAGCCTTAACAAGCAAAACGGGGCCGACAAGGTTGTGATTGCTGACCAGCAACAAGCTGCTTCGGAAGCACACACGACCATCAACAACCAGCAGCAATCCGCGCAAGTAACCGACGCCGGTAACGTTGCGATCCAGCAAGCGCCGGTCAAGAACGAGCAGCAGCAAGCCACTGTTCAACAACAGACCGACACCACCATCTCGACCATCAAGCAGCAGTACAACACGCTGCCCAAGACGGATCAGAACGCGGTGGCGGAAGATCAAGCGATCGCTCAAGCACAGATCGACGGTCTGTGGAAGACCTACTGCAACGTGGAGCCGCAAGCGGCACAGTGCAGCCAATAAGAAACGAGGTAGACCATGAAAAAATTGCTACTGGCGAGCATCATTCCGCTTGCCCTGATGGGTTGCACAACCAATCCGACCGTTCCGATCTACAAATATCAGAACGTGGTGACGGTGTTGCCTAAGAGCTACACCGGTCATTGCGTGGTCAAGACACAGCCGCCCGCGAAGGACGCTTACGTCAAGGCCAGCAAGGACGAGCGCATCAACATGCTGCTCAAGACCAACGCAGGTCTGCTGGTCGACATCCAGACCTGCGACAATCGTTGGGATCAGGTCGACATCTGGAATTCAGCACAGCTGAAGATTTACGGTAACGATCCCACTGCCGTTTTCCCCGGTCAAGCACCGGCTGCCGCACAAGGAGCATCTGCGGCCGCTCCCAGCAAATGAGGAGCGCATAGTGGATCTGGTCCGAGAAGTATTGAATGGGGTGGCCGACGAACGATTGCTCTCGAATCACCATGCCGGAGCAACGCCTCTGCAAAACCTCGTTAAGACGTATCGCGAGAAATCGGCGCATAACGACAACGCCCCCAACCTCACGGATGTTTCCGTGGGGAGTGATTTGAAAAGCGGAATTGGTAACTTGCCCGTTGAGGACCAGGTCTCGATGCTCTATCAGTACTTGGTTGACGCTAAGCGCATCGTGCCGGCTGAGACGGTCGATCAGATTGAAGAGCGCAAGCTCAAGCACACGGCGATCAAGGCGTTTATCTGGGTGGCTGGTTTTGTGGTCGTCATGTTGTTTGGTGCTGTAACAACTATCGCTGTACGCACCGGGGCTGCACCATCGAATGAGTTGGTCTCGACCTTTTTGGAGTTCGCGGGTGAGATCGTGCATTTGATCTTCGCCGGACCCGGCGAATAACCAACGGAGAAATTATGTCGAGCGTATGGCACCAGGCTCTCACGCCTGGACAAGTCGCTTTGGAAGGTGAAGCAGATGGCAAACTCCGTAAGGAGAATGAACATCTGTGGTTCGCGGAAATGATTCTGGAAGGCGTCCATCATTTCCCGGAACTGGAAAAAGCGGCGTCTTGGGAGTTTCACGATCAATGGGGTATCAAGATCGGGAAGTCCGAGAAGAACGCAGCAGCCGGTCAAGTGCGCGTGCGTGGCACCTATCCGGGCGGTGAAGGCTTCATGAATCTGGGTGAGCCCGCGTTCACGCATGCGGTGAAGATCAACGCAGCGGATGGCGGTGCTTACGAGAACGAGATTGAAGTGACGAAGGAGTACTTCGAGACGTTCCGGTATCTGGCAGATAACGGGATGCAGAAAGATCGTTACTTCTTTCCGGTCGACGGTGGTGTGTTTGAAGTCGACATGTTCCTGTTGCCGGGTCTGGCAGAGATGCGACTCAATGGCGGCAAGAATCGCGGAGCCGATTACCACGTCTGGTGCAAGATCGATTACGAGGTGACGAACTTCGATGCACCGATCCCGAAGATGCCGTTTGAAGTCGTGCGGCTCATCAAGGGAGGGCGTGGCGTGCAGAACACACCGGAAGAGACAGCACTGTTGGACAAACTCTTCAAGGAAGTCTACACGACACCGAACCCGCTGCTCAAGAAGTAACGCCAGCATATTGGGGAGGCGCAATGCCTCCCCGTTTTATGCCCTAAACAACGGCTTCAGTAAAACCTGGCAAAACAGTAGCTTGCAGTTGTGACAGATCGAACTCAATCGGCAACGTGACTTGATCCTGCCATGCCAAGGAGTTCGGATTAGCTTGCAAGACAAACGACGCATCCTGCGGTGTGCACTGACGATCGACGATGTCGGTGATATCCAGATTGATGCCGTAGGTGGCGTTGATCTGGGGCAGGATTTGACTGAGCGAAAAGTCTTGCGGAGGCAACACAATCGCCGCAGAATTGACGGGATTCAGCTGGCTCAAGAAAAGACGCCGATAGAACAGCGTTTTCTGGCCCGTATCGCCGCTACAGCGGCCTTGCAGCATGCTGACCACTACTTGGGTATCACTCTGATTGGAATCGCCCGGTAGGGGCGTATAATGCGTCGGAGTGCCGAAGACGGCATCCTTGGGTAAATGAAACCCGTTGGTGAAGTAGACGAGGTCTCGAATGTACTGCTCCGAGGTCGTGGGAGTTTTCTGGGCTGGGTAGGAAGTCAGTCGCATGATGGGAACAGCATAAAAGGAAAAAGAGTAGTCCTCCTCCCTTACGAGAGGAGGACCGCGTCACGCCATCAACGTGTCGAAGTAGTCGTGATACTCCTTGACCCACTTCTTGTTCAACTTCAGGTAATGGCTTTCCAATTGGAACTTGGTGACGTGCTGGTTCCAGTCGAACGAAGTATAATCGAACTTCCACTCGTCGATGAAGGCACCAACCAGATACCCGTCCACAATTGCAATCGGTCCATTGAGGACCGGCACAAACACCAGCGTTTCCGGATCTGCACCGATAACAGGAACCGGCGTGCGTTCGACGAACCCATCGAGGTGTGCGTACTGCACACGACCCTTCAGAATCCGATCGACGTCCTTCAGGCCCGTCATCATGCCAGAACGCATTTCGTCGATGAGGTGCTGGTGGCCTTCTGCCCACCAGTACTGAGAGCCGTCCTGTTTGCCCCAGTGCGGGTGTTCTTCCGACCACATGTGTCGCGGGTCTTCCGCAAACATCATCATGCGACGATATTCGCCGAGTTTTGCCACGTGCAGTCGTTCCATCCGAGCAGGGCCGGTCGGCGTCATCAGCACGTCGCCCGGTTCGAGCGTCTGAATCTGCTTCCACGACTGATCTGCCATCAGGACCAAGCTACCTGCGACAAAACACGACCCACCTCCACCACCACCTCCTGTGTCAGTAGGGGGAGGCGCAGGCGGCTGACCGTTGACGTAGCCGTTCGGTGGTTGAGGCCGCTGCGCTGTACCCACCAGGTTCACGACGTAGTTGCGCGGTGCACCTTGCCCCACTGCGCCACCCATGCCGTAGAACGTCCACAGGTTAGGCCCGAAAGCCCGACTGATAGAGCGATCATTGGTCAGTCGAACATTGTCACCGATTGAGGAGGTGAATGTCACGCCATCCAAGCTGCAATTGCCTGCTATCACCGTCAAGGTGGTGCCTGACCGATAGAACCCGGAGATGTTGAAACCATTCGTGGGTCCCGCCGGATAGTTCCCGGTCACTGTGGTATCGCCACCTGTGGTCGAGAATGCACTGAAGCCGCCTCCTCGATCGATATACAAGCCTCGACCGAAGTTAGCGTTGTTCGCCCCAGTGTAGTCGACGGTATAGTACTGCGTGCCTGCTTCCAACACCGAGACACCGAAGCTCTTGCCGTACCACCAACTCCACGCGAGTCGACCGTTCGCTCCTGCGAGTCGTTGCAGACCCGCATTACCTGCGCTGATAGGGTTGCCCTGCTGTGTTTCATTGCGTGCTTGTCCGATACTGATCGGACCGGAGGATTGCATCGTCATGATGGTTCTCCGTTACGCTGGCAGCAAATCCGACTCCACCTCTTCGGCTTCGACGTCTTCTACCGGTAAGAACGTGCCGAGTCCGGCACGACGCACCGCACGAATCACGCCATCCACCTTCAGGTCGACCGCCTTGATGCCTTCCACCACGAGAGCTGCAAGCTTCTCGTACTGGATCGTCAGGTAGTCTTCACCCGAAATCGAACGGCCATCCGTGCCGCGATCCCAGCTCGTCAGACCCACGACTTCCGGTGCGACGTTCTTGACTTCACCCGCCAAGAGACCCATGTAGCGACGGACTTTGTCGACACCCGTCATCGCCACAGCCAGATCGTTGTGGTTGTACGTCACACCGTGCAACGAATGGATCTTCTTGAGCGGATTCTTGATCGTCTGGATGTTCTCCTTAAGACGCTCGTCCGACATGAAGGCCCAGATATCGTTGTTACAGTAGATCGTCCCCGAGGCATGGATGTCGCCTGCCAAGTCGATGTTGCCCGACGAGTAGACGTAACCGAACGACACGCCTTGTCCGATACCCGTGTAAGCGTACGGATTACCTGCCGGTGCTTTACCGTTGATCTGGTTTTGCAGGTTGTTGATGTTGCCGGAGAATTCCGGATACGCCACCAGGCCACCGAGGTCGGTCGAGTCCACCTGAGCACGCAAGCGCGAACCGTCCCAGCCGAGATAAACCTTGTTGCTGCCTTGGCTGGCACCACCGCCTTGCTGAACCGGCGTGTACGGCAACTTCGCCGCATTGACAGCGCTCGTAATGGCTGCGTCGGTCTGCGCGGTCGTATAGGCACCGACTTGCGCAGCGGTTGTTCGGTGCGGATTGTTGAAGTTGTTCTCGTGCGAGGTCAACTCCGTGCTCACCGCGTTGATGTTGGTCTGAAGCGCATTCTTTGCCGCCGTCAGATTCGCATCGCTTTGTGCCGTGGTGTACGACCCGACTTGAGCAGCCGTGACCTTATGCGGGTTGCTGAAGTTGCTGATGTGCGCATTGAGCGTACTTTGCAACTGCGCCACGCCCGTATTGATCTGGTCGGTCGCGAGATCGATGTACTTGTAGATCGCATCATGCGAGGCTTCATCGCCCAGCAAAATTGCGTCACGAATACGGTCGAGTGCTGCCACCGTGTACTCGAAGCCGAACAGGTCGCCTGCATCGTGCAAGTGAGCGCTCGGCGGGAACGCATCGGGCTTGCCGATAATGGACGGCCACGTTGCGGGACGATCGTCCAGATTCAGGTTGTTGATCTGCTGGATGATCGCGGCTGCCGAGTACGAATACTCGCCACCCACGGCTTGATACTGCAACGACACCGACGAAGACACCGTCGGATCGGTGATCATGATGATGGTCATGACCTCCATGCCGGTATCAAGCGATGCTGCTGTCACCAACTCCGCACAGTAGAACTGATCAGCCGTCAGGGGATGATTGGTTGCTGTGTCGGTGATGATGAGGCTCTTCGTGTAGAACGGCCCGTACGAAGGTCCAACCACCCGGATCTTCCGAGCAGGCATCGTCTGAATATCCCCAGTGACGAGGTTATTCGGATCTTGCCCTGTCGGATCGAACGGGTAACGAATCACAGGGGTACTCATGTTTTTACTACTCCGTTATCTGTTCGATTTAGCCACCGACCGAAGCCTTCAGGTCGTTGAACGCCGTCGTCATCGCGGAAAGCGCACTCACCACATCGGAGACACGAGCAAAACCGTCTTCCACGATGTAGTTCATGCCAGTGGGCTCGGTCGAAGTCGGCCCGCTGGCTGCCGTGAAGATGATGCCGATCGGGTTCAACTCCGTCGAAACCATGAAGTTCATTTGGCCCTTGGTCTTCGCCCAGATTTCGATGGTTGCCACACCGTTGCTGTCCGTGCCTGCGCGCCAGCCGAACTGCACGCTTACTGCCACGCCCGCCATGTTGATGACAGTCATGGTCGGCTGCGTGGTGCGTGCCGAGAGCGTAAGCAAGTACAGACCCGATTGCGTATCGTTGTAGCTATCGCCACCCGAGACAATCAACTGCGCATCCGGCAACTTCGTGGACGAATCAGTGCCAGGCAGGTGGATGTAGCCGAGCTTGGTCCAGAGGTTGGTCGACTGCGTGACGTTCTGCGGTTGCTCCGATTGCTGAGCGCCGGCGGGCGTAGACGACTGCACCATGTCGATGAACTGCTGCGGCGTGTAGCCCGCAAAGAGCGACGAGTCCGCAGCTTTACCGGCCAAGATAGCTGCTTGCAACGTCGGCTGGTCCATGCCATAGACGTGATTCGCATCGTTGGCGGTGCCGCTCAAGATGGCGCTGGTCAACTGCGTTTGCGAAAGACCGTACACGGTCTGCGCATTCAGAGCCGTATCGGCTGTGCCAGCCGTCGCTGCTTTACCTGCCAGCACGGCTGCCGTAAAGGCTGCCGGTGTTTGACCGCCGAACTTCGCGGAGTCCGCTGCTTGTGCGGTCGAGCCCAGTTTGCCGAGCAACAAGTTGTCGACTTCTGCCTTCGAGTAGGCACCCACTTGACCTGCATTGACACGGTGCGGGTTCGTGTAGTCGTTCTCGTGCAGCGCCAGCTGCGCCACCACACCGTTGTTCACGAGCGTCGCGGTCTTAAGCGGCGTCATGTAGACGTCGTCACGCGTGCCTGCGCTGGCATCTGACGTGGACGCAACACTATAGTTCTGGACGTTGCCCAGACCCACTTGCGTGGCAGTAGTTTGGTGAGGGTTGGTGTGGTCTGCCTCGTGGTTCGCGAGTGCCTGACTCGGGATGTTCTGCACTGCCAACGCCGTCATAGCCGGCGTCATGTACAGGTCGTTGCGCACGCCAGCTTGCGCATCCGTTGCGGTCGCGACGGCGTAGTTCTGGACGTTGCCAAGTCCGACTTGTGCAGCAGTCACCAAGTGTGGGTTGTTGTGGTCGGCCAAGTGAGCAGCCAGACCCGTCGAACCCGTTTGACGCAGCATGTCGCTGATCTGGTTGATCGCGTTGACCACATCGCTCATGCCAACCAAGTCGACCAGATTCCACTCGTGGTCGATAACCGGGAAGGTGACCGGTTGTTCCGTGACCTGCTCCCACGTCGTGATACGCGGATTGTGCAGACGGTCCGCGAGGATCTTCTGGATTGCATCGGTGTCGATCGTCCAGATACCACCCAGCGTCTGATACTTCAGCTGGATTTGGCCAGCCAGCATCGTGTTGTAGAAGCTGATCGAGCCAGCGATCGGGGTAGCACACGCGAGCGACGCATCGTGGAACATATGCGTGCAAACGTAGTCAACCCCTTCGACCAGCGTTCTGACATTACCGGTCGTATCCTTGAACGTAATCACCAACGAATTGACGAAATACGGAGCAAGGTTCGGAACGATAAAGTGAAAATCCCGGTAGTTCTGTGCAGTAAGAATTTGCTGCTCAGCCGGGATCAAATTTGATGCCAACTTGCCCGTCGGATCAAACGGATAAGTCGTGCCGTCGATGGGTGTCGACATAAATGCACTCCCGCGTGAAGAAGCTAATGTTGTGATTCAAAGTCAAACGACTATACTATTTGCACTTTCTTAAGGCGAACTCCCTATGGCCTACACCCTTGTATCAGCGATCGCAAAGCCTATTGGAGGCGGGGGTCGCTGGGTCAATGTCGACATCTCGAATCTGTCGTTCAACGACATTTTCCAGACGTATTTGCGTGTGATTGCGACGTTGTCGAATCCGTTTGACAGCGCACCCACTGCATTGGATTTGGCACAAATCGAGTACACGATTGCCGATCCGTCGATTACGTTCAGTCAGTACCTGCAAAACATTGGTACTGCATCGTTGCCGACAACACCAAATCCGCCCGTCATCAAGACAGCGTACGCCAAGTACAACGACGCATTCAACGCAGGGTATTCGGTCACGCCAGTCTCACTGGATGCAGCCATCGACACGCAGTTGCCGGACGCTGCGAAGACTTCGCTTAAGCTCACCGACTACACCAACAGCGTAGAACCGGAGACGAATCCGATTAACTTTACGCTCTTTGGCAAAAGCTGCATGGTGTCAGTCAACGGTTACTGGCATTACGTGGCAGCCGATTCGACAGGTGCGCTGGTGCGTGATGCCATGGTCAGCTGCGTGAAGAGCAACCGCAACACCATCGGTATCTGGTCGCTGGCCAATCTGGGATCGATCGAGTACATCGATCTGAAGCCGGAGATGATTTACACGCAAGACCCGACTTCCAGTCTTTCGAAGGGCGTGTATATCGACATCGGGCAGGATATCAGCAACAAGACGGTATTGCTTGTTATCGCTGGTTACCTTCATGTCGTGGATGACCGCTTCCCCGTCTTCAGTCGAGTCGGCGATCAAGTGGTGAAAATCGACTGGGGTAACTTCCCGTACGTTGATCGTTACTTCGAACAGGCTGAGACGATTGACCTGTCGCCCATGAACCTCACCCACACCGCGAACAACGACTCTCAAGTAGCAGTCAGCGAACTGATGAGCGATGCCGCGATCCGTGCGTACTGTTCGTTGTCGCAGTCGTTTGTCGTCTTGCTCGATAACACGGAAGTGTTTGTCGACTATCAGGACGTGACGTCCACGGGTCCGGGTGTCTACATCGGTTATCAGGAACCGAACTGGCCGCTCCTGACGGGACACGGGAAGGTGAGCGAGTGGTGGAGTACGGAAGAAACAGGACAGTGGGGTGTGTGCATTGCAGACAGTCGCATGGACACTCGCACCTACAACACGACCGATCTGGCGCTTAACAGCGTAGCGGCGAATCGAATTCCGGCTCGTACGCATTTCGTCAGTCCTGCCCAGTACCTGAAACTGGGAACGGATGTCAATTTCAATTGACGGCATAAAGCCCACTAACACCCTGACACAGCTGGGGTGTTAGTGGGTCTATGCCGCTTCTTGCGAATACACCATCAAGACGTCAAGATTTGACGGTGGACCAACAACTGCTTGACGTCCTTTTCGATGTCTTCCGGTCTGCCGTAACGCAGCCAGCGTGGCATCGCCGCAATGATCTGTTTGGCGGCCCGATCGATCAAGTCGGGAGTGATCTGCTCTTCCAGAACAGACACATCGACAATTTCAGAAAGGGTTTTGCCATGCCAGATCGCCTTGCTCAGATGGACCGGCAACTTCAGTGCTGCGTCATTGTTGGACAGACCCATGAGCTTGTTCAGCTTCTCCAACATCGGGTCGTCGTAAGGCGCTGGGCCTTGTTGTCCTTCTTTGGCGCGGGCAAAGAATGAAGCCAGAAACATCAAGCGCTTGGTGCGTCGAGGAAGATAGTTCGCGAGCAAATGCTCACCATATTCCTTGATTGCCGCCGAGGCTCGGTTCATTTGGAACTCCGAACGAGAGGATGTGCGGCCTCTATCTGTATTGGTTTGACCGCACGGCAAAGGGGGGTTTATCAATCAACTGCTACGGGTGCCGTCGCCTTATCCGTAATTACTCGGATGTTGGAGTACATTCCTGCCCAAATGCCAACTGCCCCATCAATCTCGATGACAGTTGCGTGACGAAATGCGAGTTCGCTTTCGAGCCACGTAATGAGGCTGACCTTCGGGTTGAACTTCTCCAGACGCCGTAGTCCATTACGATCCAGCAAGTCAATGCCAAGCGTCAACTTCAATGTCGCTTGACCGAGTTCCCCCGTAGCAGCGTCTGACAGGTAATTTGCCATGACGTCCAGTGCTGCGAACCCGACGGTGTATTGTTCCTTGAGAACACGTTGAAGCGTGCTTTCTTTTTTAACCGTTTTGACAACTGTCTCATAAAGAATAGGCGTCAAATCCGTCACGACCAGATTACTTGCACGTTCCTTGCCAGCGACGACGGCTTTTTCGCCATCCAGGAACAGGTCGAGTTTTTCAGCCAGAAAACCGATGTTCTCGACAGCACGGTATGCAAGCTTCGCCGGACGGAATTGTGCGGTGAGCGGCTCGTCATCTGCACCAACGAGATCGTACCGGTACTTGTCCCCCCGGTACATCGCGAGATGTCCGTAAGCGGACAACTCTTTGTGTACATCTGCCTTGAAGACGTTACCTACGACCATCTTCATCAGGTTGTCGGTGTTGTCGGCCATGTCGGCTTGGTAAGCCAAAATCGACTCGATCACCGGGTCGGGTTCCTGTAGCCGGATCACGGCGTAGGACCCATCCGCCGAACGCATGCCGTGTTCGTCGTCTTCTTTTCCGTGGTTGCCGAGGTAGTATTCACCCGGCGTGAGATGCGTGCGACGCGTGTTGAAGTAGAGGTTCTGGTGCGAGATGAACGGATGCTTGTCCGCATTGTAGCCCCAGTAGCCGTCTGCTTCGCTCGTGTTAATCTCGGCTTTGACTTGCTTGGCCAGCGAATGGATCGTACCGATCATGGCCAGCCGGTCTGCCTTCATGTTGCCGAGGATATCCGAGTGAGCTTTCACCCAGTCGAAATCGACCGTGATGTTCTTGGCCCGCAGACCTTCTGCCAACTCGAACAGCCGACGCCAGTTGTCGACGTTGGTGATCGGCGAGCCGTCGCTGCGTCGCCAACCGTACTTCTTCCACGAGTACACCCAGTTCGTCATGCCCTTGCGGACATACTCGCTGTCGGTGTAGATGCGCACCATCGAAACTGCATACTTCTCTGCGTGCAGCAAACCGTAGTAAGCTGCATCGATTTCTGCGACGTTGTTCGTCACCGTACGGCCAGCGGCCATGTCGATGTTGTAGCTGCCAAAACCATCGACGTAGTGCAACGGTGTCACCGGCTTGATCTTGCCTTCTTTGACGTGCTCGTCAGTCTTCAGAAGGTAGCCGTCTTCAGTCAGAATGTGGTCGGGATTACCCGAGCCTTTCTTCGGTTCGGTGAAGCTAAAGAGATAACCATGCAAGCCCCAACCACCGAAGCCCGGATTGGGAATGCACGAACCATCCGTCCACAGACACATGCCTTGTTTGACTTCTTGGTCCGGTTGCTTTTCGGAACTCGTCTTGCTCATGTTTTTGGTCCTGTTTGGGTCGAGTATTCGATCTAAATGATCTACTGACCCAATGAAATCTGATGACCAGACAGATAGTCCTGACAATCCTTGAGATACTGTTGGTGACTATCGCGCAGGCGTTTCTTGAGTTCCCCGATGTACATGTACAGCGCTTTGATCTGGTCTTCAGCGACCTGATCGAAAGCATGGGGATCGTTGCTGTTGGTCAGCTTGGCCAACTTGTCGTAAGGCAGGTCTGGCTCGCGAGGCAAGGGTGGCAACTTGTAGATAGGACAAACCGCCGTGACCGACGGTTTTTTCCTCTCGTTACCCGAGTCCGGAGTCGTCTCGTTGGACGACTCCGTCTTGATGGCTTCATCCGATAAACTGGCGGTTGCCAGTGCTGCACTCGCCCGTTTGGGTTCAGCAGCATCGGTCACTATCATTGTCGTGTGGTTAAACGAATTGCATGATGTCAAACCAAGAAAGAGCGACACGACCGTCAGGGATTTGCGTGTGGTGATCATGATGGTTGTCTGAAAAACTAGTGTCGATACGGATCATGCATGAAATCCGGTGACGAGTAGAAAGCATCTTCACGTCGTTGGTTTTCACGTTGGATTTCCGCTTGCTTGGCACGGATGTCGTCGAGAGTTTTTTTCCACTCCTTATACCGACGAGTTGCTTCTGGCGAGTTGTTATTCTGATTCGGATGCGGCTTATGAACCGGCTCAGGCTTTTGCCGGTGCGGTGTGCGACGCGGCACCGGCGGAACATCTGCTGGAGCAGGCTGCTCTTCCATAGGCGTCGGGACAGGCTCGTCAGGCGGAGGCTGAACAGGCGTAACCGTTTGTGTAACTTCCTGTTCAACTTGCGGCTTTTCTTGCTTCGGCGTTTCTTTTGGAACCGTCGAAGGTTTGACAACGGGATGCGAGGATTGATTAATCCCCTTGTATTTATCCTCCAGTTCCTTGTACTTGCGGTCAAGGATGACGTAGTCGGCGGAGATCTTCACAAGCTTCGGAAGAGTGAACATGTTCAGAAAGAAAGACAGCAAGATGAGGCCGATCAAGAACACGCGCATCTTGTTGGTCTTGAGGGCCTCCTTGATGCTCTTCTCACCGAGAATCATTTCCTTGATGAAAGGAAACAAAAACGTGAGGAGTTTGAAAGCTGACATAAGGCGGTCCTTTAGTTCATTTTATAGCTTCAAGTTACCATGGCTGGTAACGAAATGCAAGAATGCTCTTCTTTTTCATTATTTCTCGCTCGATTTTCGCGGGAACAGCTGCTGCACTAGGAGAAATCCATGTATGTGTTAAAAGGATTCGCCGCTAACGCCCTGTACTGGAATAACACTCCGGGTCAGGTCGAAGCGATCGGCGAGCTGACGACTCAGTCGTTGACGTACTCGACCGAAAAAGGTGTCTATCAAAACGACTCGATTTCACCTGACATTCAGCTGATCTCGTTCACCAGCGCAACGGATGGTACCGCCCAGTCCGTGCCGAACGATCTGCGCGATCGTGTCATTACCATTTGCAAATGGGTGTATGACCAGATCAACAAGGGTGTACAACTGTATTCGGATGAGCTGCTCAACGAAGCACTGACGCAGTTCCAGACGACGGCAGGTACGTTCGCCTGTGGCAACATCATCAGCGACGGCAATGGTCGCTGGGCACCGGAGTGGTTCAGCTGGGTGGATAACGCACTCACGCAAGCCGGTACGCAGAACTCGATCAAGTTCTGGTTCGTGGACGCCGCGTTCCAATCGGAATACGACGCCTTCTCGTTCAAGGTCGCACCGCCGCTCACGCCGCTGGATAACTTTTTCCAGACCGGGCAGCAGGTGGATACGGCGATCAATGCACGCACGCAGCCGCAGTTGTTCGATCAGATCACCGCTGTACGTGGCAACGATCCGGAAACCATCCAGGTCGCGCTGTCGTACAACTACATCGACCCGAACAACCCGGCACACATCGTGCCGACGTTGTGGGTGGTGCTGATCTACGGCGCAGCCGGCAACACGATCGACTCGATCAACGATGCGCTCGTGAATTACATCCTGGCCAATTCGACGCACAGTCGCGACGACTGGGTCAAGATTCTGCCGGATCTTTTTCGTCGGACGGAGTTCGTCCTGATTCCGCTCTGGGATCAGCTGGCAATCCCGGATAACGCGTTGAAGCCCGGCCTCTATGCGACGATCACCAACCTGCAACGCGTCAATGCGCTGTTCAAGGCGAAGATCACGTCGTATCCCTCGGCTCATATCGATAGTCATTTGACTTTGATGGCGCATCCGTACAAGAATTTGCAGATCGCCAGCGTCGGGTCGACGGACAATCGCAACAACTGGTACGAGCTGAATCAGGTGTTTTCTGACCTGTTGGCAGTCGGTTCGACTTCGTCGGATTTCGGCCGCATGAGTCAGGATACGCAAGGCTTCCTGTTCAAGCTCGAACAGATGCTGGTGACGGCTGAGACGATGGGTCCTTTCACGGATATTCCGCGTGGCTTCACGCGTCTGATTCGTGACGGGATGTTGTACATCGTCATGAACTACGAGAACGTGAACTATCTCGTAGCGGCCAAACAGGATCTGACGCAGGTCATTCCGCCGCTGGGAGGCTGATAAATGGCTGACATGCTCCCAATGCTGGGAGCCAAAGGCATTTACAAGCTGAAGGCTCCCTTTGACAAGGATCTGCTTGTTGACGTGATGTACACGTGTATTGCCATCCGGCAGTTGCGTGCCATTACCGCAGAAGGCGGCGATCCCTTTACGGACTACTACGCCACTCCGCATTCGATCGATAGTTCGGTCTACAAGACGGACTTAGCCAACGGTGTATCGATCATTTCGTTGCAGGCCGAAGACAATTCAATCGTTGACGTCCCTTCGAGCTATTTGGCGGCGTATCCGGATGCAGGTGGTGTACCGTATCGGGTGATGTTGCTGTCGATCAACTTGGGGGCCGTTCCGGATGCATTGGATCTGTCCCCGATCATCCAGAAGATCACCGACGACGTGAAGGACATCGTTGGGGTGGAGTCGACGGTGCGGGCAGTCGCTGTGTCAAACACGACGCTGCTCGATACGGCTACGGCTCAGAACGCAGAAGCAGCACGGCAAGCCAACATCACCAACAGCACGACGGACTTTTCGAAGTTGCAGCAGATGACGGCGCAGCGTGATGCGGCGTTGCAGAAGGTACAGGAGTTGCAGAACTACATCTTGCAACAGCAAGGTGCGCAACCGGTTCCTCAGCCGGGACCGATTTAAGCGACGGCATAGACGGGGGCCCTTACGGGTCCCCCAATATGCCCTTAGTTGTACTGAAGGTTCGGAGCGTGAATTGCTTGCGATGCGTCGATGGTTACAGCCGACACATGGCCCTTCACGTCCATGTTACCCAAGAGTTCGGTGTCACCCGCAATCTGGATCTTACCCGAACCCGGACTGCCCACACCACCGGCACCCGCAGCAGTCACCATGTCACCTGCCAGTCCAAACGCGCCCAGTTCGTTGAAGTTGCCGTTGTGATTCGTAGTCGGACTTTGAATGTCCCAACCATCGCCAAAGACAAACTTCCCTTTCTTAGCTTGTACCGTCCACGTCTCAGGTACGTTGATAAAGGCGTTCTTCTTGTTGATCTGGAACATCGTGCCTTCAGCATTTTGCATCTGCAAGATGAGGTTCTTGGTATCGAGCAAGAAGAAGTTGCCAACATCGTCTTGGAATTGAAGAATCCCTTGTCCGGTGTTGATCTGGATGTCGTAGCTGGCGACTTCCCCATTGGCCTTCGACGTATGGAAATGGACCAGTTTGTCGTGGGTGGAGATTTCGAAGAAATACGACGTATCGGTATTGGCACTACCTGCGTTGTCGGTGTTACCAGACGCACCCTGACTGGCAGAACCGCTCCAAGCGTAGATGACTGTCTCCAGCTTGCGCAGGTTCAAGTCATCCATCATCGTGACCCAGTAGTACTTGTCCGAGTCGCCCATCCGGTAAAGCATCACGCGCTCGCCAGCCCGTACGTCAGGTGCCGTCATGCGGTTGCTACCCATCGGCATCCATTCAGCCGAGACACTGGCGGTTTGCTTGATCGACTCCGAGTAGCTCTGCCCCTGAGCGTCCACGCCTTGGGCTTCGTATTGCGTGACGTTGCTGGAGATCGTCCCGGAAAGACCCGGAAAGGATTCCACCGGAGTGACTTCCACAATCTTGGAACTACGCGCCTTGTCTGCGGCCACAATACCGAAGGAATAGATCCGCAGGCGCGAGATCTCCGGCTCATTCGTTGGTAAGTTCTGCATTATAAAAACCTTTCCAATCAAAAATCAGTGTCAGGCGACATCGTCTGAGAAACCACCAATTAACAACACCATGAGAATCATCGACATCGAATTGGCGGGGTACAAACGACTGGTGTTTAACACCGTTGCCGTTTTCAAGATGAGTTTCACCCAAGTCATTCAGATGGTCTTGGGGACAAATGGGACTGGGAAGAGTTCCTTGCTCTCGGAACTCACGCCGTTACCGGCCAATGGATCGGACTTTAACAAAGGCGGATCCAAAATCATAACCATTAGCCACCGGGGAAATCACTACCGGTTGGTGAATCGGTTCGATACTCAAAAGGGTTGGCACAGCTTCGAGAAGAACGGTGAAGAGCTGAATCTCTCGCACTTGCAAACCACGCAGTACGAACTGTGTCAGCAAGAATTCGGCTATAACGACAACATCCGGCGGCTGTTGCAAGGCAAGATCAAGTTCTCGCAGATGTTGCCGAAAGCACGTCGCGAATGGCTAACTTTGCTTTCGGATGTGGATTTCGATTATGCCATCCAAATCTACGACAAGCTGCGCCGGGAGTTAAGTGCAGCGTCGGGCTTTCTGAAAGTGCAGCGGGGTCGACTGGTGGTCGAGCAGCAAAAGATCATCACGACCGAAGAGCAGACGCGCCTCAGGAACGAAGTTACTGCCCTGCACACGGAGTTGTCAAAACTCTTGGCAGTGCGCAAACCGATTGAGCACAATCTGGGCGAGTTAAAACACCGCCAGGAGACGATGCTTATCAATCTGGAGCAGATGTCCGACCAGCTGCTCCGAACCCGTTACATGGCTCCTTTGACGGCCTATGGGGCAGAAGAACTGCATCGCAACGAGTGGGGTGAATTAGAGGCACCGCATTTCACTTCCATCGAGCAGGTGGACAACTATATCCGGATTCTGCGTGAGAATCTGGCAGCCAAGCAAGCACTGCTCAATCAGTCCGTTAAGGAACACAGTCAGATTCAGGAAACGCTCGAAGTCCTGAAGCAGACCGGTGGTGTCGAGATGAAGTCGCTCTCGGAGAAACTGAACGAGCTAATCGATAGCAAACAGCTCACGCTCACCAAGCGAAAGCTGGGCTTGGCGTTTGACGATCCGATTCAAGCGTCGATTGCATTGGAAGCTTGTCGGGAGTTACTCAACGAAGTCTTTTCCCAGATTCCGGAAAATGAAGATAAACGTTTTAGCCAAGCGGTGCGTGAGAAATACCTTGGCGATCGTAAACGACTCCAAGAAACGCTCCACACCTACAAGCGTACGCTTGACCAACTTGATGCTCAGAAAACACATCAAGAACACCATCTCGCAAATGGGCAAGTCGAGTGTCCGAAGTGCTTTACTCGCTTCGCTCCTGGTGCCTCCGAGCGAAAGCTTGAAGAACTCACCACCCGTATTAAGGCGGGAAATGGAAAGCTACAGGAAGTCACTGAGCAGCTTTCTGACGTCGACAGTAAGCTTGAAGGAATCGACTCCTACGGTGCGCTATATCGGCAGTACGCTGGGATGGTCCGAGGCTATCCAGCGTTGCGAGCTTTCTGGGATTACCTCGATCAGGAAGAAATTCCAAGAACATCTCCTCGGATGATTCCGGCGCTTGTCATGCAGTTGAACAACGACTTGCAGTTGGAACTGGAAGCGGATCGCATCCAGCAAGAGATCGAGAAGACCAAGCAGCTGATGCACCAAGCGACGTTGGTTGGTAATGCAACACTGGCTGAGACGCAAGCCAAAGCCAGTGAAATCGAAGCGCACGTTGAAGGGATGACCGCATTCATTCAGCAGTTGCAAGTGCGCATCGAAGAGCATTCCCGCTACCGTAAAGAGTTGGCCGATGCGTATCAACTGGGTGAGAAGATCGTCAAGCTCAAAGATGATGCCTCCAAACTGACGGAGACCATCATCGAGACCATGTGGATGGAGACGATCCACCACTGCGTCAATCAGTTGCAATCGCAATTGCTGCGTAAAGAGGAAACGCTTAACGAAGTGAAAGAACAGCTTCGTCGCGTGAAGGACCTCGAAGACCAGATCACGATTGAAGAGCGTCGTGAGAAGGCGTTGCAGATTGCAGTCGATACGCTCTCGCCGAAAGACGGCCTTATCGCGGAAGGTCTCTTGGGTTTCATTCGCACGTATGTACGGCAGATGAACGGCATCATCAAGAAGATCTGGTCATATCCGCTGGTGGTGAAAGAGTGCGGGATTGCTGATGGCAACGGCGTGGAACTCGATTACAAGTTCCCGATGCTGGTAGCGGATACGCTGCCTGTGTCAGATGTATCAGACGGGTCTTCGGGTATTGTGGACGTAGTCGACCTTGCGTTCATGGTCATCGCGATGAAGTACTTGGGGTTGGCTGAATCGCCTCTGTTCGCTGACGAATTCACCAAGTCGTTTGACAACGAGCACAAGAAAACGGCCATGGTGATGATCAAGACGCTGATGGAGACCACGTCTTTGACGCAGCTTTTCATGATCAGCCACGACTACCAGCATTACTCGTCGTTTGCCAACGTGGAAGTCTGTGTGCTTGATCCGAAAAATATCGTGGTGCCCGATACCTATAACGAACACGTCATGATGGAGTAAGTATGCAACGCCTTTTCATTACGGCGAAATGTCACCGCGCGAAAGTCACGGGTGCCAATCTTGACTATACCGGCTCGATTGCCGTGTCGGAAGAGATCATGGATGCGATGGGATTGGCACCCTTCGAGTTCGTTCACGTGAACAACTGCGCCAATGGCGCACACTGGGAAACGTACGTCATTCCCGGATTACCGGGCGAGATCACACTGCATGGGCCTCCGGCGCACCACTTCAAGGCGGGTGATCTCGTGGTCATCAATCGTCTTGTTTCGGTTGAATTATCCGAGATCGCGAAGGTCGAGCACGTCTGTGTTTTTGTCGACGGGGAAAACCACGTCACGCGGGTCGACAAAAAATCGATGGCAGACATGGCGCTGCGGCGCTGGGAAGAAAGATAGATCGTTGTTTCTGATTAACGCAGTACTTTTACCACAAGGGAATCAAATGCAAGCACTCGACGCAATGAATCGGCTGAACATCGAACTCACGCACTTGCAGCGTGTCGCTGTCCAGATCATCTCGCTCGTCCAATCGCCGAACATCAAGCTGCCCTCGCATCTCGATCACGACATCGCCGACCAAGCAAATCGCGCTGCCGGCATGCTGATGTCGATCGCCGACAAGCTGCGCGAAAACATCACCGCGATCGCCGCGCAGCAAGTGCAGGTGAGCGCCGATCAACTGCGTGCTGCCACGCAAAACCCGACGGCTCCGATGTCGGCAGGGCGGCAACAGATCGCTGACATCGCCACCGATCTGGCGAAGAACCTGCTCGGCCAGAAGATCGGTCCGGACAAGGGGCCCGAATTCATCGAAGGTGTCGAGCGCGTGCAAGCGCAGCGCCAGCAGCAACGCGCACAAGCGGATTTCGCCAGCGAGATGCCGACCAAGGCAAGCAACCCCGCTGCTGAAACCACCGACGGTCCGACGCTCGCCGCTGGTGCTCCGGCCGTGCACGATATCCGGGCACGTCAACAGGAAGAACGGCGTCAGGGTCTGATCGAATTGCTCGTCGGCAAGAACGGCCTGCTCTCGCGCTGGTTCTCCTCGGGGGTGTACGCCGAAGGCACCGGCGTGATCGCACCGCAATACGACGTCAACCTCTATCAGGAAGACATCGGTCAACTGCCGTACGATCGTCTCGTGAAGTGGCCGGAAGGCTTCTATCGCGAAGCTGCATCGTCGGCCTTCCAGTTCCTGCTGAAGACGGAGCACTTCGTTGCGACTGTTCACTTCAACCGGATGACGGACGCCGATGTGCAAGCGCGTGCGAACGCCATCGAGTTCTACTTCCACAACGACGAGTCGAACCCGCGTGTTCGCCGTCCGGCTTCGGTGTTCGACACCGGCCTGCTGGAAAACATCATCCGTGATGCGAACCAGCGTCTGACGCAGATCCACAACGGTCAGTAATTACTGGCGGCATAAAGAGGGGAGGCATTGCGCCTCCCCTCTATGCCCTTAGGCTTTCACGCCGTCGAGGCTCGTGACTTTCTCGATATGCTTGATCGTGCGACTGATGGACTCGCTCAGGCCGAGCACCCGGTAGTAGACGATCGAGTAGAACTCCAACTCCGAGGCGACTTGGAAAGCACCATCCGACAGGTCGATCAGGATAGCCGGACTTACCTTGTCGAAGTGACCTTCGTGAATGCGGTTGCTGATGCGATCGAGCATTTCGACGCATTCGTCGACCTTCTTGTTCAGATGCGAACGTTCGATCTTGTTGATCTCTTTCGACATCTCGTCAGCGGTCTTCAGGACGTTGTCCCAATCACCGTTGCGCTTGACGACGTTCTCGACGCGTACGTCGGTCTTGGTCGTGCCGTTGAAGCAGTCCTGGATGCCCTTGATGAGCTTCTCACGCTCAGCCTGAAGCTCGGCGTAGAACTTCTTCTTGGTGGCCGTCTCAACGAGCGAGGACTTGTTGCTCATGATCATCGCGAGGAAGACTGCGAAGTCATCCAGCACCTTCACTGCCTTGCTCACATGCTGCACAGCCGGGTGCAGCGCTGCGATGTATTCGAGGTACGTCACCTTCAACCCTTCGGGCACGAATGCGCCGAGCGGCATGAGTGTCGTGTACGAGTGACCTTCGAGCGACTTCAGAAAGCGTTTCTGGTCCCCTGTGATGGCTACCGCAGGTGCGGGAGTGAAGAGCCCTTTGAAGGACGAGATGCCGTCGAGGATGGGCGGGAAGACACGTTGAACCAGTCCCGTGAGGTCCGGCACCGTGTACGCTTCGAGCGCTACCAAATTGCGCACGCGTTTGAGAGTATTGTCCATATTGGTTCCAATGAAAAATCGAGACTGATTCCTGCATAAAAATGTACGATGGGTTGCCATTCTTTGAGGATTGCTAGATTTTCTTTTAACGGATAACGACACATGGAACTGCTTCGACCGGGGTTTTCGCTGGCCCCTTTGCATAAAGCAATGATCAACATCGGTGCGCTGTTCGATATTCCGACAGGCACTTTCCTCATGGGTAAGTACGGGGAGATGATCCTGAACGGGGGCATTGCCAACATTACCGGGATCGCAGGCCAAGGCAACAGTTTCAAGTCCACGCTGATGGACTTCATGATTGCCATGGCGATGTTCCGGATTCATGCCATGTCGACGGCGAGCGTCTACGACACGGAAATGAACAAGCATGAGTGGCGTCTGAAGACACTGCAACGCTTCATTATGCTGTATCTCGGAATGAAGACAGAAGACCCGGACCTGTTCGAACAGGGTCGTATGGTCATCACCGACAAGACGATGCACACGGGTGACGAGTGGTACGATATTTTGCGTACCTACCTGATTACCAAGAAGAAAGGCGCGAAGTCGATCATGGCCAATACGCCTTTCATCGACCGCGACGGCGAGTCGCTGATGCAAATGATCATCCCGACCTTCACAGGTGTCGACTCCTTCTCGCAGTTCATTACGCAAAACGCGATGAAGCTGCAAGAAGAGAACAACATCGGCGAGTCGGGTACGAACATGCTGAACATGCAACAAGGCCGTGCGAAGGCGCAGTTCCTGATGGAAATCCCGGCTCTGGCACAAGCAGCGTACAACTACGTCTTCTTGTCGGTACACATCGGGGAAGAGTTCAACATGGACCCGCACAACCCGAAGCAAAAGAAGCTGCAATACCTGAAGCAGGGCCAGAAGATCAAGGGTGCGCCGGAAGGCTTCATGTTCCTTACGAACAACTGCTGGATGGCGTCGAGCGCTACCATCCTCAAGGCCGACGACGGCAATGGCCCGCTTTACCCGCGCGACTCGGACGACAAGCTGAAGTCGGATACCGACCTGAACGCGGTGACGGTTGCGTTGTTGCGCGGCAAATCGGGCATGTCGGGTCTGCCGCAGCAAGTCGTCATCTCGCAAGCCGAAGGGGTATTGCCGGCTCTGACCGAATTCCATTACCTGCGACAGGTGAAGGAAAAGGGTGGTGACAAGCGTTACGGGTTCAATGGCAATTTGCAGAACTACGAAATGGATCTGCTGCCCGGCGTCAAGCTCTCGCGCACTGCGGCAAGAAGCAAGATCGACGACAATGCTCAGCTGCGGCGAGCGCTGAACATCACGGCAGAACTGTGCCAGATGCAGCAACTCTGGCACGAGGACTCCGGGAACTACCAGATGTTGCCGTCGGATCTGTACGCTACCTTGACGCAAAAGGGTTACGACTGGAATGTGCTGCTCAACACGCGCGGCTGGTGGGCACTCGATAACGACGACCCCAAGCACGCGCTTCCGTTCCTCTCGTCGATGGATCTGCTGCGCATGGCCAAGGACGAATACGTTCCGTACTGGATGACGGCAGACAAGAAGGTCAAGCCCGAATACCAGAAGGCGGCCGCATGAAACGGCTGCTGATGGCTCTGTCGGCTTACGCCTTGGGTCACGAAGCGTACACGTATCACGTGGATGGCGAGCAGCTGCTCTTCACAGTCTTCTTTGTGGGGACAGTTGCTGCCATTTACCAGACATTCGCCAAATACCCCTGGCAGCGCGCATAACTCGTATGGGGATTATCCCGCACATTTGAGGAAACCATGGAAGCTCCAACCGCAAAACCCGAAGCTCCGACCAAGGAGCCGCTGCTTCACGAAGCAGCCACCAAGGCGTTGAAAGACGCTGGCCACAACAACCCCGAGTTCTGGAAAAGCTACCTGCATCCGCACGGCGAAGATCCGCAGGTGGCATTCGACATCCAGCGCTTCCTGATCAACCGTTCGTTCGAGATGACGATCGGCGGCGTCAACCCGAAGACGTTCTTCGAGAACCAGAAGACGGCCGAGGACTACGCTCGCGACCAGCTGGACGCGCGCTACTGTCTGCTGCCGACGGGTGACTTCAAAACGTGGATGCACTCCTTCAAGCAGAAGGTGGTGCCGTTCATCATGAAGTACAACCTCGGCGTGTTGAAAAGCGCCGTAGCGTAAGCTGCCGGGAAGGCGTGGGATAATTATGCAGAGGTTTGTGCAAGATTACCCACGCTTTCATGCGGGAGAACAGTCATGTCAGGAAATCGCAAAGCAGCTACCGCCGAGCTGCTCGCGGGGTTGGAAGCCTTGCTTCCGGGAAGTGAAAACACCGCGCTCTGGAAGGCGAAGTTGGAGTCGATGAGTGATAAGCAGTTCGAGGAGTTTGCGAAAGGACTCGAACAGGAAACCACGCGCATCTCGGTCATTGTACCGAACTTCTCCAAACACCAAATCGATGTCGAGCGCAATCTCGACCTCGCAGAAAAGTGGGGTCACGAATTCTTCGAGCGGCTGTGGATGCCGAAGGATGATGGTTCGTACTACCTCACGCCAATCAAATATCTGGTGTATGACTTACCGCTTCGCCGGCAAGCTCAGCACTTGATCAAGAAAATCTCCATTCCGGAAGACAACAAATCTGTCGATGATCTGACGGGTCAACCCACGGGTAAGTCGAAGGGCAGCAAGCTCTCCTACCCGGAGTTGCAAGTCATGGCGGCACTCGGCCTCGATCACTCGATCGTCGAGATGATGAAGTATCGTGGTGGCGACACCAAGGGCTATAACGCCATGAATACCGTCATCGCCAAGACGGGTACGGTCAGTCAGAAAGAAATCGAGCCGTACGCCGGTGGAGTCGAATCAACCAAAACCTTGAGCACGCTTTTCACCGCGATGCATCTGGGCAACACACTGTAAGGGAAAGTCATGGGACTGAGTGCCAAAGAGATGGATGACATCGGTGAACTGGTGAATATGGCGTTTCTGTCTGCCTTCTCCAATTCGCCGAGCACGCACCACGCTAAGCTGCTGAGCTTCGCGTTTGGCTTGATTCGGAAGGAAGTGCCGTATCATCTCTTTTCGGGTCAACTCGAAGGCACCAAGCGCCTGACTAGCCTGATGTACGATGATCCGGACATTCGGGACTTTGTCCTGAAGATCACGATGCACGTCTTCTCGAAGATGGGGGATGTGAAGAACCGCTATCCGGCGCTGGTGGAGAACCTGACGGAGGCGATCGGCTATATCGACATTCCGGAAGCAAAGGACCGGAAAGAGACAGCAACGCAGCCGATTGCGTTGATGCCGGAAGAATTGTTGGGGCGACTGCCATTGGCAAGCGATGTCTCGGACGTCTTGCTGTGGAATCGCTGGGCAACCACCATGGTACTCATGATGCTGTATCTCATGACGCCAGAAGATCTCGGAACCCTTCTGGAAGAGAAGAAACGCCGGGATGCAATCGAGGCAGCAGAGCAAGCGCGTATGCTTGCAAGACAACAACGTGCTCAGGCCGGACAGGAAAGAAAGTCGGCTGAAGGCACGGCAAGTGCTTAATCTGATCTATTACGCATAATCAATCTCTTTCTGGAAAGTATAAAATTAACCAGAGGGGTACTTGTTATGCAGTAAGGGAGACAGATAATAATGACGTGAAAACACGTGAGTTCGCTCAAGAAGTAACACGAAACGTTTGAGCGTGATTAACTTTTGTATTTGCCGGGGGTATGGGCAAAATGGCTCATGCTAGTAAGGTCGAAGGTATTCTAGTAGGGTTGGACGAGCTACTGGATACGCGACTGGGGACCATCGGCCTCCTGTCACCGGAGGCTGCAAGAAAGTTGCTGTCATCGGATGCTTACCACACCCGTGAGACAGACGAGTTCGAAGGCGTCAATGCGATTGAGTACAAGATCGCTTACGCTGAACGGGCCGTACGTAATCTGAGAAACTCGGTCATGACTCCGGTGGTTTTCCACCTGCGTCAGGTCGTCAAGCAGTTACTTTGGCAGGCAGTCTCTGGTCCGGACCACGACGCAGTGCGACTGACTGTCAATGTTTATCCCTACTCGGACTTTTCGGACGAGGAAAAGAACGAACTCAGTAGGGTCTTGAAGTATCACATGAACGGTGGCGTTGACATAAAGGCCCACGAGCAGCCTCTCCTGTCCGTCGATTTCATCGACGTTGCACCTGAGAAACTGACTCCTAGCCACTGTAAGGCGTCCTATGGTGCCATGTACATGTACAACCCATGGGCATGGCTCAATTCACATACGGAAGCTCTCAAGACTGGTCCTCGTTTGCCGGAAGTTATCATTTACGCTCCAAGACTATACCACGACGGTAAGCCGGACGCGAAAGAACTTGCTCGGTTTGAAATGGACTTTGATGGGAAAGCTCCCGATCCGCTCACGTTTGACGAAATGAGAGTGTCCCCTATTGCTGGGGTGACATTGTTAGACGTGTCGTATTTCAGCAGCTCTGTGCGCCTTCAGCGTAATCAGGCACCGACATAAGCCAGAAGTCTGACCTCCACACCCGCTCCCGCCTGTTCATAGGTTGGGGAGGGGTGTGGAGGCGGCTGCTGCGAACGTCCGTTCACATAGCCTAATGATTACGAAGTCTTGGAATCTCCGCCCTGAAGATACTTAGACATGAAGGTCGCATAGTCCTGCTGAGGCAACGTGGTTGCCGTCTCGCCCTCCAGAAGCTCGGGGGCGGGAAAATCTGCCCCAAGTTTCGGTGCTTCGCGAGGCGCTGCCTCGATATCCGATCGACTCATTTTATTGGGCATCGCAGTTAAAAGTTTTGCGATAAGACTGTGCGTCGCGCCTTGTGCGTCGGCGGCCTTGGTTTCGATCGCCAGACGTTGTCGGCCGATGGCCGAGGAATCCATGTCTTTGAGTGCTGCCAGCATCACCACGCGGTCTTTGGGATCTTGTGGCATCTTGCCCTCGGGCGTCAACATCTCTTTGACGAGTTGGACGCGCTTATGATGGACGAATGCTTGGATGCTGGTGTCGGAAGGAAGTGGAGGAATCACTTCGGGCTCGTCATTAACGACCTCGAAGTTTCCTTGAGTTACGTTGGTCATGATCGATGCCTCAAAGAAAAAATAGTCACATATCATCTTTTTGAGCAGTAAATCCTTTGCTCTATATCAAGAAGGGGTACCACAGAAATGATTGGTTTTGTGTCAGGTGTGGTCAGCCGCATCCAGCGCAGACTCAAGCAAGAGCACAAGAAACGCATCTCCCTTGTGCTTGAACAAGGCATACCGCTTGATCGGACGTGGAAAGTTTGTGAGGAGTTGCTCTTGCAAATGGACCCGAAGAAATACGCTGCGATTCCGGTATCCGCCTCGCAAGCAACGCTGGTACGCACGCCATACCAGTCGCTGGAAACGTACATCAAAACACTCAAGTCGGTGATCTTCGACTTCAAGGAGGAAAACAAGATCGATCGGGGGTGGAGTTCGTTCGAGACTCAAACCCTGACAGTGTCGGACTTTCTGAAAACGGAAGACGGCTACTACATGACACCTGCATCATTGGTCGAGTTCTTGACCGAGGTAAAGGAATTACTCGAACTCATCAGTCAAGCCGAGCACGAGGAACTCGGAGTAACTGCGCACAACGTTCGGGTACTGGTCCCGTTCTTTGTCCGACTGCGTGACACACTGTTCGATCTTTACGATCTCCAGTTCGCTCTTTAACTACCGTGTCACTCTAATCGCAACATCTTAATTGCAGCACGCAACTACCATCCTTTGGCTGTGGCAGGCCAAGAAGGAATAACCATGGCTCGTAATGACCTCTTTAAACTTCTGAACAGCGTCGACAAGGGCGTTGGTCGCACATACGGTGCCAATGGCACTTTATCGCGACTTTTTCGACAAATCTTACGAGACCGTAAAGTCGGTCCGGAAAAGTTTGGGGCCCTGATGCATGATTACTTGGACGACCCTCGTAATCGGGTTTCCAACAACCGCAAGGACAGAACCAGTGCCCGAGGCAATCTCGGCATGGCTTTGGCTCAGCCCAAGATGACGTGGAAGGTCTTCTGCAAGGGATTGCGGTTTTTGAAGGTGGTGAAGATTGACATTGCCATTCGTGCGTATTACGCCAATGGTCAAGAAGAGATCCACCAAACCTCCATGGTCCTCGCAGAACAAACGCCCGCTGAAAAGGCGGAAGCAGGCACCACGATTCAACCTCATACTGACGGCAAAGCAAATGAGGACACTGGAAATGACGAACAGTAGACCCCGTGATGTAAGTGTTGCAGGGCGCTACAGCAAGGCTACCGACGGGATCGATCACATCAACATCAGTCCCCAAGGGAAAACCGAACTTGGTGTGCTCCTCGCGCACTATACGGAATCGCACTTCGTGCACGAGTATCTGGGACCTTTCGATAGCATGGAAGGTTACTGGTACTACGTGAAGAGCGCGGTTCCGGATGATAAGCTGCGTTCACTCTCGGGCAAGCAAGCTTATCTGTACGGCAAAGAGCTGCCGTCGATTCGACGACAGTTTTTCCGTGAGATCATCAAGGATGGCAACTACTTCAAGATCAGTCAGAACGATCGACTGCGGGAGTTGTTGATGGAATCCGAGTTGCCGCTCACGCAGTACTACAACTACGGTGCGCACGGGATTGCTATCAATCCGAAAACGATGCCGTGGCTGGTGCCCGATTTCGAGCAACTTCGCGAGGCGTTCCGTTACGACGTCGAGCACAAGATCGTTTCGTACGAAGATTTCCAAAAGATCATCGTGCCGAAGCGTGTGGCGAAGAAATAACCACCTGAGGGGACTTCGGTCCCCTCCCTTCTTTTTTTGTCTTCGATCATGGCGACTACACCACAATTCACCATGCCGGGTGCGCCTCCATTGGCTAAACCCAGCTTCTTCACTGGTCCGAACGACGATCTGGCTGTTGCTAATGCATACGCCCAGCAGGGTGGTGTGATCAACGCGATCAAAGACCAGCTGAGCAACTTGGGGATTTCGATTCCTGATGTGCTCAAAGGCGGTCGTGCACTGGCTTCGCTGTTGCCGATCGTCACGGGTATCAAAAATGGTGGCCTGTCGACCAATCCGGTTGGATTGATTACGCGTCTGTTGGCGTCATCGTCACAGATCACGGCTGCTTTCAAGTTCTTGGGTGCAGACGTACAAGCGGACATGATTGCCGGTATGAAGGCACTCGGTCCGGTTGCAGTCACCATCGGGAACTTGACGCAACAGGTCAAGGTTACGAATTTCGACAATCTGAATTCGGTTGGTAACCTCATCAATTCGTTCACCAATGGTGCAGCGAACATGGGGATTATCGATAAGGATTCGATTGCGTCGATTGTCGGGGGTATCGTCAAGCAAGCCGGCGGTTACGGCATTAGCGGCGTGTATGGTGCCGTGATGACGGGTATCAACGACGTCGAGATCATCTCGAAGGCTGCGAGCCTCTCGTTGCCCTCGGTGATTGCCAATGGCGATGTGGCTTCGCTTAAGCAGATCGCTCAGTCGCTCTCTCCTGGCGCTGTTGCGCTTTTGCATCCCACTGCGCTGAGTCAGTTCACCCAAGCGTTCGATCGCTTGACCAACGCAGGTGGTGTCGGGTTGAATGCGCCTGTATTCGACTCCAAGACTTTTTCCAATGTCATGGATGCGTTCAACACATCGAACCCGTCCTGGAACGTTTGCACGCGTCAGGGAGCCACGTACGGCGATATCACCACTCTCACGCGTGCATCGAGTGACTTCACCGACATGATTTCAAACGGCATCAAGCGATTGGATTCAGGTGACGCTCAGCAGGACTACGCGTTGGCCTCGTTGTATGGCCCGCAAGACGTGGGCTCTTCACTCAGTTCGCAGTTTCCGAACGTGGTGCAGACGCAGAACAGCAACTCGCCGAAGGTGACCGGTACGGGTGATCCGCAGTCGACCAGCATTATCGACAAACTGGCCAGCTTCATGCCGGGTCTGTCGTTTGTCAAGGGTGGTGCTGAAGCCCAAGCCCGGATCGATTCGACCAACAAGTACTACTCCGCCATGCGGGAAATCAACAACGGTACGTACGATCCGACGAAGTACGGTTTGCCAGCACCGGTGCAAACCACGACGCTTTCACCGACGAGCACGTCCACAACGACGAGTACCTCAACCACTGTGACCAATGCATTCGGTCAACAGGTGCAGCGTGGCACGCATGTGCTGCTGGGGTATAACGCAGCTGGTGTAGCGATCTACGCGGATGATCCGAGTGCGGGCAGTGAACCGCTCTTTCCTTCGGATGCTTACGCGCAGACCACCATCGCCTAAGGGCATAAACGGGGAGGCGTAATGCCTCCCCGTTTATGCCGTCAATGCTGCACGCCCTTGTAGACCATCGAAATGAGTCGACCCGGAGGCGTGTTACCCGCCCAGCTTGCCCAGTGAGCCCAGCTCGACCATGTGCTGAAATTCGCCATGGTCTTTGTCAGGTTCAGCTTGTACTTGCGCCAAGCGTAAATCTGATCTGCCAAGCCCATACCACCCAGCACAGCCATGTAGTCGGTAAAGACGGTGTCTTCATCGAACGCGCCTGCTGCAATAGCACCCAGTCCGAAACCACCGGCTGCACCTACCACTCCAGCCAAGGCCCCGCCAGCAATGGCTCCAGCGGCTGCCGCCGAGAAGCTGATACCTTGTGCGATCGGCATATGCAGCACACTGGACAGATCCTTCACCGTAAAGGAGACGTCGATTGCCATCACGTGTCCTTCATTGGTAAAGCCCAGATTGCCCGTACCGCGTGTGACCGACATGGAATCCACGATTGCCAGCCGCGACTGCTGACGACCTTTGTCGTAGATTTCAATCAGGAAGGGCGAGGTGTAAGACTGCTTACCCGTCGAGAGCGGCAGAGCAAGAGCCAGCAAACAAGCCAGCGGGATGTGGATGTTCATCATCTGGCTCATCGGGTTGCCGTACGGACTCACCAAGTTGATGGTGTACGACATCGATTTACCATACGTCGACGATGAAGACTCCCAGTGCTCCGGGATATCCACAAATGCAGCACCAGCAAGCGCTGCCAGACCAGAGACTTGCAGTTGGTCTGCTACCCCACGCACCACGTCCACCGCTGCATTGGCCACTGCACCAACCAACTTGCCAACTGGACCACCGACCAGATCACCATTGGCCAAGTCGAAGTTCGTACTGCGTGATGAACTGGACATGCTGTTGATCTTATTGGCAATTTCCGACGGAGCAGTCGACGAAGAGAACGATTCACTCACCGAACCCGTTGCGTTCACTCGGAAGCAGACGAATTCCGAGCCATCGTCCATTTCAGCATTGAAGAATTCCTTCAAGCCGTCGTCTGCGGTAGCGGAGGTGATGAGACTTTCCACCGACGAGTCCGGGTCTTGCGCAGCGGTTGTGGCCGAGGCATCACTACCCGATGCATCCACCGAAGTGGTGGAAGTAGGCGTGGTTGGCTGACCATACGCAGTACCGGAAATCGAGCTATCTTGATTGCCGGATGCATCCACGCTGCCTGCCCACTTGGCCAGATACGTCTGAAAGTCAGGCGGCGAATCCGAATACGTCTCCGACATCACCTGCGAGAATGCATTGGTGAGGTCTTGCCCGCTCGACAGAATCGATTCAGAAGCCGCTTGCTCCAGCGCTTGATACATGCGGTGCTGCAAACGCATCGCACGCGTAGCCATCGCGTAGACGTTGATTTCACCACCCTCGGTGAAAATGTCAGGGGAGGCTGCGTTAAACGCAGCGCGTGCGGCATCATCCCACTGGTAGTCTTGCGAGAGATCGACTTTCTCGCCATTGGCATCCACCACCAAGGAGCTACCGCCAATCGATTGCGGATTGCCACCCAGACGCGGCACAATGCCGCGATTGACTGCGATCTGGTTGACGATTGTCTGCACCGCGTTCCAGTAAAGCGGCATCGTCGGTTTCAGGTAGTAGAACTTGGACGAAGGCTTACCGAGGAAGAACCGGTAGCCAATACCCAGCAGGTGAACAGCAAGCGGCAACCAGTTCATTATTGTCACTGCAAAACCTACCGCACGACCCAAGGCGTAGAACACACCCGTGGAGCGACCCGTGCGTGCCAACTGACCAGCACCTGTATTGTAGAAGCCCGTGAAGAAGGTGGTCAAGGAGTTGAACTCTGGCACTCCTGCACGGATAAAAATCAGCTGACTGTTGTCGTCGATGTTTTCGCTGTACCAGCGACCCTGACCGATACTGCCAGCCAGTCGTTGCTTAGCCGGTCGCAGATCCGCACTACGCGTAAATTGCGGTGGCGGATTGATGGCAAAGTTGCCACCAAGCGACGTATCGGTGAATTTGGTTTGATTGGTTGAGAACGTCCGGCGGACGATGTCTCCGCTTGAATCCAACGCCGAATTCGGAACAGCAAAGGACTGCCGAATCCAGCTTACGTCCTTCACCATGTACGGACTTACCATTGCTTATCTCCAGCGGCATATTTAAAAAAGCAGGGAGAGCCTCGTCCCGTACTAGCGACAAGACCCTCCCATTACACACGATTAGGAGAAGTTAGGCTTAGCCACCGAAATCGGAGCCCGTTTCATGGGTTGCGGCACGTTGGCTTGCGCCTTCGCTGCTGCATCCTGAGCATCCGATACTTGCCCAACTTGAGAAGCCTGTTGAGCTGCGTACTTCACCAGCAACTGCATCTGAGCCAGAATCTGCTTAGACACATCGAGGTGTTGCTGTGCAATCCCGCCATCAGGCAAAGCAGCCGGGTTGGCTACTGCTTGATTGCGTTGTGTGGCCAACAGATCCGTCGCTGAGCGCGTTGCAGTGGGTGAGAAGCCTGTACCCATTGCTGCGGCCGGCCCCATTGCAGGCACGGCAAACGGATCTTGCGGAGCACCGCTCGGCTGAACCGGTACCTTGTTCATGGAGCCAGGTTTGCCCTGACCACCCAAAGCATTGAATACCGTCACCGGAGGTTGGTTGCCCGTTCCCGTATCCGTTGGTGCCGGACCCGATGAACCACCGAAACCCATTGGTGCGCCAGTGCCTGAACTCGTCGGACTCGACGACTGCGGAACAGGACCGAAACGATCCCCGCCCTGCTTGTTCGTTTTGTTGGCTTCCACTGCCGCTTGCGCAGCCTTGGCTTCCGGCGTCAGTGCAACAGGCGACTTCCCAGCCGTGCTGCCTGCATCCGAGGCCGTCAACTTCTCACCACCTGCTTGGCCCACTCCGAACTGCTTACCCTTCGTCATGACAAGGTTGTTCAGATAAGCGACGACTTCTCCAACCGTACGAGGACGGCTACCTTCGTAGAAGATATTCGGATTGGCTTTCGCCTGAGCCGGCAGCAATTGCGCAGCGATGGTGCTCTTATCACCCTTGAGCAGCTTCACAGCTGTTCCTGCACCCAAGAAGTGTGCAGCGTAGACTTCACCCGGTGTGGGCATGCGACCCAAACCTTGACGCAAGGTCGAGATGTTGGCCTTGGTGAACTCCGCCCCCATCAGCGCATTGGCTTTGGGGTTCGTACGTGGCGTGCCCGGTGTGATGCCATACTTCCCACCGTACTTCTTCACCGTTTCATTCCACGTATCGGTGATGAACTGATACAACCCCGTTGCCGAGGACGTACCTGCTTTCACCGTGGCTCTGAAGCCCGACTCAATGGCAGCCATGACTGACATGAGTTGCGGATCCACCCCAACCATCTTGGAGGCAGCGTAGATCAGATCCTTCATGGCGGCGAAACTACCATCACCTTTCGGGTCAGGCAGATTGTTCAGAGAACCGCCCGTACCTTGAGTCGTGGCGTCCACTGGAGAACCGCTGCCTTGATACGAACTGCCGCCGCCACCAAAGAAGTTACTGACCGTATCCGAAGCTTTACCGAGCCAGTTCTTGTTACCCTTCTCATCGGTTGTCAATGACTTCCATTTCGAAGCGAACCAGCCTGCGGCACCGCCCTGAGCTGCTGCACCCGAGCCACCCTTCTTGCTCTCCGTGTCGCCAGCACCCGGCACCCCTTTGATCTCGTCGAGCTTAGTCTTGGTGGCCTTTTCCTGCAAGCCCGCCAAGTTTTCATCCGTCGAGGATACATCGGTGTTTGCCTGATACTGAGGCCACGGCATTTGGGCTACTGACCAGACACTCCCTCCTTGGCCATGTGCGGTTCGAATCGCTGCTGCAACATCCAGCATCTGATCCGGCTTAAGCGTCAGAAACGCTGCACGCGGATCATTCTTGCGAGCAGCACCACACACCGCTGTGAGGTAGTTCAGGTAAGTCGGCAAGAAGCGCATCTTGAACCAGCTGATCCAATTATACGCTTCAGTCGAGGCCGGACCACTGACACCAAAAGCCGGTGCTTGTTCAGCAAACGTCTTCTGGAAGTCGCCCTTGTAGGTGGCGACGTATTTCGCATTGATGTCGACGTCCTTGAGCACGTTGTTCTCAAGTACCAGCAACGTCTTCACCTTCTCGATATTCATGTCCTTCAACCCGTAGGTCTTAAACCGAATCGTCGAGACGCCGTCGAGTGTGGAACCCACGGACAGATGCGATGCGTCAAAATTGCCCTTCATCGTGACAATTGCACCAGCAGCGGATGCGCCTGCCTGACTACCGACATCCGTTCCAGCCAGATCCTTAATGGACTGCCAGTTCGACTGCGGTTCCTTTCTGCCAAGACCTTGGGCGACGGTCGCAGCAGCAGCAATGTCCTTCACGGTCTTAGGCTTTTGCTGGTTCGGGTTCTTCTCGGCTTCCGGAGCTTTCTGGACTTCTTCATCCACCTTCGCCATGAGAGTCTTGGCGTATTCGGCGACATCTGAATCAGAAGTTTCCAGTCCATCCATATCCGGGAAAGGTGCTTCCATGTACTTATACGGACCACCCGGCCACGAAGCCACCTGCAAGTACGCTTTCTTCTGGCCAGCTTTGAGCCCTTCAGCGTCCTTGAGCGACTTCATGTCTTCCTTCACCTTGTGCAGCGCAGCCATGTGCACCATGAATACCGGCTTAAAGCGCAGCGTGAACCATTGGACAAACTTCTGCATCTGTCCTTTGTTGTCTTTGTCCACGCCAAACGGTTCGAGGAGATCCTCATCCTTCAAACCCTTGGTGCCGAGAACCGGCTTACCCAAGCGGAACGTCACCAGCGGCTCCAGCATGTCTTCCAGCTTCCAGATGGCGTCTTGATGACCTTCATCCTTCGGCGAGAAACCGTACTGAATGTAGCGCAGCTTGGACAGATCAGTCAGCTTCTTACGGTTCAGGTATTTGATCCCCTTGTAGAGACCATAACCTGCTGCCCCAAGAATTGCACCACCAATCAACACCGGTGCACCAACCAGACCAACCAACCCCGTCCCAATTGCACCTGCCAAGCCCAATGCACCGCCTGAGATACCCATCAGGCTCGCTGCTGTGGAAGCCAGACCAATACCCGTGGCTGCTGTACCGGCATAGCCGAGGTATTTGCCCAACGTCTTGTGACCGGACTTATTGGCGTAATGCTCTGCCACATCCAGTCCCAGCCCAAGCCCCAGACCTCCGCCCATCTTCGCCAGTCCCAATGCGCCGCGTCCAGCGAAACTACCGATGCGTCCCAGGTTTGTACCGATGTCACGCGCCATCCACGGCAAACCACGCGTCACGCCCAGCTTACCCGCTTCCCACAACCCACGTCCACCCAGCCGCAAGCCGGCTCCAAGACCGCGTCCTGCCAGTCCCAAGCCACTCTTGGCCATACCCCACGTCGCAGCGTTGCCAGCCCGGTTCAGGTTGTACAGCTTACCTGCACCCGTCCATGCGCCCTTCAGACCCGAGAGCAACCCCTTACGAACCTTAGCGCCCAAGCCGATCTTCTCGGCTGCCTTGCCGCCTGCGAGGGCGTCTCTAGCGAGCGCTTCTGCTTCGTGCTGTGGCAGACCTGCGGCCATTGCGGCATGCATGATCTCTTCAGCTTCTTGTGCAAGCTTCATGCCCTTGGCTGCTTTGAATGCCTCAGCCGTAGCCACGAAACCGGACTTACCGGCAGCCCGTGCTGCACCACCGGCTTTGAGCACATCACCCACACCTTGGAGCCCAGCTCGACCCAGTCCACCCAAGCCGCGAATGCCGCGACCGAGACCACGGAAGATCTTGCCACCCGGAATCAGGGAAAGTGCACTCAACGCCAAAGAGCCGTAGCCTGCCGCATCGGATGACGAACCGCCCTTGTCACCTTCGCCGTCCTTGATGCCTTTGCGCCTTTTCAGGAAGTCAAAGAGCGCTTTACCTCCTGCGCCCAATGCACCGTAGATGGACATGCCACCTTCCTTAAATTTCGCAGCAGCTTCGCGTGCGACGTCGGCTGCGCTTTCGCCCTTAGCGACGTTACCTGCCAGTCCTTTTTTCTTCTGGTCTTCGTAACTACCCTCACGAATCCCATCTCCGTCGATGTCCCCTACTACACGACGCCGCTTGGGCAAGCGGCTATCCAGCAGGTCACGGATTTCCGTCAAGCGTTCAATGATGGTTTTGCCACCCGAGAACGCAATGCCGTCAACATGGAACCAGTTCTTGAAACCTTGCCACTTTCCGGACAGAAAGTCCTTGGCCATGTTAAAGCCGTTCTGGACTTTATTGAACGCCATTTGCATGGTGTCCTTGCCGAATTGCAGCAAACGCAGTTTGCCTGTGAGCAGGGGTCGACCCCACTTATCACAGATACCCGTGCGCAGGTCATTGTCCGTCAACACCTGATCGCCTGACAAATTCACCACCGGGCCGTCAATGTCTGCCGGCGTCATGATGTACTTGTCGCGACGATGCATCGACCGGTAACCCCGTGCCCGCATGATGACTGCTTGCAGTTTCGGAGTTTCCAGATTGTCCTTGGTGTAGACGTCTTGGGCATCGAGATGCTGCATGCCCTTGTTGACAGCACTACGCAATGCATCGCGCGCTGCGCCGTAGACAGACAGACCGCCTTGGAAACCTGCCTTGGCTTTATCCCAGACCCAGTCCTTGACAGCCAGCAACTTCTTGCCTGCCGTGGTTCGCACGAAAGCTTGGGCGGCTTGCTGCGGATCGAGGATCAGGTTGCCTTCCTCGTCGTAGACCGAACCCTTGATGTCCTTCCAGGATTTGATGAGCTTGCGTTTCGCATCCGTGACAGGGCCATCGTAGTACATTCCGGCTTTGAACCCCCAAGCCGTCAGGCGAGGTTTCAACTCACCCTCGATGTACACTTCCTTCATGTCTTCCCACTTCTTCTTGGCCTGATCCATCCAGCCGCCGACTGTGTCGCGGACATTGCCAAATGCACCTTTGACCTTTCCCATGGTCTGGTGGCGGTTATTCCACTGAGCCGTACCCCAGCCCGGTTGTTTCCACCATTCCAATGCCCGTTGACCAAGACCACGCGCACGTTGCTTACCGTGCATCCAGTTCTGCCGCAGTGAGCGATCCCAGAAACTCGGACCACCGGGACCACCCGGCCCCATCATCGAAGCGTCGCCTGCATCTCCCGCATTCCAGACCACGAGTCCTGCTTTCATGATCTCTTCGATACGCGTGAGCGTTTCATTCACCTTATCCAGATGACTGAAACTGTTGTTGCCCTTGATGGCTTCAATCACTGCGCCGAAGTCTTGCGAGCCTGCGGTACTGCGATCGTAAGCAGCAGCATAACCCGGTGCTTCGTTGACGATGTGGTTGGTCGTATGGCGAATACCAGAACCACGCAGGTTCGGCGAAGCAGCACCGCCGCGCTTGCGCGAAGCACGCCGCGAACCGGGTGCACCGGCTGCCGGGCTGTACTTGTTGTCGAGGTGGTAGTCGGAGATCTTTTCGATGTCGATGTTGCCGTACTGATCGACCAAGCCCAGATCTTCGAGTTGATCCAAGAACCCGGCGTTGGCCAGATCCTGAATTTCCTCGCGAGCCAACTTCACCCCTTGCCCCAGCGAGACGTGCTTGTTAGCAAACTGCACCCGTTGCGCGTAGCTACGGTCGTTCTCCTTACTGTAACGATCCTCGAAGTGACGGGCGAGTTCAAACGAGTGATTGTTACGGTGATTCAGCGGGTCCATGTAGTGCTCGGCTGAACCGGACTGATTGTGCAGGTTGTCCCGCATCAACTGTTGCCGCAGCGCAGCCCGTGCTCCCGGTGAGAGCTTTTTCTGCGGGTCGATTTCATTGAGCAGCTCTTCCATGTCGCGGTTGAGCTGTTCGCTGTTCGACTTGTTGATGACGGTATTGTAAAGACGCTTGCGCACTTCACTGGAGCGGCTGAACTTGTTGCTCGTGAAGTCGTACGAGGTCAGCTCGACACCTTCATCGCCCGTACGCATGACTTGCAGCTCACGGAAGATACGAGCCAAATAACCCGGAATGACTTCCGTGATCGACTTAGCCACTTGACGCGAGAAGATCGCCGGACCTTGCATGTCTTTCAAGCGGTCCTTCTGGATGGTGCGATCCAAGCCACCATTCATCATGATCGCATCGCGCAAAAGGTCTTGCACCGAGCGCGGCAGAAAGCGCATGTAGCCCGGCAGGTCGTCGAAGCTCTGTGCCCAGTTCTTCGCCTTACCCGGCAGGTTAGTCGCGCCGTACTGAAGCTGGTTACCCAGACGGGTTCCCTTTTGCAGCAACTCTGCCATACGGCCCGTCTTCGGCAGGCGCTTGATGAGAGCCTGCATGGCTTTGGTGCCGTAGTGCTGGGCAGCCATACCGGACGCACCACCGAGCAGAATCTCTTCAGGACGCATGCCATCGAGTTGCATGCCGCCCATCATGTTCATCAGTTCAGCGCCTTCGCTGACGCCTTGGATGCCTTGTTGCGCACCCCACGCGAAGTCCTTGACCCGCTGGCCCAACACCTTACGCAGGTTCTCACCCGTTTGACGGATGAAGTTGACGCGATCACCCACAATACCTTGACCGAACGACATGGTGGCGTCAGCAAAGCGATTGCGCATCGCTTGCTTGAGACGATCCGATTCCTTCAACTTCACGTAGTCGGGCAGACCCGTGTTCTTGATGATCTTCTGGAACGCCTCGGTAGTCACCTCGTTCATGCGACGCTGCTCGACGACCATGTCGCGCAAGGCGTAGTACGAACGGAACTGCAATTCCAGTGACTTGCGATGGTAGCCTGAGGTGATGTTGTTCTGGTAAGCAGCCAGTTGCGAGACTGACAGCCGGATCTGATTGAGCTGACCCATGCTGTCTTTGTGACGCACCTGCTCGATGCCTTCGCGGATCTTGCTGCGCGAGTCTTCACGCTGCTGACGCTTGGCTTCAGAGGTCACGTTAAAGCGCATCACCTCAGCAATCTGCGCTTGCATCATCGCTTCGCGCTGCGCTTCCGGATCTTCGTAGCCTGCACCTGCTTCCAAGCTACGACCCCAATTCTTCATCTTGGTGGCCAAACTCTTGGGCAGATACTTGTCGATCGGTTCTTCCATTCGCTGAACGGTGCGCTTCATGTCGTTCAGCAAAGGCTTCATTTCGCGCGAGGTCTCATCGTATAGACTCCGAAGAGTGCTCGTCGCTTCGTCGGCAATGTCGAGGGCCGACCCGTAGCCCTTCGGCAGCACAGTGCGAATTGTGCGTCGAATAAATTCGCTTTCCAGCAAGCCTTGGCTACCGAGTGCGCCCTTCAGCGCAGCTTTGGACAAACCCGTAGCCACCTGACGAGCACTGCGCTTCGTATCAAAATCACCGAACGAGGAAAAGTCGGGAATGTCGAGACTATGGTCGAAACTGAAATCGTTTCCCGACTCAAACTTATTTTTTCCAGCCATAACTGTGGCTCCGCAATATTGCTAGGGTCGATGACCCTGCTCATAAGTTTTCGATTGAAAAGGAAGAATGGTCATGGCGGCTCCGCTCAGTATTCCGTTCAACCTGACCTTGCTTCAGCTGACACCCGCTAAACTCCAGCTGATGCGACCGGTCACGGTACTGGCCAGTTTCGAAGGAACTGGATCCAACTTCGACCCGAATGGTCTTTTTAGCACGGAGATCTTTGGTCGCGTGGGGGATGAATTGCGCTCGCGCCGTTTTTCCTACATCGACATTCGCGTGTCGATTTTCCACCCGATCATCTATCGTGCGTTGGTGGATTTGAAACAGCTTTACGCTGGGATTCTCTCTGGTTCTGAATATGCCGTTTTCAGCGAAGAGGAAGGCGACTTCGTTCGCTCCGATACGGTCAACGGCAAGACCGGCTACCAGTTCTTCGTATCGAACTGGAAACGGATTCGGTTTGATGAGACCAAATCGGTTTCGCGTGAACACAACATCAAACTGGTGACGAAGTTTCGGGACCAGTGCATGCTTGACCATGTGGTGGTGTTGCCCGCTGGTCTGCGTGACATGGAGATCTTGGCCGATGGTCGGCCGCAAGAAGACGAGGTGAACTCGCTCTATCGCAAGCTGCTGATGATCTCCAACACGATTTCGGATGCGTCTATCACGCACAACCCGGAAGTCATCAACAACACGCGCTTCAACCTCCAGAAGACGTTCAATCAGATTTACCAGACCTACGAGGACATGATCTCGGGTCGTCGTAAGCTGATTCAGAACCGTTGGACGGCGCGCCGTATCTTCAACGGTACGCGAAACGTGATTACGGCTGCGGACACCTCAGTCGAGTATCTGGGTGCACCCGGCGGGATGAGCTTCAACGACACGGGCATCGGGTTGTATCAGACGCTCAAGGCGTTGTTGCCGATCGCCAAGCATCTAATCCGAAATGGCTTTCTGTCGAAGGTGTTCATCGCTGTCGACCAACCGGCACAACTCGTCGACAAGAAGACGCTGAAGAAAACCCCGGTCAGCCTGAAGCCTTACATCTACGACCGCTGGATGACGGATGAAGGGATCGAGAAAGTGATCACGGCGTTTGCACACGAAGACAGCCGTCACAAGGTCATGGAGATCGACGATCACTACCTCGGCCTGATTTACAAGGGACCGGACGGCACATTCCGACTCTTGCAGGACATCGACGAAGTACCGGAAGGGCGCAACAAGAAGGACGTCTTCCCGATTACGTTCTGCGAGCTGTTGTACTGCTCGACGTACAACGACCTGAACAAGTACCCGCTTTACGTGACGCGCTACCCGGTCACCGGGATGGGGTCGATCTATCCGTCGAAGATCTTCTGCCGCACCACGATCAAGTACGAAAAACGCAAGGAACTCGCACCGACGTGGGATCCGATGGATGACAGCCACACCGCGTATCAATTTCCGGTACGGGGTTCGGCTTTTGTCAATTCGCTGATTCCGCACTCTTCGAAGCTCGCGCGCCTAGGCGCTGACTTCGACGGCGATACCTGCTCGGGCAATGCTGTCTATACGCAAGAAGCTGTGCAGGAAGTCAACAACTTCTTGCAGACGACGCGTGCCTATGTAGATACCGATGGCCGCTTCATGGCGTCGACTGATATCGACACCGTGCAGTTGGTCTTGCACAACCTCACTGGGGTTAAGGAATGATCTTTTACGACCTCTTTTTTCGCAAGTACGGCATTCGACGCATCGACAAGTTGCTCTCTCCGGTCATGCCGTCGACGCGCCTGCTTGAGCTGCCGCTGTCTTCGATTTACCACTATCTGGGATCGAACAGCGGCGTAGACGTCGCCCCAGCTGCCAACGAGTACCTGTTCCGCAATGTGACACGGCAGATCGCCATGGAACACGTGCTGGAGCCGGGGGCTAAGCTGGGCATGCCGCAACGGTTGGGTTCGGTCAATGTGCCGCAGATCGTGAAGACTTACCATACGCGACATCGCCGCTACCAACTGGTGCACAGCATCGCCAACTACGAGAATGCACCGCAAACGCTCGTGGTGGAAAACTACGGCTTTATCTCGTTGCGTCTGAAGTACCAGCGTCAGATCCTGACGTCGTATTACCAATGGTACAACCAGAACGCAGCGCTCTGGGATCGGATGGCCATGCTGGCGGCTACCTCGGCCCGTCAACAATTTGTCAAGTTCGCTTTGCCCACGACCCTGCCTTCGATGACAGATCTGCGCACGTATCAGGCGAAGATGAATGCGACAGCGATCCACCACATCTACGAACCCGAATCATTCCTGATTCTGGAGTTCTGGAAGTGGCTGGGGGACTTGCGTCATGAGTCACTGCTCTCTCGCATCCCGAAAGACAAGCTCTCGAAGATCAACATCATCTTCGAAGAGTCGGGTCGTTGGGTGCTGCTGAACCTGGGTCTCATCGACAGCTGGCGCAACACGCCCAAGGAAGAAATTCCTAGCCTGCCTGAAGGGGTGCTTCCCAACAAGGCCGGCGTCGAAGGTCCGCAGTTGCAACGACGTTTCCTCTCGATGATGATGACGCTTTTCCAAGCGCGCTCAGTCGACGGCAAAGTCATGGTTGCAGGGGGAGTCGATGCAAAAAAATCGGAGGGTGGTGAGGAAGCAACGCTCACGAAGCCGGAGGCCACACTGCCCGAAGTCAATCCGGTTACCGGCAGTGTTACGACCAAGACGGATGACGCACAGATTGAAGCGAATCCGGAGGACATTCTCAATGCCGATACGCACGACGAGAAGCCGGTTGCCGTTGAATTGACGCCTGATCAAGAACGTCATCTCGAAGCTGATCTGTTGGAGCTGGATCGCATCAGCAAAGCAGTTGCGCAACGGCGCAAAGAGATGATGGAGTTCATGATCGAGCAGGATGAAGCGCCGCAAGCGGAGCTGCGTGGTTTGCATGCCGGATCGATTCCTACGCCACTGCGCAAGACGCTTACGCCGCCGAAGAAACAACCGGAACTCAAACCGATTGATCCTCAGCCGGAGGTGCAACATGCCGCAGTGGATCACACCCGTGGTGTGCAAAAAGTCATCGACCGATTGGCTGAGCAGGGTATGCTCTCAGCCGCTGAAGTCAACCGCTACCAGCAACTCGCCAAACGCCACGAAGTCATCGACGCTCCCGACGGAAAAGGATCGCTTAAAGACTTTGTGGTGGTAAAGCCCGAGGACACGCAAGTCCAAGCGCACGCGATTCCGGACAAGCCGACCATCCTCGATAAGACGATGCTGCATTCGACGCTGCATTCGTTCGATGCGAAGTACGTGGGTGACGTCATGCAAAAGGACGTCGCAGCGATGGTGCTCAAGATTCAGGATGCGGGGTACTGCGTCACGGATTACGAAGTCGAGCACGTCGAGCAGATCACGGGCAACTTCGATATGTACACCTGCCGGGTGACACCGATCGAAGGCTCGCCCTCCACGTTGCGCTGGAAGCTGCCCTCCATTCGACCGGATGGCGTGTTCGTAGCGAACAACGTGCCGTATCGGCTGCGCAAGCAGCGCGGGGATCTGCCGATTCGCAAAGTCTCGCCGAGCCGTGTCAAGCTCACGTCTTACTACGGGAAAGTGTTTGTCTCCCGTAGCGAGAAGAAGGTGGACGATTACGGTGACTGGTTGCGGCGCAACATCATGGCAGCCGGACTGGATTCGGATAACCACCACGTCACAGATCTGCAACCTGCCAACGTATTTGACAATGCGTTTATCTGTCCGCGCGAGTATTCGATTTGCGCGATGGGTTTTCGCAGCTTCACGGTCACCCCTGGTGCGTGGCCGGAGCGTGTGAAGTTCAGTGCGTTGCATTTGAACTTTGACCACACCCGCCGGGAGGCGCTGTTTGGTAAAGACATGCTTGCAAAGTACGAAAAAGCGGGTGCCATCATGATCGGTCTGACTAACAAGAAAGATCCGATTATCATGACCAAGGACGGCGGGATTTCCGTGGTAGCGGAAGGCTTGATGATCCAGCTGCCGGAGATTGCGGAGCTGTGCGGGTTTCCGCTCGCTAAAGCACCGTCGGACTACATCGAAGTCAAGGTGTTCAGTCAGTCGATTCCGCTCGGGGTGATTCTGGCCTACGAGATGGGGCTGGGTGCATTGATCCAGATGCTGGGGGTAGAACCTCGTCGTGTGCCGGCTGGCAAACGGGTCAATCTGGAGCCGTCGGAGTACGCGCTTCAGTTCGCTGATGAAACGCTCGTGTTCCGTCGCAAGGACAAACTGGCAGGGCTCGTGCTGTCAGGCTTCAATGCGTTCTGGAAGGCGCTTAAGCAGTACAGCGTCTACGAGTTCGATCGGCGTGGTGTCTATCTGAATATGCTGGAGTCAGCAGGCATTGGCTCGAAGTACCTGCGTGAAATCGATCTGCTGTACCAACTGTGGGTCGATCCGATTACGCGTGAGCTGCTGCAAGAGTTCCATGAACCGACGGAATTCCAAGCCATTCTGATGCGTGCTGCGGAGCTGCTCTTGAGTGACCAGCATCCGCGTGAGTTGGATACCTCGTATCAGCGTTTTAAGGGATACGAGCGTATGGCGGGAGCCGTGTACGCCGAATTGATCGCCTCGATTCGTGCGCACAACAGCAAGCCCGGTAAGAGCAAGCAACCGCTCGATCTGAATCCTTTCGATGTCTGGAAGGCGATTTCCGAAGACCCGTCCAAACAACAGGTCAAGGACATCAATCCGATCGAGAACCTCAAGCAGCAAGAGGCAGTCACTTACTCGGGTACGGGCGGACGTAACTCCCGTTCGATGACGAAGGACACGCGTGCCTATGACGAGAACGACATGGGTGTGGTCTCGGAGTCGACGGTGGACTCGTCCGATGTGGCGGTGAACACTTACACGAGTGCGAACCCGCAATTCGTTTCCCTTCGAGGAGTGACCAAGCGCTATGAAATCGGAAAAACTGGCGCAACGTCTTTGCTCTCCACCTCGGCCCTCCTGTCCGTCGCAGCCGACAAAGACGATCCCAAGCGAGTCAACTTCATCGCCATCCAACACGGACACGGCGTCGCCTGTGCAGGCTACCACGCCAACGCCGTTCGCACGGGCTATGAACAAGTCATTGCGCATCGCACAAGTGACCTCTTTGCGACTACGGCGAAAAAGCCTGGGAAGGTAATCTCGCTAAATGAAACAGGTCTCGTTGTGGAATACGAGGACGGTACCAAACAAGGTATTGAACTCGGACGGCGTTTCGGTTCTGCCGAAGGGGCGACGATTCCGCACGAAGTGCGCGCTGCGGTGAAGCTCGATCAGAAGTTCAAGGTCGGCGACATCCTCGCGTACAACGAAGGCTTCTTTGAACCGGATGTACTGGATTCAACCCAGATGGTCTGGAAGCCCGGTGTCACGACGCGCGTGGCACTGATGGAGTCACCGCTCACGCTTGAAGACTCTTCTGCGATCAGTCGTAAGACCGCAGAATTGCTGCGCACCAAAACGACGAAGATCCGTGAGATCATCGTTGACTTCAAGCAAGAGATTCGTCAACTGGTCAAGTCCGGTCAAGCGGTATCCTCCGAGGATATTTTATGCGTGATCGAAGACGAAACCACGGCACGTAACGAACTCTTTGACAAAGAGTCGATTGACACGCTTCGCGTGCTGTCGGCTCAGACCCCTCAGGCGAAAGCCACTGGCATCGTGGAACGAATCGAAGTGTTCTACCACGGTGAAAAAGAGGACATGTCGGAATCGCTTCGTGCATTGGCGAATGCTTCGGATCGGGAATTTGCCGCCCGTCATCGTTCTGTAGGTCGTACTGTCCTCAGCGGACAGGTCGACGACAGCTACCGTAGTGAAGGCGATAGTCTGATGCTTGACACTCTTGCAATCAAGGTCTACATCACCTCGGACGTGTCCGCTGGTGTGGGTGACAAGGGGGTGTTTGGTAATCAGATGAAGACCGTGTTCGGCAATGTGATCGAACAGGATGTAACCACGGAGTCGGGTCTGGAGATCGGCGCTATCTTTGGCGCTAAGAGTATTCAGGCTCGTATCGTGCACTCGCCCGATCAAATCGGAACGACGACGACGCTGCTGCATGTACTCGGGCAGCGGGTGGTGCGTGCCTACAAGGGACAGCCGCAACCGAAACCGCTTAAAGCGAAAGAGTGACCATTAGGGGTGCCGGGGAATCCTGTAAGGGGGTTCCTCGCATCCCTTATTTTTTATCATCATGCACAACGGGATCTTCCATGAAAAACCGTGAAACCGAACGGACCGTGGTGACCTTGGGTAACGGGGTCGACCTCGTCGCTCAGATTGCCAAGAAGGTTGTCGGCGAAGAAGTGGCGGACATGTACGACGGCGCACCGCTCTCCAACGAGGTCATGCATCGTCTGGCGACCGTCAAATTCAAGAGCCATCTGGCCGACCACGTGGAGAACTAAGACATGCTCAGCGTAAATTGCCTCGAAGCAGTCCTGCCGCTCGCTGAGCTGATGGACCGCAACAATCTGATGGTGACGCCCGTCGAGGGCACGCCGTTGGATGCGCTGGTGAAAGCCACGCGCACCACGCCGCAATTCGCTCAGCCGCTCGACGGCAAGCAAGGCGAATACGTCGTGATGACGCACGACATCGCCTACATGGCGAACAAGGTCAACGATGCGACGGGCGTGTGCGAGCACAACGTCGCGCAAGACGCACTCGTCGAGATGGCAGCGACGGCGGTGAAGAATCACCTCGTGGTGCTGCGCACGGCGATCAAGCCCGCTATCGTGGAGCTGCATGACGCTGTGGCCAAAACCATGAGCGACACGCCCACTTCCAAGCTGATCGGCATGGAAGTGAAAGTCTTCGATCTGCCGGCTCCGATGAAAGTGGCTGCAATCGAGGGTCTCATCTCGAAGTGGGAAGGCGTACCTTACGCTTCGCCTGCTCTGCGGATGAAGTGCCCGGACGTGACCATGGACCAGATCCGTGACCTGATGAAAACGGGTGCGGGTGGTTTCGATGGCGAGATCGACAAGTGGATCGCCGTGAAGGGCGACAGCTGGTTCCTCCAGCTCTGGGAAGACGTGTTCCAGACCAAGAACGATCGCTTCGAGAAGTTCAACCAAGCGGTGGAATGCCGCGAAGAAGGACTGGATCGCTCGCTCGCCGTTTTCCTGATCGCACGCAAGCTCGCTGAAGATCCGATCGAAGGCATCAACATGAGCCTGCCGGCGCTGAAGGCACTCGCTGGTGAATTCCGTGATCAAGCGGCTTCGCGTATTCAGCGCGGTCTGGACGAGTGGGCCAAGGTGCTGCAACGCAAGCAGCTGGTGCGTTCGTCGGACGAGTACTGCGTCGTGGTCAACGGCAACGTCTATCGTCCGTGGATCATGGACAAGGGTGGCGAGATCGACATCCTGCTGGGCAACCTCGTGACCAAGTCCGGCTACACGACCGAAGAGCAGTTCGTGCAGAACGCCGAAACGCTGAAAGCGGCATGGACGCGCTTGCTCACGCGCACGAGTGCTGCTGACCGTACCGAGCGTTTCACGCTGCTCAAGCAGATCCTGAACAGCGAGTTCCGCAAGTCGATCAACGACCTGAAGGGCGACGTCGACGGTCCGGACGCTTCGGCAGCTGAACGCGCGGAAGTGTTGAAGCGCTTCGCGCAACTGGTTGCAGCACTGCGTCCGTCGGATTGCACCGATCTGTACGTGCTGTGCACGAAGCTCGTGTGCCGTGCACGCTTTTACAAGGTGCCGGAAGCAGAAGAGTTCTTCTTGCAGATGATGCAAATCGAGAAGGACGAACCCGGCATCAGCCCGCGCGATGCGTCGACGATTGCAACCATCGACTACATCGCCTGCTGGGTTGCCGAGCAGTTCAAGGTGATTCGCGCACGCAATTAACCCGGAGGCGTTATGGATCCGAAGAAGCTGGTTCATGACGCCTTCAAGGTCAAGTCGCATCTGAGAGAAACCTCTGATGAGAAGTTGGTGGCAGTCAAACCGGTGAAGATTTACATTCCGAGCCGGTTTGCTGAACGCAATCTGGCCAGTGTGGGTATCGAAACTCACATCTGCGGGATTGCCGGTTTGGTAGTGGAAGATCGCTACTACGCTCTGTTTCTGGTGAATGCCATGATGCGGATCGAACCGACCAGCACGCTCAAGATCATGGTAGGCGATGAAGAGTATTACGAGTTCTCATTCGAGGCTGGTGCGACTGTTCTGCCTTCCGTGCAGCTTGTGAAAACCGATACCTTGGTATTCCGCATCTATGACGAGTTTATCGCCAAAGGTCGAGTGCCGTGGTACATGGGTTACGACGAGTTGGGCAAGCTCTTCGATACGGCAAAAACCTTTGCGGGTGCCAACATCGGTCAGAACCATGAAGTGACGGAATTGCTCGTTTCGATGATTGCACGAGATCCGGAGGATCGGACCAAGTACTATCGTCAGACGGTCAAGAGTTTGGGGGATTTGGTCTCGCGTCCTCCGACGATCATTCCGTTGCGCAGTGTGCAGTATTCGGCAACTAACACCGTGAATAAGTTGGCGGGTTCCTATTGGAACGACGCGTTGACTTCTGCACTGGTGTCGCCGGGCGAGCGGACCGAGCGTATTGAAGCATTGCTCAGGACATAAGGACAAGATCATGGCGTTGAATTCGGCACGCTATGCCTGCACGTCTCTCATGGGGACGAACAAGGCTGGGATGCTCAAATCTGACACCAACGGCTACCGGCCGATGGTTGTGGGGGCACTCAACATGTTCAACTCGTCGGGTGAGTTTTACACCCACGAGCAGGCAAAGGCGCTATTCGACGGTTCGAGTCAGTTCCAACGTCGCGTTCAACGTGGAGTGTTGAAAGGCGAATACGGACACCCGAAATTCGAACCGGGCATGCGGGGCGATCAGTTCCTGCAACGCGTCCTGACCATCGATGAAGACAAGATCTGCTGCCACTTCCGGGAGATCTGGTTGGAGTCGAATGCGGTCAAGGACAAAGACGGCAAAGCAGTCGTGGCCATCATGGCATGGGTGAAACCGTCGGGTCCGTACGGTGGCTATCTGCGGGAGTCGCTGGAGAACCCGGACGAGAACGTTTGCTTCTCGATTCGTGCCTTCACTGACGACCGTTATGTGGGTGGTGTGAAGCAACGCACCCTCAAGCAGATCGTCACGTTCGACTATGTGCTCGAACCGGGCATGGCAGTGGCTGAGAAGTACAAGGCTCCTGCGCTCGAATCGTTCAAGGAAGACGGCCTTGTCGTCGGCCGGGCTGATGTCGAGAACATCATCCAGTTGGGCGAGAAGTCGCCCGTTGCGATGGAGTCGTCGAACTTGGCGACGGACCTGCTCAAGGTCATGGGCTGGAATCTGCCCAAGGGCGTCACGCCCATCTTTACCCGCTGGTAAGGTGTAGGCTCCCCGTGGGAATTCCCACGGGGGCTTATGCCCTCGATTCAAAGAAATCTCGATCACATATCACTCTCTTGAACAATCGCAGCATTGTAAATTTATCAAGCTGCTGGTTGCTATAGTCTAAGCTATTCCGGCTTGGATACCCTTCCCATAAACTCTGAGATAACTCATGGAAGCTAAAGCGCAATCATTGCTGATTGTTGCAGGTATCGAGTACCATCTGGATCGGGTGCTTCAATTGGCAAAGACCATGCCTCCGATCGAGGCCAAGACGGCGGACTTCTTGCCGTTCGAAAACGCGAAGACGGTGGAAGTCAAACCGGCTGATCCGAAGTTGAACCACGGCGAGATCATCCTCTTCAAGCGAGAAGGAAAGTGGATCATCATTACGGGCCGCGAATCGGTCCGTAGAGCCGTTGAAACGGGCGCAGCAGGGTTCGGTGCCAGACTGCTCTCAGCGCAGGCTCTGAAGCGCTGTAAAGTGGATTGCTTCGTTCATCCCGATGATGGCAAACCGTCGGTAGTGGCTCCGCCGCCGTACGAAGCTCCGCCTCGCGACGATTATCGTAATGCGCCACGCATCGTCGATAAGCGCAAACCGATGTCGCCGACGTACGACCGTCCTTACAGCACGCCGTCAGTGCTGACCAAGGACGTGGCGCAGCACACGAAGAGTCCGAGCCATGGATTCTCCGGACAGCACGCCAAACGAGCATCCGATCCCGTTCAAGAACGCGCCCGTCGGATCATCGACAATGGTGGTATTCCAGCCGGAAAGATGGATGTGGTCGGTGCGCAACAACCGCGCGAGCACATTACGCGCACTCAGTTTGGTCCTCGTAAAACACGGTCAACTGACCGGTAAGTAATAACTTTTTGATGCAGTACCCAAAGATTGTGACTGAGAACAGTCACATGTTCAACCTAAAGAAAGGAAGGTAGTTAATCATGTCCGAAATCAGCAAAGAAACCCTCGATCTGTCCGCAGAGATCGGCAAGGCGCTCACGCTCGACGGCGAAGTCTTCGTGCCGGCCGAAGGCACCTACGAGAAAGCCATCACGGCACTCGTGCCGGACGCGCCGATGGAACTGCACGAACGCATCCAAGCTGCGAACAAGACGATCATGGCCGCCGGCATGCACGCAGTCGGCGTGAAGGGCATCGAGGCGATGGAGAAGGACCCGAGCCTGAACAAGGTCACGTGCGAACTGCCGACCATCGGCAAGGACACGTTCAACTTCTCGTTCGAGCGCAGCCGTCAGGTGCGCGCTTCGGCCCCCGGCGAGAAGGACACGACGATGAAGACCAAGTTCGGCATCGCCACGCTCGGCGTCGACATCTACGGCGCGGGCTCGCGCGGCGAAGTGCAAGCGGTCAAGACCTTCCTGTCCGACAAGGCGGCCGACGCGCTCAAGTGAGCTACCCGTCGAGAACTGGAGGACTTACCAGTCACAGTGCCTCCGGGCTCCGTCACAGTTGAACGTGAGGAGCGAGCAATGAGGTTCTTCGCTGAACAGGCCGCCCGTGACTTGGCGGAAGAAGAAGGCGAAAACTGAGTTGTCACTGGTACACGTTTCGAAGGCGTGGGGGAGGGGCGAAAGCCTCTCCCTTATTTTTCCCTTACTTCTTTTTTGTAGAGGATCAAGATGACTGGTCCGAGCGATGCAGCAAAAGAACGTTTGAACCTTGACTTGCATCCCGATGTCAAGGCACAGTTGCTGGACTTGAAAGAACGCATCAAAGCCGACAGCATGTCAGAAGTCGTTCGTCGTGCAATCGAGCTTTACGGCTACATTCTCACCGAACAAGAAAAAGGCAGTAAGCTGATGATTAAACCCGATCCGGGTTTAATCCGCGAAGTCCATTTCCTTTAACCCTTCTTTTTTTGTCATGATTCACATCTGGACGATGCAACTCTCCAAATGGAGACTGGCGAATCGGCAAGGTATTCACATCCTGAATATCACTGCTAAGTCCGGTCTTCAATGCTTCGCTCCAGATAAGGAAAATCTCTGGGCGTATAAAGCTGGAGAAATGACTGAGGACGAATACACGCGACGGTATCTGGAGAAGATGCGCCGCTGTTACGTTCAATACCGTAATGAATGGAATCGGCTAGAGGGGATTGAGAAAATGGCGATCACCTGTTACTGTCCGGAAGGAGCGTATTGCCATCGCCATCTTTTCAAGGACTGCCTCACCAAGTACTTTCAAGCCAAAGCCATTGAGTACGAAGACCACGGAGAACTTACGACATGAATATTCAAGAGGTAATGACGCGCGTCAATGCAGCACTGGGTCCGCGCAAGATTGAATGCATTGGAATCGGCACAGCTGGATCCGGCCATGCCACCAAGCGCGTAGAAGCTAACACGGAAAGGACCATCTTCGGTGTGATCTGGGTCAGCGAAGAACAAGAAGAACTGGCGAAGAAGCACGACTTCGTGTGGTTCATCGACATCATGGTGGTTCACGAAGGGCGACTGGAAGATCGTCCGCCTGAAATACAGGCGCTGCCGGCGCAAATCAGCATCTACACTCACGATCCGAGACTGATCTTCGACGAATTGCTGGGCGCGTTATCCTCGGACTGGAGTTACAATAAGCGATTTAAGACGCAACAGAAATGGTTTCATCCGGGCACCTATGAAAAGCCCAAGAAATAATTGACGGCATATAGAGGGAGGGGCCGAAGCCCCTCCCGTCTATGCCCTCGAAACCACCACTGGTTACTGCGGTACTGCGTTTGCGCCGAGATCGCGCACGCCTTGCGCGTAGCCACGCGAAGCTGCCAGCACGTCGTTGTCGATCGACTGAACGAACGCTTGCTGACGAGCCGGGTTGGCACCGGTGAGGCTGATGCTGCTGAGGATCGACTGTGCGAACAGATCGACACCCAGACCGTACTGGAAGATCCCCGTGAAGTTGATGTCTTCCGTACGCGTTTCCTGCGCCACCGTGATGTCACGACGGCCAGTGATCGCACCCGTGCCCAGCGGGTAGATGTTCGTACCCAGCCAGGATTGCACGACCTTCTGGCCGCTCGGATCCGGTTCGATGAACAGCATCGTCATCGCGTACATGTCCGCGAGCATGTCCGTCGGCGCAGCGCCGAGCGTGGCGATGTTGGCGAACTTGCTGTTCTCGTCCATGATCAGGTTGTTGATCCACGAACGGAAGAACGCAGCCACCGGCATGCCGTACTTCTCGTTGAAACGCATCACGAGGTTCGACACTTCCATCTTCACGTCGGTCGGGTCTTGCTGACGCTGACCAGCGCCGCCGACCGGCGTTTCCGCCACGTCCACCGTCAGACCCGCGTTCAGACCCGTGATCGAGATCGCGTGCAGTTCCACGAGGGCACGCAGCGTCCGGATGTACGAGTCGCCGTTGGGCAACAGCTTGAAGCCACGCGGGGCTTCGACGAGAATCGGAATCAGGTTGTGTTGGACGTACTGCTGGTTGCTCACCCATTCGGCGAGCACCGGCGAATAACCCATCATCCCGCCGTATTGCAGGTCGAGCATCGGGTTCTGGTGACCGGACGCGTACGACGTGTCGGTCTGCAAGAGTGCATCGGTAATGCGGCCCATTGCCTAGTCCTTTGATGAAGAATGAAGGAAGGGAAGCCGAAGCTTCCCCGCCAAGGTTGAGAACTGACGGTTAGGCCGTCGTCTGCGTGCTGTTCAGGTTCTGCTGAAGCTGCGACATGCGCAGCGTGTTGATCGTGACGGTACCGATCGTCTTCATGTTGTTCGCATAAAGGTTGATCACCGTCGTCCAGCTGAACCCGTTCTGGGCGTCACGACCCGTCACCGTGGTGACCGGCTCGATCACGACGCGGTTGTCGAAACGACCGCGCACTGCTTCCGAGATGAACTCGTTGACGCCGTCGCACAGCTGACCATCGGTCAGGCTCGATTCGCCCGAGAAGGCGATCCAGCTGCGGTAAGCGACCTTCTCCAGTTCGCACGCGATGAGCGCCGTGAAGTAGGAGTTGAGCACCGACGTGTCGTCGTTGTACACCGTCTTGAGCGCCGGGATGAAGAACGCTTTGCGGCTGTACGACTGCACCCACACCAGACCGGTTGCCCAATCCTTGGCACGTTGCGTGTACGGCGTGAACGTGACATTGATGCCGCTGAAGTACTGCACCACCGCAGCGTCGCCGTGATCGAAGTTCTTCGTGCTCTTCCACTTGCCGTTGCCCGCGCCCATGTACTGCGCGCTCTTGATCAGGATTTCGAGCGTGAGCGGCAGCGGCTTGGTCCACTGGCTGTTGACCAGCGTACCCGAGCGACCGACGATCATCGCGCGCACCACCGGCGTGCCGTAGACTTCCGACTCCGGATAGAGCGAGACCATCGTCTTGAGCGAGAGCGCCACCGACGACTCTTGCGAGGCGGTCAGCTGCGGGCCGTTTGCGTCGAACGGCGACAGGATCAGGAACGTGTCCTTACGCGTCGAGATGAACGCACCGAGCTTCTTCTTCGTGTTGAGCGTGTAGCCCGTGTCGTAGAAGATGGACTCGGGGTGAGCCATCGGGTCTTGGATCGGATCGTTCGGATCCGCGTATTCCTGGATCGCGTTGGCCACGTCCGTATCGAACGAAGCTGCCGACATCGTACCGTCACCGCCTGCGAGGGCGAAGAGGTTGGTGTTCTCCGACAAGCGCACTGCGTTCGCATCCGTCGTGTTGAAGACGAACGAATGGTACGGCACGCCTTGCGAGGACACACCGCTCACGAAGTTGAACAGGTTCTGCTCGTTCGCGGCGTTCGTGAAGTCGCTGAAGCCGTCGATGAACGGCACTTCGGCCGTGTAGAACGCTTCCACCAGCGTGGCGATCTGAGCGTCATAGCTGTGGAAACGGCCGAACGGACCGTAGTTGTTCGGGAACGACGGGTCGTTCAGCGTCTGCCACGCGCTCGGCACGTTCACGCCAGCATAAAGCTGGGCGTCGGTGTTCTTGTCGATCACACCCGGCACGAAGCACACGTCGACGTACTGGTCGCCCGAGGTCGTCGGGATGACAGCCGTGTTCGAATTGGTGTCCGGACGCGAAGCGAATTGCATGCGGAACGGATAGACCAGTTCGTCCGTGAGGATACGCGGATCGAGCGGAATCGACGAGAGCAGCGTCGGTGCGAAGAAGCGCAGCGCTTGGTTGTTACCCCATGCGCCGAAGCTCGATGCATCGATGTCGAGGATCGGGTACTTCTTGGACTGCGTGCTCGTGGCCGTGTCCGTCTGGTCGCCGGCCGACTCCGTGCCTTGACCGAAGAGGTCATTGCCTTGGCTGTCGACACCGATCGGATCGACGACGAACTTCACCTTATAGCCTTGGACGGTTTTCGTGCCGTCTTGCTTCGGTTGGTTGTTGTCGTCCAGTTGGTACGAGCCGTCTGCGTTGCGCAGATACACCGGGATTGCGACCGGTCCCAGAACGTCCAGCGACAGGCGCAAAGCGGCTGCCTTCGGTGCGTCCGCCGGCTTCAGGCGGCGCAGGATGATCTGGTTCGCATTCGCCATCGCGAGATTCGCGGCGACGGTTGCGTGGGTGGCGTACTTGCTGCGCAGGTCGAACGTCTGCGAACCGTAGATTCGGGTGGCCGAATCGCCGATGACGAGCTGGTCGTCGAGCGGACCTTGCGCGGCGTACACGTAGAATTTCGGAAGATGGCTGGGAAGCTGTTCGGCAACGATTTGCGGGGTTGCCCCCGAAGAATCCTCGATACCTTGCAGATTCACATACGGTGCAGCATTCTGAAATTGCGCCTGCATGATGTGTTCCTGAGTTAATGGTATAGTTTCGAAGGCGATGGCAAGCATCATACTTATTTGAAATTTTACCGGGATGCCTATTGGGGATTTCCGGGATGATTTCTATAAAATTAGATGAAACTTGCCCTCGGGAAAAAAGATACACTAGCTCGATCACCGTCGGGCTCAAACAACCTCATTCAGGATGCCCTGCGATGATCTATAAAACTGCTTACGATACTTTCGTTTGCCAGCCCTTCGTGATGACGAAGGTACGGCATGCCCTGGATGCCGTGTATCACACTGGCCAGCTGCAAAATATTCCTCGTTCCGGAGCGCTGCAATTGCAGGGCGGCTCGCCGCTGGCAAACGAGGTCCCTGCTTTTGCGCACCCGATTCAGATCGACAAAACGGTTGGTGCCCATGACGAGCCGCCGATCGTAGTGGATGTGCGTTCGTTCGGTAAGTACGACTCCCATGTGGGTGACTTTGTCATCCGCAACCGCACCGAGTACAGTTTTCAAGTGCTGCGGGCACGGCTGAACAACTGCTGGGTGAAAGACGCCCCGTCGCTGTTGCTCAACGTCGGGGCACTCGGCATGAAACTCTTCGCTGCGTGGATTGCGGAAAACGTGACGAAGAAGTTTTTATTGGACGCACGTGAAAAGCTCATGCTCCAAATCTACTCGGCGTTCTTCTACTGGAGTCTTTTCCAAGACGACCACTCGATGAACGCCGTGCTCAAGCATCGCGCCATGGCCACGATCATGAAGTCGACGGGCCTCTCGGGCAAGGAAGTGACCGAAGTTGTCGAACACTTCGAGAAACCCCTCACGGGTATCGAAGAGTTCTGCGCGCTCGCTCACGAAGTCGTGCGTTCGATCCGCCTGAAGGAGTTCAACGTCGGCGTGCTGTACGCAATCCTGAAGAGCACGTGGTTTGGTGTCAACAGCCAAGAAGTAGTGGCCGTTGCACTGGAACATCCGCCGACCTGGATCGCGATGATCTGCATGGCTTCACAAGATCGTTCGTTCAAAAACTCCGCAGTCAATCGACTGCTGGAGAACCTCGATCGGCGTGACAAGGGTGTGAACTTCGCGCGAGCTGTTACCGTTGCTCTGGACGCAGCCCAGGCATGATCTCCACTAAGCGGTGAGGCACCTTCCATTTGAGGCCAAGCGGTTTCAAATGGGGTGCCTCGCTCGCTTATACGCAAAACAGGGATATTCATGACATTCGATTTCGTTGTCGACCACGCGCAGAAACACGTGTGGTGCGTCCCGAATCAGGACCGGCAGGCTATTTTGGAGCCTTTCAAGATCACGCCCTTGGGCGGGGTCTGGAATACGGTTCGACTCATGTGGCGCGACATTCAGCTGCCGGTGGCGAACACGCATTTCCATCTGTACAACATCGGCCAGTTTAACAACTCACTGCTCGGGCTACCCGACAGCTACGGGAAATGGACCAGCTTCCAAGCGGCAATGAATGCAGTGCCGCTGATCGTCGACATTTATGCCGCATCAGGCGTGCAGATGCCGCGATTTGCCTGCTGGTACATGATGACGAAAGATAAAGACCTCGTCATCGCAGTGCAGGACCAAAGCACCATCAACATCGATCTGGATAACGATCCGATCTATGTGCGTTTCTATTCGAACGCGTTCTACAACAGCCAAGCGTCTTCGAAGGTTGCAGACTTCATCAAGACGAATGGCTCGAAGGTACTCAACAGCACAGCCATCGTGGCGCTGCAAAACGAGTATCAAACGCTTCAGGCGCAGATGGCTGCCGGGACGATTCCGAAAGGAGAAGTCTACGCGTTCGTCAACGGCTGGCGCGTCAGTCAAATCGATCTTTTCACTGCGAAGATTGGTGACTGCGTGGAGTATATCTACGACAGCTCCATCTACGCGGTGATCGATGTCCCCGTCAGTAGCATGCCGGTGTTCACCTCGACACTGGATTCGAAGCTGAAGTACTTGGTCCACTACGCTGGACTGGGTGATCAGCAAATCGACTACCAAGACGACATCGACTTTTTTTTGTACCAACCCATCGCAGGAGACCAGCAAGGACGTTGGTCGGGGTTGTACTACCACCGCAATAACGCGGATGCCGTACGCATGGTCACGCATAAGGACTACGCGATTCCGACCACGTACGTGCAAGCTTACGCAACGGGACAGACATCGTGGGGCGACCTCACGAAGCTGACGCTGCGCATGCAAATCCGCAAGGGCGGCATGAGCCGACCGCTGGTGTTCGAGAACAACCGCATTCATGAGCTGTACAAGCTGCCGGATGCGGAGATCGTGCAGGCCATGGTCGGGGTGAATGCGACGGTGCCGAACTGGCAAGCAGCAACGCTTGAAGCCTCGGCGTACACGCAGATCATGCGTCAGGTGAAAACCAACGACATCACGAACCTGATGGTTCAGAACGCGTACGGCTACAACGCAATCTCGAAGCTCATCGGTGACACTCCGCAATTCACGCGGGTCTATTCGGGACAGACGATCGCGGATATTCCGTACTCGCTCTCGGATAATTGCACGGGCTACGAATACGACGTGAATGGTCAGCTGCTGGGTTTCTTCCAGCATCGCGGTGGTACGACCTACGTTGCCTCGTCTTCGCTGTGCAATCTGGTCGAGATGGTATCGGGTCAAGGTGGTCAGTTGCTGGATGAGACCTATGGTCAAAACCAAGTGGCGTTGATTCCGGGACGTAATTATCGGTACTACACCTGCCCGATTGATCCGGTCACGAGCCGACCGACCTTCGTCTGGACGGATGTGACGGGAAGCGGCCAGTACGCTGTGCAGAACAACCAAGCGACGTGGTTGATCGACACCACCAAGTTCTACACGCTGGTGCGCGGTGACACGCGCTTCTTGGCGTATGAGCTGGCGCTGCCGATGACGGCAGGTATGTTGCAATTCAATCTGACACAGCAAGCAGTGCGCTTCAGTCAGATCCAGAACATCGTGATGGAAATCCCGATGGGTGAGTTGCAACTCTGGCTGAACGACAATGCCCTGATCGAAGGGGTCGACTATTTCGTGAAGTTCCCGCAAGTGGTCATCACCAACAAGACCTTCCTGAAGAATGTCGCTACCGACCCGCAAAACATCATGGTGCGTTTCATGGGCTTTTGCAATGCAGACATGACGCGTACTGCTGCGCAAGACGTGGGTTGGGTGAAGTACGGACGGCTGTCGGACAACAACATGTTCGACATTCGGGATGACAAAGTGATGTCGTTTATCGTGGGTGGTCGCGCGTACGATCGTACGCAGCTGACGTTCCAAGAAACGACAGGTGCGGTGATTCCGCAAGACGCTCGCAACGGTGAGCCGTATCAGATTCGCGACATCGTCGTGCCACTGGACGGACTCGTCAATGCAGACACGTACAGCTTGCGGGCACAATCGCAAGTGATCGACCAAGTCGTCTCGGCCTACATGACGGCTCGTCTGCAAGAAAGTGATCCGGACATCCCGTCTGTGATCCCCGATCTGTGGCGCGTCTACAGTCCGTTCTTCAGTCGGATCATGGCTGACCTGCTCTCCGGGCAACTGGCACCTTCCTTCTTGATGGGGAACTATTCCGATCAGGACGTGAAGAATGCCTGCGCTTCGTATGAGTGGTTGCTGGTTTTCGATCAGACGCAGGATGCTCAGCTTGCCGATACGGAGTACATGGTCGTGCAGCCGCACATCTTCGATCAACCTGTCACTGTGTCGATCTACATCTACAAGTTCCTCTCGCGAGTTGCGGCGCTGTATCTGCACAATCGCGTGGACATGTCGACGTGGGTCAACATCGAACAAATTGCAGCTGCATAATCGGGAGAAACCTGAATGTCAACTCCAATTACCGCGACGCCGCCAGCCGGTAATGATGGCGTCGTACCGTATTGGCCCAAAAACAATACGTGGAAAATCTGGAATGTGGCGGAACTCTTCATGGGTCCGCAAACGCCGGGTACCAATCACTACGTGCCGAACGTGGGTGACTGGGCAGTGGATACGAACCTGAACCAGTTCTACAAGGTGACGGCTATCGATCCGACCACGTTCGTGGCGACCTTGCAGAAGATCCAAGGGCCGATTCCGTCGGATGAATTCACCGACGCCGATCGATTGCTGTCTCCGGGTCCGGGTCCGCGTTCGAACACGTACCTCATGTACGTGAACAAGAACACGAAACCTTTCACTGCTGCACTCGACGCACGTCTGTACGTGATGGGCACTGCCACGCGCACCTGCCGTGTGGTGATTGGCTCGGCACTCAACGGCACGCGCAAAGTCATCAGCGCGGCGTACGACAACGCGGGCAACCTCGTCAGTCAGGACATCCAGCTGGAAATTGCCGACGGCACCAACGCGGTTAAGGTGGTTCCGCCGTTCAATACCACGGAAGATCTGACGGACGGAGAAATCGTCACGGCTGAGTTCTACTCGGATACGGGCGATCTGGTTTCGCAAAGCCAGCTGCGTGTGCGCAATACGGCGTTCATCCGTTCGCCGGCACTGGGTACGAAGTACGTGACGAGTATCGGCTTGCAGTCGCCGTTCCTCTCGTCTGCTGATCCGACGCAGATCCTGTACCCGCTGAACGTACCGCTGCAAGGCTTGAACCTGATGGGGGTGGTGAACTACTCCGACGGTTCGCAACGTGTGCTGCCAGTCGATGGCACGAAGTTCCAGCTGTTCGGTTTCAATACGGGCTTCGTCGCTACTGTGATCGGTCAGAAGGTGCCGCTGGTGTTGAAGTACAACCTCTCGGCGGACGAAATCGCGTACGGGTCGACTGCCAACCAAGGCAACTTCCTCACGCGCGAATTCACCGCCACGACGGTGGAGCCGAACAACCAGTACACGGTCAAGCTCTTCTGCTACCCGATCTGGGTGGATGCGGTCAACGGCTATCGTCTGCGTTGGTTCCTGTTGAACCTCGACCGGACGGTCTGGTACGACGTGACGCCTTACATCGTCTACCAGAATGCGTTCAATCCGCTCGCGTATGGCGTGCAGCAAAAGCTTCAGGTGCAACTGAACCTGCAAAAGGTCAACGGTTCGTTCCTGAACTTCAACTTCACGCAGACCGTGTGGGTGTCGCTGCTCAATCAGGGCACGGAGCGCAGCACCAACTGGACCATTGCGTTTGCACCGGGTCAATCGCCGCAGTTTGGCGTGAACGACTACGCGGCAACGACGTTCGTCAACCAGAACCTCTGGAAGGTGAACCTCGCAATGGGCGAGACCGACATCGACAACTGGCTGCCGCGCGTCTATGGCGCAACGCTGCCGCTGTACGACACGCAGAAGGAACCGGGTCCTCTGACTCCGACGCACTTCTCGCTCTTGGTCGGTGCAACCGAATACGAGTTCCCGATTTCGCAGTGGAATCAGGACCTCGTCTCGAATCAAGCCATTCCGGATTCGAGCACGCTGTTCGTGCGTTTCTTCAAGCGCACGCCGGACAACGATCTCCAATTGGCGGTCGCTGGCTTCCCGGTGTATCAGCAGAACTAAGATCGGTTCCCGCCACTTCTCCCTTCTCCAGAACATCGGGGAGGGGAGAGTGGTCTTTTTTATGACCTATCTATAACGTCGAGAGAGTCCTTATGTCTGACTTGCTGACTTACCATCCACCGATCATCGCCATGCGCGCTGCATGGGCGAATGCGCTCACGGGACAGGAAGCCACGTACTTTCCATCCATCATCGGGGGTGAGACGTGGAATACTCCACCCACGATCGCTAACCTCAAGAATTGGAAATGGATTCGTCACGGGATTCTGACCATCAAGCAGAACACGCTCGTCAATCTGGCTGTGCTCCAGCAAGGCACGCCGTGGCTGGCCGCTGTGCAGCCGGTGAGCTGGTCGATTGATTCGACTCAGTACGCCTCGCTGCAAGGCGTCGATTCTGGCAGTATCTACGGCGACAACCAACAGTTGTTGAAAGTCAACCCCAACCTGCCCACACCCGACCCGAGCGACAACAAGATCAAGGGCTATATCGGGAAGGCAGTTCTGATCACTGGCACCTACGCTGATGGTTCGACAATCGTCGAACAGTTGTTGCTTTACCCGCAACTGGCGCAGGCGCAGCCGATCAATTAAGCCTGAGCGAGGCTGACCATGATTCTGTTCGAAGAAGATTGGGCCAAGTACCCGGATGCAATTGCTGACTTCAAAACGAAGAACACCAGTTTCCTCCGGATGGCAGGGGTGTACCGTTCGATGGGTATTTCGAACCACACCTTCATGCTGGCCCTACACAACCCCTTACTCCAAGGCGTCGATCCGTTTGATTACGAGAATCTCACGGATGAGTTGAAACTCATGATCGCGGCGGAGTGCAAAGAAAACCCGTGGTACTTCTTCCGTGAATGCGGACGAGCCCCACAACAGGGTACGATGGAGTCGGTGCCGGTGGAAGCCAACCGGGGCAACCTGTGTCTGTGGTGGTGTTTCTTTAACCACGTCTTCATCATCCTGATTCAGATTCGTCAGACCGGTAAGTCGTTTTCGACAGACTTGCTCTGGGGATTGTGTCTGGAGCTGATGTGCGAGCACACGACGATTAACCTGATGACTAAGGACGATCAGCTCCGTAAGGAAAACATCGATCGTCTGAAGAACATCATGTTAGACTTGCCACGCTATCTGGATTTGCGTGGACGGGATGACGCAAACAACACGGAAATGATCACCGTGAATTTGCGGGACAACAAGTACAAGGCGCACGTACCGCAGATGCAGGAAAAGCGGGCGTACAACTTGGGTCGCGGGATGACGTCGCCGATCTTCCAGATTGACGAAGGTCCGTTCCAACCGAACATTTCGATCGCGTTGCCGGCAGCACTGGCTGCAACGACGGCAGCCGTTACCGCTGCTATTGAAAACGACACGCCGTATGGCACGGTCATGACGACGACGGCGGGCAAGAAGAACGACAAGGACGGTGCGTACGTCTACGGCATCGTTCAGGAATCGGCCCAGTGGACCGAGAAGTTGTTTGACTGCAAGAACCGTGAAGAGTTGGAGAAGGTCGTGCGCGGCATGAGCCGGCCCAACGAGTACGGCGAAACGTTCTATCAGGTGGTCGCTACCTTCAATCACATCCAACTCGGCAAGAGCGACAAGTGGTTGTACGAAACGATTCAGCGGGTGAAGGCCAAAGGCGAAGACGCCGACCGCGACTTCTTTAATCGCTGGACGAGTGGTTCGCAGTCGATGCCGTTTGACCTTGAACTGGGTGAAAAGGCAGCCAAGTCGGAGATGGAGCCGCTTTACATCGACATCGGCAAACCTGAACCGTACGTAACGCGCTGGTACATTCCGGAGGCAACCATTGAGCGCCGGATGGCCAATGGGAAATTCGTACTGGGGATGGATACGTCGGATGCGTCTGGCGGTGACGATATCGGCATGGTGCTTGTCGACATCGAAACGGGCGAGACGATCGCTTGCGGGACATTCAACAACACGAACACTACACCCTTCTTCCGTTGGGTGGCATCGATTCTGGTCACGTACAAGAACGTCACGGCCATTATCGAAAAGCGTTCGTCAGGTGCTGCGCTGTTGGATGCATTGATGTGGATTTTGCCGCAGTTTGGCGAAGACCCCTTCAAGCGGATCTTCAACTGGGTGGTGAACGATCACTTGGAATATCCGGATCGGTACAAAGAAGTCAACATGCACGTGAACCGGCGTTCGTCGGACATCGGTACACGCTATCGCAAGTACTTCGGGTTTGCAACGAGTGGTTCAGGCGCTACCTCGCGTGCCGAGCTGTACTCGGATACGCTCACCACCGCCATGCAGCGTTCGTGCACGAAGATGCGCGATAAGACGCTCATTGATCAGGCGTTGAGTTTGATCGTCAAGGACGGTCGAGTGGATCACCCGCGTGGTCAGCACGACGACATGGTGATCGGTTGGCTGTTGTGTCACTGGCTCATGACTAAGGCAACTAACCTGCAATTCTACGGGATTGACTCGCGTTGCATTCTGTCGAAAGCAATGCCGCAGAAGGTTTTGTCGATTGCTGAGCAGCGCGAGCTGCGTGAGCAACAGCAGATCAAATCTCAAATGGAGGAACACTACAAGCGACTTCAAAATGAATCGGATGAGAATATATGTATGCGACTGGAGCACATGCTCAAATCGTTATCCATGCGTCTCACCAGTCAGGAAGAGGACGCTGTCTCGATCGACGAATTGATCCGTCAAGCACGGGAGACTCGTCGAGAACGCAAGCGCGCTGGGCTTTACAACCGGGGCCAGTCCATTCATCAACAACTGGGCTACGCCAACGGCGCGCATCAGGGTGAGTTCTCTGACCGCCCTATGTCTGCCAACGAAATCTACCGTAGGAGGTACGGTTAAACACTGTATCTTGTAGATTTAACTGATGGAGTACCACATGTCTCGACTTTTCAGGCAAGCGCTGGAAGCTTACGATTCGTCCAATACGGGCGGGGAGGATGGTTCCGACAAGAAGGACCTGATCGTCATGAAGGGTCCGCTCTCGGAAGTGTTCACCGAAGCGCTCAACAAGGTGTACGCGAAACCCGAAGGCGGGATCGACGGAGCCGCGCTCGAATCGCAAGCCAACGACGCACTGATGATGCAGGCACTCGCGTCGGATTTCAACAACCCGCCTCAGGGTGACGACAGTGGCGGTCAGACCACCGTGTACGGCGTGTCGGCTGCGTCGGTCGACAACGACGACTTCGTCGACATCAGCAAGGAGTTCGAAGGTGACGACAAGCTGGTGCTGATCGTCGACGGTGTGCAGCCGGGTCCGAACAGCCCCGACGATTCGATTCCGGCTGAACGTGCGGAGCTGCTCACGAGCGCGCTGGAGTCGTTCGTCAAGGCCAACGGCGGCCAGGTCTTCCGCTCGCTGCAAGAGTACGCCGCAACACGCGTGAAAAAGGACTAAGCTTCATGGTCCGGCTAGGGGGCTTCGGCTCCCTAGCTTTTTATGCCGTAATTTTGTGTGAGTATTCAAAATCAAGGTATCCTCAAAATGAGCGGACTCATCAAGGGCGTATTTCTGGAGGAGTGCGGTAAGCTTCCCATCGACGCCAATCTCATCAAGCGCCTGCGGGTCTACGAAAGCAGTTTTGTGGGACGCAACGCCGATCACATCGCCTTCTTTGGCGGCCACCTCTTAGGGGTGAATCCCGTCAAGTTTCTCCCGTCCGACCAGATGCGTTGGTTTGACGAGATCATCCGGGCTGATGAATTGGCACTGGAGCAAAAGCTGTTGGCACTGCCCACGGTGAACAAAGACTGGAAGGTGTCGAGCAACACGATGAACCTGTCGTGCGCATGGCTCATCTACGCCATCCATGTCTCCAAGGCTTTGACACCGCAGCAAAAGCATCAGGGCATGATGGACGTGCTGCTGATCCTCCAGTACAAGTTCTTCACGTCGTTGCTTTTTCACTACTTCCGTTATCCCGCGAAACCGGAAGTAGCGGAAGCGACGTACGCAGCCTTGTCGGATAAGTTCACCATCAAGCAAGTCGGTACGTGGGGTGCACTCTTTAAGGATCGTGCAGAGACTATTCTCGCCAAGGACAGTCCGCACATGAAGAACGGCACCCTCCTGAACTTCGATGACGATGAAGGCGTCATCTATTTTCTGAACGACGTGCAAGGTCGCATTCGCGACGTGATGAAAAACATCTACTCGGTGTACGATCGCGTGCACAATTCAGGCCAAGCCATCCAGAGTACTTCCGCTGTGACGGATCACGACGGTGAGAAGATCCTGAAGGACAAGAGCACCAACCTGAATTCGTACACCCGTTACCTGAACAGCGTGATCACCGATCAGAACTCCTTCATTCGTGAGGAGCTGGTGCGTGTGATCTTGCAGTTGATGCACACGGCTCCGCCCAGTGTCTTTGAACAGACGCTTAAGTGGATGAGCCAACACTATCGTCAAAGCAATTACGGAATTATCGAGCAGGTCATCAACGAAACGCTCATCCATTCCTTCAGTTACTTCGACGAACATCGGGAGTATGTGCGCGGCAATCCCAACTTGACGACGTTACTTAGTCGCCTGAAGGGGGTCTACACTTCCAGTCGCTCCACGGATCCGGTTCTTATGAAGCTGCGTGAGAATGCGGAACATTTGGTTGAGATGGCAACAAAGAGCAAAAACGAGTCCACATTGGCGAGTGTGCGGACTGCGTTGCTGCTGTACTTGGTGGCCCGTGCTTTGACCATGACCCATTACGCAGGTTAGTAGGACCCTTAGGGAGGCTCTCGGCGGGATGGGAGCCTGTCGTTCTCAGGTGGTCTCTATCATGTACTTCATCAGACGGTTGTTGTCTCGATGTTTCCTGTTTGTGGAGAAACGTTTAAAGGGAAACACGACGTTCAGAGACGTATCCAATCCTGAAGATAAAGATCTGGTTGGTACCCTAACGGGGTATTCCGTGACTGGATACCAGATACGCATCTACTGTAGCCGGCAACGACTCCAAAAAGTCCATGCCCGGTGGTATATCCCGACAACAAATATCGACCTCTACCATGTCTACAGCGTGGTAAGTCAGGATGCGCCTCAGTCGCTTAAGGATGCATGCTCATTGGAGATTAGGATTCCATCTCCAGTTCCGGAATTTTTGAGTACCGAATTCCAGAAAGACGCAGCCATCGAGTGCTATCTGGATCTGCTGATTCAGCGAATGAAACCAGAAGACCAGTTTAACAGCTAACGGTTTTTAAGGGGGAGGCTTTTGCCTCCCCCGTTATGTCGTCAACGCGATTGGTCTTGAATGCGCATCACGGTCTTTGGTGTGACTCTGATACCCATGAAGTTCAGTTGGGGAGCACCGACAATCTTCATCTCACACATCCGAACCACATCGTCGAGTGTCGCTTTGGGATTGAACCACACCGGATACTCGCCTTGCTTGACGAATCCTTCAAGAGCCAAGCGTTCGTCAAGTTTGCCATCGTAATCGACTTGATCGCGTTTGATTACAACCGGCAACAATCTGCGACGATGGATAAAGACTTCCTTGGGTGCAGCCACAACTCCGACAATAAATTGCCGGATAACACGTGTCTTGCCAATTCGACGTATCAGTTGTCGACGACGGCGAACATCAGAAGCTTTACTCATGGGGCACCTCGCGATAGATTAGGTATAGCATCCTCAATCCTCTTGTTTTTCCAATCTTACAATTGTAAGCTATTTGTAAGGTTCGCGCGCGCCCTGATCCTCTCTTTCAAAACCAGTCTGCGCAAGCGACAAGCTAACAGTCTTCTACTGTGTTTGTGTGATTACTGTCGATTCCTCCTTCGGAGGAAATCTCCTTACAATCAAAGACAAAAAACTTTCTTTCATCAAATTTTTTTATGACGATATGCAATTTTTTGCACCCACCCCGATCCGAGCGAGCCAAAGGCAAAGCGAGGCACTTTTAGCGAAGCTTATGCTCCTGCATAAGCGAAGCGTTACCACCCTATCGAGTCCTCTAGAGGAGGACGAGATCTAATCCTTCTATAGCAGACGAGTCCTAACCTGTTAAGCCCGGCTCTTGTGGCCGGGCAGTTATGCCGTCACTATCTACACTGCGCGCATACTGGCGAGTTGTTACTAAATGTAACAGACCTTGTTACCAGGAAAATTTCGGAAAAAGGTTCCCCCTAGCGGGAGTTCGTAGTTTGCGTATGTGCGGAAGGTAACATAGGGGAGTGTATTGAAAACCTATGTCCTTAAGGTATCGTACAGAGAGCAATACAAAACAACGATAATTTCAACTTCACTAATCTCTGATTAAGAAGAAAGGAAAAGCCGTGACCGAAGAACGAATCAGGGACCGGATTGAATGGGTTCACGAGGGTCTTCTCGGATGGCTCAATTCGATTTATGGACTCCAAGGATTTCATGGCACACACGGTGCGTACCGGAATTCGCAACCGAGTGCTCAGCAGGCATCCCGGCTGAGTCATCATTGGGTCGTATTGGGCGATCTTATTTGGGAAAGGGCCGAACTCTCGTTGCATCAATCTGCTCCCGAAGCCTTGTTTTGGACAAATGTCCGCGAGTTTCAGCGTGACATCATGACGTGGGTAAAGGTCTGGCAAGACTGCCATTACCTCGTACCCGGTAGTCAGTATCCTGTGCGGATGAGCAGTATCTTGAATTTGCTGATCAATCAGCTCCATGGCTACACGGGTAGTGTGGAGGTGGCGGTGGTTGATCCGAATGACGAACTCATCCACATTTGGGTACGTTTGAAGAATTACCCGGATTCCTTCGCTTGCATGATTAGCTTGCCGAAGATCACAAGCCACTCCTTGTTTTAACCAGTATCTATTCACGAGTACGGAAAAATGTCGCAAAAGACCATTGCGCCCGAGCAAGAATTCACCTACCGCAGCAACGAGTACACCCCGCAGGCTCCGATTGCGGGCTTCGTGAACTTCCTCTCCAAGCAGTACTACAGCGAGCAGGACGAAGCGACGGTGGAAGTGATTCGTCGGGCCATGGGAGAATTCACCAACGACGCGCAGCTGAAGATGCGCATGTCGGTGTTCTCCAACAAGCAAGAAGGCGTGGGGCGCGTGCTGATGAACGAGCAGTACATCGCCAGCACGAATATCGGTGTGAAGATGTTCAGCGTCTCGCTGGTCTCGGGGGACGACATCCACTACCCGGATTTCCAGCCGATGAAGAAAGCGTCGCTGCATCCGGTCAAGCGGGCAGCCGATCGTCAGTACCTGTGTCTGGGTAGCGACATGAATCACCCGCACATCCAGTTCACCTCGATCTACCACCAGTTGCAGAACCTGGTGTGTGGTCTGTCGGACAAGCTCGGCTTTTACGTGAACTACAACAGCGCACGTGAAGAGTACTTCCTGCTGGGTCGTCCGCTCGATCAGATGCAGCATCAGTACGCCGACGGTGAAGCGAAACAAGACGATCGGTTCCAGGTACTGATCCGTCTGCACATTCCGAGCGCAGCCAAGCGTGAACTTGCCGCAGCTGCCTGACGAGGACAAGATCACCGAGAAGCATATCCTCAAGAGCTTTGACTTCAGTGCCGAGATGATGAACGAGTGCCACCAGAAACTTTGGTGGCGTTACCGTCCTGACCAGTTCTTTCGTTTTTTTGCTGTTCGGGAACTGATTCGGGATTTGCAGTCAGACTTGGGCGTGGAGCCTCAGCACACGACGGTTCAGTTGCATGAGATGGTAGATGGTCAGCGTGAGATCTACACGTTGATTCATCGTAACGCCATGTACGTGAATGTCGGCTTGCAGGATAACTGGGCGATGGGGCATGAGGTCGATAAGAACAAGCTTGAGAAGTTCAAGAGCTTGGAAGTCGCTCTGAAGACCTTGCATCGTTACCGCATGAAAGCACAAGAGAAGGGGAACCTTCCGATCGAATTGGGATTGAGATCCTTGATGAAGTTCTTCTTGAATCTACCCGGCAATCCCTCGATCTGGTTGTTGCCTGATTCGAGCAAACTCTTGGCTGCTTCGGTGATCTGGAAAGAAACGGACGACAGAGACTCGGTTACCTTGACGATCTTTGATCCCGTCCATCCGAGCTTCCAATAAGAACATAGGGTCGATAGGGGCATAAAACCTCTATCGGCTTTATGCCGTTAAGAAACCGATTCTAGAAATTTTCAGTCACATATAACTTTCGCGACATTGGTTACCTAATCAATTAAATTCGAACAAACTAATGGAGTCTTAAGAATGAATAACCAAGAGAAGTTCATGCAAGAAGTCCAAGCGTTCATTCAGATGAATCCCAAACAGCGCCAGATCGAGCAATTGACGATGCGGCAGCGGGAGATTGGTCCGGATGAGTGCCTGCGACTCATGGATCTTTACCGGTTCTATACGAAGATGATCGATCAGGAGCTAGTCAAGGTGGTTGAGCAATACGCTCGTGACGAACTCACTCAACAACAGTTCCGCGAGATCATGCGTTTTGTCGGACGTAAGTTATACGAGCCGTTTATCTTCGATCAAGTCGAAGAACTGGAATGGCGGTACAACTGCCTGAAAGAACGCGCAATTCCGATTCGTTAATGGAGAGAACAAGATGAAAGAAGTGCAACAATTGCAACCGCTCATCCCGATGCGCAAGAGCTTGACCACGCTTCGTCCGTTGAAGGGCGATGCGCCGATGATTGACTTCTCAGCGATCATCTCGAAGTACCGGCCGGAACCGATGTGGCGCAAGTGGGCGCGACGTGTGGTGCGGGTCGTAACGTTTTTCTGGTAAGCAGTACACTCATCCTCAATTACATTCGAAGAAACTAAGGAAGAACAATCATGACGACCATTTGCTGGAATAAGAACGAACTGGTGGCCGATAGCCGCGTCTCGTATTTCGACGAGGCAGGCAAGAAGCTTAGCCACACCGACAACGAAGTCTGCAAGATCTATGCACCGACGTCGTTTTACGTCGACGGCGATGTGGTCAAAGCGATTGCGATCTCGGGTACCGATCGCTTGATCAGCATTCTGTCCAAGCTCAACGACAACAACGTCGTGCCCGATACGGACATTGTAGTGGTGAAGGATTTTCAAGATCCGGCATTCTACGTTCAATTCGCAGCACTGATCAAGATGAAATCGTTCTTGATCATCGTCGGCACCGCCAGTAATTACCTGTTGGAGATGGTCCCGCGCAATGGTGGCGGCATCATCTGGACGCTCCAGAAGGTGCAGAAAGACGACTACATCCTCGCCGGCACGGGGGCAGAAGAAATCCTTGCAGCGATGAAGGACGAAAAGAAACTCGGCGGGGAAGTAACGCTGGATGACTTCAAGAAGACGTCGGCGCGTAAGATCGTGCAACTCGGGATTGTCTGCGATCCCTATTCCGGCGGCAATCTGCGTGTTTGGTGTGAAGAACACGGTCATCGGGTGGTGGAAGTTGACCCGCCTGTTCACGTCGCTAAGCAGTTCGCTGATGAACAGCCCGATAGCCGTCTGCCGGTCGGGGGTGATTTCGATGCTGAACTGGATCGACGCCTCGCCGCTTTTCTGGCAGAAAAACAAGCAGCATAAAAGCCGGGGGCTTATGCCCCCGATAACCATTACATTCGAAGAAACTAGACCATGAAACTCATCCTGAACTTTCCCTGCGCAATCATCGGTAATAAACTCGAAGCAGCTGCCGGCTTTGAAGATCGCGTGCTCGAAATCGACAACATCGTGACGCTGCGCTATGCGCACAACTCGAACGAAAAGAAAACGGGGTTCTGCATTATCCCCAAGTATCCCTACAGCGAAAACGCTTCTGACAATGAAAACACGCAGGCGCGTTTCGATGTCTACGAAAAGATCAAGGCTGCAACTGGCTGGAAGGAATCAACCGACTGGGTCGGCCAACCGTGCCTGTTCGCAGAAGGCGGAGAAGTCAATGGCGAATTCGGGATTCACGCAGCCGGTGAATTCTGGGTCTCGTACGAACTGTACGACGAAGTGCTCGACGCAGCTGTTCTGTAATACGCAGTACCAATCAATCCCTTAAGACACATCACATTCGAAAGAAAGGAGAAACACCATGACGTACAATCACGCTCTGATGGCAGCCATCGACAACAACAACGTCAACGACTTCTGGAACATCCTCTACAACGACGACGCATTCGTGAGCAAGGACATTGCCTACGATCCGGAATGGGCCAACGGCACGGGCTACTACGACGGCGCTGTCAAAGCGGACATGGCTGAACTCGGCGTCGGACAAGTCGGCCGTAGCCGTTCGCCGGCCCCCAACAACCGCCGCATCCTGATCGTCAAGACGCGCTACGGCAACGTCGTCGTGTTCGAGCGCATGACGCCGGCTGAAGACGGCACGCTCAAGGGACCGATCACGATCAACATGCCGGACATGATTCGGCACACCGAGTTGATCGGTACCGAAGGTCCGCTGACGATCGATCAACTCGTCAGCATCTTCGGCAACGGTGTCCAGCCGGTCTACAACGTCGGCGTACGGTTGGAGCACCTGCTCACGTACATGAAGCAAGGCGGGCGTCTGACGAAGAATCTGCGCTTCCGTCGTTTCGAAGCCATTCTCTTGATGGCGCACAACTTCAAGGACATGTTCGCGATGATCCAAGGTTCGCCCACGCAGATGCAGGTAGTCGATGCACTGCTGTCGGCTCCGTGGGAAGTGCCGCTCGTGATTCGTGAAGCACACGAGCACAACTCGATTCCGTTTCGCACGGACGGCTACGGACTCACCGACAAGGGCCTGTATCGGCTCACGAAGTGGCAAGCCGAAGCGCTGCTCAATCTCTCGTTCGACGAGTTCCTCGGCAGTAACCTCGACGTGCTGAACGGGCAGTACTACCAGCTCGCCAAAGACCTGAATCCGGCTGCCCACAAGCTGTCGGAATCCATGGAAGCATCCCATTAACCCCCCTCCTCCCAAGGAACCATCATGCAAATGCAAGAAATCATCAACAACATCCGTTCGGTCGACGTTTCGTTGAACGATACCTTCATCGCCTTCAACCGCGACGGCGTGATCGACATCGAAGCGCTCATGCAGCTGTTCGTGCAGGACACGTTCGAAGACTTCGACTTCATGTCGCAAGGTTTCAACGACGCGGTCGAGCAACTGGTCACGATCTACAACGGAATCGGTGCGCTCGGCGAATACCCGTACGGCGGCCTGCCGCACGGCATCGTCGATGACTTCGCCAACTTCGGCTTCACCTTCGAAGACCGCATCGTCAACGAAGAAGAAATCCGGGTGGTGCAGACCAAGCACGTCACGCTCATCGTCGAACGCTTCGCCGAAGACGAGTCGCCGCTCGACACGGGCGATCGTGAAGACGAGGACGACGAGTCGTAATCGTCGATGAAAAGAGGGGACTTCGGTCCTCTCTTTTTTCAAGAAAGGAAAGGAAAATGAACTTACTCGCACTGCGGCAATGGACCGTCGAGTTTCTCGACACAGCTAAATCCGAACCGGTGCTTCTGCTCAAGCGTAACAACTTGGAGCGCGGTTCGCTGGAGGTACTGCCGATTCTTTCGATGGAATCGGTCAATACACCTCTGGGCGATATCAACATCGTGGTATCCCAGAACGGCAAGAAAGAAACCTATTCGACACGCAATGTCGAAGAGTGGCCTTCGCTCGACATGCTAGTCTTCAGGCACTTTAGTGTTCCGCCCATCTTCTTGCCCGAGGACCACGAGTACAAGACGTGGATTCCGAAGCAAGCTCAGTGCGTCTCGCATCTGGATCGCGATCGAGTCAGTCTCGGTCAGGAATGTGAGCGCATCGTGACATCCGAAAAGATACAGCGAAAGGTATTTTTCCATGCCATGCCGGCCGGTTCAACCCTTCAAGATGTGTGCGACTGGCTCAACGAGCATGACCTCGCTGATAAGGTGCTCTCTGTCAGTACGACGGGTGTCGATTATCCCATCTTCGCCATTCTTTACACCAACGTCGCGAAATACTGAAGTAGGTAGGAGAAAGAAAGATGTCGACTCTTTGGCTTTTGAAGAAACTGCCCTTGGAGCGCCGTACACAGGCCAAGACGTGGTCAGCCGATCCATGGGCCTACAGTGTCAAACGCAACCATGAACTGGTGGTGCGTGCCGATACCGAGTTTCAAGCTCGGCAAGTGGCAGAGGAAGTCGCAGGGATGGAAAGCGCCAAGGAGCAGGTGTGGATGAACCCGCACCTGACTTCTTGCACGATGATTCCTTGGCAAGGTTTGCCAGAAGTCATCTGTGGGAATTTGAAGGACATGAAGCACAAGAACCCCGCACGCAAGAAGAAACCTGATAACGACGGATACGTGCCGGACAAGAACACCACGAAGTATTTCTAGGAGTTAAGCAACATGCAAACCAAGAATCCGGTGGAAGGCGGACCCTATCCCTTTGTAAGAGGGATGACGGTCAAGGAGTTGAAGGAACTCGTCAAGGACTGGCCGGAAGTCACCAACTACGGAGAACCGACGGAAGTCTGGATCGAAACGGGTCTCGGGTTGTCGTCGCCGGTGGTGGTCGCGATGGCGCTGAACCTTCGAGATATGGAAGACGGCACCAAGAGCGCTGATCTCGTGCTCGAAAGTAACGCATTCGAGAACAAGTTCGAATGACGGCATAGAGGAGGGCTTTCGCCCTCCTCTCGCTTCACCTTCTTTTTTTGTCTTCAGCACCACTTAATGCGGTTTTCCTCAATCCAGTAATGCGACTGGCAAGGAAATTGCTGATTGCCGATCGAAGGCCAGAGTGTTACGCGGTCTTGTTCATCCCGCGTGTATTTCCAGCCGCGATCGTTATCGCGAAACGGCGTGACCGTTTTGATCCCGCATGTCCCGCAAGCACACAGGTGGATGGCCGTCTGGAATTTCTCCGAGACGTACAGCACACCTTGCTCCAGTTCACCGCTGATGGTGTCAACGAAGACCGGACGCAATTCCATATCTCTCATCACCTCTCCTTTTATTCCAGTGATGCGAGCTACCAGACTCCGTGGTTAAATCCCAACGCGGGACCGAACATCGAGAGCAGGATTAGCAAGCAGATGATGATGAAGATGATTCGTACTGCCAGCGCGAATGGTGCAGGAATGGGTAGCGTGGTAATTAACCAATACACCAAACCGAGAATGATCAGCACAATCAGTAGGTGAATCAGCAATGCCGTCATAGCAACCTCCTAGAAGAGATGCTGAACAAACGCCCAGTGCCGAATGACGAACCGGATCAATTCGTCCAGCGCTACTGCTCCCCCGCCGATGATCACGATGGCCGTGATCAATGGAGGAATCCACCATCCATCTGGAAACATTAGCGGAATCCCCCCGTGGTCAGTCGGATCTGACGTGTCCACGATTCGCGATCGTTCATGAGTGCGATCTTCGTCCACTTCTCCGTCAGGAACGTCTGGTACAGCTCTTCTGCATCAGCCCAGCTGTCGACCACTTCCTTGAAGCGCCCGATCGTCTGGCCGCCGAAGAGTTGACCCTTATCCATCTGGATGATGTACTGGCTGAACACGTACGACTTCACTGCGTACTCGACCAGCTTGGCAAAAGCCCGGAATGAGCGCAGTTGGATGTGCGACATGTTTTCGTCGTTCGCCAGCTGGCAGCGCAGGTAGATGTTGGCAGGCAACACCACCGTATCGCGCACCATCACGACGTTCTCGCCGATCAGTTGCACATACGCAGTGGAGGTCACAGGAATCGTTCCCATGGCGTCCATGACCGCTTGCGCGCCTTGCAGCATGAAGGTGTTTTGGTCACCTGCTGCCACGCCGTAAGACGACACCTTGGTCGGGTCCGAGAACGTGATGTTCATCACGCTCATGATCGAACGACCTTGCGTCTTGTCTTTCGGAATCCGGTAGATCGACGTGTAGTCGTTCTGACGGTACACCGGAATACCGTCCAAAGGAATGAAGACTTCCGTGCCGCCGACCAGATTGCAGTCGACCAGCACATGGGGGCGAATCACCAACGCCATCAGCTGCTCATCCAGATCCATCATGGCGTCCCGGTAGCCGTTCACGACAGGCGTGAAGACCGTGCGCAGGATGTCCATCGGGATGATACGCTTGACGTTGGCAAGTGCATAGCGTACGCAATCCATGTTATCCCTCTAAAGAAACTTGGTCATATATCATCACCTGAGGTCAGGTATCCATACAATCCTTTGAGTGGAAGGACTGCGTGGATTTTTTTACTGCGCCTCCCCCTTGCTATGCGTAGATTCGTCATCACTGGAGTAATCTCAATGACCCAAGAAATTCATACCCGTGGCAGCGTTCGAGTGTACGCCTGCGGCGGATGCGGCTCGAACATCGGTTCGCTGCTCGAATCGTATCGTAGCAACAACAGTTCGGCCATCGCCTCGATGGACATCGCCTACATCGATACGTCGCGCTCGAACCTCAAGCATCTGAACGTCGACGAAGAACGAACCTTCCTGTTTCAGGGCCGTGACGGCTCCGGCGGCATTCGTCGGGAAAACGCCAACGAAATCTCGGCCAAGGTTGCTCCGATCCTCGAAAAGTTCCCGCCGGCGGATCTGTCGATCGTGATTCACTCGATGTCGGGCGGCACTGGCTCGGTGGTCGGCCCCTCGATCGCGTCGGCGCTGCTCGAAGCGAAGAAGGCAGTCATCATGCTGGTCGTCGGCGATGCTTCGACGCGTCTGGACGCCTCGAACACGATGAACACGCTCAAGACCTACGACTCGATCTCGCAGCTGCGCAATCTGCCGGTCGTGCTGTCGTTCCAGCTGAACAGCCGCGAGAACAAGCGCGAGGACGTGGACCGCAACATCGTCGGCACTGCCGTGTCGATCGCGATCCTGTGGTCGGGCAACAACCGGGAACTGGATTCGAAGGATCTATACAACTTCCTGAACTTCCACATCCCGACGACGTTCGAACCGCAAGTCGCGCATCTGTCGCTCGTGCAGTCGGGTGAAGAAGTGGTCGACAAGAACGGCGGGCAAGTCATCTCGGTGGCGACGCTTGCGGCTCCCGGCCAGGACACCACGCTCGACCCGGCACCGGAAGTGCAGTATCGCGGCTACCTAGCCGACGATGCGCCGGCATCCTTGCAGGAAAAGCTGCCGACGCATTTCTTCGTCACCGACGGCATGTTCGAGGAAGTCAACGAACTGCTGAAAGCGACGCTCAAACAACACGAAGTTCTTGCGCGTTCGCGCGAAAAGAAGGAGGGTTTCCTGACCGATGCTGACAAGCCTACTCCGTCTGGTCTGGTGCTCTAAGCACCTTGACTGGAAGTTCTGGGTAGTTGCGTTAGCGTGGGTTAGTCCACTCCGTCGGGCGCGGCCACTTCGGTCGGCCGCTTTAAAAGTGACCGCTAGACGCATAACGGCCGCGTGGCCCCCTCGCCTCAAGGGGAGGCGCAAGGACCACGCTTTCGCGTAAAGTCTAGGGGATTGCGAAATCCCGACGGAATCCACCCCTAGACTTCCAGAATCAGATCCCGATGATCTTCGTTTAAAACTTGTCAGATTTGTCAAGTCAGGCATAGCGGTTGAGAGAACTGAAGACGCACTAGAGAGTCGGTCCTACCTACGTTTGAATTCGTAGACCCGATGAGAGTGGACAATACGTCTGGACCAACCAGCACGAAACGCCTTAAGGGGGCCTCCTTGAGAGCTAATCCGACATCCCGTCCTAAGGGGCGCATCGGACGTAGCCGGAGGACCCTCTTCCCTATTCGTTGTAAAGCAGCGCCGGTTTAGCTCAGTTGGCAGAGCAGCTGATTTGTAATCAGTTGGTCGTGGGTTCGAATCCTACAACCGGCACCACATGGAAGCGTGGCCGAGCGGTTTAAGGCACCGGTCTTGAAAACCGGCGACGGGAAACTGTCCGTGAGTTCGAATCTCACCGCTTCCGCCATTCATTTTCAAATCAGTTTCCCTATCGGTTCTCTTCTTAGGCGGAAGGGGCGGATAGGGAAACTGATTTATGCCGCTAACTCCTTGGAGCACGGCCAGATAGAAATGGATTCAGGAATGCCTCTAGAACGCGCCAGAAACGCGTATAAGCGTCTGTCGTATCCTTTTTTATCATACCCCTCAATATTGTAGTACCAAGCCGGGAAAATCGATGCCAAACTATAACGCAACCTTGATCCAGGATGCCAGCGAGCTGGTTGCGTATCTGAAGGGGCCTCTGGCGTTCGTGTTGGCTAAGTATCACCCCAACACGTATGCGAGTGAGAAACACGTCTTCGAGTGGATAATACGGGAAGAGATCGAGGTGGTCTACGGTCTGTCCTGCATCGGTCACATTCAACGATTAGACCCGTACCGAAAGATACGCAACAAGCTTGACCGAGCATTATCAGTGCCGCTGGAGCGCTTGATCCCAGCCCACATCAAAGCACCACGTATTTACGAGAACCCATTCGTCCAAGTCGATCTCCACTACGCAGACCAGGTAGCGGATCTGTACATTCAGTACTATCGAAATGGCATGCAATCCGATTTGAAATTCTAAGAAACAACATGGACCTCGCGCTTTTGGAAGAAATTACCCAGAACGAGCATTCCAGCCGGAAAGCATACATCGACATCCTCGATATAGCCGACCGAATGGAGCGCACGTATGGTCATTACTTCAAACCTTACACAGGAGAGCAACTCTACTTCGATTACTCCAGTCGCGCAGTGATGGACTTCAGCAAGAACTCCTACCACATGGTGACGGATAAAGATCCCCTGAAACCGGGGGAGGTAGTACATGTGCCCGTTAAGTCGTGGAAGGACATAACGAGCCAAGACATTTACGATCAACATGATCGGCTGGTCGTCAGAGCCAAAGATACCGTCCGGCTCAAAGTCGAACCGTCCGATCCGGTGCGGATGTTGAACTTCATCGAGGATTACGTGAGCGACTACAGTCACTCGCGGATTCCGGTGTTCGAGAAAGAGGGTAAGGGACTCGTCAACTTGCTCGAAAGTTATCTGTCGGAAGAAATGCTGGCAGATTTCGAGGAGTTGAGGAAGGTGGATCTTCAGGCGGCTGAGTATTTCATCTCGGAGATCTTCTATCTGCTCGACCCCATTCTTTCAAACGTCCGTGAATTCATGGGTTCAAACAAGTGGGTGATCTATACGGTCCGGCGCATGGGGGGTGACTTGGTCATCGATGCGTTTATTGACTATCGGATCTACATCTACCACGAGCGACTGAAACGGGAGTCGCAGGAATGCGAGTCATAACCCAGACGTACTGCATCTCGCTCATGGAACCTGCCATGTTGGCGAAGCAGTACATGCGTGACCACCATCGGTACACTTCAGTAGACTTTCAGCGTGACGGGATGCTGCTCATTAAAGCGCTCGATTATCCTGCTAAGCTCTTCATGGAGTTGCTCGGTCAAGCGATCTTCAACACTCCGTCGAGTCGGCATGGAGGTGCCGACTACGATCTGGAGCAAGCTGAAAAGTTGTTGATCAAAGACGGCATGAAACCGTCGGTGGTTCAGGAATGTGTGCAGCGGGTTTTCGAGATGTGTGTAGACCTGCTCGCCACTAGTTTTCCAAGCCTCGTCTTCATGGAAGAGGATAAGGTCGAGTTCCAGATGCTCAACGAGTTTGATCTGGTACTCACCTTGTCTGTTCCGGTACAGTTGATCGAGGATAACCGCTGGTAAAGGGGAATTGATGCACGTGATCTTAGATACAGACGATCTAGTCCGTCGCTATACGGCCTACGATCCTCTGTTTAGCTTCTACGAGAACGGGATCAAAGACATCATCAAAGAAGCCGTCCTGAGAGCTGGCTCGAAAAAGGTCAGTTACTGGGGCGATTATGATTCCGATTTGGTTTGGGGCTTGTCTTTAGCGGGACTGGTCTCTCGTGATTGGGAGCGCGCAATCGATATGTCCTTGGACCACAGTCCGCACTTGGTGCATGACTACCTCCAAGGACAAAACAAAATGGATCGAGAAGTGATCCACATCGTCGTCGAGCAGATCGAAGAGGAGGTCGATCAGATGCTGCATCGCCTGACAGACTCGAATCGGTTTCGAGTCTCAGAGATGACGGAGGGTCAAGACTCGGCTTGGATAGGTAACGATTTGGTAGTGACTGTAGTTTCACTGCCGGAGGAGTACGATGGGCCATTATAAACAGGCGTGGCTTGAGTTTCAGGAGTTCCCGGAGCAGTTGATTCTGGATTTTGAAGATATCTTCTGGAAGCTGCGTCGGGACGTTTCAATGATCTGGTCGCAGCCTGTTGATTGGGACCTTTTCTTTTCCATACTCTTTCCGGAAGCTATCTGTAACGTGGATCGTTGGTGTCAGGCGTCATGGCATCGCGATCACCAGAACCTTCACGACTGCGCGGTCAACATGGCGTGCGGTGAGTACGGAATCTTTGAAGGAATCTATGAACCAACAATAATGGATGCCTTAGAGAAGATCATCTATCGCGCAGGGCTCGAAATGAAGGAGCGACTCCTGTGCATGGTGGCTTATCATCGGGGCGTCTTCCCTTACACATTCCGAACGATGATTTCCGATGGATGTTTATTCTTTTCTAAAAACGAAAGCATCTATGATTCCCGAATTCCTGATCCTCAATTCTGAAAAGGAGGCGACTGAGTTGGCGTTTCTGACTCAGTATCTGCCGGTACAGGAAGGCGAGGTCTTTAGAAACATCCTCGAATGCATCGGTTATGACAACGTCGCGGACTTGCAGTTGGAGTCGCATGCTCGTGACGTCGAGACCATGATGATCGAGGGTGGCCACGGCGATTATGCCGAATGGACTTCCCGCCTGATTTTGAAACTGGGTCGTGAGATCCTGGGGCAGTTGCGAAAGCTCAAGGCGTACCACAACGGTTACCTGATCTATTGCTATTATCAGGATCTGAACGGGGATCTGGTGCTGCGCTCGCTTGAGTACGACGATCTTCAGATGAACGTCCCCAGCGAAGACGACAAGCTGCATTGAAAGGAGAACACATGGCGCTTGGTGAGTTGGTAGTTGCACAAGTCATCCCGTCCAATTTCATCCTTCACACGTCTGATCTCGTGGAGAAGTTCCACAAGGACTTACTCCCTCATTCCGTCAGTAATTACGATCTGCGCGAAATCATCAACCAGATCTCGGATGAAATCGACACGAAGGATCGTAAGAAGACGATCCAGTTGTTTCGGAGTCTGCCGCAATTCAATCGTATAGCGTGTAAGCAATTTCTTGACACGGTTGAGCGGCAACATCTGCTTAAGGCAGCAACATTCGATTTGGCGGTAGCGATTTACGATCGTCTGGAAGAATTCAGGGCGTTCGATTCCTATCGCTTTGCCAATCGATTCCCTTATGCCTTCGAGAAGATGGTTGGAAATGACGTAGTCTTTTTCCATATCCCGTATTGACCGTGTCGTCACTTTTCGAAGGCGATCATGACGACACAGTACCAAATCGGGAGTACGTACTCCTTCCAGGTGTACCCGGTGGCTCAACTGGGGAACAATTTCCAGAACGTGGTGGTGTTGGCAATTCTCGATGCCACCACGGTGCAGCAACTGGGCGTTGACATCTGGGGAGTACACAAGAACCTCTACGCGAGTCTGCCGCCGGGTACGCCCAGCGATCCGACCCAGTATCAGTACCTGCGCCTGAAGCTTCAATCGGGCCAGACGACGATCGTTGCGGTTCCGTGGATCTCCGACTCGACCGTGGAACTCGTCAACGCACAGACCCTGCAAGTGACCATCGGCAATGTCGATGCTGCGACGTGGGGACCGCGCGTGCAGTTGGCGCTGGCACAGCTGCTGCCCTCGGGTACACCGATTGACATCTCGGTGAAAAGCAACTAAGCAATTCCATTGGTCTCGTCTGTTTTTTTAACTGGCCACCCCATGTTGTGCATGAGAGGGTAAGGGCGTAACTGACACGTCCGGATCGCTGGTTCAACCCTGCGCTAGTGTGGTCGCGGGGGAGTAGCTAGAACTAGGGTGCTGGGGAGTACCTTGGATCGTCAGTGTTGTACCCGCCGCTGCCTCCTGTATCGACCGTCAGCCGTGCCATTGTGCGAAAGCGCTGGCCTGCCGGGGCGCTGAAGGGACTTCACTCACCCCTTTGGCTTGGGATGTGCAGCGGCACCCATTCTTGAACGCGTCTGTAGGAAACCTCGGGAGACCTTCGGGTCTCCCTTTTTTCCCCTCAACGTGTTTTTTTTTTGTCGATTCTTTTTTCAGTGGCGGGATCAATAGTACGAGTGTACCAAACCGGAGCAAAGAAGAATGGAATTGGTGAATCCCTTCGTGCGAAAACCCGAAGAATACAAGCGCGATATCAACGTTCTGAAGCATTACCTCGACCAAGCGTCGACCTACCTGTCACTCATGACGGGTCGCTCCTACCTCGACTGCCATAACTACATCAAGGGAACTTTGGCCAAAGGCGGTCGATTCGAATTCCGTGATCCGAAGATTACCTTCACGGAACGTAACGATCATGGCGATCGTGAGTTGAAAGAGAATACGCTCTCGTGGTTTCTGACCACGAGTGTCAAAGAGAACGACATCATCGCACCGACGTTCACGACGTATCTGCACCCGAAGAAGAAAAAGTCGCTCTACGCACTTTACATCGGACAGGGCAAGAAACGGCGCAACAAAGCCAAGCACGAGATGTTCACGGCGGAAATGGCGCGTGATGCGGCGAAGAAGAATGGCCAGCATGCAGAGTGGGTCCGACAGGCTGCGTTGTACGACTTCAAGAAGGTGGAACAGGTCTACGCCAAGCAGAAGAACAACTCCCTGTCTGGCGGTCACAACTCGACGTCTACGCCGCTCTTTAACAAGACGGCTCACTCGACCCTGACCTCAACCTGCCGTGCGACCTCAGGCTATGGCAATGCCAACAACGAGAAGTTCTTGGCTGGTAATCGCCACTACTGGTCGCCTGCGATCTGTACGAACAACATCGTCTCGATCATTCGGCACACGGACTACAAGCAATTGGAAGCCGTGATCCAGAAGTACGGGATGTATCTGCCCACCGCTGAAGACGTGATCGATGTGATCGATTACTCGGCCAAGCATTACTGGGGTACGACGTGGCGTAACACGGACACGCACATGCGTCTTTACATGCTGGCGAAGAACTTGTCGCCCTTGCAGCGCGCAGCGTTTGTCTACACGGGTGACTTCTACCACATCCGTAAGTACAACGACGCGTTGGCACGTGAATTGGTCATGCGACTTTCCAAGCGTGTCGATACGGAGCATCCCGATCCGGACAGCGCATTTAAGCGTTGCTTCGAAGATCAGCGTAACCTCGGCATCACGATCTGCTCGCATGTGACCAAGGGTATCGATCCGGATAAGCTCAAGGAGCATCCGAAGCCCTACGCAGTTGCTGCCTCGACGATCGAGAACATCTACAGCACGGTGCAGGATTACGCCGACTTCATCGGTACGTTCTTTGTGACGGATAACGTGCCTGCATCGATGGCATATTTCCCGGAATCCATCCGACATACCGCGTTGATGTCGGATACGGACTCCACGATTTTCACGGCACAGGAATGGGTCGAGTGGGCATTCGGGAAAGTGGGATTTAGCGACGAGGAGAACAACCTCTCGACGACCATGATCTACATGGCGTCGGCGACGATCACGCACGTGCTTGCTCGCATGTCGGCGAACTTTGGCATCGACAACTCGATGATCCACAACATCGCGATGAAGAACGAGTTCAAGTTCGACGTGTTCGTTCCGACCAACGAAGCCAAGCATTACTTCGCAGTCATCTCGTCGCAAGAAGGGAAGGTGTACGACAAGCTCAAGCCCGAGATTAAGGGTGTTCACCTGAAGAACTCCAACGTGAACAAGGAGATCATGAAGATCGCCAAGGACACGATGGTGGAGACGATGGAGAACATCATGAAGGGTGAGCTGATTGACCTGAAGGCTTACCTGAAGAAGTTCGCGGATATCGAGCGTAACATCAAGCACTCGATCGAATTGGGTTCGCACGACTTCTTCCGCTTTGGCCGGGTCAACCCGCTGGAGTCGTACAAGCGCAAAGAAAAGGAAACGGATGCCGCGTTTCTCTCGCGTACGCCCTATCGTTTCCACACGATGTGGGAAGACGTTTTCGCGCAAGACTACGGTCAAGTGCCGCCTCCTCCGTACACCTGTTTGAAACTTTCCACCAATCTGGATACGTCGGGTAAGACGATTGAATGGTTGGCGAAGATGGAAAACCGGGCATTGGCGGATCGACTGACTGCGTGGATGAAGAAACACAACAAGCGGTATCTTGGGATGGTGCTGCTGCCGGAACAGATCGTGACGGTGCGAGGAATCCCGAAGGAGTTGTTGCAGGTCGTGGACGTGCGCAACATGATCATCGAATCGACGGCTGTCTTTTACAAGATCGCTGAATCGTTCGGGATCTACCTGCTCAACGATAAAAGGACGAAGCTCTTCTCGGACTACTACTAATGGCTACCGTGCAAGGTTTGCTGATTGGGGGAATTGTCATACTGGTTGCGATGGCGATGAAAGTGATCTGGATGAAGCCGCCATCCAGAATACCGGAACCGCCGCCGGGCTATTTCGAGTGGCTGAAACAAACATCCGAAAAGGAGTAGCTGTATGGATCAAGAAGTCGAAATCGTCGTTCGAGGGCCGGTCGGTTCGGGTAAATCAGCACTCCTTGGTGAAATCGAAATCCTGATGCGGGCAATGCGAGTTCCCTATCGGTTCGACAACCCGGAAGCATGGCAACAAGAACTGAACCTGACTGGCGCAGACTGGCAATCTGAACTGGAACGCACCAAGCCGGTGGTGGTGTTAAAGGAAGAGGGACTTCGCCAGTTGTCTCCTTTGCAGATTTCCCATGAGAAAGCATATGGGGAAGGACGCGAGGCTTGTTTGCAGAAACAGCCCGTGTTGTCAAACCCGTATCTGGCGAAACTGACGTCGAACACGGCGTTTGACGCCATCTTGTGGATGATCGGCTACAACGCACAGTTGTCGGAGATCGTCGACGCACAAAGGGGTACTACATCGTGATTTCCCATCTTGTCATTTACGGCGGTATCGGTTTTGTCATCGCCTGTGTCGTAGCGGTGCGCTACGGTCCGTGGTTCAAGAAGACCTCGGCACAAGTCGATCAAACCGTCACCAACGTTACCAACAACATCAAGGACGTGGTGAGCAAGGATGATAAGCAGTCTTCCAACAACGGCTAAATTGGTGCTCGGTGCATTGAGCGTGGCAACCTTGATCGGGATCGCAACGACCCGGTACTGGTTGCCCGATCCTTGCGATCTGAAGCGCTGGCGGCGCTAAGAGACCAACGGCATAAAGAGGGGAGGCCAAAAGCCTCCCCGATATGCCCTTAACGGCCGTTGACATCCACCAACATGTTTTCGATGGTATCGATCTCGAACATGACTTCGGTCAAGACGTTAGGCGTCAAGACCTTCATCATGCTGTTGCGCTTGTACATGCGGATCTGACGCAGTACATAGTTCACTTCGTTGCGATTGGTGGTCGATGCACCTGCCTTACTGACACGGACCAAGAAGTCCAATACCGGCAAGCGGGAAATGCTCAACGACCAGACGACTTGCTGCGTCGGCACGATGTCGGGCAACTTCATGACATCATCCAGATCGCGTGCAGTCACCATCGGGATCTCATGCATCATGCCACGAAAGTCCCGACCAATCTTTTCCATCAACTCCAGCATCTTGGTTTGCCATTGCGTCAGTCGCTGATCCCAATCAACCAACGGGAACGAATGAGGCCGTTTGGCTTCTCCAATCGGAGCACCGCGTGCAATTGCATGGATGCGGTTAAAGATGGCGAGATCCAGATGCGAGTAGAGCATATTCGGCAAGACGTACATGTGCACGAACTGCATCGTACTCATCTGGTTTTCCTGATACAACTCCTGCCAGTTGGCTTGCTCCAGTCGAAACGACCGGTACATGGCAGCCAGCATGGGGATATTGATCAGGATTACTGCAACCCCTGAATCGGTGGAGTTATCCACGCCATTAGGTAATTTTAAAGCGATGTCAGTAATGGGATGACGAAGGACTCGGATGGGTTGCAAATCCTTCCAGTTCTTTTCCGCATCAAAGACATCAAAGTCTTCATTGTCCGCGACCAGGACTTCAAAGGTTTCGGGACCATAGAAGACTCCGGGGAAAATCTGCCCCCGGTAAATGGACGACGTCATCTTTAACGCCATCGAGAGATTCAACGCCATGGCTTGCACGTTATCGACGTAGCGTTCGATGTTTTGTGACAACGGCACATCGATGGACTGGATCAGTCGCACCAAGAAATGGTCGGATTGAACTGCCATTGGGTGATTGCGGTAGTACCGAATCACCGTGTCCAGATTTCGTTTCAGCCCATCGCGAATGTTATTCCATCCCGGCACTCTCGCGACAGCGCTCAAAGATTCTGGCATGGAATTGAATAAGCTGTACATGGATATCGGATCCAAGCAAGAAGAATAGAGGCTATAAAATACTGCCGGGAATTTCCACAAAGGAGTAGGAAATGAAAATTGTCACACGTGAAGAGTTTCTGAAGCTCCCCGTAGGAACGCTATATTCGAAGTATCAACCATGCGTAGCCGATGAGATTCACATCAAAGACGAGACGGTCATGGATGACTTTTGCTGTGTCGACATCTCGAACTCGGCCAGTTTCCTACACGCAAGCGATACCAGCGAACCCGTCAATTTGGAAACACCTTATCGAGACGCGTGTGCCCGTGACAAGGATCAGCTTTTCGCTGTCTGGGAACTGGACGATTTGAAAGCCTTGGCCGCAGTAGTCAATCGTGCGATGGAGCTTGCACAACAATGACTCGACGAATCGCTGGACGACTCTCAGCTGCGGTAGCCATCGCAGCTTTGGCAGCAGGTGCATCAGCGCGAGCTGGCAAACACGAGCCGATTAAGTTGCCCAAGCAGGAAGAAGACGAGTTCTCAGGCGGGATGGCCAATGTCTATTTCGTGGAACCGAATCCACGACGTGAACCCGGTCGAGGCAAGCGTGGTGGAAATGGAAAAGGGAGAAAGTGGTGGAACAAGTAATCTTGCATGAACAACATGTCTGGGACTGGCTGGCGGCGTTCTTTCGCATCGACATTCCTCCCATGTCGCAACTGCCGATTGTTGCCGGTCTACTCAGGAAGATTCCCGTCACTGAGAACGAACTCCGCATCGTGACACCGGACGAGATCGGTTACTACACGCCGGCTAATGTTTCTGCGCACTTTGTTCCGATCCCGCCTGTTTGGGAAGGCACGGAAACCCCGTTCACGGAGATCAAACAAGAACCCAACCTCGCAAATCCACACAACGTGACGCCAGAGCAAGTTGGTCTTGGCCTGATTAAGATGACCTGCACTTATGGCCCAGACCCGAATGTGATCGATGTGGAAGCGCGTGTAGTTGAAACCCCGAAGGAGCTTCCGGCTCCAAAAGGAGAAGAAGATGAATAGAGAATATCCCGAAGGCTTTTGGCCGGTTTCTGAACAAGAGTTCAAATGCATGATGGCGCATCACGGGTCGAACTGGGAAGATGCTGCTGCCAAAGCCGAGGTGTTTTTCTACATCTACGATGCTTGGAAGGATGAAGAACCGGTCAATATCGAGTATCGGCCGTTCTTCGCAGACGATCTGACGGTGACTTACACCCCTGCGAAGTATCCGGGCTTTGTCGGTCCGATGCCGCAAGTCACACTGAAGGAAGGGCGGAGTTACGTACCGGTCGAGAAAAGGTCGTTCTTCGATAATCTGGACAAGATCGAGAAGAGTAAGTCCCCGTCCGGCAACTTCAAGATCATGACGATAAGCGAGTTGTACGAGGCTGTTCGACTCGCTGGCAACATGGACGAGTTCACACATCTCATGCGTGCCGAAGGCTTCGATTCGATCGGTTTGCTGCCTGATGATTGGTCGGAGCGCAACAATCGTGACGAGACGATCCCTGGCGCGATCCAGCACCTGAGTGGTCCGGTAATGGCTATTGAAAGCGTCCATGGCCATCACTCTCAGCTGCTTCTTGACAAGATCAAGAGGTTGCATGAAACATTCGTCGATGCTGGAAAAGTGATCCTTGACTCGTGCCATGATTTCAAGTTCCCGAATCAACCGTTATACCCTCGTGGTGTCGCGGTGTTTTCCGAGGAAGAACAGAAAGACGTGAAACCCAAGAATCGCCCCAAGGGTCCGCGTCGTACCAAAAACCAACGCGGAAAATGGTGGAATCGATAATGACTATTTTAATTGACCCGAAGCATCCGTTGTTTGCCCAGTCTCGTTTCTCGATGATTGCTCGACCGGTGAAAACGTATCAGTTGAACGATCTGACGAACTGGGCGTACGAAATCTACGCGGAAGGTGTTTCCCATCCGGCAGTACAACCGATGTCGGAAACGGACCATGCTCGCGCTAAGGGCTGGTATATCGACGATCTTCATTGCACGTGGCCTCCCAGTTATTCGTTCCATGTGACGAAGATGGTGAGTGATTGGATGAGCGACTGGATGGGTTACATCACCGGCAAGTTCGTCTTCTTTCGTGATGAGTCCAAACCGGTGAGCAAGATGAGTCTGTGGCGTACGCTTTCTCAGGCGTTGCAAGGTTACTCCATCGAAGCGTTTGAGGCGCATATGGGTTACGCTTTGCGCGTGGACCACACGGCGTACTTCAAGTCGCTCGCCGACCGGGAAATGGGCGCAATCACGATCTCTGGTGTGAAACCGGGCACGACCATTTCCCTCAACTACAAGGCGCGCGGTGGTCGACTGGGTAACCGGAAGACAAGGCGACAAGGGAAGAGATAATGGCTTTCACAATGGAAGACAGTTGGGAACGGCCTGAGAAATACGAGATGCATGTTATCGCAGCCATTCACCAACTGCATAACGCCCATGTCAAGGCGTGGATTATGAAGCCGTGGCCGTTTCGACGTATCGGAGAACTTCCCATCATGAAAGCGATGGTTGACGACGTGTTTCCTCTTCCACTCACTGTCAAGATGAAATCACTCGGAGAAAAATGATGGCTCGAATTGGGAGATTGTTCGACGAGCACGGCAATGCATTGCATTGTGGACATGTGGATCAGCGAGTGAGATCGATTGTTGATGGAATGCTGGCGTCCTCAGCATCGAGTCACGACGACCACATCCATGCTGCGTACGAGTATTATGGTCGTCCGCATTTCTGTGCTTCGATTGGCGATAGCATGGGTAACCAGATCAGTATCGCCGCGCTGCGTCGGGAAGATGAAGGTTTGTTGTTCAACAAAGACGGTACGGTTTGGGGTTATCACATCGAACCAGATCCGGAAACGAGCGAGGCGGTGTCGACATGGTTGGAATGTAACATGTATCCGAAGAACTCGTTCCACGAGTACCTAGGTATTGGCCTGCACAACCAACACGTGATCGACTACGAGATGCTGCATTGCACAAAGGGCACGTTACTGGATTTGTCCTTCTATCAGCAGATCTATTCCATCCCTCTTAAACCCCGGAGGTAAAACGGCTGTTTGCCAACCGGGGCTATACGGAGAGTTAAAAAACATAGACCCCGTGTGTTCTATGTAGGAGTATCTCGAAAGAAGAAATAAGTACGCGATGAGAATTTACGGGGTGGAAAATCGACATGCAGTGGCAACATCTTTGGGAAATCATTGAATCCGCTGGGTTCGTTCCCGGCCTTGCGCTAGGCATCGTCCTAGCCTACATCTTTGTCATCGCGCAGAGCATCTGTCGGACACGATACCTGCACGATGCAGCGAAGCTCGAATCGCCTGTCAAACTGGGTGAGCAGTTCTATTACATCGTGCCAGAACGATTGTACAACCAGTTTGACCACGCAGGCGCAAGAGCTAGACTTCTTCTTGAACAGTTGGAGAATGGGAAGAAGGATTGAGTTTGTTCCTGATCCGTGCAGAGGTGTACTCTGGCAATGTACGGATGGGAAGTACTCTGGGTATGGCGATACCAAGAGTGAAGCCTTGTCTGGATGGATAGAATCCAAACGGATTCGGCGTACGCAACCACCCCCTCGGCTCGATCAAAGAGGGAAGCGCAGGCACTGGTGAAGGGTAGGATTGATTTCGCATTAGAATTTTATCACCACCACCCTTATCTTATAGGAGGTGAGACCCACTCACCTTTTACCTGGCCCGGTCCCAACCGGGCTGGGGCACCACCTGTGATGTCAGTTGATGTCGATATTGCCGGAATCAAAGATTTCTTGGCTATATATCACTCTCTTGCATAGTGGTAACACTGTGTTTGCGCAAACATCTTTTTAGCAAAGAAAGGAAAATCATGAGCCTGAAAACCTCCCAAGGCCAGCAACGCGGCAACCTCGGTCACGCTTTCGACGAGGCACAAGCCAAGCAGCAACCCGCTGGTCAACAAGCAAGCAGCCAACAAGCACAAGCGTCGCACCAAGATCCGCTGCTGAGCTTCCGTGCGCTCGGCTCGATGTTCGAAATGCCGGCTGCCGCAAACGCGCAGTCGGAAGTTCTGACGAAGGCTCGTGCTGTCGTGGACGCTGATCTGAAGTCGCTGCCCGATTCGACGTTCGACATCCGTGTCGTCGCGCTGGACCGCGAAAACCCGGCGCTGAACCTCGGCGTGTCGCTGCTCGTCATCTGCGTGTCGCTCAAGCAACAACCGCAACTGGGCGTCGGCTATCACGCACTGCTGCTCGCGGAAAGCGCACCGGAACCGAACCCGGTGTCGGTCAACATCGGTCAAGGCCGTACGGTCGAACTGAAGCAAGTGATCGGCGACGCGTATGACGAAATCATGCGCGCCGAAATCCGCAAGGAACTGGGTCGCCAGTTCGCGAACGTTCCGCTGCACTCGGGCGAAGGCCGCGTCGTGCGTGCCGACTTCAAGTGGTCGGAAGAAAACGCAGAGAAGTTCCTGCGTGTGGACGCCGTGTCGGCTGCGACCATGGCGCTGGCGAAGTCGATTCCGGGCTTCCGCGATCTGAACCTGCGCAAGATCGAGCAGGACGGCACGCTCACGTTGAACACGCAGTTCCATCAGCCGCAACTGGTCGACACGACCGGTCAGGCAGTGCGTGCCGACGTTCGCGTGGTGTTCCGTGCCGGTCAAGCACAGCGCAACCAGCAAGTGCAGCAGTCGCAGAACCTCGAAAAGCCGACGGACATCACCCGTATCGCCGGCTTCATCGATCTGATCCACCAGCGTCAGCCGCAGATCAACCCGTATCTGCCGCCGCAATTCCAGTTCCAGCCGGGCCAGAACATCGAGCAGTTCAAGCAGTTCATCCCGCGCTTCGTCATCACCAACCTGCGCACCGACAACGGCGCGACGCTCGGCAAGCAGCTGCTGGCCCTGCTGACCGTCTACACGCTGCGTAAGCCGGGTGCCTGGTATCCCGCGTTCAAGCCGCAGTACAACCTCGGCCGCGACAAGGATCTGGACATCAAGGACATCGGCGCGATCGGCCTCGAAACGATGATCGATCCGGCGACGGGCGTCGGCACGCGCATCAACACGAAGACGGACACGTTCCGTGCGCAGGATCTGGGCGCGCTGCTGCACGCCACGGTTCGCGACGGTCTGGTGATCTCGCTCGACGTCGAAGAATGCGGCGACTCCACGTGGCCGAACGTGGACTTCGCGGAAGCAGCCCGCATGCCGAACAGCCAGGAAGAAGCAGCGCGCAAGCGTGAAGCTTCGGAAAAGCTGTACGATGCGGTGAACTACCTGACCAACGGCGGGCTGGAAAAGACCGGCTTCGTGCGTGGCAGCGAAATCTGCTTCAACGAAAACAACCGCATCGTGCTGGGCAACTATCCGGGTGCCGACGGCGAACTGCGCGACGTCCGCGACGTCGACACGGTGGCGATGTACAACCTGATGGGCGAGCGCGACATCAAGGTTGCACGTGACTGGACGGATACGTATCTGCGTAGCGACCTGCCGATCGAGCAGCGTCTCGACGCACGCATCCACATCCTCCAGACGCTGATCCCGAGCCTGAAGATCACGGGCTTCGCGACGCGTATCACCTTCCGTGACGACTTCCTGCAAGCGTTCACGACGGCTGCGGCTGGCACCGGTCTCGCGATCCGCGAATCGGCTCCGTTCGGCGAAGTGCAAGGCTTCGACGTGCCGCAGTACCAGTTCGTCCAGCAAGCGCTCGGCGGCTACCAGACCACCAACCTGTTCCAGCAAGGTGGCCTGAATCCGCAACCCGGCGGCCAGTTCGGCGGCGCATGGCGCGGTCGCTGGAACTAATCCGCACGGCAGCTGAAGTAGTGTGAAAAGAGAGGACCTTCGGGTCCTCTCTTTTTTTCTTAAGGCTATCGTGAGGAGAAGTGAATGGGCGTCTCATTAATTCTGGCGGATCTGGACGCCGTCAGGCTCAGCTCTCCGTATGACATCCACATCGTGAATGACATATCGGTAGCGCTGGCAAGCGAGAAAGAGGACTTCAACCGTAAGATCTATACGAAGTTCTCCGGCGACGACTTGCTGAGCAATCTGCCTACCTGTTCGTGCGGTGCGACGACAGGCGAGCCCAACAAAGGCGAAACCTGCCCCGAGTGTCACTCACTCGTGGTTGATGCAGCAATGCAGGATCTTCAGCCGATCGTGTGGATGAGGGCTCCGAATGGGGTCAGGTCACTCATCAATCCCGAGTTCTGGACAATGATTTCGGAGTTCTTCTCACGAAGCAATTTCGACGTCTTGCGCTGGATCGCGGACACGAACTATCATCCGGTGGTGCGCGTGCCTGCCGTGATGGATGCAGTAAAAGCAGTGATTCCGGATCGTGGTTACAACTACCTCATCGACAACTTCTTCCCGATTGTGGAAGCGTTGATGGAGTTGAAGGTTTATCGGACGCCAAAAAAGAGGGAAATGGCTGCCGATTTAATGGAACTGATGCGCCGGTATCGTCATTGCTTGTTCCCGCAGTATGTCCCGTTTCCCAACAAAGCGCTGGTGGTCATTGAGCGCAGTAATGTCGGCACGTATATCGACACCACGATTAGCGGCGTGGTCGATGCGATCCGAACAATGACCGGGATTGATCTTCCCGAAAACAATTACTCTGTCCGAGTTAAGGAGAACCGGACGATTAAGACCATCTGTCAGTATGCGGAATTCCATCAAGAGTGGGCTTCCAAGTCACTGGCAGGTAAGCCTGGCATTTTGCGAAAGCACATCTGCGGCTCGCGGTCGGACTTCAGTTTCCGTGCAGTGATCGACTCGATCAGTGACGCACACCGGTATGATGACATCTACATCAGCTGGGGCATTGCTGTGTCGGTCTTCCGCTTGCATCTGGCAAACAAGCTCGACAAGATGGGCTGGCTGGCCAACAAGATCGTGGAGTTCATCGACGAGCATGCACTGAAGTTTCATCCGCTGCTCGCCAAGTTGCTCGACGAACTCATCGCAGAAGCACCGGGTGGTCGGATCCCTGTGATCCTGGGTCGCAATCCGTCATTGCAGCGCGGCTCGACACAACAGTTGTTTATTAGTAAGGTGAAGCATGATGTGCAGATCCCGACTATTTCGCTGTCCGTGCTCGTGCTCCGTAGCTTCAATGCCGACTTCGATGGCGATCAGGTCAACGTGTCGCTGGCAATGGACAACCGTACTGCACGAGACCAACGCGCACTTGCTCCCCACATGAGCGCGCTGGATTTGGATGAACCGTATCACATTTCCGCAAGTCTGGCTTTCCCCAAGCCGGTCGTCAGCAGTATGGCGGAATGGATGCACGACGATGAAGGACCTCTCACGCCCGAAGAAATCCGCATGATGGAATCGTTACCCGACGCATAACTCGCAAGGAGGTGAGTGAAAGATGTACACTCCTGCACAGAGTGACTTTAACGCGCTGGCGTTTGGGACTCCTCACCCTGGGACTCTCACTTACATACGCCAGAAGTTTGATACCCTGTCAACCGCACTGACCGACAGGGGTCGTGAGTTCATGGCTGATGCGCGTCAAATGTGGGACCAGTTCATGGGTTCTGCTGCGATGCGTAAAGCTCGGGCTGTCAAGGAAAAGCTGCTGGACGGCATGTATTTGCGCAATGAAGCGCAGTACTATACGACCATCGGCCAATTCCAGTCAGCCACACCCATGATGCAAGGGTACATCATGGCGCATCCGGAAGTGAAGCAGATGTATTACGATCAGCGACTCGATGGTTATTCGGGAAGCTGGGTCGACACCAATCCGGGTGCAATCGGTTGGAATGATCCGGTGTATCGGCAAGTGATGAACGGGATTGCAGTAGATCACCCCGAGCATGACTTCCATATCCGGGTTGTGCTGGATGATCTGCCGGACAACATCCTCCCGCTTCAGATCGACGAAAAGGTCAAGATCATGGCGACGTGGGAAACGTTGCGTGGTTTGATCGATGCGGGACAAGAAGATCCGACCTCGCAGTCCGGCGGCATGCTGTAAAGAATTGCGCAAGTGGTATGACCTTCAGGGGGGCTTCGGCTCCCCTTCTTTTTTTGTCGACGTAAGATGATAATGCTGTGTACTAGGAACACTCACAGGTAACTTATGTCGACTCTTAACACCGATGGAATCATCCCGTTGCCGAAGTTTTCCACGACCGGCTGGACGTATTCGTTGAATGAAAAGGCAGATGGCATCCTGTCTAACTTCTTCGAATCGGATGCGTATCAATCGAATCTGTATGCTGGCAACGTCAGCAGCATGCAGGGACTGGTTCAGCAGTTCAACAGCGATCCAGTCAAACTCGTGACGAATGTGCGGCAAACCTTGGAGAAGTATCTGTTGCGCTACTATCCGGATGGCGTAACCGTGAACGTCACTTCTCCGGCCACTAGCCCGACATGGCAAGGCTCGGTCTACGAGATCACGATCTCGGCAACCGTTACGGAACAAGGTACCCAGTATTCCTTTGGTTACCTCGTCTCGGCTGAGAATTCCATCATCAGCAAAATTGCCCGGCTTAACAACAACGGCTCGGCATTCTAACCAGATGTTTTTTCACGCAGTGTGTTCATGCTGTAGTGGAGAAACCCGGAGAAAAAGCAATGAATCAACCCACGCGACAAACGCTGGTGGAGCAGTTCATCCAGCAACGTTCGGCTCGCTTATCCAGCGAGTTGGACAAAGTCGAAGACCTGATGAAGGACATCAACCCGACGGCTCGGGTGGAACTGGACGAGTTCTACTTCCGTGCATTCGTGGACGTCTTCACAGGCGAAGAAAAGATGATGTACTTCGGCGAAGGCGAAGAAGCCCGCCGGACTGCTCTGCGTACGTGGACGAACGTGGCCACGAGCATGTTGCACGAGGTCGACGTCTACGGTCTGGTCGAAGGCAAGCGTACGCTGCTTTTCACCGTACCGCCGCTGCTCGATCGGGAAATGATGGAACCGACCGAAAAGCTCGAAGGCCGTCCGTCCGTGTACGGCGCAGTGGTGAACGCCGGGCACATCAGCAACATGTCGAAATCGCAGGGCGAGCAGTACCTGATCGACTACCTCGGCGAGCGTTTGACCCGGATGTATCACCCGGAGACGATGCTCAAGAACGCGGCTGCGTGGAACAAGATCTTCGCGTTCTACGGTCGCAAGCCGCTCGTTCCGGCTATCTCGAACGAAAAGGATCAGAAGAACAACGGTAACATCAGCAATGATGAAGTCGTTGGCTTCGACCCGCTGTAATCCTTCATGGAGAGCTACATGGCCATGAAGGTTAAGAAGATTAATCTGGCCGTCCTCTCCGACATTCATCTCGGGCATAAACGCAACAGCACCTCTGAGATCATTAAGAATCTCAGGGTTGCTGTTGCGGACGATGCCTCGACTGCACAACTCGACATCATTTTCCTGGCCGGAGACGTCTTCGATGACTTGCTCTTGCTAAATGATGATGATGTCTACGAGATCGATCTTTGGATCTACCATTTGCTGACTTTGTGCGCAAAGTACGGCATTAAGCTGCGGGTGCTAGAAGGCACACCGCGCCATGACCGCTTGCAATCGAATCGCTTTGTGCTGATTAACGAAGTGATGGGTCATGCGGTGGATCTGAAATGGGTTACGAAGATTTCGGTGGAGCACATCGAGGAATTCGGGTTGGATGTCTTGTACATCCCGGACGAGGCTACGGAGTCGCCTGAGAAGACACTGCGCATCGCTAAGGAAGTGATGGCAGCAAGGGGATTGGAGCAGGTTGATCTTGCGATCATGCATGGTTGCTTTGATTACCAGATTCCGTATCTGGCAAGCGACCACAAACACGATTCGAATGCTTATCTGGAAATGGTCAAGTACCTGATCTTTATCGGGCACGTCCACACTTCCAGCACCTTGGCACGCATCATCGCGCAAGGGTCATTTGATCGGCTGTCTCATGGGCAAGAAGAGCCCAAGGGGCATTACCGCGCCACGTTGTACAACAGTGGCGAGTGGGAGGCAAACTTTGTCGAAAATACTGGAGCGAAGAAGTTCGTTACGCTCAAGTGTCAGGAGACTTCGCTGGAGGAAACGCTGGTTGAGATTAACGAGTTGGTGCAGACTTTACCGCCCTACTCCCACATTCGTTTGGATCTTGATCGCGACCATCCTCTCCTAGCCAGCACCGACACGTTGATTCGACGGTGGCCGTTGATTACGTGGGAAAAGATTGTCAGGGATACCGGTGAAGAAGAACTCATTGCTGAGCCGGAAATCGAAGACGAGTACAAACCGATCCAGATCACTCGCGATAACATCGTGGAGATGATGATGAATCGCATCATGTTGCATCCTGACATTGAGGCGGATCTTATCGATGTGGTTCGGGAACAACTTGAAAAGGTGGTGTCATGAGCGTAAGTGAACGGCACTTGTCGGAGCGAACGATTGGACAGTTGCCGCTGTCCGTGGGCACTTCGCTGGCTATTGAATCGGCGCTCGGCATCCACCCTGACATCAAGGTGAATGCACCACCGATTCGGCAGTACACGGAGTTCTGGGTCAACTTGAAGACGCTCTACCGCAACATGGTAGGGTCCTTACAAGCAGACGCCATGAACCAAGTGTTGGGTGTGCCCGTTGGCGAAGAGATTCGCCATGAGATGGATCGTATCGACTCCATGATTGGAGACGAGTACAACGTGAAGGTGGTGTACTACGCCTGCAACTACAACCATCTCCAGCAGAAGTATCCGAATGCTCGAATTCGGATGGACACGACGGCGAAGCAAAAGCTCTACACCAAGACCATGATGGATGCACTTCAACATCTGATCTTGGCCGAGCAACCGCCGGCGCACCTGAAGATTGAATCACGGGTGCGAGTCTTTAACACGACACTGAAACCCACAGTGTCGGTGAAGACGATGATACTGACACACGTTCCTTTGGACTTGTGCAGTGCCAAGCATTTCGGTGAGTTGACGTTGTTGGAGTCACACACCGGGGCGATCAAGGAAAAGGCACAGTGGTACACCAAGTATCTGCAAGGCAAAGATCTGACCAGAATGCCGTTCCGGGAAGATCTCTTACAGATCTTTGGCGACCACGAGATGTTTCACCCATACCCGATTGAACAAAGACGCGAGCTAATGGAGGTAGCGGAAAAGTATAAATGGACCAGTCTGACAACCATCGATAAGTTGCGATATAGCATCGAGCAACTCAAGAATCCCTACTTCAAAGCAAAGCTGAAAGCGATGCTAGTACCCTGAAAAACGTCATAAATTTTTAGAATTTGTAGGCGTTTGTCGGGGAAACACTGGGAATTTACGTACCCGGAGCATTCTCTGAGTGCGTCCGTACATTATCTTCAATCGAGAAAAACCATGGCATACGACAACAATCGCTCCTTTCCGCAACGTCCGAAGAATGTCCTCGATGACCGTCGCGTCGGTCTGTCGGCTCCTTCGTCCGCAAAGGGAAAGTGGGCATCGTTGAACTGGGGTTACTTCGGCAACCAAGCTCGCCTGACCCTCTGGACGAACGATCCGGACGATCAGTCGGACAAGCGCAACAACAACGGCAAGATCGACGTCAAGATGCCGCCGACGGACTTCTGCAAGTTCCTCGTGCTGCTGGAAATGGCGATCAACTTCCCGGACACGGGTGATCACAAGCACTGGATGGAAATCAAGGACTACTCCTGGTTCGGCCGGGAAAAGTCCAAAGATGTCGAAGTGCAGGGTACGCTCTACGTCGGTAAGAAAGACGGCGAAGTCTGGATGTCGCTCGTCTCGAAGGACAAGAACCGTCCGCGCATCAAGTTCCCGTTCGGCAACACGATGTACACGGCGTTCTACAACGGCAACGGCGAAGCGATGACCAACGCGGAAACTTCGGTGCTGGTCGCGAAAGCCAACCTGCTGTTCCTGAAGCATTCGATCCCGACGCTGGCGATCGACACGTACAAGGAACCCGAGAAGAAGGAAGGCGGCAACAACGGTGGTAACCGTGGTGGCGGTGGCAGCTACGGCAACAATCGCGGTGGTGGCAATTACGACGGCGGCGGCCGTTCGGGTTCGGGCAGCAACAACGACACCCCGGACAGCGACGGCTACGACGATGACGTGCCTTTCTAAGGAATCGTCGGCAACCAAGTAGGAAAGGGAAGCCTTCGGGCTTCCCACATTCAAGAAAGATTCAGCAATATATCACTTGCATGTAGTTGGAGTGGACTACGTTTGTAAGGAGAAGTAATTGAATGAAAATTATCGTTGATCGGATGGGGAGCGGCGGTTCTTCGTCTGATGCGCAGATGGTCCATGATGGCATTACGATCATCTGGAACTACGCAGCGTTCAAGAAACAACAAGGAAAGGAGTCTACGACCACTGGGAGTTTGTTTGACGAGATCAACGAGTATTGGGAGCAACTGGAGAAACCGCACCAAGATGCGATCTTCAGCGTATATGTCCGCATCAAAGATGCATTCGAAAACACGGAAAATACGACTAGCCTGACTTCTATGTTAGGCCCGCTCCTGATCGAGCTTTGCAACTTGCATCCGATCGATGACCTCGATCATTGGGTCAAGTTCAAGTCCGGCATCCGGATTCCGGAGAAGATCGGCGAGAAATTCGTGGAGAGCGATGATCTCTCCAATACGCGACTCAAGACCTATACGCGAGACGACTATCACAAGTTGCTCGTATTGGCTTTGGCGTTGCGTACCATCGTTCCCGTCTGGGGTGAAACCATCGCCTATACGGAAAAACACAAAATCTGGGGAACGAACTGGAAAGAGTACAACGCGTATCGGTTGTTGTCCGGCACGCACCTGATGTACTGCGAAGCCATGGTCAAGCTTCGCGGATATGTGAACGCTTTTATCCCGACCGATAAATCGAAGCGACCACACTCAGCGATTCTTGCTGGCGTGGGAAGTGAGGACTTCCCTGAATGGTTGCTTGGGGTTATCGTCTTTCGTCGGGTCTGCACTGGCGACATTCGGAACAGCAATCCTGAATCGCATCTGGTTTCGTCGATCCACAGCTATACGCTCAATCGACTAAATCCGGGTGAGTCCAGTTTCATCGGACACGTTCGGGAGAAGAACAATCGAAAGGAAATCGACGGCGACGAGAATAAGCTGTCACGGCTTGAAGGATACAAGATCCGACAAGAGCTGGCGGAAGGCGAGATCGGCATCATTGTTCAAGGTGCGCGTGACCCCTATCGTATCGCTCGTGCCATTTCCCCGACGATTGACATGAGTTTGGTCAACGAAGCATTGGAGACCACTCGTGTGCTGATGAATGTCCGCATCCAACAACCTCAGAAAACGATCATGCAGTGGGTGCTTGACCCGGCGATTAAGCCGCACGGGTTGGATCACCTCGAAAAGGATCTGTTCGTGCAAGCGCTGGCTGTTACTCAAGCCGTGCTTTGGCACAACAAGCACTATCTGGTTGCAGGACTGGTAAGTGCGATCGCTGAGACGTCGGATGCAGAATTCGCCGAAGTCGGCATGGGCGGCCATGGTAGGATCCGAAAGGAACTTGGCGAACAGCTGACGGTCTTCTATCCCTATCACTACCGCCCCAGCAGCAAACAGCAAAAGGAATCGGGTCGACTTCAGAACGCGAGTGTATTGAACGTCGATGCCGTGACCAAGCAGTTCGACCAGTTTGGTTGGTTGATGACCTTGCCCAACGACAAGGTTCGAGTGATCAACAAAGATACAGCGAGTCGGCGGATCATTCTCCCCACTGACATCCGCAGTCAATTCGCTGAACTTTCAATTGCAGTAGCAAATCGGAGTCTGTAATGAACGAGCTTACCACACTAGGCAATCGCGGATTCGGGCGTGTTCCCCCTCAGGCCCAAATCACAAAGTTGCTGATTTACGAGACCGGCGAGTATAACCAGCAATGGAGTCGTCCCTATACGACTAACTTCGACGGTCATGTTCTTTCGCAATTCAACGAACAGCTGCAAGGTGTGAAGCACTATTCGCCGGCCAGCTTCAGCGGGATTGCCCAAAGCTTTCTGAAGCCGTCGGCAAACGTCGACATGCAGCGCGGCCAGATCGCCATTCCCCAAGGCTGGGGTGAGCGTCGCTGTCGCTTCATGATGGTGGTCGAGTACGAAAGCCACATCGGTACGCGCTTCCAAGAAATCCTGACGGGCTATACCACCCACGTCGGTGCGATGCCGCAGTCGGGCTATACTTCGACCGAAGCGCAGCAGCTGCTCGTCGACAACGAAATGCAGTTCTTCGTGAACTCGACCATCCATCTGCAAATCAGCCAGCAGTATGGTCCGGCAGGTATGCGGGAAGTGGCGGCGGTGGCCAAGAATGCGCACATTCTCGCCGACAACAACTTCCAGTCGATGTATCAGCCTGACCATCTGGAGCGCATGCGGCCGACGGATCTGTTTGCGGTGATGAGCCGTAGTCACCTGAACGCACTGCGTGATGAGAACGGCCAGATCCCCGGCGTGGGCAACAAGCTCTTCGATGCGCGCAACGCGAACAGCACGATGGCGGCGATGTCGCTGCGTGGCAATGTGATTCCGGCGTCGTACATGGCGCGTGTCGTGGAAAACTGGAGCAATGCATCCGCTACCAGCACCGATCCGGGTACGACGGGCGGTGACTTCTTCACGAATGCGCGGCAGTATGCGAACGATGGTCTGGTATCGGGCGATCAGGTACTGCGGATGATTGCAGACCTGCGCGGCGAGCCGATCGGCAACACGTTCCGCTATCGGGATCTGCTCAAGCTCGATCCGACGATCCAAGGTCGTGTACTGGGTCGTTGCTCGGGCCGCACGCAGAAGATCCAAGGCATGCATGCACAGGGCGAAACCAACGAGTGGTATGGTCGAGATCCCGTGACGCTGGCCGCGACGATCATCAGTCAATGTGTGCCGGGTATCATGGCCGATCTGGCGCTGACCGTGATGCATTTCAAGATGCATAACGAGATGGCGGTTTCGGGCAACTATTCGGCCGTCGATCCGACGACGTTCTTGGGTCGTCCGGGTTATCAGCCGGACATGGCGATTGTCAACATCGCTGGTTTCGGCGATCAGGATCTCTCGCCGGCGATGTTCGCGTTCGAGAAGCGTTTCTGGTTCGAAGTCATGAAGGATCTGTGCTTCGACAATCAGGTGCGCTTCATGCTCGAAGTGATCTGTGATCTGACGGGCGAAACCGTGGTGAACATCTCGCTCGATGGTCGTCCGATCGAGCAGTTCGTCACGCCGTCGTTTGCTGATGCGCTGCTCACTCCGCTGGTGACTCGTGACCACAATCACGTCGTGCAAGTGGCGGACGACTTCAACCATCTGCTGCACGCAGTTGCGCCGCCGGATCAACACGAAACGGGTGGTGCGCCGTTGTTTGATGCTTCGGCGTTCTAAGAAAGGAAAGAAATCATGACAAAGAAACTCATCCCGCTTTACAAGTCGATCTTGAAAGCGGCCCATCTCGTTACGGATGAAGAAGGATTCATCAAGAAGATCCGTGGCGATACGAAGGAACCGTGGTTCATCGACAACTTGCCTGCCGTGTTGCCGCTCGACGAGCAACTCAAGCAACCGCCGGGCACGACGACGATCTTCCATCCGCTGTTCGAACATCTGGCGCGGGGCGAATCGAAGCAAGTCGCCGAGTATCGTCGGGCATTGACGGAGCGGCTGCATCTGACGTTCATGGCCATGGCCAGCGAACTGCTCACGATCGCAGCTTCCCAGCAGATGCACGCGACGCTCACGCCGGAGCAGTCCGAGTTCCTCTCGTTCGTGCCGGAAGCGGACGAGACGATGCTCAAGAAGTTCGATGCACTCTGGAAGGCCATGCCCGATGGTCAAAACCAGAAGGCGTTCGTGTCGATGTATCTGAAGAAAGGCGGCGTGCTGCACGGGAAGTCGGTCCATCGTGCAGCCATCGTTTCGTTCCCGCTGTACAAGCAGCTGGTCGAAGACGGCGAGAAGCGTGAAGCCGAGATGGAAGCACGCAAGAAGCAGCCGAAGAAGAAAGACGCGAAGGCAGACGACAAGTTGCCGGCGGTACCCAACGAAACGTATGGCGTATCGCTGCGACAAGTCGATCGCGACTCCTTCATCAAGCTGTTCCAGTACATGGTGCCGGGAATCGACGAAGCCGATGCGTATTCGGCTGCATCGAACAGCAACATCGCACCGTCGCTGGACGCCGTGATGCATTCGGCTGAACGACTGGCTGGGCCGATCAACGATCTGGTCGAGCGCTTCGGCGACAAGCTGTCGGAAACCGCACGGATCATCATGCGGGTGGAAGACAAGTGGGTCGACGACTTCGTCAATCTGGCTCCGCTGCAAGCGGAAATCCGGATGATTCCGTTCCCGGAAACGGCAGCAGTGCAAACGCCGGAAATGAAGAAAGCAGTCGAAGCAGAAGCACGCACGATCGTCGAGCATGTGAAGACGCCGGCCTATCTCGGCCAAGCGGCAGAACAAGCACCGGCAGCCAGCGAATCGGCTCCGGTGGAAGAGAAACATGCTCCGGCTGGTTTCTCGTTGCCGCCCAAGACGATCCCGCCGACGGCTCAGCCGGCTCATGTACCGCAGCAACAGCCGCAGATGCCTTATCCGGGTGCAGCGTATCCCGGCGCACCGTATCCGCAACCGGGTTATCCGCATGCTTACGCGGGTGCACCTGATCCGCGCATGATGCCTCCGGGAGCGATGCCGCCTGCTCAGCAACCGCCTGCTGGCCCGATTCCCAATACGGGACGTGGGGCTGACTTCCACGAGCTGATGCGGCGCAATCCGGCACTGGCAGCGGCAGCTGTGGGTGCGCCGGGTTCGTATCCGACGCCGGGGATGGTGCCGTATGGCTATCCTCCGATGCAGCGCGATGAACCGACCTTCGTCACGCAGCAGTACGGTACGCAACGCTCGGTGTATCAGCAGCCGGGGTATCCGCAGCAACAACAAGGCTATCCGCAACAGCAGACCTACCAGTCGTATCCGCCGGGCTACGTACCGCCGGGTTATCAGACCAAGTTCTGATGCTTCGGTGAAGTGACGGCATAAAGCCAAGAAGAGCGCAGAACATCGCGCTCTTCTTTTTTTGTCCTCGATTTACGTCGTGGCCCGATTCGTCGAGTTGTTGGTCTGCTGAATACGCTGAACATCAGCTTGACTGGGTACCAGCAGATTTGTCATCCACGGTTGGTATTCGTCTGACGAATTGAGTTTGTTCGCCCGCATGACGGCGTAATGCATCGTCATCGGGATGTTAAGAAAAGTAAGAAGACCAAAGAGGTCGCCAGCAAATCGCTCTGCTGTGGCGGGGGCGACGGTGGTTGGGGATTGGATGCTGCTTCGAAACTTCGTCATGAAGTCTTCGAGCGTATTGCGCATGGAGTCCGTGTAATACGAGGCGGCCCCGTCTTTCACCATCAGGCTATCGACTTGCATAACGATACTCTCTAGAAAGATTCAAACACATATCATCTTTAAGAGTAGTGTAAGCTATTCACATTCGAATCAACATCAAGAAAGGAAATCGTGATGTCTGACGATGCGTACATGAGCGCAATCAATGAAATGGACAGACGGTTGATGGGGGTCAACGGTCTGAACTTTGCGGACGTCGGGGATAGTTCTCCGCGAAAGCAAATGTTTTCTAGCCACATCGGTCAATGTCTCGTCGTGAAAGGAGGAACCGAGCGATTCATTCAGACCGGGATGGAACGGCAGTACGCTAAGACAACCTTTTCGGTGAAGATGCCCGAAGACGGCATCATCCTGAAAGTGATTCCTCGCTATCAGGAAACCTTGGGATCGGATTCGATCAAGAACCCGGAAACGATCTTGATCTACGAATCCCAGAAGCCGGGTCAAGAAATCGGCATGATTCGTCTGCCGGGGCATTTCTCCGACCAGACGTATTTCGGTTTCGAGTATCAAGCGCGCAAGATCACCAACTCCATTCGTACCGGCATGCCGATTGCGAAAGGTACGGTCTTGCTGGACTCGCCGTCGGTGACCGAATCCGGTGACTATAAGTACGGCGTGCAGTGTCGGGTGGCTTACATGAGCCATCCGGCAGTCTCTGAAGACGGGATTCTCGTCTCGCGGGACGTGCTTAAGAAGTTCGCGATCAAGACGTATCGCACCTATGAAGTCGAGTGGGGTAGCCGCTATTTCCCGCTCAACCTCTATGGCGATCCGAATGATCCGAGCGACTATCGGCCGTTTCCGAATATCGGGGACGTGGTACGGGGCGACGGGTTGTTGATGGTGTTGCGTCGCGAAGACCGCTCGCTTTCCGTGGTGCAGCAGTCCGTCGCGGCTACACGAGAAGTGGACTTCTTCCACGATCGTCGCATTTATGCGAATGGTGCGGGTGGTAAAGTGGTGGACATCAAGATCTATCACGACGACTATACCAACACCAACATGCCGGAAGAAATGGAACGACAACCGATGCGCTATCATCGGGCGTCGCAACGTTTCTATCGGGAAGTGGTCGATACGCTCGCTGACATCGAGAAGCGTCGCGGTGGTCCGGACCGGATGAACATCTCCAAGCCGCTGCATGCGCTTGCCGTGGAAGCCTGTGCGATTCTGGATAACCGTGCAAACGGTTCCCAAGAACGCCGGCAACTGCTGCATCGCAAGAACCCGCTCGACGATTGGCGTGTGGAGTTCACGATCGAGTATGAAATCATCCCGACGGAAGGTTTCAAGATTACCGATTGCCACGGCGGTAAGGGTGTGATCTGTAAGGTGGTGGATCCGGAAGACATGCCGGTCGACGAAAACGGCGTGCGCGCTGAGATCGTCATGGACGGTAACTCGACCAATAGCCGGATGAACGTAGGCAGGCTCTACGAGCATTTCTTCAATGCAGCCAGTGCGAACGTCTCTGCGAAAGTACGGGACATGCTCGGGTTGCTGGCCAATGGTCCGGGTCTCACCACGCGACTCCAGCAGATGGAGACGACGCACAAGGAACAGATGGACAGAGCCTGGGATTACATCCTCGGGTATCTGAAGATCATGAGTCCGAACAAGATGTATCCGTACTATGCGCACGGCGAAGTAATGACGACGCAGAAAGGACTCCTTAAGAACACGTTCCCACGGACGATGTTCATGGAGAGCGTCATCAACGGGGTGGATGGCTTTGTGATTTATTGGCCGCCTGAAAACCCGCGTGAATTGTCCGACGCTGTGCGGATGATTCAGGCTAACCCCGAGTATCGTCCGCTGCATGGTCCGGTCACCTATCGAGGCTACTCTGGTCAGGTTCGCAAGACCAAGAACAAGGTGCGCATCGCTAGTGTGTACATCATCATGCTGGAGAAGATCGCCGATGACTGGACTTCGGTCTCGTCGTCCAAGCGTCAGCACTTCGGTGTGATCTCGCAGATCACCAGCTGGGATAAGCATAGCTCGCCGCAACGCGTGCAGGCTATTCGAGCATGGGGTGAATCTGAAGTTCGGATCTCCGTGTCGTTCCCAGGGCCGCGTGTTACCGCAGACATTCTCGATCGCAACAACAACCCGAGGACTGCACGGCACCTCATTCAGAATCTGTTGCAAGCGCCCTTCCCGACCAACATCGAACAGATCGTCGATCGGAAGGTGGTTCCGTATGGAGGAAACAAACCGCTTCAATTGGTGAAGCACATGGCATTGTGCGGCGGCTGGTCTTTCGAGTACGCGCCGTACGTTCCGGGACTTAACAGCAAAACGCGGGAGCTGGTACATTGAAACGTTTGAGTGCACGTTTTCTGATCACCATGTCGACCGAGCAACTCTGGAACACCCTCAAGGGTCCCTTTACGCTCGTGTTCGACAATGGTGAAGAGCTTCTCACGAATGCTCGCGAAACCATCTACAGCAGCTATGCGTGGGAATTCCATCGCAAGTATCCGAAGACGCCGATGCGAAAGGAGCATCACGTCAAGCATCTGATCGGCAACAAGCGCCTGAACTATTCCACTCACTTGAAGCTGTTGGGCAGCGTGATGTGGGAAGTCCACGCGACGTATCGCCACGACGAGACGGTCACCACCGAGCAGTTGTCGGAGATGACCTATCGGATTGTCAACACGATGTACAACGAGTTGTCGTATCGGTGCGAGGAGTATGTGACCTCGCTGGATGTGACGGACTATATCGAGATCCTCGATCATCCGGATATCTTGGCGTCGAAGAAGGATGCGCCGCCTACCGAGCAAGCCATTGCTCACATCCAAGATACGATCACCAAAGCCCTGCTCAATGACGAGCGCTTGGCCAATAACCCGGTTGCACGGGCAGTGAAGTCGGGCCTCTCGAACATGGGTCAGGTGTTGCAGTGCGTGGGACCTCGGGGCTATATCTCCGACATCGATGGGACGTATTTCCCGCGTCCGATCATGCGCGGCTTTGCCGAAGGCTTCCGTAGTTTCCACGACTCGTTCATCGAATCGCGACACGCGTCCATGTCGCTTGCTCAGGCTAAAGACCCGCTTGAGCAGACCGAGTATTTCAGTCGGCGGTTGCAACTCATCTGTCAGAATCTTCGGAATCTGCACATGGGTGACTGTGGCTCGAAGGAGTATCTGTACTGGACCGTACGCGACAAGCAGTATGATGATGAAGGTGCAGTGGTTCAGAAGTCGGACCTCGAACTGCTGGCTGGGAAGTACTTCCTGAATTCCGATGGCGGCCTCACTGCCATTCGGAAGGACGATAAGCATCTGCTGGGTCACACCCTGAAGCTGCGCTCGGTACTTCACTGTCAGCACCCTGATCCTTATGGGATTTGCTCGACGTGTTTCGGCGAACTGGCGTATTCGATTCTGGATCCGCTCACCGGGAATCTGGGTCAGACCAACTGTACCTCGATGACCGAAGTCGTTTCTCAGCTGGTGCTGTCGACCAAGCACTTTGTCGGCGGCGCAGTCATGGAAGCGATCGTGCTGGACTCGGTCATGAAGCACTTCCTGGACGTCTCCCAGGATCGCATGTCCTATCTGTTGAGCAAGCGGCTCAAGAGCAAGCACGTGCGGCTGATCATCCCGCATCAGTACGCAGCAAACTTCACCGACATCCAGAACGTCGAAGACGTCAACCAACTGACGAGCATCACGCGGATCAGCGAGTTGCCGGAAATCGGCATCATGGAGGGCAGCGGCGAAGAGTTGATCGTCGACACGCTGAAGGTCGCAATGGATCGCCGTATGGCGTCCATGACGATGCCGTTCTTGGCGCACATCAAGAAGCATGGGTATGCGCTCAATGAACGTGGTCACTATGTGATCGACATGACAGGATGGGATTTCGACAAGCCCATTCTGACCTTGCCGGCCAAGCGGTACAACATGAGTGACCATTCGGCAGAAATCGCCGACATCCTCGAAGCGTCCATCAATGAACTCGGGGAACGGGACAAGGAAGAAGCAGTGGATGCCACGCTGGTCAAGTTGTTCGACCACGTGAATCATCGACTCAATGTCAATCTCGGTGTGTTGGAAGTGGTGCTGTATGGCGGCATGGTGGTATCGGCTGCCAACGACGACTTCGCATTGCCGAAGGTTGGTACGGGTCGGGCCTTGGGCGTCTACGATCTCACGATCGAAAACCGCTCGATGGCTGCGAAGATGGCGTATGAGCATCAGCTGGCCAGTATCAATAAGCCGCGTAACTACATCACGCCCAATCGCATGGATCATCCGTTCGATGCCTTGCTCATGCCGTTCGAGGTCTTACAGCACTTGGAGGTATAAGGAGGAACTATGGCTGAATGTACTGTCCGTCTGTTCTCGCACAACTTTGAAATCACGAAGTTGAGCCCGCGAGCACGGACGGCAGTTACTCACTTTGCGAGGCGCTTCATCGAGCAAAAGCAGGTTAAGAAGAAACCTTCTTGGTACGCTCAGGCGAACCAAAGCAACAAAGATGATTGTGTCTATGCAACGGCCACCGATGATCGGACCGAATACCGGTTTCACGTCAACCAACTGTCGGAGTTTAAGGATCACTTGAAGGTCTGTGGTCTGGACTTTGACAGGGACGTGAAGTTCAGTGTCGTTCCGCTCAATGAACCGCGCAAGGTGGAGCTTCGCGTTCAGTCTGGTTGGGTACCTGATCCTGAATACAAGCAGCCCGAGGCGATTGCGTTTCTCACGAACCGCGATATTCCTCGTAAGCTGCTTGGGATGCCTCCGGGGTACGGCAAAAGCTATTCGACGATGCAGGCGATTGCTAACCTCGGAGAGTTATCGGTTTGGTCTGTACAGGCCAAGTATGTCGAAAAGACGCATCTGGATTTGCTGCGCACTTACGACATGGCAGTAGAAGATGTGTTGGTCATCTCCAAGACGAAAGACTTGAAGATGTTGCTCTTTATGGCAGTCAGCGAGCTGCCAGATGTGAAGGTGATCCTGATCAGTAGCAAGCTGTTGCAGATCTGGTTCTCCCTTTACAAAAAGCTTGGCGCTGGCATTGAAGTGGTAGGTTACTCTTCAGCGCCGCAGTACTTCTATCAGCTGCTGGGTGTAGGGGTGCGAGTCATTGATGAGGTGCATCAGGAGTTTCACTTCAATTTCTTGCAAGACCTCTACACGCATGTACCGTTGTCGATTTCTTTGTCGGCAACGATGCAGTTCGATAACGCAACGCGAAATCGAATGGCGCAGTTGGCTTATCCAAAGATCGATCGCTTTGAAGTGGACTACGTCCCCTACATTAGCGCAACGTCGATTAGTTTCGAGTTTGAAAAACCCGAACGCATCAGAGTCATGGGGAAACAAGGGACGTATTCGCACCACGTCTTTGAAGACTCCGTGATGAAGGATAAGAAAGTACTGGGTCGCTATCTGGATATGATTAACTTGGTTGTGCGAAAAGAACTGCTCACTGACCATCTGGAAGGCGAGCGGATGATTATCTACGCAGCAGGCGTAGAGTTTTGCACGATCTTGCGTGACGATCTCAGAAAGCGCCATCCTGATCTGAAGATTACTCGATATTGCGGTTCAGCGAATGATGAGTACGACAATTTGCTGACTTCAGACATCTGTGTGACGACGTTAGGTAGCGCCGGAACCAACGTCGACATTCCGAATCTGAAGTGTGCTTTCCTGACGACCGGTGTCGATTCGACCCAGAGTAACATCCAAGGTGCGGGCCGGTTACGCGATAAGTTAGCCCCCGGACGAGTTCCCCGATTCGTCTGGTTGGTGGCGCAGCAGTTTGCACGCCCCCTAGCTTATCATGAGAAGAAAGTTGAGCTTCTCAGGACGCGTGCCAAAATTCTCAACGCGCAGTTCTACGGCACACTGCTATAAACCACACTGATCTACTCCTCTCGTCCGAAGTCTGGATGGGGGGAGTAGACTTGATATTCGAAACAAGAAACTAGGAGTATAAGAAGATGGACCCGATTCTTTCCGCTAAGAGCACCAGCATGGCTGACGCTTTTATGATGTTGCTGGCGATTCAACAGGGTCCGAAGGGGCCTGAGAATGGCCGGATTTACAAACGGGCGATGACGCACAACCAGAACCCGTTCTTGCAGTTCATCTTTCACCAGTCGGATCCGAGTAATCCGACTAAGCATATTCCGGTGCGTTGGGTATCGGTCGAATTTCGTCAATGGGACGGTTTCTTTTACGTCTACACACATACGACCGAAGAGATTCAACCGTACTTGCCGCATCGCAAGGGGCACGTACAGCAAGGTTTCAACTACCAGAAGTTCACGGAGAACTCGACGGCAAAGATCTACTCGATCGATCTGATTGAGAGCGCTACGCGCGAAGCGCTGGCGTATCTGATTCACGATCAGGCGCTCCCTGCGCGTACGTCGGATCAAACGCGAGAAGTGCTCACGCGCATCATGCAGTTCAAGAATTACCACATGCGCAACGGCAAGATCTACATGAGCATCTCCGATCTTGGGAACCTCTTGGAGAAATAACGGATGATGATAAACGCATGGACAGAGATGTTGACCGGACGTTTGATGGCCTACGTCTCGACTGCGTTGGAAGAAAACGAGTTCTTCGATCTGATGACGTTGATGCGGCGCATCTTTGCGAATAAGACGCTCATGGACTTTAATCTGATTATCGAGAAGTCGTACATTCCGGTCAGAGACGAGACGCTTTCACAAGTGGCTTTTGAACGCAAGATCATGCGGGGCAATTACCGAAAGGTCATCATGGCGTTTGAGAGTCTCGAATCCGAAATCTCTTTGGACGAAATCCGCACGTCGACGTATAAGCTACGCGATGGGTTGGGCTACACGTTCATGGAAGCTTTCTGGATTCTGCTGGCGTGGGATGCATTCGGGGAAGAATCAACCGTGCCTGTGCGTTTCTTTCAGGAGATGGTACTGGGAGATGCACTGGAGCGCGAACGAGTGGAGAAGAAAGGAGAACCTTCGTTTGCGATGGTAGGACTTCCTCCGGGTACGCCCAGAGAGGACATCAACAAAGAAGGCGTGCGCAAAGTCGACATTCTTCAGATTCTGTTGAATCGAATTGAGATGCGCGCTTTATCGGTCAAAGCAAACCACATCTACGGCAAGATGTCGAAAGCCGAAGCAGCAGACGCAGCGGTTTTGAACTGAGGGAATTAAGCAGTATTTGACAGGGAGCTACGGCTCCCTGTTTATGCCGTAGTCTAGATTTTTTCAGACATATATAACTTTCGTGACATTGGTAGCAGTATCAGTGTTATCCATTCTCATTGACATTCGAAATAAGGAGTTGAGCATGAACAACGCATTCGTACAACTGGCCAAGCAAATCGAAGACAACGGCAACATCGTCATCGACGACGAAACCGGCGAGGAAATCAAACTCGACGGCATCGGCCATCTGATCCAGAACAAGCGCGAACACGCGGTCGCACTTTTCAAGGACCGCGACTTCTATCTGCGCGGCCTGTATCCGGCGGACGACGGCAAGGTCCATCTGGACATCGCCACCACGGGCGGGGCCATCTATCAAGTCGAGACCCCCGATCTCGTCGACCTGCAACATCACAAGGTCTCGTACGGTACGCTCTTCCAGACCTGGATGTTCGGTCTGAAGGACGGCGGTTGCAATCCGCGCCCGGCACCGGAAGAGCAACCGAAGAAGGAAGTCAAGAAGGACGAAGGCAAGGACAAGAAGAAGGACGACGACAAGAAGCAGCCGTCGTACAACTCGCGTACGCACCATTCCACATCGCTGCGCATGGCAGCGTAACCCAACACGGGGAGAGGTAGAGGGGAGGGCATAAAGCCGGCTGGGGAAACCCAGCCGGCGGCATGCTCTATACCCTTCTTTTTTTGTCTACTTTCGTATCGGTTGATAGATTTCGACGTCGATGGGCATGGGTTCGCAATACTTGTACAGAAGATCCTGCACAATGTCCCACTCCAGACCGCCTTCTCCACAGCCTAAAGCCGGAACTGCCAGACCGGTAATCCCATACTTCTCCAGATTCTCAGCCAGATGTAGCAAACCCGCATCGATCCACTCCCAGCGACTGGGTCGAGACCAGTGACTCTTGGTCGGGAACGAATAGATCTTTTGGTCACGATCTTCGAAATTGTACACAAAGCACTTTTCGATTTGGAATACGCGTCGTGTGCACGCACGCCGGTATGCCTCGTAGTACTCCGGATACCGCTTCTTAAACTGCACCGCCAGACCCTTACCCATGGCTCCGAACGTGTTGACCGGATTCACGAGAGTCTGCATCTTCGAATCAAAGATGTTGCCTACTCCTTCCCAAACAATCGTCATGGCTTCAGTCCTTTCAATTCGTTGGTGAGATTACCTGCTGCGCGTTCTTCCTTCTCACGCCGGATAGCAGCGATCCGCATCATCTCGGTCGCTTCGTAACACGGCAACCTCAAAAAGGAAGACCACGTTTCACCTGTCGCTTCGTGGACACGATGGTAGACGAATTGCTCCATGCGCTCGTACAAAAGACTGTACGTCAAGTTGTCTTCAGCAGTATGCAGTTCGACCGCAGCAAAGGGATGGTTCAGATCATTTTTGCCATGGTCGTAAATTCCGAATAACGTCTCGTACTGCTCCAGCATTAACAATTGAGCATCGGTAGAGCAGATCCGAGGAACGGATTTCAGCAGTCGTTCCAACATGACGCTGATATTGATCCCGTCCTCGAAATCTGCATCGGCCACCAGACGCTGACGCACCAGTGGTCTTACAGGTCCATACGGGCCTGAATTCGATTGTTCTTTTGCACGAGCAGGGTAAAAAACGTGTAGAGCGCATCGATCGGCACGAGGTGCGGAAAGCGCGGCAGCACGTTCTCTTCGCTCGCAGCCACCGTCGGCGTAGCGATCACGCTGACCGTGGTTTCGTCGATGAACTTGTGGATCGCTTCGAAATACTTCGTACGGATGTCATCCACCTGTGAGAGCGTGTCCATCATCATGTCGATGGTTTCGGTGTCGTTGAAGACGACTTCACGATCGCCTGCTTCCACCACGTCCTTGACCCAGTGCGCGAACTGCCGCATCACCGTCGCCTTGCCCTTGTGGCTGATGTAGCGGTCACGCTGTTCGTCGCTTTGATCGCGGCCGAATGCCCGATCGACCATGTCGGTGATCGAATCGATCCAGCGGTGACCCGCGCTCAGGTATTCGTCGATGGTCGGCACCTTGAGCGTCATTTCCAGCCCTTCTTCGAGCTGCACGCGACGCTCGCGCAGGTTGAACTCCGCTTGGTAGTTCTCCAGCATCTCATCGGTCATGGTGTTGCCAACACGCCGCGACATGTGAGCGACCTGCTTGGGGGTAAGCATGCGGCGGTCGACGAATTGCAGCTTCGACACGTTGAGCAGACCCTTGACTTCCTTCTTCTCCTGGTTCTCACCAGCGAGGACGGAACGCGAGTACTGGAAGCCCTTCGGGTAGATCGCGCACGCCATGGCCCAAGCGATGGTTTGCAGATCGTGCACCTTCAGGTACTTGCGCACGAACTCGTTGCCCATCTTGAGCGTGGAGTCGTGCAGGTGTTCCAGCACGAAGTTCACCAGCTCTTCAGCGATGAAGGAGCTGGAGTTCGCGAATGCCAGACCGTAGGTACGACGGCCGAGGGTGACCTTCTGTTCGGAAGTACGACGGAACAGATCGAGCAGGTCGCCTTCATCGGGTGCGCGCAGCGTGATCCAGAAGCCCGAGTTCCACAGCGGGACTTGGATGAGTCCGCCAATCCCGATGATCGCCCGCACGCGTTGCACGGCCCGCTGGCCGGTGAGCATCGATTCGCCGGGCTGCGCCATGCGCGGACGAGCCGCCATGAGTTCGCCCATTTCCGACTTGACCGACTGACCCCAGTCGGCATCGTCGCGCTCGACCGATGCTTGGAATTGCGCATTGACCGGACGCGTCAGTTCGCCGTCAAGCATGCGCTGTGCCCACATGCGCTCGCCTTCGGTGTCGCCGATTTGCTCGTTGGGACGCTCCGCGTGATACTGCTCGACGCGCTTTTCCGTATCCGCCGGCAGAATCAGGAATTCGCCCTTGGCCGGATCAAGCGAGCCGGGCGTCAGATCCGGGTTGTACGTTTCGTGGTCTTGACGCACCGTCTTCGACGGCTCCAGCGGCGGCAGGCCGGGCCATGCGTCGCGTTCCGGTGCATTCCCCGATGCTGCCGGCGTCTGCTCCGGCAGCTCTTCCGTCGCAGGCTGAGTCGACTCGACGGGGTTGATCTTTGCCGGATCGACAGCGGGCGAGTTCTCACCCGTCTGCGGAGGCGTCGATGCGCCGCCTTGTTGGTTTTCTTCCATGTTCCTTCTCGATTACGAGTTGATTTCAGCGACGGCATTGGCAGCCGTGCTGGCGACTTCGGTCGCCGAGACGTCGGTGATGACGTTCGGATCTTGCTCCGGCTTCAGGCCGTTTTCCGACAGCTTGCCCTGCGAGTCGAGCATGCGGACTTCGGCTTCGGTGAAGATCTCGAAGATGTGTGCGATCGACGGCTGGATCGTGCTTTCCAGACGCTCCAGGAAAAGCTGGTACTTCTGACCGATCAGGTTCGCCGCCATGATCTCGTCTTCGTCTGACGTGCCGCCGGTCTTGCCGGCGTGTTCAGACGCGATTGCCGACAGTTCCGACTTGAGCGTGCCGATGTCGCGCTTGAACATCTCGATGCGCAGTTGCAGGCTCTGGTGGTCACGGATGAACGCGATGATGTCCTTGCGAGCCGCGAGCTTCGACAGCACGGCCGGTGCCATCACGCCCTTGGCGCAGTTCACGTACATGGTGTTCAGCTCGTCGTAGACGGGCATCCAGCCTTCTGCCTTCTTGCGCTCTTCTTCGTCCTTGGCGACTTCGACGAGCTTCTTCTGGAACATCGGGTGGATGGAGTGCACCGGGGCCACGTAAGACGTGCGAGGTGCGGGTGCTTTGCCCGACGCTTGGAGGTCCCGCATACGGCGGCTTGCAGACTTCTTGGTCACGATGTGACTCCTAATGTTAGTTTCTATTGCAAAAATCAGACAGACAGCTCAATTATTTGACCATCCGGCGATAATCGGCTACAGGATCCCGGAACGAATTACTTTTTTTGTGCGAAATGAGGCAAACATGCTCGATATCCTCGATGACTACTTGAGTAATGCTGCATCCCCAGAACTCAAGGAGTCCATTCGCGCTGCTCACGAATTGTTCGATCGCTACGGCCTAGAGACATACGAGCAGGGCTTCGAAGAAATTTTACTGACCGACGATCAAGTCGACACCGGTAAGACGCTGCACGACATCTACGATCTGACGCGTAGTTTGCAGTTTAAGATTCTGGAGGAGCACCAACTCGTCATCGACGAAGACGCGCCTCCGTCTGTTCTGAACGTCTTTCTGGACGCCCTTAAGCGCCTGGAGAACTACGACAACCCGGATGCTATCTTTGGCATCCTCTCGCAACCGAATGACCCGACTGAACTGATCGCTGACTGTGTGGCACAAGTCAGTGGTCTGGAATCGGCGCGTCTGCACCGCTACGTGATGAACTGCGGTCAAGCCTTGCTGCAAGCAATCGTGCGTCAGCTGGACCAAACACACTTCGCGCAAAGTGATGAAGAGATCGTCTCCAAGCGCGAGCGTGTCAACCGCTACAAGCGCTTTATCTCGGTGGCGGATATCAAGCAGCTGAAAGTGGCGTATCTGCTTGAGCACGGCATGGATGTCGGTCATCCGCTGCTGGTCTATCTGAACATCATCGGTAACGACTTCGAGGAGATGGAAGCCAAGTACATCGCGAACGAGTTGGTTGGCATGTGCATGATTTCCTCCGATGCCTCGGACAATCCGCGTGCAGCTATTGCTGCGCATCTCGAACAATACGTTTCCGACATGGACAAGATCACCAAGATCGATCTGGCTGTCGGTGACCTCCTTCTGAAACTGGCGGCCGCTCATGGATAAGCGATCGTACTTTTTGGCAGCATGTCGAGCCGAAGAATTCCGTCGCACGGCATGGGTGATGTCCGCCTTCGCGCTTATTCGTGAAGACCCGGAGAAATGGAGGACGGATAACTATCCCTACCGCATCGTGCAGATGCCGACTGGGATGTTCTTCGTCAATCCGGAGAATCGGGACGAGCTGCTTCCGATTGAAAACGCCAAGCCGGGTGAGCCGATCTTCCGGGCTGGCGAGTGGGTGACGATTCTCAAATCGGAGTTCCCCAATCTGGGACAAGATCGTGCTACGGTTACTTACGGTAATCTACTGGTGAATTTCACCTCGATCATCTGGCCGTTTGGTCCGACCAAGATGAAGTACATGATCGACGAGATCACGTCACCCAGCATCGAGAAGTTGATCCTGCCGCGTTTTCGCAATACGCCCAAAGAGGGTGAGTCGCGCGAGGAGAAGTACGTCTACGTGGACGAGTATTTGAAGTTCGCCGATTCGATGTTCTATCTGGGTTCGCTCTCCCAGTTGTTCGTCCCGGCAGGTTCACGTAAAGCCATGACGGTTGATCCCAAGGTCTACGAGTTGCGCAAGAAACTCGTCGCCGAGAACAAGGATCGCCTGCATGATCCGGCAGTGATTGCCAAGATCGACGCTGAACTCGTCAAGCACGACAAAGCATGGATCAAGGGTGACCCGGCTGAGCACTTCCTGCTTTCGGGTAAAGCGTACAACATCGTGCGCAAGAAGCTCTTCTTACAGATGGGTGCGGAAATGGGATTGGACGAATCCCAGAACGTGGACTACATCCAACCTTCGCTTGCTGAAGGCTGGGACATCAGCAAGTTCCCGGCGATGAACAACTCGTTGCGTGCTGGCTCGTTTAACCGAGGCGCGCAGACGATGCTGGGGGGTGAGTCGGTGAAGTGGCTGCTGCGTGCTTCGTCGAACATGTCGGTGACGGCTCCGGATTGTGGTTCCAAGCTTGGCAATCCGGTGGCGCTTAACGACGAAAACAAAAAGCGTTACTTCGGGTTCAGTATCGTCGGCGAGAAAGGCCCGATCAAAATCACGGAAGAAAGTGCAGGCGAGTATCTTGGGAAGAAGGTGATGATTCGCTCACCGATGTATTGCAAGATGCCGAAAACTGACTTCTGTGCAGTATGCGTAGGAGACCGACTCGCAGCCAATCCAAACGCCATCTCGGCAGCGGTGGCAGCATACGGGAGCGCGTTCTTGTCACTCTTCATGGCCAGCGCACACGCGAAAGCACTGCTGCTGACCAAGATGGATTACCGAGAAGCGATCATCTAGTTTTTTCTTATTGGGTCCAGAGATAGTCTGAGGATGTGCGTCTCAACCCAAAACCACTGGAGTTATTCATGTCGACGACCGACGAAGATCAACTGAACAACGGAGCCACCGATGGACAACAATCCGCCGCAGGACAGCCCGCAGGCGATGCTGGAACGGCTCAAGCAGCAGGCAGCACCGCTGTCGACGCAGGCGCTGGAACGAGCCAAGGCGACGTGGCAGGAGCTGGAGCAGCAGCAGGCGGAACTGCCGACCAACAACCCGCAGTCGGAACCGACGTGGGGACCGCAGACGCAGCAAGCACCGGACAGCCCGTTCAAGGCGACGTCGGATCAGCGGCTGATGCAGGATCTGTCGCAAACGGCACGGGAACTGCTGACACCGGAACGACTCAGCAAGCTGGGGATCAGTCCGGCGGTGCTGGGACACCCGCAGTGACCGACACGGGAGCAAGCGATGCAGGACAAGCTCAACCCGCAAACAGCGATGCTGGCACCGGTGCCGCAACCGATGCAACCGCTGACGGCGGCGCAGGTGCAGCAGCAAATGGCGACGCTCCGGCAGCTGGCGACAACGCAGCCACTGGCGATAACGGGGCTACCGGTGACCAAGCAGGTGGACAGGTCAGCGGCGACGGGCAAAGCGACGCTGGCGCTGCACAAGGTGAAGTGACGCCGGGAAACGATGCGAGTGGTGCCTCTACCGCAACGGATGCTTCGGACACGTCTGCGCCGGCTGCTGATGCAGATCAAGCCACGGGTGGCGTGGTGGTTCCCCCGAGTACCGATTCGATCCCCACTGGTCCCGGCGACGACGGTCGTCAACTGACCGACGTGTCTGTCAACCAGGCCGTCTGGGCGTTGGTCAAGGACGCAAGCGACATCGGCAAGACCGTCGTCGAAGGCGTGTACCAGTACATCGCGAACATGCGTCCGAACATGCCGGTGACGCCGGAAGACGGCGCGCGCCAGCAGGTCAACCTGTTCCGCAACCTGTCGACGCTGTTCAACCGCGTGGAAGGCGACTTCAGCCAAGTCTTCCCGGCTGTGCTCAAACTGTTCGAACACCATTCGAGCGGCGTGTTCGCCGAAACGCATCGCTTCCGTTTCATGGACCAAGCGCATCAGCTCGGCACCAAGGACCGGATCGCGTACCAGAACATGGTGCACCTGCTCACGTCGCTGTCCGCGCCGTCCGATCGCCAGAGCATGCTCAAGCAGATCGACATCAACAAGGCGATGGAACACGGCGTCTCGGAAAGCGGCCGCAACCGCGTGCGCACGTTCTTCCGTCTGTGATCCCTTTGGGGTCGGCATAAGGGAATAGGGTAGTTCAGGCTCTCCATCATTTGGAGGGCTTGGCTACCTCTATTCCTAATTATGTCGTTACCACAATCTGGGGTTAAGAAATGGGTGCATTACCTGCAAACTATGACATCTTTCAACGTCGAGGAATTCAAAAGGCGTTGAACGAAAAGACGCGAGTGAGTCCGGCACTCGTGATCGACGGTAACTTCGGAGCGAAGTCGATCACGGCTCTCCAGACATTCCAGAAGCAAAACAATCTGACGCCCGATGGCGTCTACGGTCCGGCGACGGCTGCACTGCTCGATCCGTTCATCCAGCAGAAGTACGCCTTGATGGCAGACTTCCAGTCGGCTGCTGCGACGCTCGGTGTGTCAGTTGCCTCGGTGCTCGCGGTGTGTGAGACGGAATCCAAAGGCTCCGGGTTCTTCGCTGATGGTACGTGCCAGATCCTGTTCGAGCGGCACTACATGTACAACCTGCTCTCGGCAGCCAAGACGCCGGGCGTAGCCAATGGCTTGGCCAATCGCTTCCCGACCGTCGTCAATCCGACTCCCGGAGGTTATTCGGGTGGTCCGGCTGAATACCAGCGATTGAATCTGGCCATGTCGATCGACCAAGCCTGTGCGCTGCAATCGGCCTCGTGGGGTTTGTTCCAGATCATGGGTGCGAACTTCTCGTTCTGCGGCTACAGCAGCATCTTCAATTACGTGGCCGACATGAAGGTCTCGGAGAAGAAGCACGTAGCAGCCTTCGTGCAGTTCATCAAGTCGTACCGTCAGGGTGCACTCTGGACGGCGATGAAGAAGAACGATTTCACGGGTTTCGCAACCATCTACAATGGCCCGAAGAACGTAGGCGATTACGCCCCGAAGATGGCGTCGAACTTCGACCTCTGGAAGAGCACCGCGCTGGCATAAGCGCATATGACCCGCCCAAGACTACCCTGCCGGTTAAGCGTGGTAGTCTTGGACTGGGGCTTTATGCCCCATTGGCCATATTGTTTCTTCGTGCGAGTTGCGCTGCTCTGCGAATGTTGCGTGCCGTGGGTTGCCAAGGCGGCAATACGATCACTTCTGTCGGGAAGAACAACTCGCCGAATACATCCTTCTGTGCAGCCCGAAGGTTATACGAAATGGTCAGGCGAGTTTTGACGAAGATGCGGTAATGCGGTCCGTGAATCTGACTCATTCTCCACATCTCTCGACGATATCGTTTCTTTTCCTTGATTCGTGTTTTAACTGCTTTGGATAACGCCATTCTTCATATCCTCTTCAAATGCAGCTAGTAAAGTATCCAATTCAGGAAGTCCGAACAAAGTCGTAGCGATTTCAACAGCGTTGGTTTGACCACCGCTTAAGTTAATCCCTGACATCTTGCGCTCATGCAGCGAGATACCATCAATCCCGATGAGTTCGCGATGCGTCGTCTCTTTCGAGATGTTCATCACTTCTTCATTGGTCGGGTAAGAGGCCGAGACGTCCAAGTCACCCGTATGTCCACGATAGTTGGTTCGCAACCACGGAGCATGCTTGATGATTTGCAAGCCGTTGTCGTGCACCAAGTGAGCCGGTAGCGTAATGATCCAGCCTTCCGGATCAACGGTCTTTGCATCAAGCTCATCGCGCATGTTATCCGAGGTGGTCGCAATCATGAGACCGTTCGGCGTTTCGTCTGTCTTGTAATTCAGACAGTAGTAATGCAAGTCATCTACCATCCGTCGAGGCTGAGACTTGAAGTTACTGAAGTCTGAGCAACCCGAGAACATTGGCAGCTTCAGTGCCATGTCTTGGATCTTGTCTTCGAGCAGTTGCATGCCGACTGCGTCAAAGAAGTTGTAGATGATGTAATGCAGCGGGTACTTCGACTGCATTTCTTGGTGCCACTCCAGCGTCCCTTCGGACACTGTGGTGATCCCTTCGAATGTGAGCTTACCGCGCTTGATTTCCTTATTCAGGATCGCATCCAACGAGTAGCTCTGCTCTTCGGCTTCCTGATTGCGAATGTGCCGATAGACACACATTGCGTCGAGTACGTAATACGAAGCAGGCGTATAAAGTGTATGCCAACGCCCAGCAGGCTTAATCGGCATGACCTTACCGGAAGCTGTCACCTTCTGCGACGGACCTTGTACGTAATTGCAGAAACGGTACTCTTTTGGAATCGCTGGATCAGAGAAGACATCAGCCGGATCGACGTAGTACTTGCGCAACGTGTCGATCATGCGTCGAATGTCGAAGTCCATGTTCCAGATGCTCAGGAAGTCAGGCTTCTGCTGGTGCACCCATTCCATCTGTTTGGTGATCAGCTGCACGGCATCATCACACCACGTGATCTTCCATTCGATACCGCGCTCTTTGACGATGTCGCCGAGCTTTTCCATCAGCATTTCGCGCAGTCGTTCTTCAGCCCGTGCTTGACCTGCGACGAAGTCTTTCAGAATCGTCGTGTGAACGATTTTGTCGTACGAACAGACGATCATGATCGGATCATCCGTGCCGTGCACCACGTCCGTTTCAATGTCCAGCGGAGCGGACTTGTACGACGTGTTCAAATCAGGAAACTTGTCCTGGTACTCACGCTTGAGTACAGCAGTCGACAGAATGTCTGCGCCATACAGGTACGGACTGTTGGCGAGTTTGCGCAGATTACCCCGGAACCACGGCTCACCCAGTTTGATCGAGGCGTCTCGAATGAGATCGCACTGGCGAACTTTGTGGATGTTCAGCTTTTCGAGGTTCTCCCATTCCTTTTTTTGTTTGTGTTTGCGCTCGTGCAGTTTTGTTACACCGTACGGACGCTTGTAGTTCTTCCACACCCGCAGGTTCGGGATCTGTTGTCCATCCCGTGTATGGATGATTTCTTTAACGACGTGCATGTCCGGCATGTCGTGCTCAGGTGGTTTGCAGTACACCACGTGACGACATTCGTAACCGAGAATGTTCTCAGACGGAATTTTGGTAGTCATGTCCTTGGCAGCTGTCGAGAATTGCAATATGAGTATGAGGTTTCGCTCACCTAAACCATTAACCGGTATGCTTTTTTCTGATGGCAAGTCAGACCGGGTTATTTTTTCTATAAGAGGCTTTCCATGACGCGTCATTCCTTGGGTCGACTGGACGGACTCCATCTCAGCATGGAGGCCATTCAATTCCAAAAGAGTCAGGCGTTTTACAAAGAACTGACGATGGCTTTTGCCGAGCTGAAGAAAAAGAAGGCAGCCGACCTCCGAAAAGACGGGGAAGCCAGCGGCCACATTTCCAAGCTCATCAAGAAGTACACGAACCTGAAGGTCGCCTTCGACATCACCGACTACGGTCCGGCAGTCGAAGTGCCGCATCTGAACAAGAACCACCCGCTCGTGCATGACACCAAGCGCGCCTGGATCAGCTCGGCCGACGGCATGCGTTTCATCGCTGAAGCCGGTGGCACGGTCAAGGGCTCGGTGAATCTTACTTCGGGTAAGGTCGACGGTGTGTTCGCTGAGATGGACAACCGGATGTATTTCCCGGCTGACATGATTTCAGGCAACAAATTCACGGCCGAAGAACTGGCTGCTGTGTGCCTGCACGAAGTCGGTCACCTCATCACCTACTGCGAGTACATGACGCGTACGGTCACGACCAACCAAGTGCTCGCTGGTATGGCCGCAGCATTGGGTAAAGCCGGTACGCCGGAAGAACGCGAAGCCGTGCTCGTGTCGGCCAAGAAGGCGCTGCATCTGGACATCGACACGGGCGAACTCGCCAAGGAGAAGGACAACGAGGTCGTGGCCTACGTCGTCATCTCCAACGTCGCTAAGACGACCGCAGACGAGATCGGGTTCAACATCTACGATCTGAATACGTGGGAAGCACTGTCCGACCAGTATGCAGCCCGTCAAGGCGCAGGCAAGGATCTCGTGCTGGCGCTCGAAAAGCTGTATCGTTCGTACGGCAACATCAGCTTCCGCTCCACACCGGCTTATCTGGGCATGGAAGCTGCCAAGTTCACGCTGGTGATCGGCGGCATCATGGTCGGCCTGGCGGGTGGTCTGACCGGGCTGGCGGGTCGTTACGCCATGTCGATCGGCATTGCGCTCATCATGATGGACGGCATGGGTGACGGCACCTACGATCGTCCGGGCATGCGTCTGCTGCGCATTCGCAACCAGATCATCGAAGAGATGAAGGACAAGAAGGTCAATGGCGATTACGCCGGCCGTCTGTCCGACGACCTCGCTGCGATCGACAACGTGCTCAAGGAAGTCAACGACCGGGAGCAGTTCTGGGGCAAGCTGTGGAACATCTTCTCCAAGGACTCCCGTCGTCGGCTGTCGCAGGAACAACTGACGCGAGAACTCGAAACGCTCGCCTCGAATGACCTTTTCGCAGCCAGCCTGCGTCTGCGTCAACAGGCCGCTGCTTAAAACCTTCAACCGATAAGAGTCATCATGAAAATCGCATTCTCCCGTCTGCAAGACCTCGTCTCCCGCGTCGTACCCGATCCGACGCTGCGCCTGCAAGTGCTGACCACGTCGATGGCGCTGGCCTTCTCGCGCACCGCTTCGTTGCCGTCGGCTCCGGTACCTTCGCCTGCGGCGTATTACAACACGCAGGTGCTCACCGGCATGGACGAAGCCATGTCGAAGATGAACGAACAGATCATCATCGATCTGAAGAGCGCACGCAACGAAGCCCGTCAGTTCTGGCTGCTGCGCTACGCCTCGGCCCATCCGGGTAACCTGCCGGTGACGTCCGCCATCGGCTTCATCGACACGATCTGTGGCGCAGGGTTGTACATGGATCAAAATCTGATCTGCTACTGCAACGACCACAAGGACGTGATCCTGCAACTGACGATCGCCATCGAAGCGCTCATCAACGCGGAATCCAACCAGAAGGTGGCCTAATGTTTGCCGTCAACTTGAACGAGGGCAATGAGTTCGGGGATCCGGACATTGTCCTTCTGGAAACAGTTGGTGCAGCACAGGCTCCGGACTGGCACGCCGACGAAGAGATGGTTGCCGCCATCGAACAGCAGTTCATCAGCATCCAGTACCTCTACGAGGACATGGTCAAAGAAGGCGGCATGAACAAGCAGTTTGCGATGGAAGCCCATCGCTTGCTGCCGGAGATGGCGCAGAAGTATCCGCTTGGCTATTTCACGAGCCAGACGACTGCAACGCTTTACCAGCCGGCGCTCGAAGAGTTGCACGCTGGGATCTGGGCACTGATCGGTGCCGCAGGCTTGGCCATTGCTGCGATGATCTGGAAGTTTGTGCGCTGGATCATCAAGAAGTGGAACGGCGAATCGGGCAGCAACATCTCGATCGGTTCCGACGAAGGCAAGCCTTCCGATGCAGAAATCAACAAGGGCATCGAAGAAGCTACCAAGGCAGCCGAGCAGAAGGTCCAGAAGCAGGAGCAGGTCGGTCAAGAATTGAAGGTGGCGGAAGCTGCTAACAAGGAAGCCGTCAAGAAGGTCGAGGAAGCCGGCGTCATCAAGCACGTGGCGGAAGTCGCGGCTCAAGAGAACAAGGGCGATAACGCACACGTCCAGTCGTTCGAAGACGCAGCATTCATGTTGACCGACCGTCACATGGGCGGCAAGTACGACCATCTGGTCAACCAGACCGACAACGCCTGGTACGACATCCTTCACGAAGGACGTTGGACCAAGTTGATGCTCTCGATCGGTCCGGTACTCTCGGCCACCGAGGCACAACTGATGCAGCGGGTGCAGACGTTTGAGTCGATTTTCAGCGTCACGCAAACGCAGGGTGATCCGGTGCGTCACAAAAACGCCATGGACCTCATTGAACAGGCCAAGAAGCCGCTGTCGATGGCTGGGACGAACTACCACAGCCTCGAACAGCTCGCACGCTCCTTGGACCGTCCTGAGGGCTTGATGGCGTTCAACGCTGGCAAGGAGCGACTCAAGCCGGTGGTCGCCAGCGAGTCGATCGAACGCCTCATCAACTCGTCCTCGTACAAGTCGCTGCTCCAGTCGCGGGTGAAGTTCATCCAGAAGCTGACGATGTTCAACAAGGCGCAGATCAAGCTGTCGGAGATCTCGAACAAGTGGAACGCGCAGCATCCGGGTCAAGGTGTAGGTGTGGGGGTGCCGAAAGACATTTCGCAAGCCATGGCTCCGGTACTCTCGCAGTTGAAGCGTGACCTGCTCTTCATGATGCAGATCAACACGGCGATCGAGCACTTCCTCGACAAGGTCGACAGCCTGAACATGTCGCTCACCGAATGGTGGTCGAACGTCTGGACGGCGATCGAGCATTACGCTGCGAAGAACCACGAGCAGGGTAAGACCGAAGCCAAGATGGAAATGCCGGTGGAGGTACAGAAGGCTCGCGGTATTGTCACGCTCTTGCGGCGTGCAATGGGTAAGGTGCCGGCGTCTGATCTGGGTGGTGGTCTTGCCAAGAGCGCCAAAGACCTGATGGCCAAAGCAGTCCAAGCAGGTGCTGCTAAGTCAGCAGGTCAAGTGGAGCATCCGAAGAACGCTGTCGCGCCTGGGATGGGTAATCGTCAGATCCCGACCAAGGATTGGCAGAAGCAGTAAAGTGCGGGCATATTCGGGGAGGCTTTTGGCCTCCCCTTTATGCCGCCGTTACGTTCCAGCAGGTGCGTTGGTCAGTGCGGACTGATCGTGCTGCACGAAGACCACCGTCAAGTCTTCCGTCAAGACAAGTGAATCATCCGTGAGTGCAATCAACTTCTTGCGCAGCGAAGCGCGGATCGAATCGTCCAGAATCGTGAACACCGGCCAATTGCGATCCGTACCACCCAAGCCCGTCAGTTCCAGACCAACCACGTCCGTACCGAAGGCCGTTGCCAGCGCGTCTTCGATCATGTCGCGAGAGACCTGTTGCTGCGTGAGTTGCATGGCGCAGATTTGCGTCGCTGTCAGTTCCAGACGAGTGCGCAGGTCTTGGTTCTTGTAGACCGACGAATCCACGTACAGCGTCAGCGTAAGCGACTGCCCCGCTTCCATCGTGGTTTTCAGCGATGCACCGATCATCACGTCGACCTGACCAATCGTCTTCTTCGGGTAGAAGTAGAGACTGGATTGCTCCAACAGACGCTGGTTCAGATTCTCCAGCGAACCCGTCATCCACGTGAGCAGCGTGCCGATCATCTGTTGGCGGTACGAAGCCGCCACGTTGTCGGTTGCAAACTTGTAGACGCCTTCGATCAACATGAAGTCGATCTGACGCGTCATACCGCGCGGGTTGGACGGAATCGGTGCACCGGTAGCCGGATCGATCTTGATCTGACCTTTGGTGTACAGCAGCACCGGGTTGTTGTTGCTGTCCAGTACCGGATCGCCCTTGTGATGCAGGATCGTGTAGGTCGGCTGACCGTTGACAATCGTAATCACCGAACCCGTTTGCGGGTCACGCTGATAGACGTCGTTCGGATAGGTGGCCGGCACATCCATATCCCACGTCTCGTAGACAATCGTCGAGATGACCGAACGCGCCCGTGCCCAGAGCGTATCCAGCGCAGTACCGAACTGAACGCGCAGTGCTTCGTGCGTAATGCCAACTGTCGAGATCGGAACGTAGACTCCCTTGGCATAGCCGAGTGCTGCGTCGACCTCAGCTGACACCCACTGCGAATCCATCACTGCGGTGGTGGCGAAGATCACATCGAAGTCTTGCGTGAGCGGCGAACCAACCAGACGCGGTTCCGTGGTGAACATCCGGAACTTCGACAGTTGGATGCAGTTGTTCGCATCGACATTCATGTTCGAGGACAAATCGAACTGATAGATGCGTTCCTTGCCAGTCGAATCACGTCCAGCCAACGTTCCGACCAGATAGGCGCGATCCTTCTCACCTTCCGGTACAAACGAGAGCAACACGTAGATCTGATCGTCCGGCAGCTGCTGAAACGACGGACCCGAGGAAGTCTGGATCTGGATCGCGTAGCCAGTAGCGGTGCGCACGATACCGTAGCTGGGAGCCACGTTGACCTGCAACAGGGTCGTATCGTTGTCCGAAACAAACAGCTTGGTCTGAATGACAGGATCATCCAGATAGTACGGACGCACCTCGAAGTTGTCCCCCGTCGAATCGAGCACGTAGTGAAACGGCGTGTAAAGGTAGTTGCCATTCGAGACGAGCAACGCCTTTTGATCTGGCGGCAATGCTTCGAGCATCGCAATCTCGCCATCCGGCACCAGCGAGACCACTCCGTTGACATCCTTCCACAACGCATCAGGCGTGAGCGTCATGGCGTTCTGCGCAGCGGTGTTATCCACCACGTACGAGAAGCCCGTCAGTTGATCCAGCGAGAACGACACCGTTGCATTGGTCGTGCCTGCTGCGGTGAGCAACGTGCTGTTGACCGGCAACGGCAACGCTCGCGAGGCGAGGAAGTTGCGGTTGGTGATGTTGTCGATGTTCGTGATCACCGTGAAGCCGAGCTTTTGCAGTGCGTCTTGCAGGTTCACATTGCTGATCGGCACGGTTTGCGGTCCAACCGAGTTGTTGATCACCTGCTGGCGCAGATCATCGAACGTCACACCGTTGGTGCCAGCTGCGATCGTGCTCGTCGAATACGCAAAGAGCGAGGAGAGCGACGACAGCGGTGCGGTGTACTGCGTGATGTCGTTTTGATCGAAGGCTTGGAACTTCACCTGGAACAAGCCCATGGAGTAGTTGTCCAGCACCAGATTGATCGCACCCTTGGTCGTGTAGATGTCCATCCGCACGGCGGTCTTGATGGTGCCACTTGCCGTATAGATCTGCGGCAGCGACACCGTCACGAGATTGTTATCCTCGTCGACCTTCAGCACCGCTGTGGGGACGGTGATGTCGTAGACCTGGTCGCTGTGCGTGGTCTTGATTTCCGTCCACGTCTTATCCGGATTTTGCACCCACACCCGAGCGTAGTAGAACTGATCGCTATAGGCGTACTGGTACGAGAAAAGCGTGGCCGCGTTCGCGTTCTGCGTCACACTCGCTGCATCCATCTGGATGACTTGGAATGCAAAGCGCAAGTACGTGAGGTTGCCATCCGATACCAGATCCCACTTCAGCACGTTATCGGACAACGTCTGAAGCGGTGACGTCTGCGTGGTGTCGTACACGATCTGAATGCCGCCATGCAACAGCTGCCGGATTTCGATCGGGTACTGGATCATGAAGACCGTATCAGCCACCGTGATCTTGGTGTTACGCGGAATTACCACCTTCTTGATGCCGGTCACCGGATCAGCCACGAGCTTGCTGAGCAGCTCCGCGTACGGCAGCATCATGTAAAAACTATCGGTCGCCGGTGTAGCAAAGCGACCAATGTAATCCACGTCCGACATGTGCAGGTACAGGTCTTCCTGATCCTGCGCAGCAACCGGGTACTGCTTGCGGTTCAAAACCGCGTACTTCGACATGGCGTTCATGGAGAGCACACATGCCGATTCCAGTGAGAGTACCACCGGATTGCTCGGGTCGACGATCTGGATTTTTCCACTGCTAACGTCCGACCACGATTGCAGGACCGCACGCTGCGCCGCAGCTGGGTTATAACCCAGCATCGAGAGCTGCGCTGCAAGGTCACGAACAGAGGCTGCCATCTTGATTCCTCTCACTGAGTATTGAACTGTGCATCCAGCGTCGTCTTCGCTTGGATCACGGGTTGGTAGTACTGATACGCTTGCTTATCGACCCACCATTCCAGCTCGTAGGTGTTCGGGTCGATGCGGGCATAGCCCATGTTGTTGAAGATGGGCAACAGCGCCATCGCTACCTTCGTGTACTTCGAGGAGCGCACGCTGTCATCCATGTTGGAATTGAACATCACAACCGTACGATTAAACTCGTCGATTAAAATGTCATCCAAATAGGTCGCACCAAAGCAGCGGAAATTGATCGTGATCTGATCGTTCGATGCGTTCAGCGGACCTTGCTGGCTGTCGAAGTTAAACGCTGCACCCGTGGGGGAATTCAACGGGTATGAGGCACCCGTTGCTGCAATCTTCTGTACCTTCGTTTTCGACGAATCGAGTACCAGCCGGTAAATCCGGGTGTTGTAGTCGATTTCGTTCTGGAAAATCATCTGGGGATAAGGCACCAGCGTTCCTTCAAAAACTCCTGCCATATACTGGCACCAGTAAAAGAAGAACGAAGTAATCGGGTCACCAGGGATGTTCCGGAAGGTTGCTGTTAATTCATATGACCGCACGGCTTCCGCAATGTTGCCGTCGACAAAGCCAAACACTTCTTTATATAGCCCCTCGTGGGATTGGAACTCTTGGACCGAAATGTCAGGCCAGCCGTTGAGAGACAGCAGGAAGTTCGATAGTGGAGCGATGAACGCCTGTTGAGGATCGACGAACGGCGACGTAATTCCGTTTTTTGCCTGCGTGTAATCCAGCAAGCAACGGATCACTCGGGGCAGGCTGTTCTGGTCGCTGCTGAGCAACGGCGTGAACAAGCGATGCGTCTGCAAGTTCGCCGTCGACATGTTCATCAACGGCCGTGTGAAGAAAGCAAGGCCGTAGTAATCTCGATTGATCGGAATGGCGGGTGGCGTCTGACGGTGGTTGATACCGTAGAAGCTGCTGCCGATAGCTGTGCTGCTTGGGCTGATTTGCGAAAGCAGCTGAAGCTGATCAACATTGGCCGCCGCTGTTCCGAGGTTATTCTTCGACAGGATGTCGTCGATATTAACCGGTCCTGTGTTGTTAGAATCAGCCATTTAAAAACCTCTAGTGCAAGAAGGAATGATTCGATGAATTCGATCAGAGAAGCCGCAGCGGGTGTCGGCCTGAACAACATCCACGAAATCGTCGATCTGTGGCAAGCCGGCAAGGCGGAATCGCTGATCGACTACACACGCGTCACTCGTGTCGAACCCATTGTGCTGTTGGACAATGCGGTGCTTTTCAATGACCTCACACCGGAGGTCATGCAATCGTTGCTGAACACGTTCGCAGGTTACTACCTGCAAGCCGTGGCAATCTCGGCGATGGTTGGCAAGATCAACATCATCCGCCACCTCGACAAGCTGAACCCGAGCCGCAATCCTGTCGATTCGGGAGCCTATGGCGTCTTCGCCGAGAAGCTCGGCGGCCGGCTGTTTGCGCAGGAAAACTACAAGTTCCGTCTGCCGCGTCTGACCGATCAAGTCGCGCTCGAATCCATCGATCGCTACGACCTGCTGCCCGTTAGCGGCGGCACCACGATCGCGCTGGAAGACGACAACAAAGAAAAGCGCACCGGCTTTGCAGCAGGCAAGGAATCGATCCAGTCCGTCAAGGAACTGTCGAACCTGTCGGTTGGCAAACTGCTGTCGGTCGAGATCACGGACGGTCAGCACAAGGCTGAGATTCCGGTTGCGATTCGCCTCATGGCTGCGTCGCTTCCGAGTCAGACGGTGGCTCATATCTTGTCGCTTGGCAAGAAGGACACCTCCGTCATGGCCCGCTGGCACGGCTGGCGCTCGGGGCGTCTTGCGTTCTGGAAAGATCTGGTGATGTGCAACGACCTGATCGAAGACCACCGCAACGCCCTCATGCACGACAAGGACGGACTGTACCGTCAGATCGTGGCGCGCAAGTCGAAGAACCGCTTCGCTGGCATCCTGTCGGGCAATCCGTCGGTAGCCACGGCTTCGAACATGGCGGTGATCACCAAGGAGACCGCCGACAAGATCGAACTGGAAACCGTGGGTACGCTCAACGACTTCCGTACGCGTCAGAAGCTGTTCGAGCCGACTTCGCTCATGATCCTCGTGGTGATCAACCCCGACTACGATCGTGCGACGTTCTACTATCGCGGCATCGCCGAGAAGACGGACGTCTCGATGCGCGACTTGAAGGCAGCCAACAAGGGAAGCGGGCCCGACGTGGCCGACATCCTGCGCGCCTTCACCCAAGGTCACGCACCGTCGCTGTAAGTCTACGGGGGAGGTTTCAAACCTCCCCTCCTCATTCCTCTCTTTCAAGACTAGAAACGTCATGAAGATCCCATCGTTCCTCGCCTCGCTGTTGCCGACCTTCTCGAAGGACCGCATCATCGAGGACATCAATGTCACGCGCGGTGAAATCACCGAATACACGCAGCGGGCTTACTCGCTGGCTGCTCAGGACTGGAAGAACCACAAGTTCAAGTCCGAGCAGATGAAGCCGTTCCTCGGCACGTTCGAGCGCCACCTCAAGGGTCACGGCAACTTCATCGTCAACATCGACGGCGGCTTCAAGAACATGCTCGCCAATCTCGACGAAACGAAGAAGCTCGTCGAGGCGACGTACAACGAAGACGTCGGCGGTGCAGGCATCACGTATCTGAAGGCGAATTTGCTTCAGTTTGTCGAGCTGGTCGGCTTCGTGTCGAAGT